ACATTAGAATCATAGACCTCGTCAAGACTAATGGTAAAAAATTATTATTTTAAAAAAGTAGTTATTCAGAAAAATGAGGTTTTATACCAAAACTGGATAAGTAGAAGCGTATGTAGTTACGCTGAATATTACATATTTTTATGTTTATTCAAAATCTAATTTTCATATTATTTAATTTTTATTATTTATTATGATTTTTAGTAACTATGGAATTGAGATTTATCAAATGTGGAAAGATGTATGGATTACGAAGTCAGAAGAATCAGATAATAATAGAAGAGGGAATAGATGGTAATAATAAGTCAGAAGACAAGGGTATATCCGACTGATGAGGATATAGAGAATTTTAAAAAATATATAGGATATAGTAGATATTTATATAATAGGGCAATAGACGTAGAAAAAAGAGTTATGGATAGAATATAAAGAAGAAAAATCAAAGATAACAGATTTTGAATTATTGGATAAGAAAGAGAAAAAAGCATTTAATTAAATCTTCTCCATTTCGGGTAGAAGAAAATCTTAATTATTCCCCTATCCCATTTAATAAAAGAAAAGAACTTGAAAATCTTATTGAAGGTAAATAGAAACAGAGGTATAAAATGTCTAAAGTACAAAAACAACAAATTACACTAGAAGAAAAACGAGAACTAGAAGAAAAACTGGATTTCCTTGTAAAAGTAAAACGCCCTGAAAATATTGAACGTTTGCAAATTGCTCGTTCATACGGTGACTTGTCTGAAAATAGTGAATATGACGCTGCTAAAGATGAACAAGCACATTTGGATGCTGAAATTAAGGCTCTTACAAAGCTACTTAATGAATCAGAAGTTATTGATTTAAATAAATTTAAAGAAAATCAAGTCTCAATTGGAAAAACAGTAAAAGTTAAATTCTTAGATACAAATGAAGAAGAAACTTATTATATTGTTTCTAATACAACAGTTGATATTTTCAAAAATAAAATCAGTACAGAATCTCCTTTTGGTAGAGCAATTAATTATAAAGATACAGGAAGTATTGTTGAAGTTGAATCTCCAGATGGTCTTTATAATGTGGAAATTTTGTCTGTTGAAAGAACATCTAAATAATGAGGTAATTCATGGCAAAAAAATATTATGCAATTAAAGAACCTGCAAAATATAAAGGTATTTATTATGAAGAATGGGACAATATTAAACATTTAGTCCAAGGTAATGGATTTTCAATGTTTAAGAGTTTTGAAACCCAAGAAGAAGCAGAAAATTTTCTTGGGGTTGAAATTGAGGATGAAGAAGATGAAAATTCAGTAGATATTTATGTTGATGGATCTTTTAATCAATCTCTTAATTTGGCTGGTTCAGGTATTTTGTTCTTTGATAATGAAACAGGTGAAATCATTCAAACTTATTCTTTCTCAACATTAGATAATTATGGAGAAAGAAATATAACAGGTGAAATTCAAGCAACATTAAAAGCTATTTTAGAGGGTGTTTATTTAGGTTATACAAGATTAAAAATTTATTATGATTACTCTAATATTGAAGCTTGGGCAATGGGATATAAAGCAAAATCTGTAATTGGACAGGATTATATTGAACGTTTGAAATGGATTAAAGAACAATTCCCTAACATTAAAATTTCTTATCATAAAGTTGTTGCCCACTCAGGTAATTATTTAAATGACTATGTAGATGATTTAGCAAAACAAGGCTGTGGAATTAATCAATAAAAATAAATAATAAAAAGGATAGATTGAAAAATTTATTCTTTTTTTATTTTTTTGAAATTTAATATATTTTTTAATTTTTATAATTTGTTTTGAACTTTCAAATTATTGATATATAATAAGTAATTTAGAATCTTCAAAGGTTCTATAAAAAATTTTAATATATTTAAGAGGTGGAAATGAAACAAGAAAAACAACAAGTATATAGTATAAGAAAATTAAAAAATGCAGTTGGATCTGTAGCAATTTACTCATTATTGTTTGGAGTACCTGCAGTTGCTTTAGGATCTCAATTGGTATCAGTAGAAACAGTTAAAGCTGATGAAGTTCAAGGTAGAATTGTATATGAAAATAAATCACCAAATAGTGAATTGGACAAATACGGAACAAATAATAACGCTGTAACTAAAATAGAAGAAATTCAAACTGTAGAAGGAAATTTAAGGTATAGGATAACTTTTGCTGATGATGTTGATGTTTCAAAAGGTGTAACATTAAATACTACAGGTAAAAATTTTTATATTCCAGAGAGTAAATTAAATTATCAAAATGACTATGTTGGAGACATTCAATATTCATTAGATAAAGGTAAAAGTATTAAAGATGCAAAAAATTTTAATAGTTTTAATGAATATTCTTCATATTTAAAATCTTTTGATACTAACACATTAACAGGTAAAGTTAGTATTACATTTAAAGAAAATTTTAAAAAATATAACAAGAATAGATTTATTGAATTTGAAGTTCAAAAACCAGGCGATACTGCTTATTTAGGGTATTTAGAATATAGAGAAAAAAATGCAGAACTTAATGATTATTTATCTGTTTCTAAATCTTCAAATAATTCTTTGAATTTCAATAATACTGTATTATATTCAAAAAATGTAAATCTTAATAATCATGCAATTCAAATTAATGAAAAACCTATTAAATATAGTTCTGAATTGGGTGAAATACGTATTAGTCAAGGGTCAGGATCTGACATTGATAATAAACCAAATTATCTCAATTATTTATTCTATTATTCACCGAATATACAGAAAAATAATATTGAGAATGGTGCAGGAAAAACGTATTTAGCAAAAGGAACAAAAATTAAGGTTAAAATTAATTCAGAAGTAATCTCTCATAAATTTAAAGTTGGAGAAGAATTTACATTATCTAATAATATTAGATCTAAAATATCTTATAATAATATTTGGAATGATAATTCTAATTTTGTAAGAATAGAAACAAATACTGGAAATGATTTAAAAGAAAATGCTAATATACCTGTAATTGTTACAAAAGTTTCAGATAAAGAAATTGAATATGAATTTAAAGAAAATGTTTTGATTCGTTCAAATAATGAATATGATTTAACCACAGCATTGAGAAATAATAAATTTATATTGAAAGATAATTTTTTAGATAATATTAATAAAGAAAATTATTTAAAAAAATTAAAAGAAAGAGATATTGATGGGTTATTTGGAGGGATTTCAACTGAAATAAAAGAGCCTGGTAAAGAATATAAAGAAATTTCAAGTAGTGAAATCCATGCTAGAATAAATCCAAATCTTGTATTTGGGGAAAGTTCAACTGGTACTGTAAAAGTTAAATACCTTGATGAAAATAATAAGGAAATTGCACCAGCTGAAACTATTGCTTTAAATAAACCTTGGTATGAATCTGTTAATATAGAAAAGAAAAGTATAGAGAACTATGATTTTGTTTCTAGTGATTTACCTTTGAAAGATATTGTTGGATCTGGAGAAAGAACAGTAACACTAAAATATAAATCAAGAATTAAAGAAGCAACAAGAGACATTCCTTTTAATACTATTTATAAGGAAAATCCATTGAGAGATAAAGGTGTTCAAACTGTTCAAACTAATGGTGTAACAGGTGTAGAATCTTATAAAACATTAAATGACCAAGAAATTCCTAATTCAGCAGTAGTGAAAAAAGCTAAAGTTGATAAAGTTGTTCTTGTTGGTACTAAACCTAAAGTAGATGTTGAAAATATTCCTTATACAACAAGATATGAAAATGATGATACTTTACAAAAAGAAAATAAAGTAATTAAAGTAAAAGGTGTAAATGGAACTAAAACAACTACTACAACTTATACAGTAAATCCTACTAATGGTAATGTATCTGAAACTGTTGGTAATCCTGTAATTAAAAATCCTATTGAGGAAGTTATTAAAGTAGGTACTAAGCCTAAAGTAGACACAGAAGTTTTAAATTACACAACAAGATATGAAGCTGACACAACAAAAGATAAAGCAACAAGAGAAGTTGTTCAACATGGTGTAAACGGATCTAAAGTGACAACTACAACTTATACAGTAAATCCTACAAATGGTAATGTGTCTGAAATTGTTGGAACTCCAGTTGTTACTAATCCTGTTGAGGAAATTGTTAAAATTGGTGCAAAAACTTTAGTTAAAGAAACACCTATTAAATATACAGAATCTACTATTGAAAATAATGAATTACCTAAAGGTACAACAAGAGTAAAAGTTGAAGGTAAAGATGGTAAAATTATTACAACTACAACTTATACTGTAAATCCTAAAACTGGAGAAATTACTGAAAATGTAACTGAAAAACAAGAAGAAGCAATTAATAAAGTTATTGAAAAAGGTACAAAAGTAACTGATATTTTCATTCCAGATTTGACTAATGATTTAGGTGTAAATGGTGAAGCTCCAAATCAACCAAATGAAGCAGAAAGAATCATTAATGTTGGTGCTAAACCTAAAGTGGAAGAAATTGTAATTCCTTTTGAAAGAGAATATGAAGATGATTCTACAATGTTACCTTCAGAAGAAAGAAAAGTTAGAGATGGAGTTAATGGTAAATTAACTAGAACAACTAATTATGATGTTGATTCTCAGACTGGTAAGGTTACTGAAAAAGTTACTGAAACAAGAGAAGAACCTGTAAATGAACTTTATAAAAGAGGTACAGGTGTAACATCTAAAATTCCTTTTGAAACAACTGAAAAAGAAAATCCTAATATATTACCTTCAGAAAGTGGTAAAGTATTAGTTGAAGGTGAAGAAGGTGTTCTACATCCAGATGGTAAAACTGTAATTAAAAACCCAGTAAATAAAGTTGTTGAAAAAGGTACAGGAGTTACAACACTAATTCCTAAAGGTGACTATAAAGTAATTGAAGACCCAACATTACCTGAAGGTCAAGAAGTAATTGACAATGAAGGTGAAGATGGCATTTTACATCCGGATGGTAAAACAATTATTAAAGAAAAAGTTCAACCAGTAAAACGTATTGGCAAACCTGTAATATCAAAAGGTGGCGAAAATCCACCAGTTGTAAATGAAGAAAAATTAATTGTTACTCAATATGTAAATGAAAATGGAGAAACAATTAAAACTCTAGAAGGTCAAATTGATACACCTGAAAATTACTTAAAAGATGAAAAAGGTAATATTACTTATCAATTAGATGAGAGTAAACAAAAAGAAGAAAAAGATGGTTTGATTACTTATTATTATAAGAAACCTGTATCTTCAAATGGGTTAGAAAATCCTCCAGTATTAGAAGTTGAAGATCTAATAATCACTCAATATATTGATGATAATGGAAAAGTTATTAAAACAATTGAAGATAAAGTAGAACAACCTGACAAATATTTGAAAGACAAAGATGATAATATTACTCATGAATTAGATAAAACTAAAAATAAAGATGAAAATGGTGGAGTAGTTAAATATTACTACAAATCAATAACAACATCTAAAGGTACTGATTTACCTCCTGTTCATGAATTACCTGAATTGAAAGTCATTATTGTTAGAGACGAAACAGGAAAAGAAATTAAATCTTATATTGAATCTGAATTTAATAAAGAGGATTTAGATAAAGAATATGATTATATTAAAGGTCCTGAAGATAAAGGTAATGGAATTACTGAATATATCTATCAAACAAAAATTAATAAACCTAAAGATAAATTAGAAGTTGAAAATATTAATAAATTGACAGATAGAGAAAAAGAAACACTTAAAGAAAAAGTGAAAGAAGTAAATCCAGATAAATTTATTACTATTGGTGAAGATGGTTTAATTAAACTTTATGATAAGGAAGATAAAACTGATATAGTTCAAACACTTAAAATTTCTGATTTTATTTTTGTAAAACCAAAACAAGAAAAAGTTGAAATTGTTGAAGTTCCTCAAAGCTCTAAACCTAAAGAAGAACCAAAAGAAAGAGAATTACCTAACACTAATTCAGCTTCTGTTTTAACATCTTTAATCTCAAGTACAATTGGAAGTTTAGGACTTGCATTTACTAAAAGAAAAAAGAAATAAAGAAAATTAAGAGATAGTTTAGATACTATTTCTTTTTTTATATTTCTAAAAACAAAAAATTTTAATTCCGATTTATCGTAGATGTATTTTTCAACGATAATACGTACTATCTATTAATCATGAAAAACACCATTTTTCTATTTTCTGTATAATTCATCATAAATACATATTTTAACGTCTACGTGGAATCTACAGACAAATAAACAATTTAAGGTTTGATATTTTAAATAAAAATTGGAGGTCTCAAAAATGGCAAAGTACCATGTGTCTAGAAGTGGAAAAGCTGTTTTATGTCGAGCAAAAAATAATTGTCCTTTAGGATATTCTTATGGATCTCTAACTGAAACAAAAGCAGCTGCTGTTGTTATAGATGAATATAAAGAAATAAAAGCAACTGAACCTGCAATAACAAAAGATTTAAAAGATTTAGCAAATAATGAAGATATTGAAATGGTTGGATTGAAACATAGGTTAAAATCAAAAGAAGGTACAGTTGAAAAAATAGTTAAAAGAGAAAAAGCAAAATCTGCAAAGGATTTATACGATGTTGTAAGATATACGATGCAAGTTGAAACAAAAGATTATTATAATAAAAAAGAAATAGTTTTAAATAATTTAAAAGAACAAGGTTATGAAATTGTGAAAGAAAAAGATACTTGGAAATATCCGGGTTATAAAGGAATTAACATAAAAATGAAAACTAAAGAAGGTTATAATTTTGAACTGCAATTTCACACAAAAGAAAGTCTTGAAGCTAAAGAACTAGCTCATAAATTATATGAAAAACAAAGATTACCTGAAACACCTGAAAAAGAAAAAGAATCTTTAGCTAGGGAAATGGATAAAATTTTTAATGAGGTACCTGTTCCTCCAAAAAATATTTAATAAAACTATTGACAGATAAAATATTTTTTTGTATAATGAAAATATAAAGGAAAAAGGTAATAATTATGAAATATTTAAAATTAACAAATAAAGAAAATGAAGGTCAATTAGTTTTCTTAAATCAAAAAACCAATGAATATAATCTTGTTGTAATTAAAGATAATAAAGTTGAATTTGTTTTTATTTCTCTTGTACCTTATTATTTGGAAGATACAGATTTATATGAAGAATATGAAGAACTAGAAGAAGATGTTTTTATTCAAGAACTCAATAAACAATTAAACAATAAAACTTTAATTAAAGATATTGAATTGTTAATCAAGGAAAAATAAATGAATAAAAGAAATAGATTTAATTATAACTTATTAGAAAATATTTTAAATGATGATTTTGATTTTTTAAAGGAGAAAATTAAATTATCTGAATTTAAAAAACTAACAGAAGCAGAATATTGTAAAATAAAAAAACTAATAAATGAAACATCTAATATTGGATATATGACGAAATACTTTGATAATAAAAATGATTATTTCGTTTGGATTGACCCTGAATTTTCTGATATGGGTTGGATTTGGACTGATGAAATTTTTACTCAATTAAATGTTGATTTACAATCTCATTTAAAACAAAATGTAAAAGACATTCTAAAATCATCATCTAAAAACAGTCGATTATTTAAATTTTATAAGAATGAATCAACTGATGAAACTATTTTAATTGTTATTCCTAATATTAAATATTTAAAATCAGGTCGTGAAGTTCCAATATTTAATGTCTATTTTGATTATAAAGAAGAAGGTTAAAAATATTACTTTTTAACCTTTTACTATTGATAAAAAACAAAAAGAATGATATAATTAAAATTGAAAAACAGGAGGTAGACAATGGATTTTATTTTAAATATTTTCACACCAGCAAATTTAATTATTATTGGATTCACAGTAATTAGTTATTTGCTAGGTAACTATGCTATGGGTAAAGTTGTTGAAAAACATACAAATTTAACAACAGTATTTTTAAGAAATGCAGTTAGAACATTTATTGTTGCAACTGGTATTTTTATTTTTCTAAATCAATATTCTATATTTGAAAAAGCATTAAGCTCAATTCTTACAAATAGTGCTTTGATTGTTGCTGTACTTGGATTTATTTTACAAAACAGTTTAAAAAATTTATTGGCTGGTTTAATGCTGTTATCATCAGAAACCTTTAAAATTGGTGATAGAATTAGGATTCCAGAGAAAAATATTACAGGTGAAATTGAAGCACTTACAATTAGGCATACAACAATAAAACTTATTACAAATGAACGTGCTATTATTCCAAATAGTATTATGAATGAAGCTATTGTAATTAATAATGACATTATTGAATCTATTACTAAATATCCATTAAGTATTCTTGTCCCTTTAAATTACAATATTAAAGAAGCTAAAAAGATTGTAGAAGATGCAATTAAAGAAGATAAACGTATTATTGAATCTGAAAATTCTATTGTAACTTTGTCTCATATTACTGATAAAGGTACAGAATTAAAATGCCTTATTACAACAGAAAATATTAACACTAGTTTTGAAGTTATTTCTGATTTGAAAGAAGAAATAATGGCAATGCTATATGCAGATAATGCTTTTAAATAGAAAGAATTAAATTATGGAAAAATTAAAAATTATTTTTAATGCAGGCTATTTAACTGATGAAATTATTACTTTATCTAAAACATTAAAATTAAATGAATTTACAAATGAAAAAGATATAGTTAAAGATGTTTTTAATTACCTAGATAAAGAAAAACAAACTAATAAAATTATTCGTTTTGCCTCAAATAACTCAATTGTTTTTTATGCTTTTAGATTATATACCGCAAAAAATTATAAAGATATAGATATTACTTACCAATTTAACTTTAAAGATGGTAAACAAGTTCAAATTAAACAAAATAACAAAGGAGACCTATTTACAACCACTGGAAAGGATTTACCAGATGAATTTTTTGATACTATTGATAATATCTTATTAGAATTAATTTTAAATTAATCAATAAAAAACTATTGACACCCTCATTTCTTTGATGTATAATAAATACATAAAGAAAAACAAAAGAAGGTTAATTAAAATGAATAGAAATCAAAAAGAAATTAATAGTTTGTTAGTTGAAATAAATAAATTTGCTAAAAAATTTGTTGAGGATAATTACAATATTAAATTGATTTTAAAATTTAAACAAAATAATCGTTTAAAACGTAGCCTTGGAAGATTTATTCATTCAAGAAGAAAAATTGATTTGCTGGTTGTTGGTAGATTAGAAATTTCAGGTCAAGCATTAAAATATATGAGTATTGAAGAAGTTTATGGCGTAGTAAAACATGAGCTAATCCATTATTCATTATATTGCCTTGATAAACCTTGTGACGATAAAGATATATATTTTATTAAAGAATGTAAAAAACATAATGCACCTATTACAGGTGACTACAGATTACCTATTAAACATGAATATAGTTGTGAAAAGGGTTGTCATATTGCATTAAGTAAAAAATTATCAACTCGTAAAAAATATGTTTGTACTATTCATAATAGTTCATTACATTATGAAGGTAAATTTCACGAAAACGGAGAAAGAGTTGCATAATAAACAACTCTTTCTTTTATTTGAGGTATAATAATGGATAAAGTTATTTATGGATATAAGGCATTTGATGAAAATTTAAAATCAATACTTGGAAATCAATTTGAAATAGGTAAAACTTACGAAATCAAAGATAATAACCTTAAAATAAGATCTAAAAGATTCCATTTTTGCGAAGATATTTATGATATTTTTAAATATTATCGCCCAAAAATTCATAAAATGAGAAGAATTATTTAGGCACTTTAGTTTTATTTCAAAATTATAAATAAATGGAGGTCTTATATGAATATAACAATAACAAAATTAAAAGAAGAAAAAGAAAATCAATTAAATTTTGTTAAAAATTTAAATGAAAAATTAAATGAAAATAAAAAATTAAAATTACTTTTGAATTATGCTTTAGATGAAAATTTAAGTTTTATTCATAAAAATAAAAATGAAATTATTAAAGTTGATACAAATAATAATGAAATGATTATTTCTTATAGCAATATAAATGTTATATCTAAAGAATTATTTATATTACATATTGCTAATAATGAATTATCCAAAACAAAAGATGAATTATTTATTGATTTTGATTATATGGACCCAAATTGTAATTATGAAAATGAAGACATTATTGCAATTTTGGAACGAATATCTTATTAAATAGAAAGTAAATATAAGGTTTAAAAATGAATGGAAATAATACTATTTTCAAATTAAGCAAAAATCAATTATCTTTTAGTTTGATTAAAAAAAATAACTCTGTTAAAAAATTTTTAGATATTGATTTCTTTAATTCAAGAAAATCACGGATTGCAGAAAACATAAAATCTGAAAATGAATTACAAAAATTAAATGGAATTTCTATAGATAAATTTAAACAAGTAAATTCAAAGTAAAAAATAGGGTTTAATAAAAAAAATAAAACGCATACTATCAAGGTTGTTTAATTACTGATAATATGCGTTTTTTATTTTTTAATAATTTTCTTTTTCTATTTATTTAAACTTTTTATCCAATCCAATATAAACCTAAAAGAATAATTAACTAAATCGTCAAAATTATTATAAAATAAGTAGAATAAGATTAATAAAAATAAAGTTACTATTGGTGGGATTAAATGTAAAAGGAAATAATAAAATAGATTAATTTTTTCTTTCTCTAATTTTTTAACCATTATTAAACCTCAACAATAGAAAATATTTTTTTGAAATATCCTGAAACTAAAGAATAAATATTATCTTCATCCCTACTAATGTAATATTTCTTTAATGTAAGATTGTAATTTTTCCCTGTAACATCAATTATTATATCTAAATAATTAGTTTTAAAATATAATGAAAAATCTGTTTCGTTTAAATCTCTTTTTATTAGATAAGAATAATCGTCTATCCAAATAATATCTTTAATTTCTTTAGCTTTATTTAAAAATTTATCTTGATTAATGCCAATAATTAAAGAAGGTAACTCTTCAACATTTTCAGAATATAAGCCTTCTCTATGGATATCTTCTGATGAAACATTTGTAAAGAAATCAATCAAGTCCGACATAATATATTTAGGTACTAATTGATGAGGTGAATTATCGTTACCTTCAATAGAAATATGGTATTTGGCATTTCCATAATAAACATTTAAAAGAGGTCCAATTGAAAAATTTAAATATTTATTATTATTCGTCTCAATTATCCAATTTCCTTTATTGGGTTGATAATAAACTTGGCCCCAATAAAACTCTCTAATTTTAATCCTATTATAACAACAAACATAATAAGTATTTAATTTAATATCCAAATTTTGAACAATTTCAATTAATTGTTTTTTTTGTTTTTCTTTATTAGATAATTTTTTAACCATTATTAAACCTCTTCAATAATAATATAATCTTTCTCTTCTAATTTAATTTCACATGGAAATTCTGAATTATGAACCTCGTATTTTGTTTTAGGTATAGCTTTAAATTCCTTAAAGTATTTATCAGAACTAACCGCAAAAATCATTACTTTGTAAGATTTTGTTCTAGTTTTATTTTCCTCTTCATTTAGCACTCGATAATAATATAATGCTGTTTCAAAATACATAATTTCATACTCTGGATATTTATCTTTTAGGAATTGTTCAAAATTTTTCATAATTTGAAAATCTGAACGTGTTACTTTAGAATTTTTAATTACATTAATTTTACTCAATCTTATTACCTCTTTCGTTAATTTAGATATATCTATTATACAATATTTTTTGAATATAATCAATAGAAAAATAAAAAATAAAATATTTATATTGAATTTTTATTTATCTCATGTTACAATAAAAGAAAAAAAGATATTTTATAACAGAAAGGATATAAAAAATAAAATAATAAAGGTACAAAAATATGGAGCAGGATAAAGTAAAGAACATTGGAGATCTAATTGAAAGAGCAACTAATTTTAATAGTAAAATAGATATTTATAAAGAAGAATTGAAAAAGAACGGATATTCGATATTAGAATGTATGGATAAAAGTAGTTTGTTGATTAAACATGAAAATGCTGAAATTCTATTGTTGAATTATGGACAATTTTATATTGAACCCACGATAGTTTATTATTTAGAAGAAGAACAACATAATAAAGTTATGGATTTATCATTGATTCTAATAAAAAATTTAAAAGATCTTATATTTTAGTAAAAAACAGGTAAAATATAAATAATAAAAACAAAAGGAGTAACGAATTGAAAGACTGGCTTATTTCACATAAAATCTACGGGAGAGTAGATGTTAAGAAACTTACATTGTCAAATAATAAAACTTTAACTATTGTATCAGGTGAAGTTTATTGTAGCGATAAAAAATATAAAGAATTTTATGAAGAAATTTTAAATAGGTATTCTGCTTTAGGATTACAATATTCTGTAAAACATAATCCAGTAGAATTTAAAGAAAAAGAAAATATTGAAGTTAAAGATATTATTGAACCAGGTGATGAATTAGACAAAGTTGAAACTCTATATGTTGGAATGATTAACATTGATTTAATTACACCTAACAAAGAATACAAACTAATTAATGCAACAAATAAATTGAAAATTGCAAATGTTGTTAGAGTATTAGGTGTTATTAGTCCTATTTTAGTTGATGAACATTTAAGAGTAATTGATGGGGATCTTAGACTTGAACTTGCTCATGAATTTAAAATGAAAGAAGTTCCAGTAATGGTAGTTAAAACTGGAAAAGACAAAGCTGACACTTTAAGATTACTTTTAAACCGTTCATGTGAATTTCAACGTTGGAACTTTAAAGAAGTTGACCCATTTGTTGATTCTATTCCACAAGTTCAACCTTTAATGGAGCCTTTAGGATTCTTTGGGCAAACATTATTACCAACATCATTCTTCTCTAAAACTGTTATTGAATATATTATTGACCCATTCAATAAGAAACAACAACAATATAGACAAGAAATTCCACTTGCTGAATGGGCAGAATTTAGACGTAAGCAAATGGAAGAAGCAGTAATTGAAAAATATAAAAAGAAACCTGAAAAAGATAAGAAAACTTTAGTTTCATTATTTGATTTGAAACCTAAAGAATCTGATTTTATTCCAGTTCATAATCCTTATCCAGAAGGTAAAGCTCTTATGGATAAATGGGATAAAATTGGTGAAGAAATTACTGAAAAGAATGATGAAATCAGAAGAGCTTATGCAGAAGAACGTGGTCTTGATTGGCAGATTGAACATCAAACATCTAAAGATGTTGTAAATAGAGCTAAAGAAGAATTTATTGAAAAAATTCAAAATAGTGATTTAACTCAAGCACAAAAAGAAGAAGTTATTTATAACGCTGAAAATTATGCTTTAATGTCTTTACCTGAAATTTATAAAATTTTCCATGTTAAAGAAAACTCAAAAGACAATCTTATTAAGGATTACAATAAAGAATTAAAAGCCATTATTGGTAATTTCTTGTTAATTGACAAAAAAGATAAAAAAGAATTAAATAATACACTAAAAACATTTATTACTAATTTAGGTAAACAAGACTTTAATGAAGAACAAATTGAATCTTTAGTTGAAAACTTTAAAGCAATTATTGAGGGTAATCATGAAAAAGATGTTGAAGAGCAACTAGAAATTATTGACAAATTAAAAGAATTTGTTGAAACTGGATATTTAGATTTAATTTCGGAGGTTTAATATGGCAACAGAATTTCATAATATACCTGGGACAAAATTAGAACACGTTCAGATTAATGACAATGGAACTACTTATTATGAAAGTGGTATGCAAAAATGGTCTAAAGATGAAATTGAAGAAATGAACAAAAAATTCTTTGAATCTTGCGAAGAATATGTTCAAATGGCTTTAGATGATGGGTTTATTGAATTTCCTATTATGTATGAAGAAGGACCTGATAAAGTTCTTTGGTCTAAATGTTGGCTACCACCTACATTTGTACCGTCAGGTTCAGAAGGATTTAAAGAAAAATATGGATTTGATTTTAATATTTATATACCTTCTTATAAAAGGGCTGGTTTCGCTGCAACTGGACCTCTATTAGATACTTATGGTATTACAAATTATTATTATTGTGTAGACCCAGACCAATATCCTATTTATAAAGCAGAGTATGGACCTGAAAAAGTTATTATTAGAGACCCTACATTTAAAAATGATGAAAAACTTTATCAGGTTCTTTCTACTAACGTTGCTTATAATTTAGCAGGGGGGGCAAGTTTCATTAACGCTATTTTATATATGGCAAAAGCTTTAGGTGAAGATAAATACTTTATTGCTGACGATGATATTTACGGTATTGGATTAAAAGCACCTAAATCAAAATTTGGTATTGTACCTGGTGGTGTTAAATATTATAAAGACAACTTTTTAAGATGTTCTAATTTAACACCTGAATTAGGGTTTGATTTGAAAGATTATCTCACTGACATGGAAAAAGTATTTGATTTAGGTAGAAATAGATGTGCCATTGCAACTGAAAAATATGGACTTGTTTATAATGTTCCTATCAATCATATTAGATATGGTACACGTTCATATACATTCTACCTTTCTGACACTCACATGACTGCTGACCATGAAGGTCTATTAAATAATGACATTTCAACATCATTAAGAAATGGACAAAGAGGTTTAGTTAATATGTTATTAGAAGGTTATCAATATAATTCATGGGACACACAACCTAGAATTACTAAAAAGGATGCTAATACTGGAGAATTGAAAGTGTTAGATGGTGGCGGATGTACGGATTCTTATAGGTCATTTGGTACATTAGATAAAGCTAAATGTTTAGTACAAGCACATCCAAACTTTAATAAAATTACATTCTTATTTAACCGTATTCATCATGTGTCTGATTTCTCACAATATACAAATCAGCGTTTAGTTGGCGCGCCCGTAGATGGAAATAGAAATTGGTAGATTTTTTCAAAAAAACTATTGACTTTTAGATTTATTTTTATTATAATATAAATGATTCGCAGTCAGGATGCTTTTAACAGTTGAATAAGGAACTCGTAAAAACATACTTTGAGAAGGATAAATTTATCCTTCTTTTTTTATTCTATTTTTAACCTCCCAAAATAAAAATTTTAAGATTCATTTTTTTGTAGATGTAATTTTGAGACATAATACGTACTATCTATTAACCATAAAAAACAACGATTTTATAATTTGTGTATAATTCATCATAATTACGAAATCTTATGTCTACGTTGAATCTACAGACAAAAATATTTTTATTTGAGTATTGACAAATTAAAAATTTTGGTGTATAATTTAAATATAAATAAATAAGAGGTAAAGAAATGAATAAAGAACAAAAGAAACAATATAATAAAATTAAATTTGGGTTTAAATTTGATGAAGAGCAAGAAAAACAAATTGAAGCTGGAATTAAATTAGATTTAAATGTTGAATGTTATGCTAATCCTAAATTTACTGCATGGCAAATGGGTGAAATTCGTTTGGGGTTAGAACAGGGATTAAATGTTTCATGGTACATTAATCCAGAATTTGATTACAAACAAATGGGACAAATTCGTGAAGGTCTAGAAAAGAAACTTGATGTAGAAATCTATGCGAAATCTGAATTTAGTTGGAAACAAATGGCTCAAATTCGTATTGGTTTAGAGAATAATCTTGATGTCTCTATTTATGCTAATCATAAATTTAATTATAATCAAATGAATGAAATTTTAAATGGATTACAATTAGGGTTAAATGTTTCCATTTACGCAGATCCCGAAATTGATTCTACAACAATGAAACAAATCAAGGAGAATCTAAAAAGAAATATTTAAAAATTAATTTATAAATTTCATAAATAATAATTTTAAATTAATGTTGACAAACTGAAAATTTTAGTATATAATATAAATATAAATAAAGAAACAGGTGATTAAATGACAGAATTAAAAGTAATGGTAGGTGTTGCAGGTTCAGGTAAATCTACTTATATTGAATCTCATGTAACTGATAAAGATTTAGTTTTAAGCTCTGATTCAATTCGTTTAGAATTATTTGGCTCATTAGTAAAAGGTAACTCACCTGAAGCAAACAAAGAAACATTTGAAGTTTTACATAAGCGTTTGGATGAAGCAGTAAAATCAGGTAAATATGAAACAATTTATTATGACGCTACAAACTTATCTCGTAAACGTAGAATGGCACTTTATCAAAAGTATTCAGGTAAAGTAAAAGTTACAATTGTGATTTTTATTAAACCTTTAGAAACAATCCTTAAACAAAACAGTACAAGGGATAAAGATAAATTTGTACCTGAAGAAGTTATTAAATCAATGTACGAATCTATGGAAGTTCCACGTTTGACTGTTGATTGTGATGATATTGAGGTAGTATCTGATTTCAATGATTTTAAAGATGAAATTAACTTAATTCCCGGTTTAAAACATGATTCACCATATCATGCAGAAAATGTTGATAAACATATTCAAATGACTGTTATGGGAGTTAAAAGATTAACTGATTTACCTGTTCATGATTATTTTGATTTACAAATTGTAGCAGAATTTCATGATTTAGGTAAAGCTATGACTAAAAAACCTTCAAAAGCAACTCATACTGCTCATGATTATTTTATGTCAGTAAATGGTTCTCATTCAACATTTGTAGGTCACGAAAAAGTTTCAGCATTCTATGTTTTATCTTATTTTCATACATTTGAAGAATTAACTCCTAGAAACTTATCTATTGTTGAAGTTATTTATCAACACATGAATGCTCATAACGGTGTATCTGATAAAATGGTTAGAAAATACCATTTAACAGATAGAGAAATCAGAATGTTAAAAGTATTTGCTGAAGTTGATTCAAAGTCAAGAATTGTTGATAAAGAAGTTTACGATAAATATATTGAACTTTTAAATACTAAATAATTAAAATCAGGTAAATCAAAATATTCATTAGATTTACCTGAAAATTTTATTGGAGAATAACATGGGGAATAAAGAAGAAATTTTAAATAAATTAAAACTAGCATCTCAAGCTTATTATAATAATGAAGAAAGTATTCTATCTGATGAAGAATATGACAAATTAGTTTTATATGCAAAAGATAAAGGTTGGTTAGAACAAGACAAAGAATTAAATGACGGTGCTGAAATTAATATTAATACTGAAGATATTATTAAACATAAAGTACCTATGTTGTCTCTAGCAAAAGCAAATAGTTTAAGTGATATTGAATCTTATTTTAATTATATGCTTAAAAATAGTACAGGTAAAAATATTTATTTTATTGAACCGAAACTTGATGGTTTAGCTGCTTCTATTGTGTATAATAAAGATACAAAAGAAATTGAATTAATTAAATCTCGTGGAACAGGTGAATATGGAGAAAACCTCTCATATTTAATTTCTACTAATGATTTAGAAATTGAAAATTTATTTTTGAAATTACCTGAAAATTCTAATATTACAGAATTAAGAGGTGAATTGTATTGTCCTAAATCTGCATTAGAATATAATAATCAGAATCGTGGAGTTCCATTTAAAAATGAACGTATTGCAGCAGCTGGTATTGTTAAAAAAGCAAAACTTGGATTGGGATATAAAGCAAAATTGAGATTTACACCTTATTTTGCATTTAATGAAAATCAAGAAGTTGAATTACCTCAAGAATTTAATTCATCAATTACATTATTCCCTAAACAAAAAGGTGCAAAAACTCTTGAAGAATTGAATAATATGATTTCATTAGGTAAAATTTGGAAAGGTGAAATTGACGCTCCTACAGATGGTATTGTAATTAAATCAAATATTATTTACAATGATTTTTCTTATACGAATCATCACCCTAAACAATTTATTGCTTATAAATATCCAGGCGAATCTAAAATGTCTAAAATTATTAAAGTAAATTGGCAAATGGGTAAAACTGGTAAATATACACCTGTTGCTAATATTGAACCTGTTGTAATTGATGGGGTAGAAATCAATAATGTTACTTTAAATAATATTGAATGGCTTAATGAAAGAAATATTAAAATAGGTTCAATTGTTGAGGTTGTACGAGCAAATGATGTTATTCCTAAAATCTTAAAAGTTATTTCAAATGGAGATGATACAGAAGAAATTACCCCTCCTGAAAAATGCTATTACTGTAATCAGAATTTAGTTAATATTATTTGTGAAAATGATGATTGTGAATTTAAACAACAACAACAAATTATTAATGCAGTAGGAAAGGGACTTTTAGATATTGAAGGTTTAAATTCATCTTTGATTACAGCTTTAAAAATCAATACTTTAAAAGATCTATTTGATGTGGAATTAGAAAGCCTAAGTAATTCTAAATATGAATCTGGTGTATCATTAGGAGAAAAAAGAGCAAAAGAAATTTATGATAAAATTCAAAATGCTAAAAATAATACCTATGATTATGTATGGCTATCTATTTTTAATATTCCATCTGTAGGTAAAACAACTGCAAAATTACTTTTAAAAGAATTAGGCTCAATTGATAATATTTTAAATTCTGATATTACAACATTATCAAATATTAAAGGTGTAGGATTTATTACTGCTCAAAAAATTGTAGAATCTCAAGATAAATGTAAATTACTATGGGATTACTTATTAAAAGAAGTAAATATTACCCCGTTAGTAGAAGTTAAAAATTCAAATTCAACTACATTTGCAGTAACTGGATCTGTTCCTGAAACCTTTAAAAATAGAAATGAATTTGTTAAATATATGGAAGATAAAGGTTATACTTTCCATTCATCAATTAAAAAAGATACAAATATTTTGATTACTGATAACCCAAATTCTAACTCCAGTAAAATTGTTAAAGCAAGAAAATTAGGTTTAGAAATTAAATCTTTTGAAAATTTCTAAAAAAACTATTGACTTTTTCAAGAAAGTTTGTTAAAATATATATTATAAATAATTACTTTTTTAGAAATAAATAAAAATCTTTTAAAGGCACTAAGTGATTATTTACTTTTAAAATTAGCATTGAAAAATGTTAATTTTTACTTTGTCGGTTTAGCCAAGTGGTAAGGCAGCAGTCTGCAAAACTGCCATCGTGGGTTCAAATCCCATAACCGACTTTAAAACAAAAAAAATAAAACGAGGTATTTATAATGACAACATTCATTCAAGAATTAAACAAAATCAATAATATTACTCTTACAACAAATGGCGATGTTGCATTTAAAAGCACTCTAAATGCAAACTTAGATTTCTTTGGGTTGTCAGGGTCTGTTTATGAACCTGAAACAATCATTGATTTGTTTGTTAAAGCATATAGTGAAGATCCACTTACAGCAATTAAGAATCTTTTCTACTTGCGTGACATTAAACATGGTTATGGTCGCAGGTATAATTTCAGATTGCTTTTGACATTACTTTCAATTAAAGAACCTGAACTTACAATTAAATTGCTTCCTTATATTCCTGCATTGGGTCGCTGGGACGATCTCGTTGTTTTAGTGGATTCAATTTCTGTAAGGAATGAAGTTCTTGCAATTCTATCTGAACAAATCAAATCAGACCTTAAGAATGATAATTGTTCATTGCTTGGAAAATGGTTGCCAACTGAAAAATCTCCAAATAAATTCATCAAAAAATTAGCAGTTATTATTGCAAATGAATTGTTTGAAGGTAATAGAAAAGCCTATAGAAAAACTTGTGTTTCTTTACGTTCAAAAATCAATATCCTAGAAACTCATTTGGTAAACAAGGATTATTCTTTTGATTACACAAAAATTCCAGGTAAAGCATTGTTGAAATATACTGAAGCATTTAAACGTAATGATTACAATAGGTACCAAGAATATCTTGATAGTTTGAAGAAACCTGAAAATCTAGAAAAACTATCTGAAAAAGCGTCTAAAATGTACCCTTATGAAATTCTTAAAAAAGTTAGATCTTATGAATCAACAGATATTCAATTAAGTAATTCATTATGGGAATCTCTTCCAAAAGATAAAGAGGCTAAAGTTCTTGTAATTCGTGACGGGTCAGCATCTATGACTTGGAATTATAATTATCCTGTAACACCTTGTGATGTTGCGGATTCCTTGACATTGTATGCTGCTGAACGGTTGGAAGGCGAATTTAAAAATAGCTTTATCACTTTCTCTTCTAGGCCTGAATTTGTTAAAATTCCAAGCACTTTAAAAACTTTGAGGGAGAAAGTTGATTACCTCAGGAGATTTGATGATTGTTCAAATACAAACATTGAAGCAACTTATGATTTGATTTTGGAAGCATTTAAAAACTCTCCAAAAGAAACTCATCCTGAAACAATTGTAATCATTTCAGATATGCAATTTGATGGTGCAACAACAGGTCGTCATCATTATTCAAATACTTTTGATATTGTTAAAAAGAAATTTGAAAATGCTGGAATTGAATTACCTAAATTTGTCTTTTGGAATGTAGCCGTAAATGGTAATTATACATTTACAACAAATGATACATTTAACGCATTATTCATCTCAGGTTTCTCTAAGAACATTTTTGATGAATTATTGGAAGGTGATATTCCAGATGCTGTTGGTTTAATGAATAAAGTATTATCAAGATACGATTATTTAGATGAACTTGTTTAATAAAAAGGGTTTGATTACCCTTTTTAATTTTAAATAAATAGAAAGGGTGATTAAAAATTACGGATTATTTTATTTCTGATACACATTTTAATCATGATAGAATTATTAAATTTGAAAGAACTCAATTTAAAACAATTGAAGCTCACAACAACTTTATTTTAAATATTTTAGAAAAAACTTTAACTAAAGATGATACACTTTATCATTTAGGTGATTTTGGGTATGATGTTCATTCCAAAAAAGGTTCAAATGAATTGGATAAAACAGTAAGAGAAAGATGGAAAAAATTACCATGTAAAAAAATTCTTATAAGAGGTAATCATGACCAATCTTGGGTAAAAGATTTATTTGATGAAACCTATGAAACACCTGTATTCTATAATGGTAGTAGAAGAATTTTATTGTCACATGAACCATTTCCAACATCTCCAGGTGTTCTAAATGTTCATGGTCATTTACATGGAGCTATTCTTTCCTTAAAAAATCATTATTGTATTTCTATGCACATGGTTAATTATCAGTTATTAACATCTAAATCTTTATTTAGAAAATTGAGTGAATTACCTAAAGATTCCATTAAATTTATGGAAGAATGGTGGGCACCTTATTATGTTCCAAAAATAAAAAATAAAGAATAGATTTAAATTCTATTCTTTTTTTATTTGATTTTAATTTTAATTTATGTTATAATAAAAACAAAAACACGAGGTATTATCAAAATGGATTTATTAAATTTATCAAAAGAACAATCATTACAATTATTAGACCTAAGAAAACAACAAGTTAGAGCTATTAACACGAATAAATGTTCACTTGTTAATCATAAAGCTAGAGTTGCTTTAGTTTTTGATAGGTCAGGTTCTGCTAGACAATACTATAAAAATGGAACAATTCAAGCTATTTTAGAAAGAGTATTTCCTATTGCATTAGAATGGGATGATAATGGTGCAATGGATTGTTGGATTTTTGATGATGATTTTGTTCGTTTACCTGAAGTAACAATGGATAATTATTATGATTATGTTGATAAAGAAATATCTAAATATAAATTTGGTGGAACAAAATATTCACCAGTAATTGAAGATATTATGAAAAAATATTTAGAAGAAGATCCTCAATCATTACCTAATTATGTATTATTCATTACTGATGGAGATAATTTCGATAAAAGGAAGACAACAGAATCAGTAATTGAATCCGCTAATTATCCTATTTTCTGGCAATTTGTAGGTTTAGGTACAGGCCCATTTGATTATTTAGAAAAACTTGATGATATGGAAAATAGATATGTTGATAATGCAGATTTCTTTATGGTTTCTAACGAAAAAGATTTCTATACAAATGACGCTATTTATCAATTCCTTTTAAATGAATATCCATCATGGCTAGAAAATCCAAAAGTTAAAGACTTAATTGAAAATAAATATATTAAACAAAATCAAAATCAAGAAAATAACAACCAAGAAAGAAAGAAATTATTTGGTTTATTTTAATAGGTGAATTATATGAGTTTTGTTTATATTACTGTTGGAATAGTATCTATTTTATTGGGTATTACTGGTATTATTTGGGATAAAGAAAGATTAAGACTTTTAGCTGAAAAGAATGAATTTCCTAAGAAAAATCAATATAAAGTAATGGCATTTTTATTGATTAGTTTAGGTGTTATAGGTATTATATCTGGATTAATTTCATTATTTATATAGAAAAAAGAAATCTTTATAGGTTTCTTTTTTATTTATTTTATATCTAATATTTTAAAATAAAAATATTTTCATTTAAATTCATAAAACAATTAAAAAATTCTTTAATCTAAAGTAATATTTATTGATATGAGAATAAAACATTCTATTTTTATTCTTTTTTATGAATATATTAAACCATATTCTTTTTTGAGGATAAAAAATATTATATAGGAAGTGACTTATGAAAAGACAAGAAAAGAATGAAATTTATTCAATTCGTAAATTTAAAGTAGGTGTAGGTAGTGCTTTAATTGGTTTGAGCTTTCTTGGAACAACAGGATTAATTAATGAAGTTCCAGTCATTAATAGTTTATTTCCAACAGTTGTTCAAGCTGCTGAAATTACACCTGGAACAAATGGATTTACAACATCAGCAACATTAATGAATGACCAATCAGTTAAATTTACAGGTGCATTTCAGGATTATACAATTACTGGTTCAGTAGCAAGTGCAAAACCTGGAGATACAATTATTTATGAAGTTGAAAATGTAGATCTTGAAAAAATATCAGGTCATGTTATTATTGATGATAAAACTGGAAGAGAAATTGCAAAAGTTAGCACTGAAGAAACTAGATTTGATGCTCATTATAGGTCAAAAGAAACTATAACAGATGCCCAAAAGAACTTTAATCCAACTACTCAACCTGTTAAAAAAGGTAAAATCATTTTAACTTTCAGCCAAGGTGTTGAAAATGCTAAAGATATTAATTTTAAAATAGATGTCAAAAAAGCACAACTTGTTTTACCTAATTTTAGTAGAACAACAACTTTACCAACAAAAATTAAATCAGCTGGTAAAGAACTTGCATCTTCTACTGTAACTGTAGAAAGTAATGGTAAATATGAATCATCTTCAGAAGTATTATCAGAATTAAATTCAGAAATTACAGGTAAAAATGACATTGTGATTAATGGTAGATTAAATATGCAAATTGCTACTAATCAAAATAATGTTGTAAGAAAAATTCATAAAGGTGACACTTTAACATATAAAATTACATCTAATGATTTGCAATTTAATATGGACAGACTTAAAAAAGATGGAATGGTTTATAATACCAGATTAATTAACAATTCCAATAATACAACTTATGATAATGCTCATGGAGTTGTCCTGTTCCAAAGTAATGATGTAACCTTTAAAGTTAAATCAATTAGTCCTAAAGAAGTAACTTTAGAAGTTGTTGAAGTTCCAGATGCTTTTAATGTGGGGGAAGTTTTAAACCTTAATTTACCAATTAATGTTGTTTCTTTAAGTGGTACAGTTAATTCAAGCCAAGGGACATTAAACAATCAATCTGCAACTTTAACTTATAACGGTAAAGAAAATACATTTACTGAATCTAAAACTGGAAATGTTAAAATTACAGGTGTTAATCTTAAAGGAGAATTAAAAGTAGTTGATACAACTCCTACAATAACAGAAGAAGATGTTCCTTTTGAAACCGAAAGAAAAGCTAATGATAAGTTGTTACCTGGAGAAGAAAAAGAAATTCAAAAAGGTGAAAATGGAAGAAGAAAGAAAATTGTTACTTATTCTGTTGACACAGGTAGAGGTGAAAAAGTTGCTAATGCTCCAACTTATGAAGTAATTAAAAAACCTAAAAATAGAATTGTTGAATATGGTACAGGTAAAGCAGGGGTTATACCAAAAGGTACAGTTTATACTAATGATAAATCAAAAGTAACTGAGGGTGAAGATGGACAAAGACATCCTAACGGTAAAGTTATTAAAGAGCCAAAAAATAAAGTTGCATTTGTTGATACTACTCCAACTGTAACAACTGAAAAAATTCCATTTGAAACAATCAGAAAAGCAAATGATAAAATGTTACCTACTGACCCTGAAGTTGAAATTGTAAAAGGTGTCGAAGGTGCAAGAAAGAAAACAGTTACTTATTCTTTAAATAAGGAAACAGGAGCTAAAACACCAAATCAACCTACTTATGAAACAATTAAAAATAAAGTTGATAGAGTTGTTGAATATGGTGCTGGTAAAACGAAAGAAGGTTCAATTCCAATTATTTATACTAATGGACCTGATGAACCTGGGACGCCTGAAATATTACACCCTAATGGAAAATTAATTCAACAAGGTACACCTAAAAAAGTTCATGTAAATGACGCTCCTGATGTAACAGAAGAAAAAATTCCATTTGAAACAATCAGAAAGGGTAATGATAAAATGTTACCTACTGACCCTGAAGTTGTAAAAGTTAAAGGTGTTGAAGGTACTAAAAAGAAAACAATTACATTTACTATTGACCCTAAAACAGGAAATAAAATACCTGGACAACCTACTTATGAAGTTGTAAAAGATAAAATTGATGAAGTAATTGAATATGGTACAGGGGTTACAACACCAATTCCTAAAGGTGACTATAAAGTAATTGAAGACCCAACATTGCCTGAAGGTAAAGAAGTAATTGACAATGAGGGTGAAGATGGAATTTTACATCCAGATGGTAAAACAATTATCAAAGAAAGAATCCAACCAGTAAAACGTGTTGGTAAACCTGTAACATCAAAAGGTGACGAAACTCCTCCTGTCTTAGAAGTTGAAGACTTAGCTATAACTCAATATTTAGATAAAGATGGTAATAGATTAAAACTTATTGAAAACAAAGTAGAAAAACCAGATGAATACATTAAAAATGACAAAGGTTTTATTACCCACGAATTAGATAAAGAGAAATCTAGTAAAGAAGAAAATGGTATAACTACTTATTACTATAAAGAAGTAGAAACATCAAAAGGTGATGAAGCTCCGCCTGTATTAGAAGTTGAAGATTTAGCTATAACTCAATATTTAGATAAAGATGGTAACAGATTAAAATTAATAGAAGAGAAAGTTGATAAACCTGATTCTTATATTAAAAATGATAAAGGGTTTGTTACTCATGAATTAGATACAGAAAAACAAAAAACTGAAGACAGTGGAATTACAACTTACTATTACAAGGAAATTCAAGAATCTAAAGGTACTGAATTACCACCAATTCATGAAATTACAGAATTAAAAGTAACTGTAGTAAAAGATGAAAATGGAAAAGAAATAAAAACCTTTACAGGTGATGATTTTGAAAAAGGTAAAAATGAAATTGAAAAAGATTATGAATTAGTAGAAGGTCCTATTGAAATTGGAGATGGAATCACTAATTATATTTATCAAACAAAAGTAAAAACGCCTAAAGATAAAGTTGTTGTTGAAAATCCTGAAAAATTAACAGTCAAAGAAAAGGAATTAGTTTTTGAAAAAGTTAAATCTGAAAATCCTGATAAAGTTGTTGAAATTACAGATGATGGATTAGTTAAATTATATGATAGGGGAGATAAAACTGATAAAGTTCAAACTCTTAAAATTATTGATTTAATTAAGAAAAAAGAAGTTCAGAAAAAAGTAGATTTACCAAAAATTGAAGAAGTAGAAAAAATTGAACCAGAAGTTGTTTCTCAATCAGTAAAACCTACAAAACAAGAAGAACCTAAGAAACAAGAATCTACATCAAGACAATTACCTGAAACAAATTCTAATTCTATGGCAGGTTTAGCTGCTTTATCTGCAGTTTCAACATTAGGTGTTGGATTTGCTGCTATTAGAAAAAGAAAACAAAACAATTAAATAATAAAAAAAAAGAAACCCATTAACGGGTTTCTTTTTATTAGGTAAAATAGAAATATAATATCTGTAGATTCAACGTAGACGTAAAATTTCGTATTTATGATGAATTATACATAAATTACAAAAATAGTGTTTTTTATAGTTAATAGATAGTACGTATTATGGTTCAAAAATACGTCTACATAAAGATTGAATATAAAAAAAACAAATAACAATTTTGATATTTAAAATAAAAAAAGTAAGGGACAAAAATATGTTAAATTTTAGAAAACGAATAAAAAGTGATTTAGGTTTTATGGGCCCAACTCATGCTTTGTCAGCGATTGCTATTGCTTTATTGTTATTAGCATTAACACCTGGTTTTGTTTATGGATTTCTAAAAACATCTGATTTGTTGATAGTTTCATCTTTCATTATAGTGTCAGCAGGATTTGCTTTATTTCCAGATTTTGATAATACTCAATCAACAGCAATTAGTACATTAGGGTTTTTAGGAAAAGGTATTTCTAAGTTAATGAGGTCATTTGCAGTATTTGTATATTTAGCAGTGAAATCTAGACGAGATGACCCAAAACCAAACCCACATAGAGGTTTTTGGCATACTTTAGTGAGTGCTTTCTTTGTTGGATTTATTGTGTTATCAACAACTGCTTTACCATTTAAAATTTCATTAGGTTTTTTGCATAAAGATGTAACTTTAGGATTTTTATTTGCTTTAATGTGGATTTATATTGCAATCATAATGGCTTGTACTGGCTTATTTGCTAAGGAAATTAAAAAGTTGAAGAAAAATGCAATTACACATATAGGTATTCATTTAGTTGCAATTTTATTTACATTAGCAGTATTGATATTATCTCCAGGTACATTAGGTTATTCGTGGCTAGCATTTTCTGCTGTTTTGGGTTATACGGTACATATATTAGGAGATACATTAACAATTGCAGGTACACCTTTATTATGGCCATTAAAACACAAAGGCAAAAGATGGTGGACATATAGATTTTTAGGTGTAAGAGCAGGTGGAGAAATAGAAAAATATATATTTATCCCTGTATTTATATCTATAATTGTATTGAGCCTGATTAAAATAATATTTATAAAATAGTGGGGTAGAAAAATTATATGAAAAAAGGTGGTATTTTTAAAAATATTAAAGCATTAATTGTATTTATTGTTTTATCAGCATTATTCTTGGCTGCTTTATCTCAGTTTAATTGGGATGTATTTGAAATGATTACATGGTGCTTAAATAAAATTTGGGAAGCTATTACTAGATTGGCAAATTATTTTGCTCACTTGCCATTCTTTAGAAGTATTTTTGGAAATTAAAAAGGTAGCTTTTTTGCTACCTAATTTTATTTAAAGGATTTAATATATGGATTTTATTTAAAGGATTTAATATATGGAAAATAATAAATATAAAATTTTAGTTAATAAATTATCAAATAAGCCAAAACATTTATTAACTAAAAAAGAAAAAGAAGATTTAAATTATTTACTTGAAAATAAAAATTTAAATGAAGATAAAATATTGGAAATTTGGAATTTTCATAATAAAAATTCAATCCAAACGTTCTTTTCATAAAAAATAAGGTAAAATAGAAATAATGAAATAAAACAAAATTAAAATAGGAAAGGTAATAAATGGCTAAAAAAGAAAATAAAAACTCTATTAGAGCTCTGACACCTAGACAATTCTTAATTAAACGTATTAATGTTTATTTTGGTAGAGAAATTGGTGATGAAAGTTATCCATATTCTAGCCAAAAAGGAGTATTAATTCGTGAAATTATTGATAACTCTGTAGATATTATTGGTAAATTCTCAAATGGTAAAGGGAATATTAGAGTAACTTTTTATAAAGATGGTTCAGTAGAAGTTTATGACTCAGGTATTGGTATTCCTACTGAAATTAGACAAACATCTGATGGTAGACCCGCAAGTGAATTATATTTATCAATGGGTGTACTAAATGCTGGATCTAACTATGATGATGTAACAGATTCTATTGGTACAAATGGTGTCGGTGGTTCTGGTGCTCAAATGCTTTCCGAATATATGAAAATTGAAGTTTATAAAGACAAAAAAGTTTATAAATTAGATTTCCAAGATGGAGAGCCTGGATTTTTTGATGATAAAGATAAATTTAAACCTCTTGGTAAAGATTTAACTAAAATGCTCATTGAAAAAGACAAAAGAGATAAAACAGAAAAAGCTTTATTCCCAACAGGCACAAAAATTAAATTTAAAATCAATAATAACTTATTGAAATCTCCTTATCCTTATGATGTTGAAGATCTTAAAGTCAGAATGAAAGGTACCTCATTCTTAAAGGATGGATTAACATTCTATATTAATGATTATTTCTCTGAAACAAATGAAGAGTTAGTATATAATTTTGGTGGGGGATTAAATCATATTGTTGATTTAGAAAGTGCTCAGAAATTAACTAACATTTACAATATTTCTAATTCATCTACTTTTATTGATGATTCAATTCATATTGATGAAAAAGGTAATGCTAAAAATGTTCATATTGAAAAATCAATTAAAGTTGAGGCTTCATTTGTATGGCAAAACAATTATGAATACACTTTAGATTCTTATGTAAATACAGTTAAAACAAGACTTGGTGGTGTTCATACAGATGCTTTTGAAAATGCCCTAGTAAAAGTATTTAATGAAAAACTTTTATCTATGAGGGGTTATTTGTCTAAATCTGATAAAAATGTTCCTATAGACCAAGATTATAAAGAAGGACTTGTTGCAGCAGTTTCTGTTTATATTCCTGAACCTGAATGGACATCTCAGATTAAAGAAGGTTTAGCAGGTAAAAAAGCATTAAAAGAATTTACTAAACTATTTACAGAAGCGATTTCAGAATGGGTAAATGACAGGAAAAACCAAAATGATGTAAAAATTATTGCTGATAAAGTAATGGAGGCTTACAAATTAAGAGTTAAGCGTAAAGAAGAAATTGAACTAAAAAGAGAGCAAAAGAAAATTGAAAGAACAGCATCTATGCCTATTAAATTAGTTGACTGTGAAATTACTCATGATGATAACTCTGAATTGTTCATTGCCGAAGGTGATTCTGCCGCTACTGCGATTAAATCAGCAAGAAATTCAAAATACCAAGCAGTTATTCCAATTCGAGGTAAAATTTTGAATGTATTGAAAACTACATTGAAAGTCAGTTTAGCTAACCAAGAAATTCAAGATTTAATTAAATGTATGGATGCTGGTATTGGTGATGAATATAACCATGATGAAGCACGTTATCAAAAAATTATTATTGGTTCAGATGCGGACCCTGATGGAGACCAAATTGCTTGCCTTCTAATTGTTGCTTTTTGGAAATTATTCCCAGACGCATTCAATAAAAAAGCAGTATATAGAATGCTGACACCTCTTTATATTATTGAAACTAAAGATGGACCTATTTATTGCTTAAATTCAGAAGAAAAAGATGAAGCGCTTGCAACTCTAGGAAACAAGAAATATAAAATTACTAGAGCAAAAGGTCTCGGTGAAACTGGTGCAAAAGCTCTTAAATTTACTGGTACAGACCCTGCAACTAGAAGAATCCAACAAATTACAATTGATGATGTTAAAGAAGCAGAAAGAATGTTAGATACTGTAATGGGTGACAATATTGAAGCTAGAAAAGAATGGCTAGAATCAAACCCTATTGATTTTGAAGAATAGAGAGGTTAAAATGGCAAAGAAAACAATTAAAGAAGAAACACCAATTATTCCTACTGAACCTATTAAAATTTCAATAGAAGAATTTTTACATGAAAATGGTTTGAGTTATGCTCATTATGTATTAACTCAAAGAGCATTATTAGGCTCAGCTGGTTTAAAACCTGTTGATTCTCGTATTTTATATGGTATGAAAGAAATGAATCTAAAACCAGGTTCAACTAAAGCTAAAGCTGCTCGTATTTCAGGTGAAGTTATGGGGAAATACCATCCTCATGCCGCATCTTCTATTGAGGGCGCTTTAGCTAGAATGGGACAATCATTTAATACAAGAGTTCCTCTTATTGAATACCAAGGTGAATTGGGAACTGTACCTGGAGATTCCGCTGCAGCTCCAAGGTATTGGGAAGCAACATTAAATGCAGCTGGATATGAACTTGTTAGAGATGTTGATAATCATGCTTGTGACATGATTTATACAGAAACAGGTGAATATATGGAGCCTGCTGAATTACCAGTACGTTGGCCTGTTGGAATTATTAATGGTTCAAATGGTATTGCTGTAGGTTATGCTTGTAGTTTACCACCACATAATCCAGATGAAGTTATTGACGCTTGTATTGCATTTTTAGAAAATAAAATTAAAGAACCTGAAGATGTTTTAAACTACATTAAAGGTCCTGATTTCCCAACTGGTGGACAATTAATGGGACTTGATGGAGTAAAAGAATATATGACTACTGGTAAAGGTACATATATTGTAAGAGGTAAATATAAAATTGACCAATTACCTAGAGGTAGAACTCAAATTACTTTTTATGAATTACCTTATCAAGTTTCCCCTGAAAGTGTAAAAGAAGCTATTGCTAAAGCACAATCTAAGAATGGTTCATTTAAAGAAATCTCAGAAATAAAAGAGTTATCATCAGGTGAAGAAGGTACTAAATTAGCTATTTATGTTAAATCTGGTTCAAATATTGAAAATGTACTTAATGAACTTTGGAAGAAAACACCATGTGAATCAAAACAATCAGCAAATATTACTGTATTGTTAGATGGTGTTCCTGCTCCAAATTCAACTATGATTGAACTGATTAACCAATTTATTAACCAAAAAATTAGCTCATTTGTTAAAGGTAACTCTTATAAAGCTGAACAATTATCTAAACAATTACATAAATTAAATGGTTTAATTGCTATTCAAGTAGATATTGATAAAGCTATTAATATTATTCGTAATTCTAAAACTGATTCTATTGCTAAAAAAGAATTGGAAAAAGAATTTAATATTGATGATATTCAAGCAGATGCTATTCTTGAAATGAAATTAAGACAATTAACTCAATCTGATAAGCTTGAATTAATGAAGAAAGCAAAATCAATTGAAGATGAATTGAATTATATTCGTAAATGTTTAGAGGACCCTAAAACTCAGAAAAAGGTAATTATTCAAGAATTACAAGCAGTTAAGAAAATTATTTCTGATGAAAGAAGAACTGAAATTTTAGGTATTACAAATGAAGAATTAGCTAATAATGCTAAAGAACAAGCAAAACAAGAAAAAGCCTTACAAAAAGATGTAGAATGTTATATTAACTTTAAAGATAATCAAGTTTGGAAAACAACAGAAGAAACTAAAGATTCTTATTTAAAAACAACCTCTTTGGGACAAATATATAGCGTATTGTCAGATGGTAATTTAATTCCTGTTTCTGTTGAATCTATTCCAGTATCATCTAAAGCTAGCGTAGAAAGTCTTGTTAAAGGTGCTAAAAACAGCGTAGCATTGGTTTCTGCTGATAATCCAGTATTTATTGCAACTAAAGAAGGTAATGGTAATATTATTAAACCTCCATTTAAAGAAGGTTCATTTGCTTCATTATTACCTGAAGATGAAATTATTTCTGCATTTGAAATTGAAAATGTTGATGATTTTGATGTTGCAATTGTAAGTGAAGAAGCAAAACTTTTAAGATTCCCTCTTAAATCAGTTCGTCAAACAAAACAAGGTGCTGGTTTAATTAAAATTAGCGGACTTGAAACACCTATTGTTGATGTATGTTTAATTAAAGAATTTGATATTCTTGTTACAGAAACACCTAATGAAATTAAATATACTGATGAAGGTGATTGTCCTTCTAAAAGTAGAGGTGGTAAAGGTTACCTTATTCATAAATCAAAAGAAAAAATTAATAGTTTCTATATTTTAAATAATGTAACTAAAGAATATATTACACCTAGAAGTGGTAGAGGACAAAAAAAATAATTTTTTGAAAATAATTGAAAAAAGTTATTGACTTTTCAAAAAACGTTTGTTATAATACAAAATATAAATTCAATTGAATTTTCGTACCTTATAGTTTAATTGCAAAACACTTAATAAAGAGACGTAGATTCGTTATCTACTAAGGTACATAGTGAACGAACAGCAAAAAAGAATAAAAAATTATTTAATAAAAAATTTATAATGTTAAGTTTAGTTCGATTATAACATATTTGGTCTCTTGAAGACAACCTCGTTTTGTTTGTTTTTACTCGTTCACTGTAAAATCGGAAATAATTAAATTAACCGAAATCAAATCAAGTAAATTAGATTCACCTCCTAATTTACTTTTTTTGTTTAAATTAAAATGAAAAAGGATGCTAATAAAATGAGAGCCGAATTAATATTTGAAGAAGCAAAAAGTATTGGAAAATTAGGGTTTGGAACTTTTACTGTTGGAAGAGATAAATGGTCTATTTCCAGATTAATAGATATATTTATTGGAGTTAATGGTGGTAATCCATTTAAAAGAAAAGATTTACAATTTCATTTTGATAATAGTAGTAGAGAAGATTTAGTAAGAATAGTTGCAAATTGTTTGACAGATGAAAAACTTAAAGAATTGTCTGATAAAACAGGTATTTCTGAAGATGCAATTTTTTCTAAATTATCCAATATTTATTCAGTTTATATTTTGATGTCTTTATCAATACAAAAAGATAAAATTAAAGGAAGTAAACAAAAAGAAATTTATACGCCTATTTTAATTGATGAAGATGAATACGATGAAGATTTGATATTTTAAGAAAAATCAGGTAAAATAAAATTGGAACAAATAAATTCCAATTTTTTATTCTAGTAAGAAGGCGAAAAATGAATTATGCAGAAATTAAAGAACATGATGTAGTAAATGGACCTGGAGTAAGAGCAACCTTATTTGTATCAGGTTGTTGGCTAGATTGTCCTGGGTGTTTTAATAAAAAAGTACAAAACTTTGAATATGGTAAAGAATTTACAGATGAAGTGTTAGAATACTTAATGTCTGTATGTGGAAGAAAACATATAGCAGGATTAAGTATATTAGGTGGAGACCCTTTTGCACCTGAAAATCAAGAAACAGTATTGAGAGTTGTAAAAACATTTAAAGAGAGATATCCAGAAAAAAATATTTATTGTTGGACAGGTTATAAATTAGAATATTTAGCAAAATCTAAAAAAGAATATACAAGAGAGCTTTTATTATCAGTTGATACACTTATAGATGGACCTTTTATTATGGCTTTAAAAGACTTAAAATTAAAATTAAGAGGTTCTAGCAATCAAAGAATTTTATCAAAAGATGATATAAGAAAAATTTTATCGGAAATTGATAAAAAAATATTGACTAAGAAACAAAAAAATGGTAAAATATAACTATAATTAAATAAAAAACAAAAGGAGAATTTAACATGGTATATGTTATCACACAAAAACTTGACAATGGATATAAAATTCACACATTTGGATCTGACTTTAATGTAACAAAAGAAGAAGTAGAAACAGCAGTTAAAAATGGTCAAGCTTACTTTAAAGCAAATAAGCCAGTTGAAAATATGGCACAACTTGACCGAGTTTTAACTAAAGCTTAATTTGAAATAATTCATTACTAATAAGTCTCTTCTTTAGGGACTTTTTTTTATAAAGAAAGAGGGAAAATTTTGAAAAAAATTAATATTTTCTTTGATATGGATGGAGTTTTAGCCGAATATCACCCAGAAACTTATTTGAGAATGTACGAAAAGAATTTCTTTAAAAATAGACCTCTTGTTAAAAGAATAGGTAATTTATATAAAGAATTATTATATCTAACTAAAAGTAATAAAAATATTTCAGTACATATTTTATCTAAAGTTATTGATAGTAAATATATAATACCTGAAAAAGAATATTGGTTAGATAAATATTTTGGGGATGTTTATGAAGAAACGCCTGAAAGAAATAGAATCTTTTTTGTTCCTATTGAAGAATCAAAAATTGAATATATTAAAAACCAAGATTTAGAATTAAAAAACAGTTTAAATATCTTATTAGACGATTATACAGAAAACCTTAATGAATGGATTAAAGAGGGAGATAACTTTAAAGGGATTAAAATTAAAAATAAAATCAACGGAACAAAAGGAAGTTGGTTTAAAAGGAAATTACCTGAAATCTCAATTAAAGATTCATTAGGTGTGGGATTATCTAAGATAGGTAAACTCATAAAGGAGAATTAAATGGTAGTTGGAATACTAGTAGAAAAACCTACTGCTTATCAAAATTTCATTAAAGCCCTTGGTGGAGATAAAGGTATTTTCAATGGAGAAGAATATATAATTGCTCATTCTGTTGGGCATATATACGAATATAAAAATGAAAAATACCAGGTTGATAAATCACTGGAAAGGAAATATAAAAGTTGGGATGTTAAAGACCTACCTTGGAATTATAATGATTTTAGCTGGAAGAAAAAATCTGTATCGGGTCATACTCAAACAATTCAAAATATAAAAGATAGATTAAAGAATTGTTCTGAATTAGTAATTGCAACAGATATAGACCCCTCTGGTGAAGGTGCTGTTATTGCAGGGGAAATTTTATTAGAAAATAAATTAATAAAGAAAAACACAAAAATTTCAAGAATGGAATTTATTGATGAATCATCTAAATCATTACAAATTGCATTTAAAGAAAGAGTTGATGTAACCTCTTTAGTAGATTTCCCTGAATATAAAAAAGGTGTAGTTAGAGCTAAATGGGATTTTATGTCTCAACAATTTTCAAGAGTTTTAACTTATTATGCACCTGTTAGATGCACTCTTAGAACTGGTAGACTTAAAGGTGTTATAATTGAGGAAACTGGTAAAGCTTTAGAAGCATTAGCAAATTATAAAGAAGTATTTTGGTATCAGAACAGATTTAAAGATGAAAATGGAAATGTGTATATTGACCCTAAACAACCTCAATTTCCAAATGAAAATGAAGTCCCTAATATATATAAACCATCTAAAACTCAATTAGATTCTAAACAATTAAAATACTCAGCACCTCCATTATTACCAGATTTATCAACAATTACAGGTCATTTATCAGCAAGAGGTTGGAGCCCCAAATCAATTTTATCTACTTATCAAAAAATGTATTTGGATGATTATTTATCTTATCCTAGAACTGATGATAAAACAATTAAACCAGAGCAATTTAAAGAATTACTACCGCATTTAGATGAATTGGCTGATTTAGTTGGAGTTGATAAAAAAGAAATTAATTATAGAAAAGAACGTAAAACACATATTAATGTTATTGGTAGTCACGGAGCAAATAGACCTGGGACAAAAATACCTAAATCATTAGCTCAACTAGAAAAGAAATATGGTAAATTAGGTGTAGCAATTTATACTTATCTTACTAAATACTATTTAGCTATGTGTATGTCTGATTATAAATATGAATTACATAAAGGTTCATTAGTTGATTATCCAACATTTAAAACGTCTGTACAAGTTCCTCTTGAATTAGGCTGGAAAAAACTATTAAGTAATTTGGATGAAGATTTCAATGAAGAAAGTTCTGTAGGTTTAGGTAAAAATGCTTCACCATTTATTTATAAAGGTCAAGAACCAAAACCTCCTGTTCCAACAATTAAATACATTAATAAATTATTATTGAAATACAATATTGGTACTGGTGCTACTAAATCAAGAATATTTACTGAACTTTCAGATACATCTCATAAATTCCCTCTAATTGAAATAAATAGAGGTAAAATAAACTTGACAACCTATGGTCAAATGAGTTATCAATTATCAAAAGGTACAAGTATGGCAAACCCTGTAATTACCAAACAAATCCAAGATGTATTAAAACAAATTGGGGAAGGTAATGATTCTAATACTTTAAACCTTTTAAATGATATTGAAAATCTAGTTAAACATGATATTGAAATTGTAAAAGAAAATTCTAAAAATGTTACCAAACCTGAATTTAAAAAAGTAGAAAAAGAAACTGTTAAATCTGAAACAGGTGAAGAACTTTCCTTTAAGAAATCTTGGGGTAAATATGATTTTACTGATGAAGAGATTGAAAAATTAAAAAATGGAGAAGAAATCAAAATAGGTCCATTTAAAAATAAGAAAAAGAAAGAATATTACGTTAAAGGTAAATTAGGTTGGGGAACATTTAAAGGTAAAAAATATTACGGTTTCCAAGCTGAATTTGTTTAAATTAAAATATTAGACCAATTTAATTATTAGTAAATTTTATTGGTCTATTTTTTAATTTTTAATTTTGTAGAAATAAGGAGAAGAAATGGCGTTAAGTAAATTAAATAATGTTAGTTATTTTGTTTTAAATAATAAAATCAATAGACCTATTAATGGTAAAATCCCATTAGAAAAAGATAAAGAGGCATTAGAAGCTTTTTTTAAAGAAAATGTTACACCTAATTATTTAAAATTTGATTCATTTGAAGATAGGTTAAATTATTTAATTAAAGGTGATTATATTGATAAAGAGATGTTAGAAAAATATTCACCTAGATTTATTAAAGAATTAAATAATTATATTTACTCTAAAAAATTCAGATTTAATTCATTTATGGCTGCTTATAAATTCTATCAACAATATGCTCTTAAAACTAATGATGGGGAATATTATTTAGAAAATATTGAAGATAGAGTATGGAATAATGCCTTATACTTTGGGCAAGGTAATGAAGAATTAGCAAAACAATTAGCAGAAGAAATGATTACTCAAAGGTATCAACCTGCTACACCAAGTTTTCTGTCTGCAGGGCGCTCAAGAAGAGGTGGTTTAATTTCATGTTTCTTATTAGATATTCAAGACGACATGAATAGTATTGGAAGAAGTTTAAATTCAGCTCTTCAATTATCTAAAGTTGGTGGAGGGGTTGGTTTATCCTTGTCTAATTTACGTGAAGCTGGAGCTCCAATTAAAGGAATTGCAAATGCAGCTTCTGGTGTAGTACCTGTAATGAAAATCTTAGAAGATTCTTTTAGTTATGCTAATCAATTAGGTCAAAGACAAGGTGCTGGAGCTGTTTATTTAAGCATTCATCACCCTGATATTATGGCTTTTCTATCTACTAAAAAAGAAAATGCTGATGAAAAAATCAGAGTTAAAACATTATCATTAGGTTTAGTTGTTACAAATAAATTCTATGAATGTGCTAAAAACAATGAAAATGTTTACCAATTTAGTCCTTATGATGTTGAAAGAGAATATGGTGTACCTTTCTCTTATGTAGATATTACTAAAGAATATGATAACCTTATTGCAAATCCAAATATTAAGAAAACATCTATTAATGCAAGATTATTAGAAGAAGAAATTTCTAAATTACAACAAGAATCTGGTTATCCTTATATTATGAACATTGACATTGTTAATAATGCTAATCCAAGTGGTGGTAGAGTTATTATGAGTAATCTTTGCTCTGAAATTCTACAAAAACAAAATCCTTCTGTTATTAACAATAATCAAACATTTGAAACATTAGGTCAAGATATTTCATGTAATTTAGGTTCATTAAATATGGTTAATTTAATGAAATCCCCAGATATTGGAAAAACAATTTCTACTGCAATTAGAGCTTTAACTTATGTTTCTGATAGTTCAAATATGGACACAGTACCTACAGTTCAAAATGGAAATCAATTAAATCATACAACAGCTTTAGGTTTAATGGGACTACATAGCTATTTTGCAATGAATCAAATTGAATATGGCTCTAAAGAGTCTCTTGAAATTACATCTATTATCTTTATGATGATGAATTACTATTCTTTATTAGAATCTAGTAGAATTGCAAAAGAAAGAGGTATTTCTTTTGATGGCTTTGAAAATTCTAAATATGCAACAGGGGAATATTTCAATAAATACATTACTAAAAGCTATTTACCTGAAAATGAAAAAGTAAAAGTATTATTTAAAGATCTAAAAGTACCTTCAATTGATGATTGGAAAGAATTAAAAGATTTTGTTAAAGAAAATGGGGTATATTCTGCATATAGATTAGCAGTTGCACCTACTGGGTCTATTTCTTATGTAAATGGAGTATCTTCTTCTATTCATCCTATTACACAAAGAATTGAAGAAAGACAAGAAAAGAAAATTGGTAAAATTTATTACCCTGCCGCAGGTCTATCAACTGAAACTATTCCATATTATACATCTGCTTATGACATGGATATGAGAAAAGTTATTGATGTTTACGCTGCTGCTACTGAACACGTAGACCAAGGTCTATCTTTAACTTTATTCTTGAGGTCTGAAATTCCTATGGGTATTTATGAATGGAAAACAAATCCAAAACAAACAACAAGAGATTTATCAGTATTAAGAAATTATGCCTTCAATAAAGGAATTAAAACTATTTATTATGTTAGAACTTATACTGATGATAATACAGAAGTTGGGGCTAATGAATGTACTAGTTGCAGCATTTAATTAAAAAATTTAGAGGTAATTTTGATTACCTCTTTTTTTATTGCCTGAAAATAAAAATTTACTTTTTTACCTTTCGTAGATGCAATTTTGAACCATAATACGTACTATCTATTAACCATGAAAAACACTATTTTTCTATTTTCCGTATAATTTTCATCATAAATACGAAATCTTATATCTACGTTAAATCTACGAACAAAAAATATTTTTTATTTTTTTTGATTTTTCTATTGACAAATGAAAAATAATGGGTTATAATTTATATATAAAATAAAAATGAAAGAAGGCAACAAATGCTTAAATTTGATAAAACGAAATCTAAGAAGATTATTGTTCTTGGTGCAGGTGGAACTGGTGGATGGCTATTGACAATGCTTGATAAATTGTCTCTGCCTGATGATTCAGTTCTAATTGTAGATGGAGATATTGTTGAAGAAAAAAATATTATTCGACAAGCTTTTTATTCTGATGATGTAAATAAATACAAAGCAGAAATTTTTGCTGATAAATTTGGCTTTAATTATACTACTGATTATTTGGATTCAGTAGAAATGCTTCAAGAATTGATTGATAGCTGTGAAGGAGAAATTCCTATTGTTGTAGGATGTCTTGATAATAATGCCTCAAGAAAAATTGTTCATGATTTGTTTGAATCTGAAATTAAAGATCTCATTTGGGTTGACAGTGGAAATGCTGAACGTCATGGACAAGTTTATGTTGCAGTAAAAGAAAATGGAAATGTGATTGCTGAATCTCCTATTAATCTTGATGAAGCTTTCCAAAATTATGAAGGTGATGAACGTAGGCCTGACCAAATTTCATGTGCTGAACATTCTGAATCTGCCCCACAAAATATTGCTGCTAATCTAACTGCTGCTTTGATTACTTTTAATATTTTAAATAATATTCTATCATCTGGTGTTCTAATGAGTAACAAATATGATTTTGATACTAGAACAATTGGATTTAACCAAGAAAATATTTAAAAAAATAAATTTTTCTATTGACAAATAAAAAATGTTTTGATACAATAATAATATAAAAAAAAATAAAACAAAAAGAGGTACATAAAATGTCTTTTGAAAACGTAACAAAAATTTCATATAAAAATGAAACTTTCAATCTTGATGGCGACAGTGCTGAAACTGTTCTTGAAATTCTAGGTGTTGATACATCTACTGTAAACCTTGAAGTAGAAGGCGAAACACTTTACATTGTTGCTAAATCTGGCACTAAAGGTATTGTTGAAACACCTGAATCATCTGTTATTAATGGATTTGCATATACTGACCAAGGTCTTGTAATTCAATTCAAATCAGGTGGAGTTTATCTATACCCAACTGTAACAGAAGCAACTTATAAACTTTTCCAAAAAGCAGAATCTAAAGGTAAATTCTTTACAAATCATATTCGTAATTTGGAATGTCAAAAACAATAAAAAAATAAATTTTATTCTTGACAGATTAAAGATTTTATGGTAAAATAGAAATATAAAAAAATAAATATAAATGAGGTATATAAACATGAGTTTTGAAAATGTAACAAAGATTTCATATAAAAATGAAACTTTCAATCTTGACGGTGACAGTGCTGAAACTGTTCTTGAAATTCTAGGTGTTGATACATCTACTGTAAACCTTGAAGTAGAAGGCGAAACACTTTATATTGTTGCTAAATCTGGTACTAAAGGTACTGAATCACTAATGGATGCTCTTGCTGCATTTGGTATTGTCCCAGAAGTTCATGTTGTTCAAGTTGATGAAGAACCTGAAACAGCTAAAGAACCTGTTCGTAAACGTGTAGAGTTTAAAAACGGACAATTGGTAGAAGTTAAAGTATTTGATGAAGCTTCTCTTGAAGATAAAATTCGTCAATACCGTGCCTCTAAAGTTCAATCTCCAGTTGACACTAAAGAAGATACAAAAGAAAAGATCTTGACTTTGCTTGCTGAACTCACAACATTGATTTCAGAACTTTAATAAAAATTTCAAAAAGAGGGTAAAACCTCTTTTTTTTAGGTAAAATAGAATTATATAAAAATTCAATTAAATACTTTGTAATATAATTGTAATAAAAGGTAATCATAATGAAACAGAAAATTGATTAGTTTTGTTTATTTTCTTTGATATAGAATATTATAATTATTTTATAAATAATTATTTGAATTTACAGGGACAAACTCAAATCCCAATATATTTCTGTTTTTATTGTTTAAATTAGCAAACTCAACTCAACTCTACAATAAAAACACAATAAAAAAGAAGAGAGGTACTAACCATTTTAATGACTAATACGAAAAACAAGATTGCATTGTTGTCTGTTGCTGCTTTATCAACTATTGCAATTGGAATGAATACAAGCACAGTAAAAGCAGACGAAATTTCAAGTCCTAATACTTATCAAAAGAAATTAGATAATTTAAAAGAAAAATCAAAAGAATTAAATCAAAAAATTTCTGATTTGGAAAATTCTAAATCTAATATTGGACAAGAAATTAAAGCTTTACCTTCAGAAGAAGCTAAAGAAAAACTTAAACAAATTGAAAAAGATAAAAAAACAATTACCCCAGTTGAAATTGAAAAATCAAAAGTTTCATTAAAAGAGATTTCTAAAGAAGATGATATTAAAGCAACAAATGAATTAAAAGCATTGTTACTTGAAGACCAAAAATCTGATTTGACAGATATTGAACAAAAAAATAAGAAGTCAGAAGAAATTAAGTCTTTGGATTCTCAAATTGAAGAAGTTAAAAAACAACTAAAAGAAAATGAAGACGAACAGGCAAAAGCTAACAAATCATTAGAAGAAGCAAAAGAAGCAGAAGCTAAGAATCTTAAAGAATCTAACGCAAGAATTACTACTGCATCTAATCATTCTCTTGTTCATGTTGGGTATGACCCTGTTGGAGATGCAAGGTCTCATGTACCAGTTAAAATTGTTGACAATATGTACCCATGGGGACAATGTACTTGGGGAGCAAAAGAAATGGCTCCTTGGGCTGGAACATATTGGGGTAACGGTGGAGACTGGGCTGAAAGTGCAAGAAGAGAAGGCTACAAAGTTGGTAAAACTCCAGTTGTAGGAGCTTTGATTGTTTGGACTGGTATTTATTATGGTTACGGACACGTTGCTGTTGTAACTGCAGTTGAATCTGAAACAAAAATCCAAGTTATGGAGTCTAATTATGGCACAGATGGTAATGGCGGACCTATTGGTAATTATAGAGGATGGTTCAATCCTTATGATTCCGGCGGCGAAATAAGCTATATCTACCCTCCTGCTGATTATCATGCTTAAAAATCAACTATTATTAGTTGATTTTTTTTATTGATTTTTATTTAAATATTTGTTATAATTAAAAGAAAAGGTGAAAATATGGATAAAAAATATATTGTAACATTAGAAGATAATTATGCTGATGAATTTGACATTAAAGATGTTAAAATCTTAAATGAAAAGAATTTTTTGCAATTAAAAAATAATTTAAATTTACTATTTAAGAATGGATATCTTGAAATTTATTTTGGAACTAATGAATATTTAGAATATAATAATATTAATGAATTACTAAGAGCTTTGAAATTTGAAGAGATTGAAAATTATAATGAAATTAAAAAATATGAAAAATATTTCCCTGACATGGATATAATTTCAACTTTAGAAGATTTAATTTCAGATAAACTTTATGAAGAATAGAGGTTACCTATAAGTGAAAAGAAGTAAAAATTTAAGTAAGAAAAGAAAGATTTTAATTTCTATATTATCAATTCTAATTGTTTCTATTATTTCTATTGGTGGTTATTTGTTTTATGTAGTAAATAAATCAACTGAAACTTTATATAACAAAACTTATGAACCTATTGAATCTAAAAAAGCAGAGCCAGAAATTATTGAAGCTACTAAACCTATGAACATTCTATTACTAGGTGTTGATACAGGTAATGAAGAACGTCCTGACAGATGGGAAGGTAATAGTGATTCAATGATTTTAGTAACAATCAATCCTAAAACAAAGAAAACAACTTTAACCTCTCTCGAAAGAGATATTTATATGAACTTTGGAGATTTTAATGCCAAATTAAATTCTGCTTATGCTAGAGGTCAAAATAAAGAGGCTATTTCCACTATTGAAAAATTATTAAATATTAAAATTGACAATTATTTAATGGTTAATATGGAAGGTTTATCTGACCTTGTTGATAAAGTTGGTGGAATTGAAGTTACAAATACTTTTGATTTCCCTATTTCAATTAGTGACCAAGAAACAGATAATCTCAATGAAATTCCACCTGGGACTCATAAAATTAATGGTGCTCAAGCTTTAGTTTACTCTCGTATGAGGTATCAAGACCCAGAAGGTGATTATGGTAGACAAAAAAGGCAAAGAGAAGTTATAACTAAAATTATTCAAAAAGTTTTAAGCTTTGATTCATTATCACATTATCAAGATATTATTAATTCAATATCTAATAATATGAAAACATCTATTCCTTTAAACATTAACAATTCACTAGCTTTACTTGGATATAAGGATTCACTTAATACAATTACACAAGAACAATTAACTGGTGAAGATCTAATGTTAAATGGTATTAGTTATCAAGTTGTAAATGGGCAACACCTGTTAGAAATTCAAAATAAAATTAGAAAAGAATTAGAATTGCCTGAACTTACAGAATTAAAAACTAATGCTATAACAGTTGAAGCATTAAATACTGGTATTAAAAATGAAGAGCCAGACTTGGAAAATCAACCAATTCAAGATAATACACCTAAACCTCAAAAAGAGATTAAACAACATGAAAACAAACAGTTTAATTCCGAGTTGGGCTATTATGAATAAGTTTTATTACGTTTAAATCTTTATTATATAATAGAATATGAATCTAATACTACTTTTTAAGCACTAAAATGGTAAAATAATAACGAAATAATAGAATATTTACTATATTATTCTTGATATTTTAATAAAACAGGTTAAAACCTATATTTAAGGAGGTCATGTTGAATGGCTTATGATATAAACAATCCTATTTTTGCTGAAGCTTGGGAAGGCTTTAAAGGTGAAAAATGGAAAACGTCTGTTAATGTTTCTGATTTTGTTTCTGAAAATGTTAAACCTTATGATGGTGATGAATCTTTCTTAGTTACAATTCCTACTGAAAGAACGTCTCATGTTAAGAAAATTCTTGAAGAAACTAAAGCTCATTATGAAGCAACTAAATTCCCTATGGATATTGATAGAGTAGCATCTATTGCTGATATTCCTGCAGGTTATATTGATAAGGATAAAGACCTTATTTATGGTATTCAAAATGATAAACTATTCAGATTAAACTTTATGCCTAAGGGTGGTATTCGTATGGCTGAAACTACTCTTAAAGAAAATGGATATGAACCAGACCCTCATTTACATGAAATTTTCACTAAATATGTAACAACTGTAAATGATGGGATTTTCAGGGCATATACTCAATCAATTAGAAAAGCAAGACACTCTCATGTTATCACAGGTCTACCAGATGCGTTAAAATAAGAAGGCGCTTTCACTAAAGAAATTTAGTGTCAAAAGGAGATAAATTGCTGGGACATCCTAAAGTTATTCTAACTACAACATAATTAGAAATAATAAGTGTGAACGTTATCGAAAGATAGAAAAAATAGAATAAATGCCCTATGCTGAAATAAAAAGGCTTAACTAATGTTATGCCGCTAAGGGGTTCAAACAATGGACAATCAGCAGCCAAACCAAATTATTTTTGGGAGGTTCAACGACTGTAATTCTCCAACCTTTAAAATGGTTATTGGACAGTCTATTCCGATTTCGTAAAGAAATGTTAAAGTATAATGAAAAATTACGGTACAAAAGATTCACGTGGACGGATAATTGGTGTTTATGCAAGATTGGCTTTATATGGAGCTGACTACTTAATTGCAGAAAAAACTGCAGATTGGAATAGTATTACTGAAATTGATGAACAATCAATCAGGTTAAAAGAAGAATTGGCTTTACAAATTCAAGCACTTAAAGATGTTGTAAGACTTGGTGATAATTATGGTCTAAATGTAAGAGTACCTGCAAAGAATACTAAAGAAGCAATTCAATGGGTAAATATTGCATTTATGGCAGTTTGTAGAGTTATTAATGGTGCTGCAACCTCACTTGGAAGAGTACCTGTTGTATTGGATATTTATGCTGAAAGAGATTTAGCTAGAGGTACATTTACTGAACAAGAAATTCAAGAATTTGTTGATGATTTTGTTTTGAAATTAAGATCTGTAAAATTTGCTCGTACTAAAGCTTATGACCAACTTTATTCAGGTGACCCTACATTCATTACAACTTCTATGGGTGGTTTATCTGATGATGGCTCACATAGAGTTACAAAAATGGATTATAGATTCCTTAATACTTTAGATACTATTGGTAATGCACCAGAACCTAACTTAACTGTATTATGGTCTCCTAAATTACCTTACTCATTTAGACATTATTGTATGCACATGAGTCATAAACATTCTTCTATCCAATATGAAGGTGTAGAAACAATGGCTCAACAAGGTTATGGTGAAATGAGTTGTATTTCATGTTGTGTATCTCCACTTGACCCAGAAAGTAAAGAAGGTCGTCATAATTTACAATACTTTGGTGCTCGTGTTAATGTACTTAAAAGTCTATTAACTGCTTTAAATGGTGGTTATGATGATGTTCATAAAGATTACAAAGTATTTGACATTGAACCTAATAAAGAAGAAGTATTAACTTTTGATAATGTTAAAGCAACTTTTGAAAAAGCATTAGATTTCTTAACTGATAACTATGTAGATGCTTTAAATATTATCCATTATATGACTGATAAATATAATTATGAAGCAGTACAAATGGCATTCTTACCTACTAAAGTAAGAGCTAATATGGGATTTGGTATTTGTGGATTCGCTAATACTGTTGATACATTATCAGCTATTAAATATGGAACTGTTAAACCTATTAGGGATGAAAATGGTTATATTTATGATTATGAAACAACAGGTGATTTTCCAAGATACGGAGAAAATGATGATAGGGTTGATGAATTAGCTCAATATGTATTAGAAGCTTTCCACACAAGATTAGCTAAACATAAACTATATAAAAATGCAGAAGCAACTGTTTCTCTTTTGACTATCACATCTAATGTTGCCTATTCTAAACAAACTGGTAATTCACCTGTTCATAGAGGTGTATTCTTAAATGAAGATGGAACAGTAAACACATCTAAATTAGAGTTCTTCCCTCCAGGCGCTAACCCAACATCTAAATCAAAAGGTGGTTGGTTAGAAAACCTTGCTTCATTAAGTAAGTTAGATTTCAATCATGGTAGTGACGGTATTTCATTAACTACACAAGTTTCACCTAGAGCATTAGGAAAAACAAGAGAAGAACAAGTTGATAATTTAGTAGACATTCTTGATGGATATTTCACTATGGGCGGTCAACATTGTAATTTAAATGTTATGGCACTTGAGGATGTTTATGATAAAATTATGTCTGGAGAAGACGTAATTGTTAGAATATCTGGATATTGTGTAAATGTTAAATACTTGACATTAGAACAAAAAACAGAATTAACTCAACGTGTATTCCATGAGATTTTATCTGTTAAAGAATAAATAAAAGGGGGTTATTATTACCCCTTTTTATTTTTTTTATAAAAACAATTGATTTTTTATTTTATTTATTATATAATTGAATAAATAACTATATAGAGGTGCTTATGAAATTACTTAATTTTAAACCAAAAACAAGAGAAGAAAAGAAAATATCTCAAGAGGCAGTATTAGATAAAGCTAAAAGAATTTTAAAAAGACATAGTAATCATAAAAAACTATTAGAACGCCAAGATAAAATCATAAGAAGTATTAATGATAGATTACATCATATTATATCTCACCTTCAAGATGATGCTTATCAAGATATTATTCTTTTAGAAGGTACAAAAAGAGATAAATATTACAATGCAATTAAATATACAACAAATTATTTAAGTGCTTATACTTTAAAAATAGACAGAGATAGAAGGTTCGGAGAAGGGTCTCAAAGAAATTTAGAGTGGATTAAAATGATTCGTAAAAGTGATGAGATATTAGGTAATTTATTTGTCGAATTAGAAAAAATACCTCATTTGAAATGTTGATATTCCCTTTAAAAAAAGGAGATTATTAAATGAATCCTATTTTGAGACCTGTTATATTATTTAGTGTTGGGTTAATAGTATTTTCCATTATTTTAATATTTTGGTTTAGTGCCAATAAGAAATTAGGTAAAATGAGTATAACTGAAATAAAAAATAGTAAAAGTACAGATAAACATATTGTAAGTGTGAAGAGGTCTTTAAATTTATTTTATTTTGCTGTAGTAGTATTTTTAATTGCAGTTAGTATAGATATTGGCATAGTTGTTTATAATTGGTATATTAATTTAAATCAACCAAAACCTAATGATTCATTGGATATATTCTCTAAAGGTTTTGGTTAAAAGGAGTAGATTAAATTGCTTTTTCCTAGACCTTTAAAGGAATATTTACATATAGAAATAAGTCCAAACGATAGAATAAGAGCAGTAAGTGCAAAAAAGACATTATTGTTTGTTTGTAAAATTGTACTTCTGTTATCTGTATTAATGTTTATTTATTCTTTATTAAACAATATTATATTTTTAGGTTTATTTATTCTTTCCTTATCTTTATATTTATTGTTATATACTTATTTAAATTTTGATAAACTAACAGAAAAAATAGCATATAGTGAAGATATAGTTGATGATTTAATTAATTGGGAAGATGAAGTGACAATTCAACCTAAATTTAAAAATAATAATTTTGTATTGGATGTTGAATCAGAGAAATCAATTTGGGAGAAAAGGACATTTATACCTTATGAAGCAAAATATATTTATAAGGAAATAAAACCTCAAATTAAAAAAGAGCCAATTCATTTTGATTTTAAAATTACAGACATAACCAACATAAATTTTTACAAAAAAATTTTTTCAAAAAAAGATAAACCAATAATAGAAAATGATTTAATTTTAGATTCAATAGAATTATATATTAAAGATATAAAATATACAAAAATACCTTATTATCATAAACTAACGTATAAAACAACATCAAAGAATTATGAAGAAATATTATACTTTATTAAATTATCTAAAATACCTATAAAGGAAGAAAGGAAGAAGTTCTTAAATTATGAAAAGAGCAAAAAAAACATCTCATCTTAAATCTTATATTATACTTTTAATTTTTATTTTATTACCTCTAATTACAAGTATTATTTTTAATGTACCTAAAAAAATTCTAGATACAGATAAAAATTCAATTGAAATCACTGTTTCATCTGTCAATAAGGAAACAAAAGAAATAACAGATACTGACAATAATACTTATCAGGTTGAAGGTGTAAATTATAACAATGTAAAAGAAGGTTATAGGTTATCATTAGAGAAAAGAACAGAAAAAGAAAAATATATGTTTAGCTCTAAAGTAATTAAAGAATTTTATCAGACATTATCTGTAAAAGAGCCTGAAAAAACAGACATTACTGCTGTTTCAATTACAGTAAAAGAATATAAAATTGATGATAATAAAAATACTGTAATTAAAGATGATAATGATAAAGAATATATTTTGAAAAATGATTCAGACCCATTAAGACCTACTAAGGGTGCTAAAATCACTTTATACAAAAAACAAAATGATAATATTTACCATATTTCAAATAATTTTAAATAATTATTTGAAGAAAGGAGAAATATGCAAGTTATTGATTTTTATAGAGCAACATATAGTCAAAATGAAATTGATTTGATAGACAATAAAATTTCTGATTATAGAGAACTTGCAAAAAAAATACCTGAAAATGATTTACAAGTAATTTGTTTGGATATTTTAAATTATTTAAACAGTAATGAAAAACTAAAACCTCATTTTTTTCATCCTAAAAGAATGACAAATTATATTAATAAATCTTTGAATAATCCAAATTTTCATAATCTTAATGATTCAATTAATCATGATGTAAATATTGTACCTGAACTTACAGGGTTACAAAGATATAAAATTTTATCTTTTGCTTCAAGAACTGTTGCTGAAGAATCCAATGAAAAATATAAAGATTATAAATCATTTATTTTTATAACTAAAGCTGCACATTTATCTGAAGAAATTTATAAAATATTATTAGTTTCAGTCAAAAAAGACAAAATAGATGAGTGGAAATCTACTGTTGAAACTATTTGTGGAAATAAACCTAAACTTATTCTTTTAAAAGGTAATAATTTAGATTTATCTATAACAGCAAGAATTTTAAGCTCTGAATTTTATGATAAACCATTTAGATATAATCAAGATTATTGGGAATTAGATTCTTTAGATAGAATAAGATATGATGGTTTTGCTAATATAATAGCAGAAGATGAACATGCTTCTCTTTATCATTTAGAAGAGAGAATGACTGTTAATAGGGAAATTAGAATTTTAGAAAAACTTAAATACTGTTTTGAAGTAGACAAATTCAAATTAATTAAATTTTATATTGAAAAATAATTAAATTTAAGGTAAAATAAAACCAAATAATATTTTTATTGATATTATATTAAAAATTTTTAATAATAAAGGAGATTTTTTTATAATGAAAAAATACTTTTTAATTGCAACAACTGTATTAGCAGTAGGTGCTGCTACAGTTACTCCAAGTGATGTTAACCCTCTTGGAAATCTATTTGTATCAACTGTTAAAGCTGATGAACAAACTTTGACTGCTAATGCTAATTACTATATTGTTTTACCTAAAGGTCATGATGAATTTAAGGATTACAAAGGTACTCCAGAAAAACTAATCCTAGACAAAACTGATAAAACACCTGCACTTTATTATGTCCAAGACTCTCATTTGAATTATATTAAAGGTTTAAATGATGAAGGTAAGAATTTCCAAGAATGGAAAGGTTCAGTTGATGAATTTAAAGCAGCTATTGCTAAATTAGCTGACAAAAAAGTTGGAGATGCAGAAAAAACACCTGCAAAAGAAGAGCCAAAACCTGCAGAACAAAAACCAGCTGAGAAAAAAGAAGAAAAACCTGCAGAGCAAAAACCTGCTGAAAAGAAAGCAGAAGAAAAACCTGCTAAAGTAGAGGAAAAGAAAGAAGAAAAAAGAACTATTCCTGAAACTGATTTAGGTGTATCTGCTGGATTATTTGCTCTATTAGGAGCTTTAGGTGCTACTGCAATTGGTAAGAAAATTAAAGATTAATAATTGCTAACTTTATTAATTACATTATAAATAAGAAATAGGGTGTGCTAAATTGTTCAGTACACCTTATTCTCTGTAAAAAAATTTTTTAAAAAGGTAAATTGAATGAAAAAAGTAACAATTTTAAGTTTAACATTATTGTCTGTTATTTCCTTAGCAGCTTGCTCTACAAACAAAGTTAAAAACAAAACTAAAGAGCCAAAAGTTGAAAATAAAGCTAAAGCATCTGACAATTCATCTGAAACAAAAGAAAATAAATCCAATGAAACCAAAGGAAATGAATCATTATCATTTAAAGGAAATTATCAAGAAGTTTTAGGTGAAGCTGATTTTTCAAATAGAAAAGTAGAAGATGGTTATCATTATGGAGATTTGGATAATTTAGAAAGACCTACATGGGCAACTGCTAGAATCACAAAAGCAGACTATGATAGAGAAAAAGATGAAAAAAGAGAAGATATTAAAGTTAATCCAACAGGATGGCCTAAGAAAAACCCTAAAGTAACAATTACACATCCAGATGGTAGTACATATACTGGTCATTTTTGGAATAGAAGTCACATGATTGCTGATTCTTTAGGTGGGGAACCAATTAAAGAAAACTTAGTAACAGGTTCAAGACCTCAAAATGTTGGAGGTAGAAAAAATGATGGTGGCATGGCTTACTTAGAAACAAAAGTAAGAGATTACTTTAAAAATGGAAATGAAGGACCTGTTGATTATTCAGTAGAAAATCATTATAATGGAGATGATTTGCTACCTGATTATACAATTGTTAATGCAAAATCTTCAGATGGAAAAATTAATGAAAAAGTAGTTGTTTATAATGTAGCAAACGGATGGGAAATTAATTATAAAACTGCTGAAGTAAAAGAAATTAAATAGAAAGATTTAAAAGAATGAAAAAGAATAATTTATTATATGTATTATTTGGATTAGCTATTTTTGGATATGGTATTTTTACTTATCAATCTATTTCTAATCAAATTATTAATTACAATGCTTACAATTCAAAAGAAACAAAAATCACAATTAATAAGCCAAATAATATTAATGAGGATGGTTCTTTTGTTTTATCAAATTTAACTATCACAAAAGATTTTGAGAAAAGAGATGGTGTAAGGACTTATAATTGGTATGCAGACCCTTATTGTCCTGATTGTATTAGAATACATGAAGCAACTCATGAATACATTGAACAATCTCTTAAAGATGGTTCTATTCAAATTATGTTCCACCCTTTGAATTTTACATCTCATAAATCAGGTGAATATTCACTTACTGTTAGTGCATGGGTTTCTGGACTTGCTGATGTATCTCAAGATTCAGAGAAAGTTTATAAATTCATGACTAAAATTTGGAATAATGCAACAAAAGAAGACCTAAAGAATTTAACTGATGTTTCCTTAGAAGAAAAAATTGTAAATATTGCAAATGAAATTGGATTTTCTAAAAAAGAAGTAAAACAAGTTTCAGATAATTTAAAAGGTTATGAATTTGCTATTAATCAAGCAAGTGTGAATATTAGAAGAATGGATAAATTTAAAGAATTATCACCTAAGAAAGATAAATCATTCTTTGTTCCATTCATTTATGGGGAAAATGGAAAAGCTTTAGATGGAGAATCTGAAAAAATTGATTCAGATATTTTAGGTCCATTAAAAGGTTTAGTCCCATGTTCAGAAAGCTGTCATTAATTTTATTAAAAATTTAAAAAGAGATTCTATTGAATCTCTTTTTTTATTTGATATTTAATATAATAAAAAATCAAATGAGGTGGAAATATGATTCATGTAGATGGGAATGGAAATCAAAGGCCTTGCAGGGCTGAAAAAGGGAAATGTCCATATTCATCATATAGACATTTTACAACAAAAGAAGAGGCAGATGATTATTTTGAATCAGAAATAAATGCTGAAAATTTATATAATGCCATTTCGGATGCTGATAAAGAAGTTTTACTTGATGAATTTAAAATTTATAAGGGTAGAGGACCTTCTTATACTGAATACAAAACCATGATTAGGGAAATAACTAAAAATAGAGAGTTCTTTTCTGACACAAGTCCAATTAAAGCATACTTTAGGGGAGGTACAGAATCTCCAAGAAAGCAAGAAGAACTATATCATGTTTTATCTACTGTTATGCCTGAATCTTATGAGAATGGAAAACCTAAAAATAAAAATTCTGTGCCTGTTCATTTAGTTTTAGAGGATTCAGACCATTATTATGTATGGACAAATTCTTCAAACCAAAGAGATGTTATTGTTTATGATAAAGCTGGAAATAAATTTAATGGGGAAGATTATTTACCTTTACATAACTACAATAAAAAATCAAATATAGTAGAACATATAGAAGTAAAAGATTTAGAAAAAGGAGCTCAAGTACCAGCAAGTAGATTAAAAATGACTGTTAATGAAAATGGGGAACCTAGATTAGATTTAGCTTCTGATGAATTAAAGCCAGAAATAAAAGAAGCATTAAAAAATTGGGACCCTAGAAAAAATAGTTATAACAATAAAGTTTTATTAACAGGAGATAAAGCAATTGATTATATGGTTGATGAATATAAAAATAAATCCACAAGAAAAATAGTTCTTTATAAAAAAGATGGTACACCTATTGATATAGTTTTACCAAGAGGTGAACTATCAGAAAAACAAAGGGAAAATATAAGGGAACAATTTAAAGAAAATGATATAAGAGTTGAAATAAATTTAAGAAATAATAAATTTGAGAAATCTGACAGAAAACCTAAAGAAGAAGATATTGAATTATTTAAAAAGAATTATGGCTCAATGTTTAAAGATGGTATAGTAAAAGAGACATTTAAATTATCAGATTTAAATTACCCAGAAGAACATCATGGGCCTGCAGATGCAAAACCTAATCAAGCTTATGTTAGAACAAAAAGAAAATTCTCTAATACGTCTTATATGAGGTCAGGAATGGAGGGTTATAAAGATTCAACTCCATTTATTAGAATAGGTGATTTTTATTTAAAATTTAAAAATGAAAATTATATTGACCCTAGAAAAGAATACAGTATCAGAGATTTTAAAATTGCAACACCACAAATTATGGGGCAAATTAAAAACGATTAATATATAAAATTCTACTCTTAGGGGTAGAATTTTTAATTATGAGGTAAAATAAAAATAAAAACTAATTTGAGGTTAATTTATGGATTATGCTATTTATACTGTTGTTTTTAAAAATGGGAAATACAAAGACAAAGAAACTAAAGTTTTAGCAAATGAAGATATTTTGAACTATAAACTTGAAAACAAACAAATTAAAGCATATAAAAAGGCTAAACAGACCAACAAAACTATTAGGTCCATAACTCATTTTTTCTTTTATTCTGAAAAAAGCAAAGCAATTGAATCTTCGTATTTGAACAATAAACCACAAAACACACTTATACAAGATATTTTAAATGAATATTCAGATAGAATTGAAACAACTGTAAAATATTTCAAAAATAAGAAAAGAAATGAATCTGATAAAATTAAAATTGAAAATTTATCGGATGTTTTAAATCAATTTAATTCTATTGAATCAAATACAGAAAAAGAAGAGAATGAAGAAAAAGAATATAAAACAAAACATTCTCATGAAGGTAGAAGATTAAAAGAATGTCTTCTAAAATACATTAAAGACTTAGGATTAAAGGAATTTAATTTTAATAACTTGACAGACGAACAAATTTATTCTATTTCAACTTATGGGGACACTTTATTCTCTATAGATTTAAAAAACAATGGAATTATAGATAGTCATAAAAATTTTCTTATTACAAATGAAACAATGAAATATTCCTTGTATTTTTTGGGTTTTAAAGAGGTATATTCTTATCCAACCCACTTTGCTGGGACCTTATTTGAAACTTTATATGCTTTATCTATAATACAAGGTAATTTTGAATTAAGATCTATGCTGTTCGGATATTTAACCAAAGAAGAATTGAAAATGGATTTAATTAATGAAATATTAAAAATTGGAGAAGAAATGAATAAATGAAAGTATTAATTTTAATAGTTGCTTTAATAGCTTTAAATTCCTCAGCAGCAAATATATATTCTATGTATTATTATGTTTTTCCAAACATAAAAAAATTACCAAAATTTAAAGTATTTATTGTTTTTACCATTACAACTTTAATTTATGCTCTTTCTTGTTATGTCCTTCTTAATGTAAGTGATATTCTCCTTATAGTAATAAATTTGGTTTTTATAGATTTACAACAAAGGAGAGAATTAAGTTAAATGGAATTATCAAAGAAATGGCAAAAAGTTATTAATGTTTCTTCTACTTTAGGAGCTGTTTTAACTGTAATTTTTTCTATTTGGGCTTGGCAAGCAGGCATATTACAATCAAAAGAAACCTTGTCCGAATTTATATTACGAGCAGGTATTTATGGACCTCCCTTATTTATAATTTTACAAATATTACAAACTGTTGTACCTATTATACCAGGAGCTTTAACATCAGTTGCAGGTGTATTTATTTACGGTCATATTATAGGAACTATTTATAATTACATTGGTATTGTTATAGGTTGTGCTATATTATTTCAAATGTCTAGAATGTATGGTCCTTCATTTGTCCAAACTGTTGTAAGTAAAAAAACTTATGAAAAACATATAAACTGGTTAAATAAAGGAGATAAATTTGATAAGTTTTTTATAATTATGATGATTTCTCCTGTAAGCCCTGCTGATTTCCTTTGCGCTTTAGCTGGTTTAACTAAAATGCCTTTTAAAAAATATATGACTATAATTATTTTAACTAAACCCATAACATTAGTTGCCTATACTTATGGTTTAACTTATATTATAGATTTTTTTTGGAAAATGCTTTAAAACAAACTAATAAAATAGTTTGTTTTTTGTCTGTAGATTCAACGTAGGTGTTAGACCTCGTATTTATGATGAATTATTCAGAAATTACAAAATTAGTATTTTTTATACTCAATAGATAGTACGTATTATGGTCAAAAATTACATCTACGAAATAAAAATTCTTTACAAAAAATTTTTTTTATGTTATAATAAATGAAAAACAAAAAGAGAGGTGAAATTCAATGATTAAAATGATTTGGGCCGAAGATAAAAATCATCTTATTGGTAATGGAAATAAATTACCTTGGCACAATAAAGAAGATCTAAAACATTTTAAAGATACAACTTTAAATAATTTTATTCTTATGGGTCCTGTAACTTTTGAAGGTTTTGAAGGTAAAGTTCTACCTAAACGAATCACTGTTATTTGGTCTGAAGATAAATATAAATCAGAATATTTATCTGAAGATATTAAAGTTTTAAATAAAAAAGAAATTTTAGAATTGGCAAAAACTCAAACAGTATTTATTGTTGGAGGAAAAACAACATACAATGAGTTTATGAAATATGCTAATGAATTAATTGTAAGTAAAATTAAAGATGAATATAAAGGAGATGTATATGCTCCTGAAATTCCTAAAAAGGGTTGGGTAAAAACTAAAATTGAACCTTTGTCTGATAAAGTAGATGTTCATTATTATAGAAAAATAGACCTTCATATTCTTTAATGAGGTGACTAAATGAAGTTAGAAGAAACTATTTTTGAAATTTGGAAATCTGATTCCGAAAGAAAAGGTTTAAACCCTCAATTTAAACCTTTATATGTTAAATTTGTTGGAACAGAAGACCCTAATAATTATAATAATATTTTAGCAACTTTGTCTGACTTCCATGAAAAATATAAATCTATATCTGTTTTATTTGAAAATGAAATTCCTTTTAATCCTAATTTAGATTTTTTAAGGAATATTAAACAAGATCTTTCATCTATGAATTTATATAATCTCTCACAAGAAGAGATTACAATGTTTACTATACCTCAATTAAATACTATATTTTTAAAGGCTTTAGAAGATGTTGTAAATTCAGCAAGAATGAAAGAACAATTTCCCAATAAAAGTATTGAAATTAATTTTATTTCAAGATTATTATTAACAGTTTATAACTATATTTTTAATCTTGACTACACTTTAGGTATTACTCCAAAATGTATTCTATATGGGAAATTAGAAAAACATGATTCATACTTTTTGGATTTGCTTCATAAAATGGATTTTGATGTTATTTATATTAATCCTTATGAAGATACTCAATTCTTACCTAATGCAGAATTAATTAAAAATACAATCATTCCAGACAATAAAACTTTTATACAAAGAGTTAAATCTGGAACAGTTATAAATGTTATAAAATCTAATACTTTGAAATATGAACAAGAATTAGAAACTCAATTCTTTACCAATGGAGTTTATAAACCTTGGCAATTTAAAGATGGATATACTAAAGCTTTATTCTTTAACTCTTCTTTAATAGACATTCTCCACAATTGGAAAGAACCTGCTAAAGTTAGAGATGGTTTTGAAGTAAACAATAAAACAGTTACAGTACCTCATTTCTTTTTTGAAATTGAAGGTGAGCATAAAAATGAAAATGAATATATTGATTTTGTTTTAAATCTTCAAAATGAATCGGTAGAAAATTTTTATGTAATCAATTTTAATTCTCATAATGATTTTATTAAAAATATAAATAATGAAGAAGAAAAATTTGAAATCTCATTTGGAATTAGAAATGACGGAACTATAGACAATAAAACATTTAAGGCATTAAAATTTTATTCATGGGATGCTTATAATGATAGTACAGAAGATTTCATTCTAAACAAAATAAATGAATTAATTCAATCTAAAACAATTAATAATAATTTCAACAAAAAAGAAATTATTGATTTATCTTATCATATTTTAAAAATGAATGATAAATTTGTTGAGATGATAGATAGTTTTGATTTTGTTAATAATATACCTAAACTTATTGTATTTTTAGAAGATAAAAAATCATTAGATGAACAATCTTGTACTATTATAGACTTTTTAAATATTGTAGGATTTGATATTATTATATTAAGTCCTGCTGGGATGTCAAACATCAGTTCTTATATAAATAAATCTAAATATAATACTATTCGTTTAGACAAAATAGTATATAATCAAAAAATAATAAATAAAAGGAAAAGTTTCTTTAGTAAACTTTTTGGGTAATTAATTAATGGTAGAAACAAATGAAATAATGGCAGTTGATACAACCAAACAAGAAATAATTACAGATAATAGTAATTATAAATTGAGGTTAAGAGAATTGCCTGAAGTTAAAAATCTTACAAATGAAATTAGTGTTGATAATCCAAATTCAATTCTAACTTTTGGTAAGAAACCTAGTGAAGGTATTTCTAAAATGTCTGACCAACTTTTGTCAACAATTAAAACTGTTAATCAAGAAGAAGCATCTGCTATGCTTGTTCAATTAACTAAAATTATGGACAAATTTGACATTAAGGAATTTGAAGACAACCCTGAAAGTAAAGGTTTCTTAGCTAAATTATTCAATTCAGCTAAAAATGAAATTGATAAACTTTTTGCTAAATATGATGATATGGGCAAAGAAGTTGATAAAATTTACCTTCTATTAAAACAATATGAAAGTGATACAGTTAAAGCTAATGACACTTTAGGTCAAATGGCTAAAGCTAATATGGAATATTTCCAAACATTAGAAAAATATATTGTTGCAGGTGAAATTGCCCAAGAAGAAATTGAAGCTTACAAAAATCAAGTTGAACTCAATAATGATATTCCAGAGCAAGAAAGACTTATGCAAGTACAAAAACTTAGCATGATGAAAGATATGCTCAACCAAAGAGTTTATGACCTTCAAGTTGCTGAAAATGTTGCTATGCAAACTGTACCTATGATTCAAATGCAACAAATGGCTAACTTTAACCTAAGAAGAAAAATTGATTCTAGCTTTATCATTACACTACCAACATTCAAAAATTGTTTAACTCAAGCAATTATGTTGAAGAGACAACAAGTAATGGCTAAATCACTTGAAACATTAGATCAAAAAACTAATGAGTTACTTGTTCGTAATGCTGAAAATACAGTTAATCAAAGTGTTGCTATTGCTAAAATGGCAGGTGGTAGTTCTGTAAATATTGAAACTTTGAAATCTACTTATGAGACTATTCGTAATGGTATTGATGAAACTAAACGAATTACAGATGAACTTAGACTTAAACGTGCTGAAGATTCTAATACACTAGAAAATATTAAATCAGAATTACAAACTAAAGGTATGCTTACTACAACATACATTCCAGAGAAATAAGATTAAGGAGAATACATTATGCCTTTTGCTTCAAGTTTTTTAAATGAAACATCTAATTTTAATAACAATCGCTCTATTGACTTAACTAAAAATGCAAGTCTTGACCTAACTAAAGTAGAACCTGATTTAAATTGGGTTGCACTTGGAGGTTCATGGGACCCTGCTGTTATCGGTGAAACTGCTGACCTTGATTTGTCTGCATTCCTACTGGGAGATAATGGTAAAGTTCTTAGAATCCCTGAAGATATTATTTATTTCAAAAATATGCAAGCTAGGGGAATTTCTTTAGATGGAGATAACCGTACTGGTGAGGGGGATGGAGATGATGAAACAATTCAAATCAACCTTAAAGAAATTGAACCTCGTGTAAAATCTATTATCTTTATCATTACTATTTTTAATGCTAAAGAAAAAAATCAAACTTTTGGTATGATTAAAAATGCTCAAGTTAGATTGATTAATAAAGAAGATAATGATAGAGAATTACTTAAATATGATTTATCAGAAAACTATTCAACTGAAACTGGTGTTGTTGCTTGTTCTCTAACTAGAAATAGTATTAATGGTTGGACATTTAAAGCACTAGGTGAAGGTTTCGTTGGAGACCTTAACACATTGCTTGGAAAATATGCTTAATGAAAGGATAATTAAATGGGTTTCTTAGATAAACTTTTTGGTACAAAAGAAAATCTTGAAGATGAAATTAAAGATTATGAACAACATGAACAACAACATGAACCTGAAAATGTTCATGTAGGTTATCCAGAACCAGAAGAAAAAGAAGTATTTTTAGATCTTAGTAAAAATACATCTCTTGATTTAACAAAAAATAATTTCTTGAATTTGTCTAAAACTGACATTAACTTAAACAATTTAAGACTTGCTGCAGGATGGGATGTAAATACTCATTGGGGAGAATCTGATTATGATTTAGACCTATGTGCTTATTTGTTCTCTAATGGAGTTTTAAATGACACAGTATTTTTCAATCACATGAATGCTTCAGGTGTATCTCTTGATGGTGATAATCTTACTGGTGAGGGAGATGGAGATGATGAAAACATTTACATTAACTTAAATTCAGTAAGACCAAGTATTGATAAAATTGTTTTAGGTGTTGTTATTTATGAAGCATTTAACAGAAATCAACATTTTGGTAAAGTTAAAAATGCTTATGTTAGATTAGTTGATGAATCTGTTGATAAAGAAATTTTAAGATACAATTTGTCAGGCGAAGGTGACAAGAAAGTTGCAGTTGAAATGGCTGAAATTTATAGGTCAAATGGAAACTGGAACTTTAAAGCCTTAGGTAAATTCCATGGCGTTGGATCTGTTAGAACTTTAGGAAAAGAAATTGAAAAAAATTTAAGATAAGAAAGAGGTAAAAAATATGCCAATTGATTTTAGTTCACTCGGTGCAAATGCAAATGTTGTACCTACAGAAGCAGTTGTTTCTTCTACTCATGTTACTGTTCCATTACAAAAAAATACTGTATTGGACCTAAACAAAGTTGCTCCATCCCTTGAAAATCTTGACCTTGGAGCTGGTTGGGATATTGCTTCTATGGGTAGTGATTATGATTTAGATATCTCAGCATTTCTATTAGGTGCAAACAATAAAATTTCAAGTGCTTCTGATGTTATTTACTTTAATAATATGTCAGCACCTGGTATTCATCTAAATGGAGACAACCGTACTGGTGCAGGTGCAGGTGATGATGAAGTTATTTCTGTTAACCTTAAACAAGTTGCACCTAATGTTGAGAAAATTCTTCTTGCTGTAACTATTTATGACGCTGTTAACAGAAGACAAACATTTGGTCAAGTTAATAATTCATATATTAGATTGATTGATAAAAATGAAAATAAAGAAATTGCAAGATTTGATTTGAAAGATAATTATTCAACTGAAACTGCTGTTATTTTTGGTGAACTTGTTAGAAATGGTTCTAATTGGGCTTTCCATTCAATTGGTGATGGACATCAAGTTGACCTTAATGGATTACTTGCTTATTTCTCATAATAAATAAATTAAAAAGAATAGTTTTATTACTATTCTTTTTTGTCTGTAGATTCAACGTAGACGTAAAATTTCGTATTTATGATGGAATTATACATAAATTAGAAAAATGGTGTTTTTAGCAGTTAATAGATAGTACGTATTATGTTCCAGATTTACACCTATAAATCAAAATTACATCTATAAATAAAAAATAAAAAATTTTTAAAAAAACTATTGACAATCCAAAAAAAAATATATAATGAATTTAAATTATGAAGCTAATAACAAGGTTTTATAAAAATATTAAAAATTTAAAATAAAGAAAGAAGGTAAATTAAATGCCTAATCAAAATGTTTTAAAAGTTCACACCAATTTTATCGAAACAGAACTTCCAATTCATAGATATATGAATAAACCAAAATTAAAAATTCGTAATAAGGAACCTGAAAGTGAATTACTTATAAAAGGATTATTAAATGATAATTCAATTTATTCCCTTTCTGAAATTAAGGATTATAAGAAGCTACTTCAAAAGTCCAATTTATCTATTAATAGTCTTAAAGAATCAATTGATAATATGATAAAAGCTGAAGATGTTGAAAATGAAATTACAAGTATTTACCCTCAATTATCTAGTTATATTACAGCTATTCAAATTAAATATACAACAGATAAAAATGGTAATCGTAAACCTAATCATAAGATTTATATTGAATTTAATGGAAAATCAGATGATTTCAGTTATAGTCATTTAAAAAATAAAAAGTCTATAGAAAAATATAAAAATGCTACGATTAAAGAATTTTTAAAACTTGAAGATAAATCTTTTGACCGTAAATTAGAAGAATTAGAGAAAGAAATTCCAGGATTAAAAGGGCATATTAAATTAGATGGTATAAAAAATAAAAAAGGATATTATCAAGATTATTATGTTTATATTTATGAAGATATTTCTAATTTAAATAAAACTCCAATAAAAAGGAATATGTCAACATTATTAAAGAATAAAGAAAAATATAAAAATTTGTCTTTTAAAGAAATTTATTCTTCATTAAAAATTGATAACAATAAAGATTATCGCAAAAAAACTGACATTCAATATTTAGATGAATATATATTAAGTTTAGTACCAGATTCTGAAAGAGAAAGAATTGAAAGCATTAAAATTAATAAAGATGAAAATAACAATAAAGAATTTGAAATTAAATTAAAAGATAAAAAAGAAATTTTAAAAGCTAAATTATTCACATTACGAGAACGAAAATCTGAAGGTAAAACTTATAATTCTATTGAAGATTTAATTAAACTTAAAACATCAGACAAAAAACTTACAGAAGAACAAATCAAAGAAAAACTAGGAAACAAATCTAAATATTTTCATAATTTTGAAAGAGTGTATAAAGAAAATGAAAATAAAAGTAATTATTATGAATATTTTATCTTTTTAAATGTTAAAGGTGTTATTTCAAGATGTAGATGGGAGACAGTTAAAAAACATTTAGATTTAACAGATAAAGACTTTGAAGAAAAATTCAAAAATGAATTTACACAAAGACCTAAAACTGATGAGGATATTGAATTAGATTTAAAAAATAAAATCTCAGAAACAATAGAAGAATATAATAAATCTAAAGAATGGGATAATAAATTAGATATTACTTCTATTAAATTAATTAAAAGAGGCGAAAAAAATATAAAAAATTTATTTGTAATTAAAACTAATTCTGGAGAAGAAAAAGAATTTGAAAAATCACAGGTTAATTACAAACAAAAAACAATTAAATTTAAAAAAGGTTCAGAGGACTTACGAGAAAATAAAAATTATGAATCAAACGGAGAAACAAGATTTAGAAATATCTTGTCTCAAAATGAATCAATTAAAGAATATTACGATATCCATAAAGAATATGAAGTGCTGATAAATAATGAAAAACATCGTTTTGATTGGGTATTAATTAATAAAGAAACAAATAATATTGATTTTATTTTTGAAATTGACGGTGTTCAACATTTTAACCCAAAAAGCACATTTGAAAATAAACCTATTGAGAAAAGAGTGAGAAAAGATAAAATCAAAAATGAATTTGCAATTACACATGGAATTAAATTATTCAGAATAAGGTATGAAGAATTTAATAAAAAACTTTCAGAATTGCTTTTTGATGTTTTAGCAACTAAATTATTATTTGAAGTTTGTTCTTCTATGAAAATAAGTAATAATGCAGAAATTAATAGATATATTGAAAGATCTAAAACAGAAGCTGAAACTAAATTTAAATATAAACTAGAAGATATCTATATGGAATTTGATAAAAATGGATTATTGGAAAATTTATCTTCAAATCTTCAAAATGAAAAGGAATTTATTAAGGTATTAAAAAATGAAATTGATGAAATGTTAATTTATCATAATAATTCAGACAATATTCCTAAAGATGAATTTGTTGTAATTTATGAAATTTTAAATTATCTTCATTATAACCAGAATATTAAATTAAACTATTATGAATCTTAAAAGAAATAAATCAACAGTATTCAATCTGTTGATTTTTCTTTGCCAAAAAATTAAAAATATGTTATAATAAAAAGAAAGGTATTAAAAATGATTTCAGTAAAAATTAATATAAAACTATTAAAAAAAATAAAAGATAAATTTAAATTAAAATTAAAAAATAAACCAGATATGGAAGCATTTACTTATATGAGGGACAACTACAAATGAAATTAAATGGAAAATCAGTAGCTGAATCTATTAAAAATGATTTAAAAAATAAAATCAATAAATTAAAAATAAAACCTTATTTAGCTGTTATTTTAGTTGGAGAAAATAAAGCAAGTCAAACTTATGTTAAATCAAAAGAAAAATTAGCTAAAGAAATTGGAATTATAACTAATACAATAGAATTACCTGAAAATACAACAAAAGAAGAATTATTAAATATAATAGAAAATTTAAACAGTGATAATAATGTAAATGGAATATTAGTTCAATTGCCATTACCTAAACATTTAAATGAAAAGGAAATTTTAAAAGAGATTTCACCTGAAAAGGATGTTGATGGTTTTCATCCTATAAATGCAGGTAACTTATTTCAAGGTCAATCAGAAATTAAACCTTGTACCCCTGCAGGTATTATTAAATTATTAGATTATTATAATATTCAAGTTGAAGGTAAAAATGTTTTAGTTATTGGAAGAAGTAATATTGTAGGTAAACCAATTGCATCTATGTTATTAGATAAAAATGCAACTGTAACTATTGCTCATTCAAGGACAGAAAACTTAGAAGAATTAACAAGGAAATCAGATATTATAATTATTGCAATTGGTAAACCTCATTTTATTAATGAATTTCACGTTTCAGATAATACAGTTATTATAGACGTTGGAATTAATAGAATAGAAAATGGTAAATTATTAGGAGATTCAAACTCCGAACAAATATCTAAATATAGGAAAAATATATCTTATACACCTGTACCTGGGGGTGTAGGACCTCTAACTGTTGCTATGCTAATGGAACAAACTTATTTAGCTTATTTAAATCAAAATAAAGGATAATATATGGAAATTAAAATTCAAAAAACAATACCATTAATTAATTTTTCAAATAATAAATCAGAAATTAAAACATTAAAAATTATTGAAATTAAAAATGGTAATAAATCCAAAATTATTGAATTATTTGATAATTCTAATATTAAAAAATCAGATTTAGAGACTTTAACAAGGGAAGAAAAGTTTGCATTAGGCAATTACTTATCCAAAGCTATAAAACCTGAAAATGTTGTTATTGATGAATCTCCTGTTTTACCTTTTAAACCTTACTCTATCAAGAAAAGGACTGATGAAAACAAATGGAATTTAGATAAAATTAAAAGCCAATCTGTAATTGATAAAGTTCATAGAGAAAAAGGTTTTAACTATACAATTAAAGATGTTTATGATGAAATGAATAAAGAAAAAGGTCTTGTTTTACCTGATGAAAATGAGGCTATTAAAGAAGCTTTAAGAATTAGAGAAGTAAACAAATTTTCTATTCCTTTTGATAATACATTTTTAAATGAGATTAAAAATAAAAAACAAGAAGAACAAATATACTTAATTGGAAAATTTGCTTTTATTGAATTTTTAAAGAAAAATAGTTTAAATTATAGTATTAATGAAGATTCAATTTTTGTTTTAACTGATTCAGGTTTAAAAATTAAAATTTCAACAAAAATTTGGAATACAGAGAAAGAAACAAAATATAGTAAATTACCTTATTTGAATCTATTCTCTCATGACAAAACAAAAGATTATGATTATAAAATTCAATTGTTAGCTATTTCAAAAAATAGATCTATTGCAAAAATTGAAAAAATTGTCCTTCTTGGATGTTTAGAAAAAGAAAATGTAATTAAACTTTATGATAAATTCAAGCCTACAATTAATTGTAAATATCCTTGTTTAAAAACTCGTCACCTTAAACCTGTAAGTGAAATATTTAATAAAATTAAAAATGATAAAAATGAAATAACAAGTATTTCTATTGGAAAAGATTATATTGAAAAAGCTAAAGAATTTTCAAAATTATTAGTTGAAAAAGGTATTATCAGTAAAAAAGATTACAATAACAATAATCTAAGTCTTGAAGAAAATAAATACAACAATTCGGTCCAAGGGAAATTCGCTGAAATGGCTTTTTATGATTTTCTAAAAAGTAAAAATATAGCAACTGAAAAAGATTGGAATGAAATGTTGACAGTATTAGACATCAATTATGATTTTGGAGACTTTAGGTTACCAGACAATAAAATAATTGATGTTAAAAGCTATACTTATTTTTCTGAAAATGACCCTGTTTTTCCATTTGCAATATCTCATTTAACAAAAGATATAGATTATTTTGTGTTTTCAGTTATTAATGGTATTCAGGAAACAAAATATGATAAAAAAGATTTCAATAAAAATGAGTACAAAGTTGATTTCTATGGATTTATTGATAGATATAAAATTAAAACTTTAATAAAAGAAGGTAAAATTAAAACAATTCATAACAGTAAAAACAATGAATTTTGTTTAATTCCTTGGAAATATATGAAGCCAATAACTGAAATTTATAAGTAATATTATTAAGAAAGAATGTAAAAATGAATACAACAATAGATAATAATACCTTTTTTGAAGTAGATTATTCTTATCAAACTGAATTATATAAATTATATAATTGTTGCTCATCAAATAAATTTAAATTCTTAAAGGAAGAAGTAGCAAAAAATATTTTTTCTATTTTAAGTGATAGGGTATTCGGTGAATTTTTATCTGATATAAATCCAGATAAAGGACTATTTTGCTGGCCTCACATAATTGAAAATGAACGAACTGGATTGAAAATAAAAAGTGGATTTAAATTATGGAGTACAATCAACAAAGACAAATTACCATTTTTTAGTATTTGGGAAAATGATAATTTTGATGATTATGATTATAAAATTCAATTTTTAGCATTATCTAGAGATGGCACATATAAGAATATAGAAAAAATATTTGCCTTAGGGTTTATAAGTAAAGAAAATCTTATTGAAATATATAAAAATTTTAAACCTTCTTTAAAATGTAAATACCCATGTTTTACCATTAATGAATTATCACCAATTTCAGAATTTATTAATTTGAAAGAAGAAAATAAAGAAAAAGAAACACCTAAAATAGCTCGTGGAGAAATTGAAAATATAACAAAGAATATTCAAAATGAAATAGAGGTAATTGAAAATTCTATGGAATTGAATCCTCCTGAAATCCTATCAAAAACAATTCAACAAAATTATATTGAAGAAGCAAAAATATTCTCAAGGAAATTTTCAGAAAAAATATATGACAGTGAAAACAAGGAAAAGGAAAAACTTTATTTGAATACCCTACAAGGTAAAATTGCCGAGATGGCTGTTTATGATTTTTTGAAAGATGAAAATTTAGTTGATGAAAAGGATTGGGGTAGAATGTTAAAAATTTTAAGTGGTAATTATGATTTTGGAGATTTTATATTACCTAATAATAAAATAATTGATGTTAAATCAACCACAAACTTTAATAAAGATAATCCTTATTTTAATCTCCCAACACATAATTTAGACAAAAATATAAATTATTTTGTTTTCTCTGTAGTTAAAAATGGCATTAGCATAAAAACTTTTAACTCACCCTTTAACAAACCCGTATGCAAAGTAGATCTATATGGGTTTATTGATAAATATAAGCTCAAAAGTTTAATTAATGAAAATAAAATAACAGAAGTAAGTATTGGACCAGAAATCAGTTTTTATTCTATTCATTGGAAATACCTTAAGCCAATCACTGAAATTTACAAACCATAATTTTAAGTCTTTTTTAAGTAAAATATAATATAATAAAATAAAAACATTAAGGAGAATACATAATGAAGAAAATTTTAACAGCATTATTATTAACACCTATATTTTTTATTTCACATATTGCTCATGCAGATGTAAAATCAGATATTACAGAAATTGAAACAGAAATTCAAAATCTAAAACAAGAAGAAGAAAAAATTGAAATCAAAGATCTAAATTACTTGGAATTGTCTAAAAAAACAATTGAAAATAAAGTAAATAGTCTTCATAAAAAACTTACTGATAAATCTAAAGATTCAGAAGCTAAAACTAAAGAAATAGATAATCTTTCTGATAAATTAGAAAAAAGAAAACAAGAGTTAAATTCATCATTTGGATTTTCTAAATTCTTAGGTGATAAACCTATTCTTGACAAATTAATTGATTTTATTACTTTTAATGATTCTGTATCTGATGAAATGGAACAAGAACTAAATCAAACTAAAGAACATAATGATAAAATTAATGAAGATGTAAAATTCTTATCATTAGACAAGAAAGAAACATCTAAAGAATTAGATAAAAAATCTAAAGAAATAGAAAAATCAAAAGAAGAAAATAAAACTAATTCTGATAAAAAAGAAGAACTAAAAAATAAAATAAAAGAATTAGAAACAAAATTAGAAAAATTAAAACAAGAATCTAAAAATGTAGAAAAACAAAGTTATCAACCTCAAGCAGGTGGAAGTGTTATTTTAAGTAATGGAAATACTGCAGGTTCTATTGGTACAAATGCTGCTAAAGAAATGGAAAGAAGAACGGGCGTATCTTCTCAAACATGGGAATATATTATAGCAAAAGAATCAAATGGTAATCCTAATGCTTATAATCCTTCTGGTGCATCTGGTTTATTCCAAACAATGCCAGGTTGGGGTTCTACAAATACAGTTGAAGACCAAATTAATGCTGCTGAAAGAGCCTATAAAAATCAAGGTTTAAGTGCTTGGGGTGTATAATGAGTTATAGTAAAAATGCAAAAATGATTTATAATATGCACTGTGCAACAAGATTAAGCTCAGAACAATTTAAAGATTATTTAAAAAGGTTAAAGAAAAGTATTGATTCAGCTAAAGCTAATCAAGACTGGGAATTAGAACATGACCTCGTAAATTTATATAATGCTTTAGCTACTGTTGCTGAAGGTTTATTAAATACCTCAGGAAGGCTTAGAAAATGAAAGTAAAAATTTTATTAGAAATAACTGAATGGAAAAAAGATGTTATTATAAAACAAAATGGTAAAATTATTTGGAAATCAAAAAGAGATTTACTTGTACCTGATAATTTAAAAAATACTCAGGTAATTAGTTATGAAAAAACAGAAAAACTTTTAAATATTGAAATTAGATAAGAAAGCTATTAACTTTAGCTTTCTTTTTTTGATATTTTTTAGAAAAAGGTAAAATACTTTTTTAATATAGTGAGGTAATATAAATGTTAAAAAATAATAAAAAAGACATTTATTCCATCCGAAAAGTTCATGGTATTGTAGGTAGTTTACTAATTGGTATGTCAATATTAGGAGCAGCTCAATTAGCACAACAAAACAATACGAATTTAGAAGTTGGAGAAACACAAAGCCAAATGTCTTTACCTAGAAAGGACACTTGGGATGGTAAATGGGTAGCACCTTATATGGGTAATACTATTAATAGAACAAATTATAATGCTGGTGATGTTCATTCTATTGTTAGATTAAAAAGTGATAAAGGTATTGGTACAGGTACATTTATAAGGAAAAATACTATTTTAACTGCTGCCCATGTTGTTGCAGATGGAAGTAATTTAACTTATACAACAAAATATAAGGGAAAATATATTACTAGGCCAATAAAGAAAAGTCAAATTCATTTATTTAAGTCTAAGGATGGGAAAGTATATAACCCTGGAGAAGAATTTAATTCAGACCAACAATATGTGGATTTAGCACTTATTACCCTTGATGATAATATTCATGAAATTAACCCTAGAGTTACAAAATTAATGGATATTGTTGATACTCCATGGGTTTCAAATTCAGGTGACCCTATAAGATACAGAGGTATGCCAGCATCTCAAGGTGGTTTGTTTAATGATAAAGATATTTATGAGGCAAATGGAAGAATAACTCATTTTGGTAGAAATTATTCTTATATAAGAGAGAAATTTATTGATTATTCTAAAACCGCTGGTGACACTGGAATGACTGGGGCTGCAGTCCAAAATTCTGATGGATATGTGTACGGTGTTTATATTGGAAATGAAGCAGGTGAACAAGAGAATTATTCTTCTGCTAATTCCATGAGTTTAGAATTTAGCCAAGAGCATTTAGATTGGATTTATTCACTTATACCTAAAAATTCTAATCAAAATAGAAATAAATCGGAAAGAAATTCTTCTTCTGTCGCAGAAAATCAAGGTAATCATGAATTAGCTCCTGGTATAACATCTAAACCTGTAAATGCTAAACATACTGACCCTAGAGACTGGATGGGAGGTGGAGGTTTTGGTAGTGCCTCATCTGCACCTTCAAGAAGTTCTCAACCTGTAAATGCTGGAGGTGTAACTGTTTCAGGTGGTGGAAATTCAACATCTCATACAACATCAATAGGTAATCGTAGTAATTACAATGAAATTGCTAAGCCTGATTTAAGAAATCACAATACAGATAATAATACTGTTAATGATATAAGACCGTGGAAAATTGAAAACACTATACATAATAAATCAGCTAAAATTATATTTAAATTATTAACAGAAAAATACGGTTTAAGTGGAGAATCAGCTTCAGGTTGGATGGCTAATATGGAACACGAAAGTTTATTCCACCCCTATCAAACAGGTATAGGAATTGATTCAAACCATTATGGATTATTTATGTTAAATGAAAATAAATATAAATCATCTAAATATTACAAAGAAAATGCCACATTAGAAGAAGAAATTGCAAATCAAATCCAATTTTTTATTGATAATCATATTTTATCTGAATCAAGTCAAAGTTTCTTAAAAGAAAATAATATTAAAGATATTAATCTTGTTGACAATTCGTCTGGAACTTCTACTAATATTTTACATAAATTATTAATCAAAAATAATTCTGATGTGGATGAAGGTATTATTAAAGTCTCAGAAGAAATTAATGAATTTTTCAATAAAGATAAAATTAAAGCTGACCATAATAAGCTTTTAAAAAATAAATTAATCAAAGATATTAAAAATTCTACTGAAAGTAAACCTTCTACAACTAATACGGAAACTAAACCTGCAGATAAACCTTCTACAACAAATACAGAAAGCAAACCTGCAGATAAACCTTCTACAACAAATACAGAAAGCAAACCTGCAGATAAACCTTCTACCACTAATACAGAAGCTAAACCTGCAGATAAACCTTCTACTACTAATACAGAAACTAAACCTGTAAATAAACCTTCTACAACAAATACAGAAAACAAACCTGTAGATAAACCTTCTACTACAAATACAGAAACTAAACCTGCGAATAAACCTTCTATTACAAATACAGAAACTAAACCTGCGAATAAACCTTCTACTACTAATACAAAAACTAAACCTGCAGATAAACTTTCTACTAATAAACAAACTGTTGAAAATAAAGTTATTGTTAAAGATAAAAATAATTTAACTAAAGAAGAAGTTAATAAAATAAATGATAAGCTTAAAGGAACTAAACCTGAATCTTTCGTTATAAATACAACAAAAGATATTAAGGATTTAAAACTTTCAGATAAAGATGTTATATCTTCTTTAATAGATAACAACTTAGAAGGTAAAAAAGTTTCTGAAATTGAAGTTAAGAATGAATTACCTAAAAATGAAAAAGGTATAATCATAGCAAAAGTTGAAGAAAATAAAGAAACAAAAACAAATAAATTAGTATTAGAAACTATACCTTCTAAAGATTTAATAGTTGAAGAAAAAGAAAATAATAAACTATTAGAAAAAGAGAAAGAAATAGATAACATTGTAGAAGATGTAAATAATGACGCGGTTAAGAATTTAGTTGCAGAAAAAGATGAATTAAAAGTAACTAGATTTGTAACTAAAGATGGTAAAGAAATCAAAGATGCAGAAGTTGGAGAAAATAAAGACAAAGACATCAAAGATAAAGATGGAAATGTTTATGAATTGGAAGCAACTGAAACAAAAGATGGAATTACTACAAATGTTTATAAATTAAAATCTGAAGATAAAAACACATCTAAAGAAGAAAAACCTGAAAACAAATTAGAAGACAAATCACAATCAGTTAAACCTGACAAGAAAGCTGATGAGGATAAAATTTCAGATATTATTGATGATGTCAATAAAGTAGATGAAAAAGAAAATGAAAAAGAAAACAAACCTTCAGAAGATGGAACAAAAGCTTTAATTAATGAAAAAGAAGAATTAAAAGTAACTAAATTTGTAACTAAGGATGGTAAGGAAATCAAAGAAGCAGAAATTGGAGAAAACAAAGACAAAGAAGTTAAAGATAAAGACGGAAATGTTTATGAGCTAGAAACAACTGAAACTAAAGATGGAATTACTACAAATGTTTATAAATTAAAATCAGAAGACAAAAAAGTTTCTCCAACGGAAATAGAAGATAAAACTATTTCACCTGTTGAAGTTAATGAAAACACTAAACCTGAAAATAAATCAGATTTAGAAGAAATCAAAAAAGAAACTAAAAAAGATAAAAAATCTTCTAATGATTCTAATTTAAATAACGAAAGAACAAATACAAGTTCTAAAGTAAATGATAATTCAAATAAAAATACATCTAACAACTCTTCTTCATCAAATAGTGAAACAACAAGACAAGCACCTAATACAAGTGTAGGAAACAATAATTCAGCTTTATTATTTGGTACATCATTAATGAGTGCTGGTTTAGCTGGTATTGCATTGAAAAGAAGAAAAAACAATTAAAATAAAGGGCTATTAAATAAGCCCTTTTTTTATTAAGGAGGGTACAAAAATGAAATTATATGGCACATTAATTAAAATAAACAATAGTAATATTTACCCTTACGAAATTAAAATAGATGGTTCAAATAAAAACCATCTTGTAAAAAGTATAGATATTAATACCACAAATAATAAACCTTTAAGAGGTATTAAAACGAATGATAAAATTTCCATAGAAGTTAAAATTTTAGACAGAAAAGACAATGATTTATTTGTTAAATGTTTAAGTGGTGTAGGATTTTGGGTTTAAAATAAAAAACAAAGAGATAGTTTAATTACTATCTCTTTTTAAATTTTTCCTTTTTCTAATTTCCTATAAATTAATTTCTCTACATTTTTAACATATTTATTTCCAAAAGACGGATAAAGAAAATAAAGTTTATCCTTTTCATTGATTAATTCTATAACTTTCTTTTCATCATCTAAATTTGGTAATATACTTTTATTTTCATCCAATTCAGGCAATAAACTTTTAATTCTATTTTTCTTTTTAGGTATCATATTAAAAATCCTTTTTTATTCTTTTATTTATTTTATTTTACCTTATTTTTATTAATTTAAAAAAAATATATCACTGAGACTCAATAGATTCCTCTAGATTCATTTATTTTTCTTTCTTAATAATATCTATCATTTTGTCTGTAGATTCAACGTAGACGTAAAATCTTGTATTTATGATGAATTATACAGAAAATAGAAAAATGGTGTTTTTGATAGTTAATAGATAGTACGTATCATGGTTGAAATTTGCATCTACAGATAATAAAAAGAAATAAAAATTAAATAAAACAATTTGATATTTTTAAGGTAAAATAGAATAAAAACCTTAAAAGAAAGGGACTAAATTTGTGAGTATCAAAAATAAATTAACAAATATTCATAATAATAGAATTAAAAACAATTATAGAAATATTGTTTTAGAAATAAGATCCAAACAGTTAGAATTAAAAGATAAGTCTGATGAAGATCTTAAAATTCTATTTAAAAATGCAATAGAAAATGGAAAAATTGAAAATGATGGATTCTATGATAAAGAAACTGTCATTACAACATTTGCTATTGGAACAATTGTAATTGAACGTAAATTAGGGCTAGCTTTATATGATGTTCAATTGATGGGTTCATTAGCTTTGTATTATGGTAATATTGCAGAAATGAAAACTGGTGAAGGTAAAACTGTAACATCTGTATTACCAATATTAGTACAAGCAACAAGAGGTCAAGTTCATGTTTGTACTGTCAATGAATACTTGTGTGAAAGAGACCAAAAATTAAATGAACCTGTTTATAGTTTCTTTGATTATAAATCTACATTTAATAAACAAACTGACAAAAGAGAAGTAAAACAAAAAAATTATCATGCAGATATTATTTATGCAACTGCTTCTACTTTCGGATTTGACTACCTTAATGATAATATGGTAATGAGAGCAGAAGATAGAATTAATCAAAAACCAAGACATTTTGCTCTTATTGATGAAGCTGATTTAATTCTTATTGATGAAGCAAGAACACCTTTAATTATTGGCTCACCTTTTGAAAATTCAACTCATGAAATTTTATTAGTAGATAATTGGATTAAAAATTTAAAAGAAAATGATGATTTTACTAAAGATATGAAAAATAAATCTGTATCTTTAACTGAAAAAGGTGAAGAGAAATTAGCTAAATTATCTAATAAAGATTTATATTCAGAAGAAAATGTATTCCTATTACATTTAGTTTATCAATCATTAATTGCTAATTTTGTTTATATTAAAGATGTTGATTACACAATTATAAAAGCAAATCATCAAAAGAAAGTTGTAATTATTGATTCTTATACAGGTAGAATACAAGCAGACAGGAGATTTACTCAGGGATTGCACCAAGCATTAGAAGCTAAACACTCTAAAGAAGGCGTTAAAATTGCAGAAGAGACAAAAACAATTGCAACTATAACATTACAAAGATTCTTTAGATTATATAGTAAATTAGCTGGAATGACTGGTACAGGTCATGAAGAAAGAGACGAATTAATGTCTGTATATGGTTTAAATGTTATTGAAATTGAAACAAATAAACCTATGCGTAGAGAAGAAAAACCTGTTGTGATTTATTTAAATAAGAAAGCAAAATGGGAAAACGTTGCAAATAAAATTGAAGAGTATAATAAACTTGGATATCCTATTCTTGTTGGAACTGTTTCAGTTGAAGATTCAGAAGAATTTGCTAATTATTTAAAAGAAAAGAAATTGAATTTTAAATTGTTAAATGCAAAACAAGATAAAAATGAAGCAGAAATTATTGAAAAAGCTGGTAAGAAAGGCTCTATAACAATTGCAACAAATATGGCAGGTAGGGGAACTGACATCAAAACAGAAGACCCTGAAATTCCATTAGTTGTATTTATTACAGAAATCAATGAATCATCTAGAATTGATAACCAATTAAAAGGTAGAACATCAAGGCAAGGTGCAAGAGGAATTATTGAAACTCATTTGTCTGGGGATGATTCTATCTTCCTGAAAACCAAAACATCTGGAACTTTTAAATTAATTGCTCAATCCCCATTAACAAATCCAAAACAAATACAAAGATTATGTTATAGTATTCAAGAAGAATTAGAAGGTTTAATGAGTTCATCTAGGCAATCAGCTTTAAAATATGATGATGTTATAAATGAACAAAGGTCAAGATTCTATCATTCTAGAGATAAAGTTTTAGATGCTACCTCAAGCAAAGAATTTGAAACCTTTGCTGAATCAATGGGTATTTCAAAAAATAAAATTATTAAATCTGTAGAAAATCATTCAGAAGAAGCAAAAATAAACATTCTTCGTCAAGCTTTCTTGTTATCAATGGATGTAAATTGGGTTAAACATATTGATTCACTTGATACATTGAAATCTGCTATTGGATGGAGAGCTCAATCCGGTCATAATCCAACAATTATTTACCAAAATGAAGCATCTGAATTATATAATGATTTATTGAGAGATATTAAAAATTCTTTAAATGAATTATTAGACAGATTAATAAAAGGTAATGAATTTGAATTTAAAAATGCTTATAAGGGAGGTAAATAATGAAATGGTTTAAAACTAAAGAAGTAAGAAATAGAATTTTTTACACTTTAATTATTTTAGCAATATTTGAACTTGGAACATATATTACATTACCTTACATTTCAACTGTAAGTGGAGGAAGTTTAAATAGTTTAGGAAACTTATTGAATATTACAACAGGTGGAAGTCTCGGAAGATTTGGTTTTCTTGCTTTAGGTATTTCTCCTTATGTTACCGCTTCAATTGTTGTTCAACTTTTAACTAAAGGTATTCCTCAATTAAAAAGGATATCTGAAAAAGGAGATACAGGTAAACGTAAAATAGCGCAATATACTAGACTTGTTTCTATTGTGTTTGCATTTTTAACTGCATTTTCATTTATTTTTAATCCCCATTTAGCAGTTACAATGGGAGTTATTGTTGAAGCAACTATTAAACAAAGATTCTTATTATGTTTAATTATGACAGCAGGTTCAATTTTCACAATTTGGTTAAGTGAAAAAATTGATAAATATGGTATTGGACAAGGTTCTAGTTTATTAATTGGTTTTGGTATTTTAGCTAACATTCCTCAACAAGCATATTCTGTTATTAATGATTATAAGAATTATGCTAATACTAATAACCTCCCATATTATTTTCAAAATGTTGCTATTTTGTTAGGTGTATTAACTTTAATTGTTGTTATTTCTATTTTTGCAAATAATAAAGAATACAAATTACCAATTCAATCTAAAACTAACAAATACCCTATGAAAGCACATTATTTCCCTATTAAACTATTAGCTTCATCTGTTATGCCAATTATTTTTGCTACTGCAATTATGACTGTATTTAACATCTATGCTACTTATCAAAATTACTGGTGGGAATGGACTGATTATTCAACAGTTCAAGGTTTAATTGTGTTCTCTATTACAATTTTCTTCTTCTCATTTATTTATAATTATATTCAATTTGATGGAGAAGAAATTTCTAAAAACTTCAATGAATCAGGTGTTTATTTTATTGGAGTACCTAATACTCAAACTGCAAAACATTTAAACAAAAAATTATTCTTGATTACATTAAAAGGCGCACCATTACTTACTTTCTTAGGTACAGTAGCTATTGGTATTGAATTACTTTTACCTTTTAAAATTGCTTTATCTGGTATCAGTATTTTAATTATTGTAGGTGTCATTCAAGAAATTAAACATCAAGTAAATGGATTAATTGGCAAACATCAATATAAGGAGATATTCTAATGGAAAGATTTTTATTATGGTCTTTAGCTGTTTTATCATTCTTATTAATTAGTATTATTTTAATTCAACCTCCTCAAATTGATAGTTTAGGAGATGCTTTTAATGGTAATAGATATATTTCTAAAAGTGAAAGAAATACTACAAGATTAACTTATATATTTACTATACTTATATCTTTTATTTTAATATTATTTCAATATTTAAAGTTTTGATATTAATATAAAAGGTACTCAAAGGAGAAGTAGAATATGAATGAAGAGTACATTTGGACTGATAAAAAGAGATTTGGTTGGTGGCCTATAAGTTTCACTAAATACAAATTAACTAGAGATAAATTATTTATTGAAAAAGGTCTAATGGTTACAAATTATGAAGAAATTATTTTGTATAGAATAGTTGACTGTAAATGTACTGTATCATTACTACAAAGAATTTTTGGTACAGGTTCAGTTACTTTAATTGGATTAGATAGAACAACTCCAGTTATCACGTTACAAAACATTAAAGAGCCATTGAAAGTTAAAGATGCAATTAGTGCTCTTGCAATTCAAAATAGAAGAAATTCAGGATTAATTGAAATGGCATAAAAAAGAGATTAATTTCTCTTTTTTTTATTTTTCCTATTGACAAATAAAAAACACTTTGATATAATAGATTTATACAAAAATAAGAGGTGAAATCAATGTCTAAAGAAGTTTTTATTAAGAAATATTTGGAAACTAACAACAAAGAAACATATTCTCTACCAATTTATTTGAATAGATTTGACGGAAATTCCAATTTGGGTAAAATTACAAATATTACTGAAGATAATGAAGATTTAGAAGAGTTTAAAAATCTAATCATTAACAATAAAATTAATATCTTTTCATTTAAAAATCTTAATGGAGAAGAATTTAATTTTCCTGTTAAAATTGAAAAATTAACATCTGAAGAAATGGAAAATGATTTTAATATTTCTGATGAAAATAGGGAAGATTATAAAATGGAAATCTTTTTTATTAATGAAGGTCTCCTACAAAACCTTTTCCAAAATGAAGAAGAAACATCTGAAGTGGCTCAATATAAAAAACATTTGGAACGTTTTATTACACCTGGTATGTATCAAGAAAATAAATCTTTATCTAATGTTGTTAAATTAGAAACTGGACAATACGTTACAGTATTAGCAGATGGTACAATTATTTCTAATTAATGGAGATTAAAAAATGAAAGAAATTATTAATCTTTTAAAAGATATGGAATTAGAAAAAATATCTCCAAAGGAAGTTTTACTAAAAATTGAAGATATTTTAAACTTTGAATTTGACGAATATAATCATACATATAAATTACCAGATGGAACAATTATTCAAATTAGAATTGAAAATGATTTCCTTTTTGTTGAATATGGTGAAGATATTTATTGTAAAAATTTCAAATTAGAGAAACCTTTATATAAGTTATATTGGGAGTCTAGTTCAGAATTAAAAGAACATGGAAATTTCAATAGTATAGAAGATGCCTATAATGCCATTAATAAATGGTGGGAAAAGAATAACTTTAAACCTAATTATGTTCGTTTATTTACTGGAAAATTTAAAGGCTCTAAAATTAACGATACAATTATTATTGATTATGGACCATATTATTCTTTTTATAAAATAAAGAAAATGGATGGAACTGAAATTGAAAATGATTTAAAAGATTATATCTCTAAAAATAATAAATAAAAAACAAGGTAAATTGATATTATATTTGAGTTTGCTAAACCTCTCAAAAGGAGTTTAAATGCGAAAACAAATTTTATCACTTTGCCTTTTATCATCAATGGTATTATCTACATCTTCAGTTAATGCAAATGAAGAAGTAAAAATTAAAAATAACAATGATGAAAAGGTTGACCTTTGTGCTTTAGATAATCATCAACAATCAGTTGTAAATTATGATACAGAGAATTTTGAAGAGTTAAATTTATCTAAAATACAATCAAAAGAAGAAATTGAAGCACGTAAAAAAGAAGAAGAACGTTTAAGAAAACTTGAAGAAGAAAGACAAAGACAAGAAGAAGAACGTCAACGTAAAATTGCTGAAGAAGAAAAAGCTGAAGCAGAAAAAAGAGTTCTTTATGAAAATTCAGAAAAAATTGTTCTTCCTGAAACAAATGCCACATTTGATTCTAATGGTTTATTAAACATGAGATATTCTGGCCGTGCTCAAATGGTAGTTAATAAATTAATAGCTATCCCAAACCACATGAATGGAGAATATTATCATATTCAACATGGTATAGACAAAGATATTGCTGAATTGTCAACAGAAGAAGCATTTTGGGTTTTACATCAAATTGAAGGTGCAGGTTTTGGACAAACAGGTGATGGATATGCTGGATATGATAGTAGTGAAGGACACCATGCGTTAATAACTAATCAATTAAACAAAAGATTTAGCGGGTCAATTCATAAATTATTAACAAAATGGGGAACTTATCCTTACGGTGGTTATTAAAAATAAAATACTTTGAAAGGTAGGTACTAATTATGCCTCACACTAAAGCTGAAAAAAGACATTACACTTTTACTAAAGCAAAAAGAACTGCTGAACTTGGCAAATCATTAGGTGTTTATGATGAAGACAGTAAAGAAACTAAACAAATTCATCGTTTACATAAAAAAGGATTTGGTTGCAGTTGTAATTTATGCAAGCCTGGAAAAGTTTTTAAACAAAAATCACTTACTGATTTAAAAGAAGATGATATTATCAAATCCCAATTAGAGGATATTGGATAATGGAACAATGTTTTTATCTAAATGAATTAACAGAAAAATTAAATACAACTCTTGACCCGAGTTCTGTTAAAAATGCTTATAAGGGTATATTCATTAAAAAATTTAAAAATGCTAAAGAATATCTTGAATATGGATATAAATCTATTTTTGATTTAGAATATGGTTTATATTATCCACCTTTAGTAGGACTTAAATATAGAGAAGATATTCTCAAAGAACTAGAAAATCTTGACAATCAATTTAAATATGTCATTGAAGAATTTAAAGAGTACGGTTATTCTTTAGAAGAGTTTGAAAATTCAGATGAATGGCAAACTAGAAAAGCTTTATTTAATACCTATAAATATTACTTATCAATGTATTATTTTAATAAAATTGTTGCTAAAGATTTATTCTATAAAAATGCTAAAAAAATAACTCAATATAATTTTGCTCAACGTAAAGGTCTTGGCAATCAATCACCTGATAAAAGAGCAAAAGAAGAAGCTAAAAAGTTATTTGAAAAAACATTAAATGATTATTCTAGTAATTTTCATAAAGAAAAATTAGACTTAAATGATTCTATTGAGTCATTGATTTCTGAATATGGAATGAAATATGGGGAATTTCATAACGAAAATAAAAATTTACCTACTGTAAGACAAAATGATGTAAAAAATGCCATTATTATATACCTTGCAAAAAAAGAATTTCTTTTAGGTAAATTAAGAGCTGCTGAAACAAGTATATTATCTAAATGTTCAAGTACACCTTATATTAAAGTTTGTAAATTGAAGGATTTAAACTTAGATGATATTAGATGGGACCCTTTCCTAGGGTATAATGTTTATCATATATCTCAGAATGATGATAAAAATGAAGTTCTTGAAATTAGATTTATAGGAGCTTCTTATAATAGAATGGCTTGTTTTAGTGATAACAAATTATTAATTAGAAATGATGAATATGTTGTTATTAATCCAAATCAAAATGGAACTCCTCTTAAAGATATGTTAGATGAAATTAAACCTTCATTTTATGATAATGATGAAGATGAATTAAATGAAAATTATTTAATGATGGTTCGTTATTTAAATCCGATTATTGAAGAATTATACCCAGATAAATTTAAAATTTTAGATAATGAATAAAAAAAAATAAACTTTCTATTTGTTTAGAAAGTTTTTTTCTTGACAATTTTAAAATTTTATGATAGAATTTAGATTTGAAAGAAATAGAATAAAAATGTAAAAATTTGATATTTTAAAAAATTAACTAAAAGGTATTACTATGCAAAATCTAAACGAAAATGAATCTTATACTTATCATTATTCACATAAAACAGGTAAAGTGGAAAAATGTGGAGCTAAATCTCTAGCAACTTGTCCATATAAAAATTTGTTCCACTCTAATAATAAATATATTATTGATAATTATGTAGACAAAGAAAATGAAGAATACTCAAAATTAAATTCATTTCAAAGAGATTTCTTTTTGAGAAATATTACAGATAAAACTTTTCCATTTTCACCTACATTATCAACAGAAAGTATTTATGAGGGACATAAAATTACATCTCAAGTTTTAAAATATTTAGGTTTAACAGAAGACCAAATTCAATCTTTAAAACTTAATAAAGCTTTATTTGTTACACCTAAAACAGATACAAGCATTCAACAAGCATTTTCTATTTTTCATGTGAGAACTAGAATTGACCAAGAGTTAAAAGATGCTTGGATGAAAGGTGCAATTGGTTCAAGATATAAAGGAATTGGACAACCTTATCATTATTATGATTATTTGCCTTATACTCAATATGGAAATGCAAGATTGACTTTAGAATTAGACCAACCTGTAAATGTTGAAGGTATTAATGGGGAAAAATCATATACAGTAAGAGATGTATGGGAAACCTGGGTTAAATTAAAAAAAGATAGAAGTGAAATGTTTGAAGTTGAAAAGAACGGTAACACTTTCTATGTATATTCATCATACGATTTTTATGCAAACAATAGATGGTAAAGAGGTGAAAAATGAAAAAAAATAAAAAATTACCTGTATCTCAAATTATAATTAGATTATTATTCTTTGTGTCTTTAGGGTTTACTTTCTTTTATGGTTATCAATATATGAATGAATTAACAAATAACCAATCCACAAAACAATCTTTAGAAACACAGAAAGAAAAATACATTCAAAATTATGAAGTTTCATCTACTGGAGCACTTTCAACAGTTAAACAAAAAGTAGATGTTGAAGGTATTAAGAAAGAAATTCCAGATGCTAAAATGTGGATTAATGTACCAGATGCTAAAGTAAATGAAGTTGTAGTTAAAGGAAAGGATAATGAAGAGTATTTAAGGTCTAATCCTGACCATAGTTATAATGTTTATGGTACATTATTGTCTGAATCAGATTTGGATTCTGATATTAGTAAAAATTATGTCAATTATATTTTTGGACATAAAGGAACTCTAGAAGGTGTAAGATTTAGTAGTCTTGATATTTTAGGGGATAAATCAGAAGAGAGACATTTTTATGTTTATCAAAATGGAAAAGAATATGATTATGTGGTTCAAGATTATATTGAAGTATTACCTAAAACAAGTATTTATCCAAACAACTTATTTACAACTAGAGATACAGAACAATTAAAAAATGCTTTAAAAGAAAATGGAGCATCCCAATCTACTATTGATGATGTTAAAAAAGACAATAATTATATGTTTTTAATTACTTGTATAAATTGGGATAATAGCACTGCAAGAAAAGTTGCAATAGGAAAATTAGTAAAAACAATTAATTATTAAAAAAATAGGTAAAATAGAAATAATAAAAGAGGTTTTAATACCTCTTATTTTATTGGAGGTTTAAAAATTGGAAGCAATTAACTGGAATGCGATTGAAGATGTTGTTGACAAAGCAACTTGGGAGAAATTAACAGAACAATTTTGGTTGGACACAAGAGTACCTTTATCAAATGATTTAGATGATTGGAGAAAATTGTCACAAAATGAAAAAGATTTAATAGGTAAAGTTTTTGGAGGATTAACTCTACTTGATACAATGCAGGCTGAAACAGGTGTAGAAGTGTTAAAACCTGATGTAAGAACTCAACATGAAGAAGCTGTTTTGTGTAATATAAGCTTTATGGAATGTTATACTAAAGGACATCAATTATTAACTTATGATGGTTTTAAAGATATTTCTGAGATTACAGAAGATGATTTTGTATTGGCTTATAATAAAGATACAAATACAACTCAATTTGAAAAAGTTGTTAAAACATCCAATCATAAAGCAGATAGAATTTATCATTTTTACAATAAACACTTTTTTGATTTAAAAGTTTCTCCTGGACATAGAATGTTGATTGAAGAAAAAGTTGTAAAAGAAAGTAAATGTAATGACTGGTATAGCTCTGTATATGAAGCCGAAGAATTGTATAAGAAAAAATTTACTAATAATTATCAATTCTTATTAAATAGAGACTTTAAAACCAACGGAAATAAATTGACTGCATTAGAAAAATTTTTCATTGCTTATCAAGCTGATGGTTCTCATAAAGAAAGAGAAAAAATTAAATTTAAAAAATTAACTAATGAAGATGATTATGAAAATAAATGTAAAAAAACAGATCTTTATGGAATAATAGGTTTCGTTAAGGAAAGAAAAATAAAACATTTTGAAAATATTTTAAAAGAATTAAAAGATATAGATTACAAATTATTAGAAAACAATAAAGAAGAAAAAGGGAAAGCTTGGTCATTACAAATCCCTTATGAACACTTCTCAGAAAATAAAGAATTTAATGATTGGTTTAATTTAGAGGATTTTGATTCAGACAAAGCAAAAGAATTTATTTTAGAATTAGCAGAATGGGATTCATTTGAATATAAAACAGAAAATAACAATGGATATATTTCTTATTATACAAAAAATGAAAACAATAAAAATTTTGTAGAACAAATTGCAACTTTAGCAGGTTATACTTTTACAACAACTAAAGATAAAAAGAAAAATACAGATTTTGAATGGTTTACAATAAGAATAAGAAGAAATCAAAATAATTTAAAATTTACAACTGTTGAAAAAGAAATCTTAGAATCAGAAGTTGTTTATGGTGTTGAAGTTCCAAGCTCTTATCTTGTTGTTAAAACTAAAAATGGATTAGTTATATCTGGAAATTGTGTTCACGCTAAATCTTATTCATCTATTTTCTCAACATTGAACACTAAATCAGAAATAGAAGATATTTTTGAATGGACTCATACTAATAAATATCTGCAAAAGAAAGCTGAAATTGTAAATAATATTTATAAAAATGGAACAGCATTAGAGAAAAAAGTAGCATCTGTATTTTTAGAATCTTTCTTGTTCTATTCAGGTTTCTTTACACCATTATATTATTTAGGTAATAATAAACTTTCTAATGTTGCAGAAATTATTAAATTAATTATTAGAGATGAAAGTGTTCATGGAACTTATATTGGATATAAATTCATGCTAGCATACAATGAATTATCTGAATATGAGCAAAACAAAATTAAAAATTGGGCTTATGATTTACTTTTTGAACTTTATCAAAATGAAGAAAAATATACGGAAGAATTATATGATGAAATAGGATGGACAGAAGAAGTTAAAGTATTTTTGAGATATAATGCCAATAAAGCTTTAATGAATTTAGGTTTAGACCCTCTATTTACTGAAAGTGCTAATGATGTAAATCCTATTGTAATGAATGGTATCTCAACTGGAACATCTAACCATGATTTCTTCTCTCAAGTTGGTAATGGTTACCTAATTGGACAAGTTGAAGCTACACAAGATTCAGATTATAATATGGGACTAAATTAATGAATTTATTATATGCTTTATCTGATTCCCCTTATGCAGATATAAATGGAACAAAATTAGCTACTTTTAGAGTTAGACCTAAATTATTAGATAATTTTTTTGACTGGTTTTATGGAACTTTTAATTCTACTGGTATAGGGAATTATATTTATTTAATATTATCTATATTAATTGTTATAGGAATTATTATTTTATTCACTAATTTTGTAAATAAAAAGAAACATAGAAAAATATTAGATTTTATTTATATTCTTTCTTGGGTGTTTGTACTAGTACTATTTATATCTATATTCTATGCTTTCATATTTATTCCTGAAACATTAATTGGAATTGCTCTTTTACCTCTATTTTTAGCAGGTCTATCAGTTCAATTATTATTACCATTTATTTATATTATAAAATATAAATCTTTTATAAAGAATAATCGTTAATTGAGATTATTCTTTTTTCTTTGTCTTATTTTCCGTAGATGCAATTTTCAACCATAATACGTACTATCTATTAACCATGAAAAACACCCATTTTGTATTTTCTGTATAATTTCATCATAAATACGAAATTTAACGTCTACGTTGAATCTACAGACAAAATAAAAAATAAAAAATAGAATAGCTTTTAATAGTTATTCTTTTATTTTTTTATTTAATATTTAAATCTTTATTTATTAAATTTTTAATCTATTTATATTAAATTTTGAGATATATCTGAATTTGTGATGAAATTTTTTTGTCATGTTTTTAGAGGTGAAACGTTGATAGATTAACCTTTTATCTTGAAAAATTTGCCCGTAGTGTATATATACTTACAATTCTTAAAATTCAACCTTAAATTTATACTAAATTTTGCAGTAATATCTATTTGTAAGATTTTCTTTTTTAGGTTTCTTTTTGAACTATAAAGGAAAAATAATAAATCTTATTTTTAATAATTACTATTTAACAATAACTTATATATTTGATTTTTAAAGAATGAACTTATATAAAATTAGATATTTATATAAACCTTAAATAATAAGAATTTATATATAATAATCTTAGCAGATTTGAAATATATAAATAAAGAAATTAATTAAATATATTTAAGATCTTTAAAATGTTTTAATGTAAACTTTATATATAACCTAGAAATTCTAGATTAACTTGGATTTGTTTATTTTTAATTGTTAATAATATCTATTATTTTGTCTGTAGATTCAACGTAGACGTTAAATTTCGTATTTATGATGAATTATACAGAAAATACAAAATGGGTGTTTTTCATGGTTAATAGATAGTACGTATTATGGTTGAAAATTGCATCTACGAAAAAATAAAAAGTAAATTTTTTAATCTGAAAACAATAAAATCAAATAAATTTAAAAATAAATTTGATTTGATATAAAATCAAAGGTAAAATAAAAACAAATAAAAAAATAAAGGAGTTACTTTCTTAATAAATTTTATCTTTATAAAAAGAAAGGTTAAACACTATGAAAGAGATAAAAAATAAAAGTCAACCTAAAAAAAGTCAACCTAAAAAAAGGAATACAGAAGTAAGAAAAGACTGGAAGGGTAGAGATTTTGTATTAAATAAATCATTTGCATTTTCAGAATTAGATGAAGGTGTAGAAGTTTACCGTGAATGGGAAGATTTAAATATTATTACACCTGTTGAAATTTCTAAATTTAAACGTGATTTAGGAAGAGCTGCACAAGAAACAGTTTTTCATAGATTATGGTTATTACAACATAATAAAAAATTCTTACAAAGTGAAGGCAAAACAAGAAGAGATAAAGTAGAAAGAGCAATTGAAAAAGGATTATATGATTGGAAGAAAAAACAATCAGAAACAATTACTTTTATAACTGCTGTTGATGAATATTTCTCTATTGGAAAACAAGATAATCCATTTGATTATAAAATTCAAAATACTTTAGTTGAACAAATTACCTATAACTCTATTGTTGTTATATCTGAAAAATATTTCTATTCGGATTGGTTTCAAAAATTAGATAAATCTAAAATTTCATCAATTAGAGTTTATTGTCCTAATGGAAATAATGAAATTGGAACAAAACAAGTAAAAGTTCATACATCATCTAAAACTTTATTACCTCGAAAAAATGCTAATGACACTAGACCTGTTGTTGTATTAGGAGGTGCTGATTTATTTGAAATTTTATATAATGATTTAACTGAAATCTATATAACATTTGTAAATAAAATGGATGTTGGTAATTCTTTAGATATTAATACATCTTATTTTACTGATTTAGAATTACACAATTTTGAACTTATAGAATGTGAAAATATTTATGAAAATGGATATCTGACTTATCAACCTACTCATTTAAAGAGAAAGAAAAATCATCAATTAAAATGGAAAAAATCTAGTTATGATAAAAGATTTATGTAAAAAGGAGATTAAGAAATAATATGTTATTTAAAGTAGAAGTTAAATGGAATTATGATGGAGAACAAATTGAAGAATCAGGTATTGTAACTGGAGAAAGTTTTACAAATGCCACAAGAAAAATTGAAAATTATTTTGGTGAAAATCTAGAAACTTTCAATATGGAAATTCTTACAAATGAAGATTTTGTTACTTTAGAAAAAGATAAAAGAAAAACATCAGTTAATCTTTTCACTAATGCTATTAAAGAAGATTATATTTGGTAAAAGAACTTATTTTATATAAGTTCTTTTTTTGTTTTGGTTGATATTTTAAATAAAAAGGTGATGGATAATGGGTAAATTTGAGATTAATTCAAAATTAAATCAATTGGCTGAAAATGAAGAAAAAATTAATAAAGAAGCAGAAGCTTTCATTCAATTAAAAGAAAAATTGATTTTTTTTATGAAGGCTAATAATCTTACTAAACTTGAAGCAGATGGAATTACAATTGATTTATCTGAGGAGGAATAATTATGAAATACCATATAGGAAAGGATGGAACTCCAAAAAGATGTAGGGCAACAAAAGCTTGCCCTTATGGTTCTATTTCAGACCATTTTAACACAGTAGAAGAAGGTCAAGCCATTGCAGATGATTTAAATGAACAATTACAAAATGCTAAATCTTTTGGAATTGCTAAAAGTGGTAATTGGGTTCAGTTGGATAAAGAAACAGAATTTGCTGTAGTAAAACTTAATAATTTAAGAATTACTATGAATAGATTAGATAATATTAAAAATAATGCTAGAAAACAAATTCTTGATTCAATGAAAGATTTACAAGTGAAATCTATCAAAGATGAAACTGCAACCTTATCTTTTGTTGAGGGCAAACCAACTTTAGGCGTTGATACAGAAAAATTAAAAGAATCTGGCTTATATGAAGATTACTCAAAAGAAACAAATCCAGTACAAGAACATTTACAATTAAAAGTTGAAAGAACTGATAAAGTTTCAAAATTTGAAGAAAAAATGACGATGCCATCTGGAGAATCTATAAACTTTAATTTATCTGTTGATGAGGATGGAGTAGCTCATATTGATGATGAGACAAAAAATGCCCTTAGAAAATTAAAAGAATTTGAAGACACTATTAAACAAACTAAAGAGCTTGAAAAACAATTAAGGGCTGAATTAATGGAATCTATGAAAGATGCTAATGTAAATGAAATAAAAGTTGGAACTGCAAGTTTGGAATATGTGCCTGAACATACAAGAACAATTGTCGATACTAAGAAATTAAAAGATAATGGTCTTTATGAAGAATATTCAAAATATAATGATAAAGCAGATTCTATACGAATTAAATTTAATTGATACCAAAATAAAAAACTCTATTTTATTAGATAGAGTTTTTATTTTTTATATTAAATTTTGAGATATATCTGAATTTATGATGAAATTTTTTTGTCATATTTTCTGAGGTAAAACGTTGATAGATTAACCTTTTATCTCGAAAAATTTGCCCGTAGTGTATATATACTTACAAAATTTAATTTTCAACCTTAAATTTATATTAAATTTTACAATAATATCTATTTGTAAGATTTTATTTTTAGGTTTTAGGTCTGAACTATTAAGAAAGAATAATAGAAAACTTATTTTTAATAATAAGTATTTAATAAAAACTTATATATTTGAATTTTTAAAAATGAATTATATAAAAAATTAGATATTTATATAAACCTAAAAAATAAGAATTTATATATAAGGATCTTAGCAGTTTTGAATATAAATAATAAAGAAATTAATTAAATAAATTTAAGATCTTTATTATATTTTAATTTGAAATTTATATATACCTTAGACATTCTAGATTGACCTAGATTCGTTTATTTTTATTTCTTAATAATATCTATCATTTCGTCTTTAGATTCAACGTAGACGTTAAAATCTGTATTTATGATGAATTATACAGAAAATACAAAATCGGTGTTTTTCATACTTAATAGATAGTACGTATTATGGTTGAAAATTGCATCTACGAAAAATTAGAAATAGAATTTTTTATTTTTGAATATAAAAAAGTAGTTTAAATTCTACCTGTTAATCTTACAAAACATAAAGATTGAGTTTAAGTTTAAAATTTCTATAAAATTTTGCACTCTTTTTATAATTTTTACATTAAACTTCAAAAGTAACTTAAAAATAGAGTGAAATTTTTTTGTCATGTTTTCTGAGGTGAAACGTTGATAGATTAACCTTTTATCTTGAAAAATTTGCTCGTAGTGTATATATACCTATCAATTCTTAAAATTTCACTTTAGATTTATATTAAATTTTGCAATTATCTCTGTTTGTAAGATTTTCTTTTATAGGTTTCTTTTTGAACTATTAAGAAAAAATAATAGAAAACTTATTTTTAATAATTACTATTTAACAATAACTTATATATTTGAATTTTTGAATATGAAATTATATAAAATAAACTATTTATATAAACATAAAATAAGAATTTATATATAAGAATCTTAGCAGTTCTAAATATAAACACTAAACTAAAGAAATTAATTAAATATATTTAAGATCTTAAAAAATAATAAAAAAAATATTAAAATTTGATATTTCTAAAAAAAATAAGGTAAAATATAAATAACAAAAAATCAAGTGATTCACATCCCAAGCTCAAGCAATCACTTAATTTAAGTTCTTATATTTTTTGATTTATTGTTAATTTTTGTTGCAATAAGCTGAACAACCTAACCTAACAACCTAACAATTCAACTAAGGCTTAATTGCAAAATAATAATAATCAATACACCAAAAAATTAAAGGAGATTAAGCATGAAAGGACACACTGAGGAATTAGAAAGAAATTATTTTGAAAATGAATTTAGATTAATCCCCTTAGAAGATGGTTCTTATTTAGCAATAGTTAAAAAGGACGGAAAAGAATTTGTTGAGAAAATTGACGAGTTTACATCTTATGTTTCATCTAAAGATTTAATCATAAAAAATAATGAAACTTATTTAACAATAAGAAATTTTGCAGGTAGATGGCATGGATATTTAAAAGTTGTCCAACATATACCTAAAAAAGAATCTATTAAAAAGGCAATAAAAAATATTGCTAAAAAATCAGTACCAAAGGAGGCATAATATGAAAATTATTAAAACCTCATTTGATAAATTAAAAAACGGTGCTATAATTCATCAAGTTAATTGCCATGGTATTGTAGGTTCTCATTCTATTAACACTAAAATCTTTAAGACATTCCCAGAAAGTAAAAAGGATTTTGTTAATTTGTCTGAAGATAGCCAGTTCAGATACAATATTCCATTAGGAACTTTAACATTATCTAATTCAAATAATAATATGATTGTTTTTAACAGTTACTCTCAAGATTATTATGGCGATTCTACTAAAACTGGTTATGTATATACTGATTTAAAAACTCTAAAAAGAAATATTAAAAAAGCTCATTCAGAAGCTAAAAAAATGAAAAGAGTTTTATATGTACCTGAATTTATAGGTGCTAAAGAAAGTGGAGAAGATTGGGAAACTTTGTTATTATACCTTAAAACATTTCCTAATAGTCTTATATTAGTTAAATCGGAGGTATAATATGGACGAAGAAAAGAAAGTACGAGAAAGTCAATTATTAATTAAAATGCCTGAAGCATCTTTAACTAAACCTGAGCTTTTAAATATTACAAAGAAATTTTTAGAAGGTGGTAGACGTTATTTCGGAGAGGGTGCAATTGGGCTAAAAAATCAATTAAATGACCCAGCGTATAAGGAATTTGAAATTGATAAAAAATTAGTACAAGCTGGCATTTCAGGAGAAATTGCCACATCAAATGCTTTAAGAAAATGGATTTATGATAAACCTAATGTGGTTTTAGTAGATTCTATTCATTTACCGTTAGGAGAAGAAAATCAAAAAGAATTTGATGAAGAAGAAAAATCAGTAAATGTATTAGGAGATACAGACCATTTATTGATTATAGGACCGCATATAATTCTTATTGATTCTAAAAACTGGAAAGAGAGAGCTTCATATAGTGTATCGGAGACTGGGGAGGTGAAAAGACAAAATAAACCTTTCCCAGGTAATAAACCTCATGTGAATGCTTCTAAACAACTGTGGAAGAAATTTTATTCTGACATTCCAAGAACATTAGACATTCAAGCATTTGTCTGTATTTCAAATGAAAAAAGTACAGTTATAAGAGATAGAAATTGGTGGATGCCAGGATGGAAATTAGTTAATCAATTAGACCTTATTAAATTTTTAGATAAATTCTATTTTGATGAAAATAAATTACCAAATGAAGATCTCTATATTGATGTGGATTTAGTTGCAAAAGCTATTACTGGATTACAAAAACCATATAATGCTTTTAAAGAGAAATATCCTATTGTATATAAAACAATTAATAGGGGATCTTAATAATGAGTAAACATAAAAAAATAAATAAAGATAAAGTATTAAGATTTTTATTAATTGAATCAATCAAAGAAATAATTTCTAGGGATATAGCTAATACAAATTTAAGAATTAAAGATTTAGAAATGAAAAATAAAACTTTTAGAGAAAGAGTATTAAGAATTTATATTCCAAAAGTTTCTGAAAAATTCTCTTTAGAAGAAATAGAGGAATTTTTAACTAAAGAATTAGATTAAAGGAGTTTGCTTTGAGTTTATCATCTGAAATTAAATCAAAACTAAATATTGTTGACATGGTAAGAGAAGATGGTATTCAACTCAAACCTGAAGGTGCTGGAAGATGGTCTGCTAAATGTCCTTTCCATAATGAAAAAACACCTTCTTTTAAAATTGATGAATCATTCCAAAACTTTAAATGTTTTGGTTGTGGTGAATCTGGAGATACTATTGCTTATTATGCTAAACAAAATGCTCTTGATTATAAAGCAGCAATGCTTATTTTAGCAGAAAAACTTGGTATAGAAGTTGATAAATCTAAAGCTGATAATTATGATAGACAAAAAAGGCTATTAGATTTAGTGGCTGATTTGGAAAAATTTTTTATTTCTAAATTTAATGAATTACCAAATAATCATCCTGCTAAATTAGAAATAACATCTAGAAATTTACAAATAGAAGATAATATGTTTGGTTTTGCACCAAATGATAATACATCTATTTATAATTATCTTATTTCTAAAAAATATACTGAAGATGAAATGAAAGAAGTAGGTATATTAAATGAAAAAGGAAATATACAACAAAGAAATAGATTAATTTTCTTCATTAAAAATTATATGGGTGTTACTACTGGATTCTCTGGTAGAACATTAGAAAAAAATGTAGAGGGTTTTAAATATGTAAATTCTAAATCTTCAATAATTTTTGATAAACAATTATCTTTATATGGGATTGAAAGAGCTAAAAAGAAAGCATTTTTAGAAAAATATATTTATTTGGTTGAAGGACAATTTGATGTTATTGCTATGTATCAGAATGGGTATGAAAATACTGTTGCTATATCTGGTACTGCTTTTGGAGATAAACATATATCTGTAATTAATAAATGTATTACTGACGAAGGTAAAATAATTTTATGTTTAGATGGAGATTCAGCTGGTTTAAAAGCTATGTTGAAGATTTTCCAAAATAATCCATCAATACAAGATAGATTATATTGTTTATATTTACCTAAAGGCATGGACCCTTGTGATTACTTTTTAAACTATAAAGGTTCTAAATTACCTGAATATACTTTAACAATTAAATTATTATTTGATAAACTTAAAGCTAAATATCCTTTAAATGTATTAGAAAATAGAACTGAATTTGTAAATCAAGTTCAAAATCATATTACACAATATATTAAAAATAAATCACTAAAAGAAACTTATTTAAAAGAAGCTTGTAATTTAGCAGGTGTATCTTATCAATCATTAGAAATAAAAACTGCTAATACATATACTAAAAAAGAAGAGAAAGAAAAAGTTATAACACCTTTTGATAAATTATCTAAAGAAGACAAATTATATTTGACAGCTCTATCTTTTTATATTGTTCATAAAAATAAAATTGAATTAAATTTACTTGCAAAAGATTACCCTAAAAAATATTCAAAAATCATATCTGAGATAAAAACAAAATTCAAAAATGTTTTTATCCCTGAAGATTATGAACAATCCAAAATTGCTTCTATTATATCTGAAATTTATGTTGAAAAATTAGATAAACCCGAATTGATAAATTCACATTATAAAGTTTTATTATCTTTAGCTAAAAAAGAAACTGAGGATATTAAAAGAAAAGAAAAACAAGTTGAAATTTTAAATGTACTTAATGGTTTATCTGGAGCTGAATTTCTTAATGCTTTAAGTAAAATTGAAGCACAAAGCCTTTAATTAGGCTTTTTTCTTTTAGTTTGATATTCTTGAAAAAAGAGGAGGTTAATTATGTTTAACCAAGAAAATGAGGAATTTAAAGATTATCAAGAGTTCCAAAAAAATAAACAAGAATCAGAATCTAAATCTGGTGCTTTTCTTGGTGCTGTTTTATTAGGTTTATTTTTTTTACCTACTTTAATTGTAAGTGGACTTGTATATTTAATTTTATTTAAAATATGCAAATGGAGGCCTTCTTTTAATACAACATTATTATTAATATTGTCTTCTTTATTCTCCCTTATAGCTTATTTATCTTTCCCTTTATGGGGTCAAAATTTAATAAATTTATATATTATTGTTTGTGTTATTTTAGGTTTAATTGTTGGTAATGGGTTCATTCTCAGTAGAGCATGGCAATTAAAACAATACCCTGAGCTTAAAGTGACAAAAGGATGGGCTTATAATTTTAAATATAAACCATCTCCTTGGGATATTTATAAAAGAAAACATATTATTCACCAATGTAGAACTGGTGGTTTTGATTCTGTTGAAGCTGCTTCATTAGGCATTTTAGATGCTCCTGTTGAATTATCTAATGGTAAACAATATGAGGCCGTTGAACCTGTTTTATCATATTATGAAGAAGCAAATAAATCAAGACTTATTACAGGTGCTACAGGTTCAGGTAAAACTATTACAATGCTTAACCTTATTAGAAATGATATATTAGCAGGTTATCCAGTTTGTTTTATTGACTTTAAAAAGGCTCCTGATATTGCTTATCATTTATCTAGAATGGCTAAGGAAAATGGAAGAAGATTTTATCATTTTAAAAGTGGAGCTGTAGGTTCATATAAAAATCCTTTTTGTATGGAGCAAGCATCCTATGACCCTTTAGAAACAGGTGATTATCAAGCTAAAGCTGATACTGTTCTTAATATTAGGGAATGGGATGGAGCATCTGAAGTCTATAAAACTAGAACTCAAAATATTCTTCAAGCTGTTTTCTATATATTAACAAAAGTAGATAAAGCTGAATTACCTAATATGCCTTGGGGACAAGGTTACTTTGTATTATTATTAGAAGCATTAAAAGTAGAGAATTTACATTCTATGATTTTATGGCTTAAAAAAGATCTTCAATATAGAGAAGAAATTAATCATGAAATTATATCTCATGCAGAAAAACAAAGACTTAATGCAATTGAAGATTTTTATAGAGATTTATCCACTAATACAAGGTCAGCATTAAGAGAACAAGTTGATGGATTATCTATTATTTGTAGAACATTCATCATGTCAGGTTATTCAGATTGGTTATTAAAAGGTCAAACACCTAATCATATTAATTTAGAACAAATAGCTAAAGATGATTCAGGACATCCTCCTATTGTATTATTCCAATTCTCTGAAAATGAAGAGCCTGAATTTGCTAAATATATGGGAACAATGGTTGTAAATGATTTAACTAGGGTATCACAAATTAAAAATAACTCAGCACAAAAAAGTTTACCGTTTGGGGTTTATATGGATGAATTTCAAACTTTAGATGTTAGAAAAGTTGCAGGTTTAACTGAAAAAGGTAGATCTGCCAATTTCAATACAACTTTATCTTTACAAACTACAAACCAAATCGTAAGTAGAACATCTAATAATGCTGAAGCCACTTTAAATGCCTTGATGGATACGATTAATACATTTATTGTTCATAATGGTATGACTGAAACTTCTGCCCAATTCTTATCTCAAATTATTGGTAAAACTACTAAAGTTAAAGCTAGAACAAGCGGTAAAAGAAATTCTGGACTAATTTCTAGTAACTGGGGAAATTCAAGAGAAAGTGTTGTTTCTACTGGTGAAGAAGAGGTTTATAAATTACCTCCTTATAGTTTTCAAGAGTTATCAGCACCATCTAAATCAAATGGTTATAGGGCTCAAGCTTATTATATTACTAAAGCTACATCTCAACCTTCAATTCAAAAAATTCTAAAAAAAGAAGATGCTGAATTAGTTATTGCTAGAAAAGTATTACTAATACCTAATGATAGTATTTTAGATCCTGTACCTGATGAATTTGCTAGAAATATTAGTAATACAATTCCATATAGAAAAAATATTCAAAGAAGACCTATAGTTCAAAAACCTGTAGGCGAAAATATTGATATAAATATTAATCAAATGAATAATAATTTATTAGATATAACAAAAAGTGAATATTCTAATGAAATTCAAAATAATGATATATCTAATAATACTTTGAACCAGTTTAATCATAGTAAAGTTAATATGAAGGTTGATTTGCAAAAACAACCTATAGCGGGTCAAAGTAAACAGTTATATTCTCAAATTGAAACTTCTAACAAACCTATAAATTTATCATCACACACATCAAAACCTAAAAAGTTAGAAAATTCAAATAAGAAGAAAACTACATTTGATAAGTTATCATCAAGTAAGGGAGTTACTAAGAAGAAAAACGGTCAACTTCCACAAATAGATTAAATAGAAGGAGTTAAAGAAAAGATTCATGCCAATTAAAGTTTATAGTAAAAACAATTGTATGCAATGTAAATTTGTTAAAAAATGGCTATTGGAAAATGAACTTCCCTTTGTTGAAATCAATGTGGAAGATGATTTAGAAGCCTTTAATTATATAAAAGACACGTTAAACTTCAAAAGTTTACCTGTTGTTGAAACTGAAGGATTTGCACCATTTTCTGGATTCAATCAAAATGCTTTAAAATCCCTTAAAGAATTTTTAAGGGGTGAATAAATTATGGCATTACCTGGAAAAAGAAAATCTAATCCTAATACTAATAATCAAAAGAAATTACCTACTCAAGATGATTTCTTTTCAAACGTTGATGATGGTAATTATTTAGATGATTCTGATTTGCAATCTAATATTCAATATAACAATCAGAATCAACAACCTGATTACAATATGTATCAACAACAAAATTATGTACCTCAAACTGATTATTATGAAGGTACTCAAGATAGAGCACTTGACTCTTTAAAAACAAGAACACCTGATAGAATTGACCATAAAAAGAAAAAAATTATTCCTACAGGTGGAGAAAGAGCTAAAGTAAATGATAAAAATTTAGATGATAGAAAAAATACTTTAGTTTTCTTAAAAGTTATAAGGTTTATTTTACTTATTATTATATTTGGTTTATTTGGATTAGGAATTAAAAATACATTTTTCCCAGCTCAAATATATACAAATGAAGATATTGAAAATATTGTTAAAACCTCAATGGGAGAAACAGGATTTCCAAAAGATAGAGGTAGAGCTTATGCACAAGAATATTTAAATGCTTATTTAAATTCTACTCAAAGTAAATTATCTAGAGATTTATTGTCAAAATTACAAAATAATATAGATAAAAACTCTAATGATTCAGTAGATAATTCTTTATCAGGTAAATCTGTTACAAATACTACAACATTTTTACAGAAACCATTTTATTATCCTACTTTATTATCTGAAAAAGTTTACACTTTAAATTCAGCGATTTATAAATTTTCAGTATTTATGACAAATTCTAATGGTGAATTAGCAGATAGAGATGGTAATTTAAATGGGTCTTGGGTATCATTCCAAGTTTCTGTTTCCTATGATGAAAAGACAGATTCATTATTTATTGTTGAATCTCCTACATTAATTCCTAATTATAATATAAATAGAAGCTCAAACAATTTCTATTATAAAAAACCAGGTACAGGAGAACCAGCAGATTCAAAAATAAATGAATCCTTAAAATCTACAATTTATGGATTTTTAGAAGCTTATTCAAAATCATCATTTAAAGAACATTCTGCTTTAGACCAGTATATTCCTCATGATAAACCTATAAAATTAATTAATGGATTTAATAATACAGTTAAATTGGAAACAAATAGTGTTAATTATAACACTTATACTACTGCGAAAGAAAATGAATGGAAAGTTGATATTACTGTTTCTTGGCTAGATTTACAATCTTCTAATAATTCTGAAGGTGTTAAGTATGAATCACATTATTTAATGACAATTCAAAAAACGGAAGATAATGTTTATTTAGTTACAGATTTTATACCTTATCCTAATATTAAGGATGAAAAAGCTTCTTCAAGTAATGAAGATAATAAAAATGAAAATAAAAAAATAAAAGAAAAAAAATAAAACAATAAGAGGTTATAAAGTATGAATTTATTTTTTGCAAAGGGATTAGATGGCCTTTATACCCAATTTGTAAATGATTGGTTGGGCCCAATTTATTTAATTACAGTTGCAATTTTTGCTGTTGTATTCCTTAAAGATAGGAAATTTAGAGAATTGTTTAGTTTTATTGCTATTGCTACAATTGTTGCAATTCTAATTTTCTTCACTAAAGATTTCTTTAGTAAAGAAGGTAAAATTACTTCTTCTGTTAAAGATGCCACAGCTGATGCACTTAAATAACAAATAGAAACTCACTTTCATGTGAGTTTTTTTTTGTAAAGTTGCTGTAATGATATATATATTATAAAAAATAAAGGAATAGGAGTAAGCCAATATGGCAAAAAAGAATAATAAGAAACAACATGAAGAAAAACATAAAAGAGCAAGAAAATCTTTTGAAATACCAGCAGTTGGGATTATAGATAATATTATTCTCACAAGAAAAGAAGCATGGGCTTATTTTCAAATTTCAGAGAAACCTTATTTATTTTTATCTACACCAGCTAAAGTTCAATTAGCAAATAGTACAATTAGTTCATTAGGTGGTATTTGTCAATCAGCGAATAAAAAAGTTGATTGTCATTTATTAATATCTACAATCCCATTTGACCCTTCAGCTTGGGAGGATGATTTATTAAGAAAACATTATGCCTATTCAGGTGCTGATGTTCATACTAATCATCAGGCATTTTTAGATTTTATTAAAGACCAAGCAGATTCCTTATATGAAAGTGAGTATCAAAAAAGAGTTGCTTATATAGGAATTAAAATAGCTCAACGTGGAGCTGTTGAGAATGGTCTAATTAACCCGTTAGAGTTTGGATTTAAAGAGGCTTATGATTCATTTAAAAAAGCTGTAAATGCTTTATTTGTATTTAATGAATTTGAAATTACATCTGAAGAAGAAAAGAAAATGCGCCAATTGGAAGAAACATTATATAATGCTTTATCTTCATCAGGATTACAGGCAAGAAGACCATCTTCAGAAGATTTACTATTACTTATTAAACGTAGATTATACCCTGCAATGCCAACTCCGTTTTTAGAAACAGATTATGAGAATAGAGTTGGATTATCAGATATAACATTAGAAACTGGTTCTGAAATTGAGGAAAAAGCAAGGTATGTTAAAATAACTCAAATTTCAAATGGTTATGAATTGTCTGGATATAGAGCAACATTATCATTTTCTAAATTTCCAAAAGAGCTAATGTTTCCAAGTAATATACCTCCATTTTTGCATAAATCAATAATGCTACCATTTACTGCTAATTGTAGGTTCTCATTAATTCCAACAGAAAACATGAAAAAAGATTTATACAAGAAACAATTAGATACAGATGATGAAATTAATAACTTGTTAGAATCTGGTCAAAAAGCAACTGAATCATTAAAAGCAACAGTTAAAGACCAAGCTATTTTGGAAAAAGATTTAGAAGAAGAGAACTTGCCTTGGATATCTGGTAATTATAGGATAACAGTTGAAGCACCAACAGAAGAAGATATTAGATCTATGGTTGAAAACTTAAAACAAGATTATTCTGAACATGATTTTACTTTAACATGGACATCTGGAGACCAATTAGATTTACTACAAGAAGAACTACCTGGCGGTGTTTTAAAAATGAAAGATTTCGCACAAACAACTAATTTAGCTTTACTTGGTTTAGCTGGAATTAATTATGGAGGTGCAGTAGGAGATCCTGTAAAAGTCAAAAATAGAACTTCACTCCGCAACAGAGGTGATTAATGAATGAAAACATTTTATAAATATATTATAAATTTAATTTGGCTTATAATTGTTGCTGCTTTAGTTTTTGCTTTCTTCCAAGTTAATGAAATTGATAATGCTGGTCTTATTTGGCCTTATTCTAAAGTGAAATCACTAGAATTAAAAGAATGTCTTGGAAAACATTTGAATATTGAGGAATCAAGTATTAATTGTTCTTTATCATTAAAAGTAGGTGAATATGCTAAAACACCTGAACAAAGACTTAAATTTAAAGAACAAAATGGTATTGACTTAGACAGAAAATCTAGTGGAAATTTACTAGGTGCTAATTGGAAGAAATCATGGGAAAACCTTAAAAAAGAAGAAAATAAAGAAAATTCATCTAATAATTCTAATAATGATAATTCTAATAATAATGTTAAATCAGAAGGCCCATTAAGTAAATTAAAACCAACACAAGAATCTAAAAATTCAATATTAGAAAAACTTAATAATTTAAATGTTGTAAATGCTTATGATGATGTTAATTATAGGCGTACAGAATGGCCTCATTGGAAATCAATTAAAGGATGCTGGAATACAAGAGAAGAAGCATTAAAGAATCAATCATTAACAAAAACATTATATGATAAGGATAAATCAGAAACAACAGATGAGGGTAGTGCTTGTTCAATAGATGGAACATGGGAAGACCCTTATTCTGATGAAAAAATAGATAAAATTTCAAAAGCTGATTTAGACCATACAGTTCCATTAAAAGCTGCTGCAAGAGCTGGTGGACAAAATTGGGACAGAAAACAAAAAGAAGAATTTGCAAATGATTTAGACCATTTAGTAATAACATCAGCTACACAAAATAGAACTAAGGGTGCAAAAACACCTTCAGAATGGATGCCACCTAAAGAAAGTTCTCATTGTGATTATGCTAAGATTTATACATATACATTAGATAAATACAAATTGAATATTACACAAGCAGATAAAGATGTATTAGCAAATGCAATTTCATCTTGTCCTGCATAGAAGGAGTTAAAATAAAATGAGTGCAATGAGAAGAATTACAGAAATGGATGTTCTTTCTTTGGAGAATAAAACAAAACTTTTACAGGAATTAAAAGAAGAAAAATTAATTGAACTTTTCAAAAATAAAGCTTCAAGGTCTTCTTTTAAACCTGCTGAAGCTAAAAAAGCTAGTTTAGACCAACAATGTGCTTTGACTATTTCTAGGGAAGAAAAAGGAATTTTAAAAAATGAATTATTAGCAATTCAAAGTGCCGGGCCTAAAACTTCTATTTCAAATTATATTAGAAATAAATCATTATCTATTCCAGATATTAATAAATGGAATGAAATAGCATTAAGAGGTCTTAAAGCATTATCTTCTGATGATTATGATGAAAGTAAATTGAAAAAAGAACGTGCTGAATATATTAGACAAATTGATAAATTAAGTGATGTATCAACTGATAATGATTTAGGTACATCTGAAGAAAGTTTGCAATTGTTAGATAGAAAATTAAAAGAAGTTGAAATGAAGATTGCAAGAACTAAAAAATCAAAACCAAAAAGACAATTTAGAGTTGCTGGCCGTGTAACTTTTAATGAAGCAAATGCAATAAGATGGAGAGCTGCAAGACTTTCATTATCTGTTGCTGATTATATAAGATTTTTAGTTTTTGATTATGAACCATTTTCAGAATTTGATACACATTTAAGTTTAGATGCAAGAAAGAGATTTTATGTATCTATAATGGATGTATGTAAAAATGGATGGGGAAATCCACCTACAGTTAATGAATGTAGTAATTGTGCTAGACACTTACATGATATTGAAGTATTAAGGGAACAATTAGAACGTTACAAGGCTCTAGAACAAGCTCGTAGGGGGTAACAATGAATAATATATATAACAGATTAAATAATAGAATAAAAAATGATAATGGTGAAGCAAATACCATTGAAATGATTTTTATTATGCTACTATTAATTATGGTTATGATTACTGTTATAGATGCTGGTATGTATTTTAACACTAGATATGTTATGACAAATGCTGCTCAAAATGGAGCTAGAACTGCTGCCGTATTTGGAGGTGTTGAACCAAATGCTATATCTAAAAAATATGGTATTACAACAATGCCTCCTGATTGTGACCATTCAATTGCCTCTTCTGTTGTCGCTTGTACTGTTGTTGATGAATTAAAAAATCAAAAACAATCCGTAAGTGGACAATTATTAAGAGTTGATTGTGGACCTGGAAAAACTAATAAAGTAGGAGATAGAACATATTGTGAAATTGATTACAATTATAGAAGTATTCCGGGTAGTGCAATTGGATTAGCTAATTTCTCTGGTAAAAATACAGTTAAAATGACTGCTGAATCTGAAGTTGTTCATAAGTAAAAGGAGGTCAAATGATTAAAAGAAGAATCCAAAGTGAAGATGGTAAAGCTATAACTATTATGGGAATATCTTTAATTGTATTAGTTCTTTTAATGGGTATTTTTATTGTAGACTTTTCAAAAGCAGTTTACATTAAAAATTTATATTCATCCTTTGCATTAAAAGCAGCTCAAACAGCAGTAAAAAAACAAGATGCTATTGGAGGTTTAAAACCTGAAGCCGTTGAGACATTAATTAATGAATACATGAAGCAAAGAAATGGTAAAGCACAAAACACTGCTGATACTGTTGTTCATAAAAGTTATTGTGAAGCTTTAGGTAAATACCCTCAAATTAAAATTACTTTTGACAAGGGTAGAAAAAAGGGATCTACAAGTATTGTTTATAGTTCTGTTAATGGTAGTATTCCTCAAATACCTGATTCTAAAAATTTCTTTAGACATCAATATGATACAATTGAAGTTGATTTAATTGATGTTGTTGATAATGACTTTTTAGGTATTTTAGGAACATCTAAAGCTTGTAGTGAATTACATATTGACGCATCTGCTATTTCAGTATCATCTCATGATGAAGATGAAATTTCTACTAAATTAAATAAGAAACCTTAATTTTTTAGGTAAGGAGATAAAATGAATGGAAAATTAAAAATTATATTTATACCTATTTTAGCATTATTATCTAGTTTAGGGGTAGTTGGAATGTCAATGGGATTTTTAACTGCTCATGCAGGTTACCTTTGTGGAGGGTTAGGAACCGCTGGTTTAATTAAAAAAGTTCCAGCAAATATTACTAAGTCAGATGCTTCAAGTTTAGGTAATGTTGAGAATCGTAAATATACCATTATAGAATTATTTAGAAATGGAACAGATTATTCCGTTCCATTCGGTGAATCAGAAGGTAACTTTTTTAGAAGGGAAAATAAAACTGTTAGTTCAGCAATAAGTAGTTTAACAGAAGATCAAAAGAAAAGATTAGAAACTTTAGGAAAAGATGATTTCGGAGGATGTTTTTGGGGTGAGCCTTTAATATGGTTTCAATCAATTTCAGACAATATAATTGGAGTAATTGCAGATTTCATTAATTGGATAACATCTTTCTATTTTGATAGTCATTTTATTTGTGACCCAGAAAAAGCAGATAAAGGAAATTTAAAGGGCTGTTTAGATTTACTAGGTACTATTGGAGGTAAATCTTCAGGTGACGCAAAAGGTGGATTAATTGGTAGACTTGCAAAAGGTATTTATTTCCCATTATTAGCAATAGCTTTTACAATGGTAGGAGTATGGTTACTTTATAAAGGTATTATAAAAAGAGAATTTAGGGCTTCTTTGCAAGGAATAATTTGGTCTTTCTTTGCTTTATTCCTTGGTATTGCTACAGCAGTTAGACCTTGGTGGGTCGCTAGGGCACCTTTTTATGTTAATCAAATTATAACTGGTTGTGTAATCAATGTTTTAAGTGGAGGAACTTGTGATGGTGACCCTGAAGCACTAAAAAATGATAAAACAGACCAATCTTGTACTGCTTATGCAGATGGGAAAGTTCTTCCTGAACAAACATCACAATTAGCATTATCAGGTGCAGCATGTGGTATTGTTAAAGGCTTTACAGTTGATAGATGGGCAATGCAACAATTTGGATATGATTTCAATGATTTATATACTAAGAACCCACCAGAAGGTGCAAATCTTTATCCGGCAGATAAATTAGAAGGTAGTCCTGATGATTATTGTGTCAATTTAAAATCATCTTCTTCTGCAAACCAATTAAAAAATAATCCAGCTACAAATGATGTTCAAGTTTGTAATATTGCCTTAGCTTATATGGCTGATAGTATATCTGGTAACTGGTTTACAAAAGCTACAGAATCAAAAGATGCAAAGAATCCAGTAACTAAAAGATTATTAGTTGTTGCAACTGCTGCTAAAGATGAAAAAATGTGGTCTTCAATGATTGGACACAATAGAGATATGTTTGGATTTAGTGGAATTATAGCTGCTTTAGCTGCTGGTTTTTCATTTATACCCGTTTCATTAATGGGTATGGCATACAACTTAACTGCAACAGTATTAATGGCTTTAGCACCTATATTCTGTTTGTTTGCTATTCATCCAGGTAGGGGAAGAAAAATCTTCTTAGGATGGTTGGAAACAGTAGTTAGTACAATTCTTAAATTCTTTGCAATTGGTATGCTGATACTTATTATGCTTACAATTTATCAAGCTGTTTTTGCCAATATAAGAGGTAATGTAATGATAATGGTCACAACAATTATCTTAGCGTTCACTTTCTCAATGTATAGAAAAGAAATAACCAATTTAATAGGCGCAACAAACATGGGTGGTGTTAAAGTTGCTAATAAAATGGGACAAGCAATGGATAAAATGAAAGATTCAGCAATTGATAAAGTTAAAGAAGGTAGAGATGTTTTAGTTGGTGGACAAATTGGTGGAGCTATTGAGAAAATTAAGAATGGCGAAAAAGAACGTATGATGAAAGCTCAATCAGAAGGTAAAGAATATAAAAAACGTGGACTATTTAAGAGAGTTGTTACTGACGGTATAACAGGTGGAGCAAGAGGTATGGCTCATGCTGCAATGATTAATGCTAAAAGAGGTAATGGGGTTATTGCTAATGCAGCTAGAACTGGTAGTCAATTAAATAATAAGAGCCAAAAAGCAATTGATGATATTAAACGCCAAGAAATTGAATCAGCTAGACATCAAGATATGATTGATTCTGTGGGGGCATTATCAGAAAGAATGACTGAACAATTACAAAATCAAAAAGTAGCATTTGACCAAACTAGATTAATTGATAAAATTGATGATAAGGCTGAAAATGTTTCTAGTGAACCTATAAAAGATGTATTAGAAACACTTAAATCTGATGTAATAAATGCTAAACCAGAGACAATTCATAAAGTTGAAGGTGAAGTTCAAGCCAAATTGGAAATTGCTAAAGACATAGATAAAGATTTAACAAATTATAGTAATAAACAACACATAGGAATTGATAAATGGGCTAAAGATGAAGAACGCAAAGGTCAAGTAGATATTGAAAATAAAGTTGAAGAAATCAAAGAAACTATGACAAAAGCTAATCATTCACCTGAAGAAATTGAAAAAGTTATTCAAGATTATAGAAATAAATCTAATGAAAAATTAACTGAAAATATTGACAATCTTAAATCTCAATTTAAGCTTCAAACAATTAAGAATGATAAAGGCCATGTTTTAAGATCTAAAGTTGAAAGTGTTGATTTAAATGCAATTAAAGAAATTAAAGATGATATTAAAGAATCTATAAATGGAATTGATGTTAATCGTTTAATTGAAGAGTCTTTAAATAGAAAAGATGAAAAAGAAGAATAAATAAAAAAGAAACCTTAACTGGTTTCTTTTTATTAGGTAAAATAGAAATATAATATCTGTAGATTTAACGTAGACGTAAAAATTTGTATTTATGATGAATTATACATAAATTAAAAAAATGATATTTTTCAGGGTTAATAGATAGTACGTATTATGGTTAAAAATTACATCTACAGATATTTTTAATGAAAGAAAAAGAGGTTTTAAATGGCAAATAAAATAGATAATATTTTTAAAGAAAAAATTAATGAGATTTTAATTGATGGAGTATATAGTAAACAAGCTAGACCTAAATATTTAAATGGTGAAACTGCAAATTCTAAATATCTAACTCAACAAATTTTCCAATATGATTTAAATAAAAATGAATTTCCTTTAACACAATTAAGACCTATTGCTTGGAAATCCGCAATTAAAGAAATACTATGGATTTATCAAGACCAAAGTAATTCATTAGATTTATTAGAAAATAAATATAATGTATCATATTGGAATAGTTGGGAAGTTGGGAAAACAAGAACAATTGGGGAAAGATATGGAGCAATAGTAAAGAAACATAAAATAATAGATAAATTATTAAAAGGTTTAAAAACTAATCCATATAATAGAAGAAATATTATTTCATTGTGGGATTATGAAGCATTTGAAAAAACAGAAGGTTTAGCCCCTTGTGCTTATCAATGTTTATTTGATGTTAGAAATATTAATGATGAAATTTATCTTGATTGTTCTTTAATTCAAAGAAGCTCTGATATGCTTGTTGCTTTACATATTAATCAAATTCAATATGTTGCTTTACAAATGATGATTGCTAAACATTTTGGTTGGAAAGTTGGTAAATTTACTCATTTTGTAAATAACCTACATATTTATGATAATCAATTTGAACAAGCTAATGAATTGTTAAATCGTAATAATTCGTCTGCTTTACCTGTTTTAAAATTAAATTGCCCTGATAAAACTAATTTTTATGACATTAAATTTGAAGATTTTGAATTACTAAATTATAATCCTATGAAACCTCAATTAAAGTTTGATTTAGCAATTTAAAAAAATTTAAAAAAATAAAAAAAATATTAATTTTTTTTGAAAAATAAGGTAAAATATAATAAAACCTTGAAAAATAAGGTAAAATATAATAAATAAGAAAAAATAATGAGGTATTTATATAATGGCAAATCATATTACTTTAGTTGCTTCTTTAGTTGGAGATATTAAATATGCAACTTACAAAAGAGATAATGGTGAAGGATTTAGAGCTAGTTTTTCAGTAGCACAAAATCAAAGTGTATTCAATAAAGAAACCAATTCTTATGATGAGCTTCCACCTAAGTTTTGGAATATTACTGTTTTTGATAGTGTTGCTCGTTCTTTAGAAAAATCAAGTATTCCTAAAGGTGCTCCATTACTTATTCAAGGAGAGCTAACACTTAGAGAAGTTCCTGAATACACAGATAGAAATGGAATTGTTCATCCTAAAGAAATTGCGAATCAAATTCAAGTTACAAATATTGGTGCATTAATTGGTAAAGGTAGATCTGCTAATGTTGTTTTAACTAAGAATGTATCAGGATCTACGGCTCAAACTCAAACAACAACACAACAATCTTCATATCAAGCACCTGTTCAACAAACACAAACTCAACCAGTACAAAATAGTAATTCATTCGATTTTGGTGGTTCAGATGATTTTGATGAGGATGATATTTTCGGATAATTTATAAAGTAGAAGAATAAACAATTTAAATGTTGTTTATTCTTTTTCTTTTATTTTGATAAGAAACAAGTTGTATAAATAGATATAAATAAGAAAAAAAGTAGTAATAACTAACAATTGACAGGTTAGTAGAATTTATGATATGAAATAAAAGAAAAAAATACATTTAGGACAGGATATGAAATTTAATAAAACAAAAGGTACTGTTTTTCGTATGTATAAAACAAAAGGTCCTGACTTATTAATACCTCTATATAACATATTACAAGGAGAATTAGACAGAATCTTGTCAACTTCAACTTATGTAAATTCTTTATCAAAGATAGAGTTAAAATATAAGGATGAGGATGGAGAAGAGAGATCCAAATTAAATGGTATGTTATGGGATGAAATAGATGGAATAATAGGAGATTCATTAAGAGATAAAGGCTTATATGTTTGGTACATACGGATTTTATACCATAATATAATAAGTTTGTTAAAATCAAGACAAGAACAAATCAAAATTTATGAAATATTGAAATTAAATCAATATAAAATAAATAGCACATTAAGAGCTAAGTTAGTAGAAGAAAAGTTATACCCTACTAATTCTTACTTAGAAACTTTAGTAAATGCTAAAAATATGCCTACACTTCCAAAAAGAAAAACATTTATTCTTGATTTTTCAGTTTCAGATAAACAAATGTTTAGAGTTGGTAAAAATAGTAATGTTTATGAAATAAAAATTTACAACAACAAAGAAGTAAAAGATTATAACCTCAAAACAGGCTGGCTATCATTTGAAATGTACTTACCAACGTATATCCGAGAAAACTTTACTGGTAAAACAGCAAAACCACAATTCTATTGGGACCACAATAAGGAAGAATTTGTTTGTGCAATCCCATGTGAAATTAAAAAAGTAGCCAATGAATATGAAAATATAATGGGTGTAGATTTAGGAAAAATCAAAGTTTATTCAGCAACAGTGGTTCGTAAAGATGGTAGTATATCTGATGAATATGTACCAACAGAAGAATTACAAAATTTAGTAGATAAACTAAGGCGAATGAATCAACACATAAATTCAGTTTATGAGAAAAAGAAACGTTCGTATAAATACGGTAATTTCACAAAAAGGCAGGATAGAAGAGAATTAGACTACAAACGTAGTAGAAATAAAAGGACAAAATTACAATTTGCAATAGCAAGGTTAGTTGCAGTAGAAGTTGTAAATATTGCGATAAAAGAACAATGTAAAGAAATACATTTGGAAAATTTATCTTGGGTAAAAAGCTCAGGTGGAAAATGGAATTTTGCACAAGTGCAAACTTACATTGAAGAAGTTGCGGAATTATTCAGCATAAAAACTTTAAAAGTAAACGCTAAAAATAGTTCAAAAACTAACCCTGTTACTCTTGAAGTTGGTACTGTCTCTAATCGTGATGTTATATTCAAAAATGGACAAAAAGTTGACAGAGACCAACTTGCAAGCCTTAATCTAGCATTGAGAGAACCTAAAAAACAAAAACAACGAAAAATTAGAACTCTAAATATTAGATATTCCACTATAATACAACGACAAAGTAGACGTTTCAATAATTATTTAATGAAAAAGTCATTTACACAATTGAAGAGTAAAAGAAAAATACACAAGGAATTTTTGAAGGAAAAGGAATTATCTTTAAAACCTGATTTAATTAAAAAAGAGAACAAAAAAATCGTGATGTTCTCACATGATAAAGCAAAATCTGATTTTGCAATCGTGTCTGTTTATAAATCTAGTAACCTTAAACTTGAATATTATTTTACTAATAATTTACAACTTAAACATATTTATACTGATTTATTACAGTAAACCAAAACGATATAAAAATTATTTATATAATTAATATTAAAAAATAATTTACAAAATAAAAGAGGTGATGTGGATGGCTTTAAATAATAAAGCTAAAGATGCTTTAATGGCAGGGGCCAATAAGGCAAAACAAGCCGTAACAGAAGGAGCTAGTAAAGTTAAAGATAATGCTATAACAGGTGCAAAAAATACAGCAATAAATGGAGCTGATAAAGCAACTGGTGGTGCAGTTTCAAAAGCCCAACAAGCAATTAAATTAGTAAAAAAATTAGCTCAAATAGCATGGCAAATTATAAGGATGGTATTTGATTTTATAGTTACTGTCATACATCTTTTATTTAACCCGATAACATGGTGGGTTTTATTAGGTACCGCAGTATTACTTATTATTGTAGCTATTTTTCAAGTTTATGGTCCTACATCTTTTAAATATGACCCAGGTAATGAAGCATTAACATCTTTAGAAGAAATAGAAGATGATAAAAAAAGCGAAATTGCAAGTTTAACATTCTCACAACACACTAAAATAAATAATAATGTATCTGCTTATTTAGGAAAATTATTTGAAAAAAATAAAGATAAATTAGCTTATATAAATAAAACTATACCTGAAGGTTGTGATTCAAAATGTATTTTAGATAAAGTTAATAGTGGAGAATGGGCAGATATTGAATTAGGAGCTTGGAAATTAAAAGGTGACAATGCTAAAAAAGTGTTAGAGGCTTCGATAAAATCAAAAACAAATTGGAATAAAAGCGAAACTCAAATGGAAGGTATTATTTCAGCAATAAATAAATCAAAAGATAAAACCCTTACTAATGTAGATGGTGAAGTTTCAGATTCAATTAAAGCTGTTAATAATTTATTAAACATTTCAATGACAGATGCTGAAGTTGAACAAATGAATGAAGAAGTAAAATCAGCAGCCAAATCAATAGAAGACAAAGTTGAGAAAGTTAAAAGAATTGGACAAGGAAATTGTTTGGGAAGAACTGAAGGTGGAAAAGCAATAGAAGATGAGAATTGTTCTGGTTTGGATGATGGTAATGGTGGTTCTATAGATTCTTCTGACTTAATTGAATTTTTAGAGGAATATGCTGTATCAGATAAAATTTCAACTCCTGGATCTACAGGTGAGTCACAAGCTACTGATAAAATGAAAGCAGGAAAACGTAAGGCAGAAGCGGCTGGCGGTACTGACCCTTATACAGGATTATATTCTTCTTGTGACAGGCTAGTTGCTGCTGCATTAAAAGCAACAAAAATAGACACTTCATACCCATGGGGAGGAGTTGTTGCTCAAGACCAATATTTAAGAAGCCATCCTGAAAAATGGAAACAAGTAAGACCAGAAGACAGAAAATCAGGTGATGTAATTGTTTGGCTTGGTGGTGGAGTAGAACATACTGCTATTTATGGTGTAAATAAAGCTGGTAAAAAAATGGTTTATCAAGCTAGTTTCCAAGATTACTTACCACATAAAGCTGAAACATCAGATAGAAATTATGACCCTGACTTTATGGTTGGTGCAACTATGACATATTGGAGATTTGTAGGTAAGAAAGGTTAACAAATGAATAAAAATAATAAAGAAACAGAAAAAAATAATATAAAAAGTTATATAATTGCTTTTGCCTCTATTATTGCAGTAATTTTAATAAGTGTTTATTTAATGAGTTTATTTTCACCAAATAAAAAAGTAAAGGTGACTGAAAATCAAATTTCTAATACTGTAAATAATTCAGAGGAAAGCTCAAAAAATACTGAATCGCAAACTCAAGGTAAATTAAAAACAACAGCTTCAGAATCAGATTATGAAAAATTATCTACTGATTTTATAAATGTTATATCTACTTTAGATGGTAATGGTTTTATTAAACCTGATTATAATAATAAAGAGGAATTTTATAAACAATCTAGAATTGGACAATGTAACATTCTTAGAGATTATCTTTCTGATAACATGGCTGAAAAATACAATTGTGAAAAATTACCTAATATTGCAAATGACCCTACTTATTCATCAACCTTAATAACTTCTAAAATTGAAGAAATAAAAGTAAAATCAAAAGTTAAGTTGGACGAAGAAACTTTTAGATTTACTTATTATGTTAAAATTAAATTTGATTTAGAACAATTAAAAAATCATGGTGAAGGTTCTGATGGAGGAACAATAAAAGCAACTGCAACAGAAGAATTTAATGATGTATATGTAGATGTTAAAAATAATAAAATTTTTAAAACAAATATTGATGAATCTATGAAAAATGCAACTGTATTATGGGACGGTAAAAGTTATCTTAATTTAGACTGGCAAGTTGCAAAATAAGTTTAATTTAAAAAGAAAATCATTTGGTTGATTTTCTTTTTTTTTGATATTTTCATTATAAATTAATATGTTATAAATAAAAAATTTAATATTTTATATTGATTTTTTTATAAATAAATAGTAAAATGATAAAAACAGGAGGTCTAATGGACAATTTAGAAGAAGAAAAAAATATAGAAATTAAAGATAATGAAAAAATATACTTAGAAGAAACAGAAGAAAAAATATCTGGTTTCGTAATTAATAATTTATTTAAAGAAGATGATACGACTGAATATAGATCTGTAAAAGATTTGCATAAAAACCCACCTGTATTAACATTAATTGAAGATGAAAATAATTCAATGAGTTTAAATTTAGATTTAGAAACAGTAAAAATTTTAATAGATGATTTAAAAGTTATAGAAAAAGGTTTTTACGGATATAAATATGACAGATTAAGTTTTAAAGAAAAAATAAAAAATTTACCAAAAGATATTAAATATCACCCTATTCCATATATTTGGTTCGGTATTATTTTATTCTTAATTTTAATATTATCTTTCTTTTTTGCATAAAAATATTAGGAGGTTTAAATAAAATGAATGTAGAACCAAAAAAGGATTATTTATATAAACACAATAAATATGTAAATGGAGATCTTGTTTTAACTAAATCATTTGTATTAAAGAAAAGAATTATGAAATTCTTAGTGAATTTTATTGTGGTTTTTATATTTTTAATGGTAACATTTATAGGTTATAAAGCATTAAATCCAACTGTAACAGTAGATGGTAAAAGTTATTCTTTACAAAAAGATATTACTAATTTATCTATTAATGACAATGTTATTTACTCTAAAAAGAATGATTATTTAGAACAATTATTAATTTCAAGTGGATTCTATGAAACATATAAATATTCAGTAACAACTTTACCTGCTGGTATAAGCCCAGAAACTGGTAAACAATTAGGGAAAGATAAATATGTCTTAAGGTGTGAATCAAATATTTGTTCAGGTAAATTGATTGAAGTAGATAAATCAAATATATTAGGTAAAATAGGTGATTAAATGAGGTACCATATTAATAAAAAAGGGGAGGTTTCAATTTGTTTAGCCGTATTTAAAAATTGTCCATACTCTCAACATTTTAATTCTTTTTCAGCAGGACAAGAATATATGGATGATTGGGAAGGTAATAAAGAAACATACCCAAAATTAAGAGATGAAGATATTTTGAAACCTGAAAATGAATTAATGATAGAAGGTAAAGATTTCAAAAATAAAGAATTATTAAAAACAGTTGATTTAAATGATAATTCAATAATTTTACTTATAACAAAAAATAATAATAAAGCAAGAATTTTAAATTATATTTCTGATAATATAGATAATAATACATTTTCAAAAAGAAAACTATTCAAAGCTTTTGATTCAGTTGGATTAAATTTAGAGACAACTAATAATCTAGACAAGAATAAACTTTTTAATAGATTTAAAGAAAAAGATTATAGTATTAGCAATATTTTATCTTCATTTGATTATTCTGCTTCTGATGTTATTTTAGACAAAAATACGAAATTAAGGGTTTTTAATTTAACTCCTGACCCAGAATATAATTATAATTCATCAGGTCAAATTTATCCAACAGTAGGAGGTTCTTATGTATGACATTGTATCACATGAAAAATGACGGAACACCTGGGGTATGTTCTGCTCAACCTGGTAATTGCCCTTTAAGTAATTCATCTATTCATACACATACTTTAGAAGAAGCACAAGACTTTGCAGATAGAATGAATGAAATAAAGTCTTTAAATATGTATGAAAAAGTAAGGTTAAATTCTAATAATAATTTAGAAAAAGATGAAGATACTACTTATTTATCAGAAAATCAAATAAAAAAATTAGAAATTGCAGATTTATATGTTTTATCTAAACCTGATTTGAATTTAGAACAAGAAAGTGAGAATTTAATAAAAGGGTTAAATGAAACAGAAACATTATTAACTGAACATCTTCAAAAAGAATATTATTTAAATTCTGATAAGGCAAGGGTTGAATATGAAGATAACTATAAAACTTATTTATTCAACAAATTCAAACCTGATGGATATCCTTTGGAAATTAAGAATGTTGCAATAAAAACAAATAATGGCTCAACAGTAAATAAAAATATTAAGATAAGTTTAACTAGGGATTTAAATTGGGAATATAGTTATAGTTCAAAAAATAAAGATGTTCCAGTTGATTTGGAAGAATTAGAAAAAGGATTTTTTAGTAGACCAGATGTTAAACCTTATATGGATGAAAACTGGAAAAAAAGAGCAGAGTTATTAAAATTAGAGGAAAATTCAGTTAATAATTCAATTGCAAAATTAAAAAGAGATAGAGAACAAATAAAATTAAAAAGAATTGAATTAGAAGATAAATTAGATTTATATAGTAGACAATTAACCCCATTAAGTGAAAGAAGATCTATTCAAAGAATGGCATTAAATGAATTGAAGAATAGAGGATATTAAGATTACTCTTCATTTTGAGTAATCTTTTTATTTGCATTTTAATGAAATATATGTTATAATTTTGAAAACAAATATATTAATCTTTAGGAGGAATTAATGGAAGAATCTAAATTTCTAACAAAAGAAGAAGAAATAGAATTAGCTAGAATTATTCAAGATTATAAGAATAACAAAGATACTATTTATTCAAAAGAAGATGTTAATGAAGCATACGAAAAGTTATTTAAAAGTAATATGAGAGGTGCTTATAAAATTGTATCTAATTATTTCAGTTATTACGCAGCTTATTATTATCCTTATGAGGAAGCAATACAAGATGCTTTAACTGCTTTAGCTTCATATATTTGGTTGAAACATAATCCTGACAGAGGAACAAAAGTTTTAACTGGTGCTACTTGGCATATAATTAAAGCATTACAAGTTAATTCAGGAAAATATAGAGATATACCTCTTACTCCTACTGAAGATTATAGGTATAATTTAATTAGTAAAAAAATTAAAGATTATGAATTTGACAATCAAGAATATAATTCTTTAATTGACTATTTGGAGAATACAACTGATGTTCCAAGTAAAAGTATTCATGCTATTCTAAATATGAGAAAAGGTGTAAAATCAATTGATTCTACTGTTAAAGCAAATTCTTTCTCTAATGATAATGTAACACTTGCAGAAATTATTCCAGCTGAAAATGTAAACCCAGAAGAAGTAATAGTACAATCTGATTTATTAGAAAAATGTTTTAGTATTTTAACTGAAAAAGAAAAATTACTATTAAAAATGAAATGGGATTTATTACCTGGATATAAAAATGAAGATGAATTTTTAAAGAAACATAATATAACTAAATCTTATTATTTAAAAAACACAAAAAATTCATTAAATAAAATTAAAAAAATTATGCAAAAGGAGAAAAAGAAATTTGAATAGTTTAGCAATAGAATTAACAATCAAAACTAAAGAAGATATAAACAAAATAGAATTTGATTTAAATAAAAGAAATTTAACTTTCATGGCTAAAGATAAAGATATAGAAGGTTCTTTTGCTACAATGTTTATTTCATATATTATTTTTATTAATAAAAAACAAGAAGAAAAGCAAATTAGAAATTTATTAGATTTCTTTGAGCATTTTTCTTCATTAAAGCCAAGAATTATACCTTTAGGAGAGCATGATGAAGATTAGACTTAAAAAAGATAGTGAATTTTTAAAATCATTCAAAAAGAAACCTGTTAATTTCAGAGTTGAATCGGTTATTCATGATGGACAATGGTACACACCAGAAAAATGGGCAAAAGTTGCTAAATGTTCATTGGAAGATGTATTGAATTTCATTAAAATTACTGATTACTTAATAACTGATAAGGGTAGTTATAGAGTAAATAAAGATGAAATTGAAAGATGGTACAATGAAAACAATTTAGATATAACCGAACCTTTAGTGCCAAATAATTTTGTACCTAAAATATGGGATGGAAAAACTGAAACTGAAACATTTTTAAATACTCCAAAATATTTAGTGAATGTTCTTTTGGTTTATTATAATACAAGTAAAGAATTGGAAGAAATTAAAAAAGTTTTAAAAGGGAAAGTATTTTTCACTCAAGATGAAGGTTCATCCACTTTAAGTGTTTCAACTTTGAGAGTTTATTCCATATCTAATGATTTTACAATAAATTACCTTAAACAACATTTACCTGAAGATATTCTTAAAAATATTAATTTTAGATCTAGGCAATCAGTATTATGGAGAAATATAACTGATTTTTCAGAAGAATTTATTGTTGAATTTTTAGATTTTTATTTAGATTATGCAAAAGGATTATTAAAAAATCATAATAAAACAATTGAGATTTTCATTCCTAATTATCAAGATAGAGAATTAAAAATTCAAGAATGGATTTTAAGAGCAGCTGGTAAGTTTGATGAAAAACAATGTGTACCTTTTTCGGGATATTTAGCAAATGTTTTACAAAGATGGCCTTATGATTTACCTAATATGGAACTCGGATTAGAATTGGCAAAATTTCAAAGAGTGAGAACTAAAGCTATAAATAAAATCATTCAAGAGCGTGAAAGTGAAGATTATACAGAAGAAGAGATTCAAATTATGCTTCCTTACACAAAAGAAGATTATTATCGATTATTATCAGAACATGACAGGTGGAATAATATAAGAACTGCCTCATCTATAACTTGGGATGAAAAAGGAAATGAGAAATCCGGAGTGAATATTTTTGATAATAAAGAAAGTGAAAAAATCAAAATTAATCTTGCAAATAAATTAAGTATTTCATTATTTAAAACAGCAATAGAAACTAATGACTATAAATCTTTGTTTAAAGTAATTCAGAATTTCAAAGGTGATTCTAGTATTCCAAAAATAGATTTAAATGAAGAATTTAAAAATAGTTTATGGAAGAATTTTAATAATGAGGAATAATTATGAACAATAGATTATTTTTAGAAGAAATTAGAGATAGGGCAAAACAGCAAGCTAAAAATAATATAAAAATATGGATTAAATGGGGCTTTTTCTTATTATTTTTATTTTTGTCAGTTGTTTCATTAATGAGTATTGTAGTAATATCTGCATTTAAACAAACTGTATCTTTTGAAAATTTTGAAGAAATGGGGAATGTAACTAATACATTTTTACAAGGAAACTCAAATGGGAGTTTTAGTTCATCAATTAACGATATTATTCCTTATTATGATTATTTAATTTTTGCAATAAATAACACAGAAATATTAGGTTTAATTTCTATTGTTCTGTCCGTTCTTTTTCTGATATTATCATTTCTATTTTTAAAAATAAAAATAAAAAAATAACAAATTAGAGGAATTTTATCCTCTTTTTTTGTAAAATGAAGGTAAAATAAAAACATATAATCAAAAGGAGTTCTTATGATAAAAATTAGTATTATTGTTGTATTAAGTTTAATTGCTTTTATTAGTGTATTACTGAATATTCTTGTCTATCAAGGAAAACTACCTAGTTTAATTAAACATCAAAATAAAATTCAATTGTCCTCATTGATAATAATTATTCTGCAAATTTTATCTGTATTTATTTTGTCATTTAATCCTATTCTATTTGAAGATAAAAATAAATCATTGGATGCAAATAAAATATTTGAAGAAGTTGAAAAGAGGATTAAATCAGAATACCCGGATAAAGTATATAATCCAGATAAACCAAAATCTGAAATAAAACAAGAATTTACAAAACAATCTGCAATTGATTCCGTAAAAGAAATGTTCACTGAAATCAAAGGTTCAGATGACAAAGATAAATTAAAAGAAAGACTTTCTAAATTAGATTCAGACGATAACGCTTATAAAGACAATACTTATTTTCCTCAGAATGTTTTAGCAAAAATTTATTTACCAGACACAATGAGTAATGATAATGTTTATCAAAATACAGCAACAGCATTATTAGCTTTAACTGCTTTATTGGAAGAAAACACTGGCTCTATTGAAGTCAAAATATTAGATATGGCAAGTTTAGTTATTGATGAAAAAACAAATACTGTTTTTGTACCATTAGATATTTTTGTGGGAAGATTTACAGGTATAACATTACAAATGGTATTTATAGATGGGGAATGGAAATTGTTACCTCATAGTTTAATGATTACTGCTCAAAATAATATTTTGCAACAAAAACAAGCTGAATTAAAAGAAAAGGGAGAAAATAATAATTGAGAATATTAAAAATTGTTCTAGACAATATAAGGTCTCACTCTCATTATGAATTTATACCTGCTTTAGAAGGTACAACTGCAATTTCAGGTACTAATGGAGCAGGTAAATCAACAATTGTAAATTCTTTTGCTTGGTCATTATTTGGATCTAAAGCACAATCATTAAAAGCTAAAGATTTTATTCGAGAAGGTGTAAATCCAAAAGAAACTCATGTTGGGGTTGAGTCTTATTTCGCATTAGGAAATAGAGAATATAAAGTAGATAGAAAAATTGTATCACCAAATGGAAATTCAACTTGTAGTATTTATTCTAGACCACTAAATTCAGAAGAAGATTATGTTTTGGATTGTGGACCTGGTGTAACTCATTCAGAGAAATTTCTAAGGAGATTATTAGGTTATGATGAAAAAGGATTTTATTCTTCAGCATTCGTACAACAAAAACAAGTTGATTTAATTATTTCTGCAGGCCCAAGAGAACGTGGTGCTATAATTGAACAAATGATAGGTGTAAACACAATAACAGCATCTTTAGATATGGCAAGAGAAGAATTTAGAGGTCTTCAAAAAGCATTATCTGTAATTCAAACTGGTTCAATTGAAGATGAAGAATTAAAATTTCAAAATCAAAAGAATGTTGTTGTTAATATTAGAAACAATATAAAAGATATTAATAAAGAAATAGATGAATTAAAAGAAGAAGTAGATTTAATTAATATTCAATTTAAAGATGAAGTAGCCAAACAGGAAAAATATAATAATTTACATCAAGAAATAATGATTATTGAAAATAATAGTAAACATATTTCAGAAAAAATTGATTTATTTTTAGACATAGTTAAAAAATATCCTGATAATTTAACCTATTCAGAAGAATTATTAAAAGAATTAACAGAAAATAAAAATGAAGAAGAGAAAAAATATAAAAAATCTCTAGAGAATTTATTGTCTGTGAAATTAGAACTTGAAAAACTTGATAATTTATTTAAAAACAAAATAAACCCTTCTATATTAACTGATTACAATAATTTAATTGAAAAGCAAAATGAAATTAAATCTGAAATATCTAACATTGAATTTGAAATTAATTATATAAAGAATCAAGGAAAGAAAATACAATCATTCTTAAAAGCTTTAAAAGAAGGTGTAGCAGAATGTCCTTATTGTAAATCTCCAATTGAAAATATAGATGAAGAATTAAAATCTCATACTTTAGAATTTAATAATTTAAAAGATGATTTAAATGATAAAACAAATAAATTAAATCAGTTAAAATCAGAATCTACAATAACATTAAATTCTATTGTGAATTTACAGAATGACATAGACAAGTTAAATCAACAAGAGAAAAAAAGAGATGAATACTCTAACCTTAAAGCTGAATTGATAAAACTAGAAACTGCTGAACAAACGAATAAAACATCTTTGAATTTAATTATTAATAGGTTAAATGATTTAAATGAAGTTAAAAATCGAGCAGAAGATTTAATTAATGCTAGAAACTCTATTAAATATTTAACTGAAAGATTAGAAGAAATAGCTCAAGAAAAATTAAATAAACAAATAGAATTATCTCTAATTGGAGCTTTAACACCTAAAGAATATAAAGAATTAACAAAAAAACATGAAGATTTAAATAATAAATTCAATAAATTACAATATGACAAATTTGAATTGGATAAGAATTTAGTTGTAGCCGAAAGTGAAGGTAAAATTTTATATGCAAACTGGAAAAATTGTCTTAAAGCTGCAGAAGATTATAACAATTTATCTAAACAATTAGAACTTATTAATTATTCAATAAAAACATTGTCTGAATTTAAAGATTTAAGAATCAAAACTGCTATACCCTCATTATCATCTATTGCTTCTGAAATTTTAAATAAATTTACAAATGGAGATTTTATTGAATTAAAATTAAATGAACAATTTGAAGCAAGTGTTGTTACATCAACAGGTAAAGAAAGGTCAGTTTCTGTCTTATCTGGAGGTGAATTATCAGCAGCTGCTATTGCATTAAGATTAGCTATTGCTTTATTTTTGCAAGATGGTACTCAATCATTGTTAATTCTTGACGAAGTTTTAGTTTCCATGTCAGAAGATAGACAACAACAAATTTTAGAGACCATTTCATCTTTATCTTCATCTCAAATTATTTTAATTGCCCACTCTCAAGTTGCTAATTCTTTTGCAGATAAAGTTATAGATTTATAAATTTGATATTTAAAGTAAATAAAATATGATATGGAGAGATTAAAGAATGAGTAAATGGGAACAAATAATTCAAGCCTATTTGATTGATAATGACGCTATAAGTGAATTAGAAACAAATGGGACATCTTCTGTTTTCGTTAGACAAAAAGGAATAAGAATTGAAATTCCAAATATTTTTACATCAGAAAAAGAATATATAGAAGAAACAAGAAAATTAGCAAACCTTGTTTCTCCTGATGAAGAACCAGAAGGAGGAAGAAAATTCTTAGCTGAGGGTAAATTGGATTTAGGGGCTGCTGGTTCTGCAAGGTGTCATATTGTATTACCTCCAGCTTCGGATTATCCCTTAGTTACAATTGCTAAGAAATCTGTTTCTTTAACAACTTTAGAAGATATTTATAGATCTGGAAGTATGTCAAATAAAATGTATAATTTTTTGAAAGCTTCCGTTGAAATAGGCCAAACTATTGTATTTTCAGGTTCAACTGGTGCGGGTAAAACAACAATTTTAGAAGCAATGACTAAATTTATACCTGAAGATGTAAGAATAGGTGTTGTTGAAGATGCTCCTGAATTACTTTTAACTCAACCTAATACAGTTTATTTACATTCTAAACCTTGGCAACCAGGTATGGACCCTAATAATGAAGTTACTTTAAATTGGTGTACGAAACAAATAAACAGAATGAGAACGGATAAATTAATAATTGGTGAAAGTAGAGGCGCTGAATTTGCAGAGTTTTTAATTTGTGCAAACTCAGGTATGAATGGCTCAATGACAACATTACACGCAAATTCACCTAAATTAGCATTACAAAAAATGACTCAATTTGTCATGCTTGCAAAAGAACAACCAATTAGAATTATTAATAAAAATATTGCAACAACTATTGATTTAATTGTTCAATTAGAAAAATTTCCTAATGGACAATATAAAATGACATCAATAGAAGAAGTATCTAGAATATTAGGTAGAGATGAATCCGCTGAAATTGCAACAACACCATTATCAGTATGGGACTCACATTCTAAATCCTGGTCTGATTCTTTCTTAATTTCAGATAATTTAAGAAAAGCATTTGAAAGTCATGGTTATGAATGCCAAAACTTTACAAAACATAGATCTTTTTCAACCGAACAGAATGTAGATGAAGAAGATAAAAATAATATAAATTCTAATAGAAGAAGATTATTTGGGAGGTAACAATGGATAAATCAACACTTAATTTAATTGCAATTGGAATTTTAGCAGTGGTCTTCTTTATTATAGAAGGTATTGTAATATATAGAATTTACAGGGCATACAAAGAAAGAAAAAATAAAGTTGATTTTAAACTCCCTAAATTAGAAGAAGAAAAAGAACCTGATTTAATGCCTTCTAAACCTTATTCTAAAGTACCTACAATTAATAAAAAGAAATATTCAAAAGATAAAACTATTTCTTTATCTTCAACTGAGGATATAGATTTAGAAGAAGAATTAGAAAATCAATATAACACATCTAAGAAAAAGATTAAAATTGTTGATTTACCAAAATTATAGAAAGAGTTTTAAATGAAAACATTATTTAATGTGCCAGATGAATTAACATATAAAAATGGAATAAAAATTACAATTAATATAAATCTAGAAGAAGAATTAAATCTAATTTTTGAAGAAGAATATATTAGGCTTTCTTCAAGATGTCATAAAACATCTGACCCAGAAATAATTTCAAATTCAAAGAAATTCATTTTAGATTCTTTATGCCATCAAATTTCACTAATAACATTATCTGGTAATTTTGATTTAAATACAAAAGAAATCATTCTATCACAAAATAATGTTATTAAAGATAAAAAAGTACACTTTCAAAGAGAAGCAATGTTACAAGAATCTGTACTTTTAGAAAAATTAGACGAAATATTCAATAATAATATATTGAGACTATTAAGAACTGCTAGTATTTGTTCTATACTGTCTTTATAAGGAGGAATAATAATTAATGAGTAAGAAAATACCAATTGAACCTGTTAAAGCAAATCAATCTATTAAAAAGAATGCAGTAATTAGAGAGGTTGCTCAAATTACAGGTCAAACACAAGGAGTTGTAAAAGATGTATTAAATGCTTTTACAGATTTAGCACAAAGAGAAATGATAGTTAATGGAGTTTTTGATTGGAAAGGTCTACCGACTGTAACAAGACAAGTTAGAAAAGGTTTCCTACGTTATCAAGAGGATATTGATAAAACTTTACTTTACCCTGAAACTTGTTATCTAAGTGCTAAAGTTTCAGAACCTGTTAAGAAATTACATAGGGAAATGTTTAGAGCTCAAAGTAATGAAGAGAATGGAACAACACCTGAAAATTGGTGGGAGCCTTATGTTTATTGTGATGGAGATTACAAGAAAAAACAGTAAAGAGAGTTAATTAAACTCTCTTTTTTTGATATTTTTACTAATATAATATATTTAGGAGGTATAGAGCAATTGTTCAATATTCCAATAGAATAATGAATTTTTTTGCTTTAAAATTAAATGATTAGAAAAAGTAGAGTAATACTTACTGCATTATTTGCTTTTTTTGGGATAGCTTTAATGGTTGCTCCAATGGCTATACAACCAATTTATATGATTGTTAATGCTGACCCTAAAAATGATGGTAAAGAAGCAGAACAAAATGAATCAGACAATAAAACAACATTAGATAATGCTTTAGAAGAAGAATTTGGTTCAGAAGACGAGAAAAAAGATGATAAGAAAGAGGCTGAAGGTTCAGATAAGAACTCTCAGGGTTCTCATACAATAGAAGGATGGGAACGACATTTCACTAAAAAAGGATATATTTTTAAACGTCCTAAAAATGATGATAGTATTTATTATTTAGCGGAACAAATTTTTGTCCCAGGTTCATATATAAATGAGGTTTGGAAAGCTGTTACTTATAGTGAAAAAGAGAATGCTGATAATACAGTTTTTAAAGAAGGAGATAATGGGAAAGAAATATGTGATTTTCCTGATGAACCCCAAAACTTATTAAATCATAATTGTGATTTACCTCAATTAGGTACTGAATTTTTCCAAACTTTCTTGGGTCCTGCAAGTAAAAAAGGTGTTCAAAATTATCAAATGACTTCATCTATGATAACAGGGTTAACACTCGGAATGCCAGCAGGAATACCAAATAACACAGTACCAGCAACAAAAGAAGAAAGAGTTGCTTCAGGTTATAATTATACAGCATTGGAGAGATTCGGCTACAATTTGGAATTGACAAGTTATGCTGGTGAATATGATGAAATATCTACATCTACACCTGCGAGATTATTAGCAAATATTGGATTTTGGGGTAAATTAAAACTTGGTGGTTCAGCAATATTAAATGGATTAGGTGGAATATGGAAAAATTTAGTTAATAATTTTGAATGGAACCCTCTTAAATGGGGAAAGAAATTAGCAGAAGCTAAAGTTGCAGGAGGAGTTGCTGCAGCTCAAACAGTTGTTGACACTTCAAATTTAAATATTGCTACAACTCACGGTTGGAAAAGGCCAGATTTTGTAGATACTCTTTATAATGTATATTATGCAACAGATAAAGAAATAATTGAGAAACAAAATAGTGACCTGATGAAAAAAGTAAAAGCGGAATTAAAAGATAAAATAGAAGAAGATGTTAATGCTAAAAAAGCTATTCATTTAATGCCAGAAGAATCTGATTTCCCTAAATTTACTTATGACCCAAATAAATTAACAAAAGAATCAGCAGCTGCAATTGAAACATGGAAAAGTTGTAATGCTAAGAAAAGTAGTGACGACAAAGAGAATAAATGTGGATCTGAGCCTACTCCTGTTTACATGACGGAAGAGGAACAATTTGAAGAATGGAAAAATGAAGATTATCAAGTACAATTTGATAAAGATGCAAAAGATGTGGGTATAGATTGTTTTGATGAATCCAAAAATTACCATCAATTGTTAGATTGTTATAAACCTAAATATACTGATTATGCTAAAGATATTTTTGCAGGTGATAAAGCTGTATTTAAAAATGCAGTACAGAAAATAATGGATGAATATTTCAAGAATAATCCACATTATGATGTTAATAGAGGATTATCTCATTATATGTGTGGAGATGAAGAAGGTAAGATTTCTGACGGTTCAAAATCACTTAACACTTGGAAATGGCTTTATGAAAAAGAAAATACTAGAACAGAAGAATTTTTAAATAAAGATTCAGGGTGTAAACCTGTACGTCCATCAATAGAGGGGGCACAATATGGTACAGGAGATGGGAAAAGTACAGATACTCGTTATAAAGAGTTTGTTAATAAAGAACCTATTTCGTCTGTTGGATTTTGGGGAGGCCTTGGAAAATGGCTTGCACAATTAACAACAAAAATTACAAATACATTAATTTCTTTTGCTTTTTCAAATGTTATAGAAGCATTAAGTATAGACAAAATAATTACTAGTTCAATTGAAACATTTAGAGATAGTGTATTCTTCCCCCTTGCAACAATAGCAATAGCTATATGGGCAACATGGTCAATTGTCAAATATCAATCTGTAAAAGGTTATGGATTCTTAAAAATGTTGTTAGAAATGTTATTGGTTTTTGTTATTGCAACATTTACATTATTCCAAGCAGGTAATTTATTAAAATTAGTAGAAGTTGTTCCTACAGAATTTGATAAAATGTTGGCAGAAGCTTTAATTACGGATGAAACAACACCTTATTGCCAAAGCTCTGGAGGACAAGATAAAGTAAGAAATATTCAATGTACTGTTTGGGATATAACTATTTTTCAGCCTTGGGTACACGCACAATGGGGTACAAGCTATTTCAATTTAAATTCTGATAATTTCTCAATATCAGACGAAACAAAAACATTAGTAGGTGAAGCTGAAACAGACCTTGGTGCAAAAACAATTAAAAACTGGGCTTTATATCAATTAGACAGAACAAAAACAGGATCTATCACAACACAAGATAAAAGCCATCCTACAGGATTTAAAGCAAAAAATATATATAAAATAGTTGATTTGCAAGCAGGCCCAAAAAATGGCGAAGGTAGGGATGCAAAATACTTACACTCTTGGGCAGGTCATAATAATGAACGTGGTTCTATTATGTTCCTTTCAGGAGCAATGGGAGTATTAACTTTAATTGTCATTGGAGGTTTAGCTATTGCAAAATTAGATATGACTTTCCAAATGGCAATAAGAATATTTTTCTTACCATTCGTATTTGTTATAGGCCTATTACCTGGAGGGACACAAAAAACCTGGCAATATTTAGGAGATATTCTTGGATTAATAATGAAAAGAATATTTGTGGTTCTAATTTTAATTGTAAGTTTAAATATTCTTAATGCTATTGCTGCTTCAGACTCAAATTATGTTGTTACTGCAATGTTTAGTATTGGAATATTAATTGCAATAAAAATGTATTGGAAAGAAATTGTAAGGTTAATTAATGAAACTGAGGTGAATATTAATCAAGCTAGAGATACTATAATGAATGGTGCTTCAAGTGCTATGCCAAGAAGTGTTAAACAACGTTACTCACAAATCAAAAATAGCCTTTATTCAGGTTCTTCAATGGCTCTTGGTGGAGCAATAAGTGGTGTTATGATTAATAGAAAACTTAAAAAAGAAGGTCTTGAAGTTAAAGGTAGTGGATTTGTAGAAGGTATGAAACATGGCTGGCAAATGGGTGCTGGTAGAGGGGCTTTATTAGCTTACAATAGAAATAGAAGACAAGGATTTGGCTTAGGTGAAACTTTATTACAATCTTATAATATTGGTAAAACAGAAGGTGGAATTGCAAATGTTATGGGTCAATCTAATCCAGAATTAATGGCCAACTTATTCTCTATTAAAGGAATTTTATCTAATAAAATATATGAAGTTAATACTCAAATTAAAAATAGAGAAAAAGAAGTTATGCAAGACTTAGCTGCAGCAGGTAAATCAACATCTAAAGAAAGTATTAATGAGGCTCTATCAAAAGATAATACTTACAATAATTTAAAAGCTAATTTAGGTAATTTAGAGCGTGCAGTTGGTGTTATTAATAATATGACTGATAATAAAGCTGGAATTGCAGGTTCAATGGCTGGATTAAAACCTCATGAATTGAAAACTATAAACCAATTATTTATGAATTTAAATATGAATAAATTAAGTAAAGGTAAGGGGTTAAACGATTCTAATATTGATAAAGGCTTTAGAGATTTATTTAAAGAGGACTTTGAGTATTTAAATAATAACCCTGATACAAACGACCAAACTGTAGCAGCATTGAATTTTGCTAACCTTATAAATTCTCATTTAAGAGATGCCGCTGATAAAGAACTTAATTTTGATAGAACCTTCTATGGAAAAGTACATAATATTATGATTGGAAGCTTTAGAAAAGATAAAGCCTTAATGAGACATAGAGTAAACCGTCTTAAATATAATATATTAGCTAAAAAATTAGAAGCTCAAGAAACATTGGTTAAATTATTTGAAAGAAGAAATAATTCTAAAAATGGTAAAGAACTTTCTAAATATGCTGAATTTATGAGGGTTTATAACGGGACAGATACTGATAAAGAACAATTAGAAGCTTTAGGTGAATTAGCAAATCAATTCATGCTTGAAACCACAACACCACAAGACTTATTTGGAACAAATTTAGCTATAGATGGAGAAACAGGAGAAGCAATACCTGCCTTCCTTATTAATCCTGTAACTGGAAAAGAGTTTCCTATGAGAGACGGTCAATATTATGACCCTAAAACTGGTAATCCTATGGATGAATCTACTATAGCAGAATATTATTTTAACAGTTTGCCTGAACCTGGTCAAACAATAAATGAAATTACTTATACTGGACCTAATAAACAATCAGTATTAACAATTTCACAATTACAAAAATTTGGTGTTGACGCTAAAGTTTATAATGAAATTTTAATGGGTAAAGGTGGAATTAAAGCCGCTTCTGCTTATGCTATAGCTGAAATTTATAAGAAAAATGAGAAGTTAGAATTTAATAAACCAAAAGAAGTTATCGAACTTGAAAATGCTGCTAATAAGAAATCAGCTATTTCAGAAGTTGGTGGATTCTTAATGGGTGCTTTCTTTGAACAAAAACCAGACCCTAATGCACCTAAAGATCCTAAGAAATTCACAAAAGCGAACTTATTTGAAGATCCTACTACAACTTTATCTAGATTATCAGAATCAGCTGAAAGAATTAATAAAGTTGAATTACTTTCTGATAAGTTGGGTGGTATTAAATCTAAAGAAAATAAATTAAGAGGTTTATATGAACAAGAAGAAAAAGCTAAAGAAGAACGTTCTAATATTATTAAACCTAAGAAAGGTCAAATACCTGGAGTAGTTCTTCCTGTTGAAGATAAAATTATTAATGATAAGTCTCAAAGCTTTAAAACTTATAAACCAATTGAAGAAATTAATAAACCTTCATTTGCAGATAAATTAAATAAACGAATATTTAATGATAAACCAATTATTAATTCAGATAGTGTAATAATAGAATCATCTAAGAATGATGAAAAACCGTTATTTAGAACTAGACATGAAGAAAAAGTTATTAAAGATGTTAATCCTGAAAATAACAAATCAGAAAATAAATCAATTAAAGAAGTTACATTTAACGATAATAAAGTTATTAAAGATGTTACAACTCAATCTACTCAAATTCCAATAAAAGAAATTGATAGAAGTAACTTACCTACAGGATTAATTTCAGAAAAAGCAATTCAGACTAAGAAAACACCTACAGAAGAAATTGCTCAAGGGATTGGTGCTTTACTCGGTGTTAAATCTAAATCTGAAGCTAAAGAAAAATCAACTCATATAGATACTGCATTTAAAGATAAACATGAAGAAGTTTTAGAAAAAATTAGTGCTTCAAATGAAAGAATTAATAAACTTAATAAAATTTCAGATCCTCTAGCAGAAATTTCTGATACAAATAAACCTAAACTAAGAGGTTTATATGAAAACGAAAAAGAAGTTTCAAATGAAAATAGAGATAAAATCATGGGCAAAAACATGAAAGATGCTAGAGATAGTATAGCTCATATTGAGAATAAAGAATATTTAGATATTCAAACTGGTAAAATGGTTACAGAATCTCAAAATCAACAAGATGCAACTAAATCTCCTTTTGATACTCCTGTTAAGAGACATCAATTCCATAGGTTAAAAGGTGAACAAGTAACTAATTATGTCAATAAAACATTTGATGAAATCAAAGTAGATAAACCTAAAGAAGATGTTCCAGGTGTGTCTACAGATAAAGCTTATAATGATACTGTTGACACTGTTAAAACTATGATTACAGATTTAACAGATATTGCTGCAAGTAGCAAATTATATACTGATGAAAGACCTTCTTTATTTGCCGAAAATAGAGGTGTTGTTACAGAAGTTGAAGCAAAAGAACATTGGAAATATGAGCAAGCAGATGATGTTACAGAAGATGATTTAGAAATACATAAACAAAATTATAAAGAAAAACCTAAAAACCAATTAGAAAAACCAGATGATTATGACCCTGATTTTGATAAAATTTTAGACTATTCTGAAGATAATGAAAGAGTAGAAACTCATAGGGATGAAATAGATGAATTAGTAGAAGCATTTAACAAAACTAACGATGAGATAAATGAATTAAAAGAATCTAGAAAAATTATTAAACAAGATAAAAATAACAAAGAAATAGATAAAGAAATCAAAAAGAAAATAAAAGATGAAAAAGCTTATAAAAAATCAATCAAGAAAGAATTAAAGAAAACAGAAAAAGAAAATAGAGTAATTCATACTGATTCTGACCTTGACAAATTCGCTAATTTGATGATGAATACTAAACAAGAGGGAGATGATGATTTTGGTTTTGGAATGGGACCTCTAACAATAGGTGGAAAACGTAAAAAACCTAAGAAGAAAGATGAAGCTTTCCAAATTCAAAGAACTTTTGATAGTAGAATGGAAGAATTTGATAATTTCTTGAAAGAACATGACAACTTTACATCTTATGTTGATAAACGTAAATCTAAATCTTTAGAAAAAGATGTAGAAAATAGATACAAACAAACAAAAACAGAAAATCTTTTTGATGATTTATTTGGAGATATAAATGGGGAGGACAAATAAAATTGAAAAAACTGTATAAAATAATAACTTTATCTTTAAGTGTTTTATTTACAAGTTTTACATTGTTCCAACCAATAAAAACAGCTTATAACATAGAAGAAGCTAAAGCATGGGATGTTGCAACACATATAGCTTGTAATTGGGCTGGTATTGTAGGAAAAGAAAAAGAAGGTAAAGAAATTGCAAGAATTGCCTTTACTGATTATTGGAGGCACGTTACACTTTCAAAATCTTCAACCAATGAATCAGACCATGCTTCAACGAACTGGCTTAATCAATTATTAAAATTTAGTGGGTATGAGATTGGAAGCAAATCAGCTTCCGATCCATTCACTAAGTTTGGTTTGGCTGGCTTGAAATTTACATCCTATACAGGAGAGTGGAAATATTATAAAGTTGACCCTTGTGAAAGTGATGAAAACCAAACACCAACATCTACAAACTTTGGGGAATTTTATGAAGGTCGTAAAGATCCATTAACAACATTTGCTGAAAGACATGCTGCAACAGATATAAGAACAATAGAATTTAACCGTGACGGTGGATATATTAGGTTTGTTGCAATTCATAAAGCTATATGGGATAATATTTCAAATATATTTTTAACTTTATCTAAAGTGATTGTTGCTTTATTATTAAGCTTAGTAAGTATTGCTATGTCTGATTTAGCAAATACTTTAGGAATAGGTAAAGATGTGCAAATAAATATGGTTAGTAGACTTTATAAGGGATTATTTTTACCATTCTTAACAATAGCCTGGACAGCATCTGGTATTTATATATTATATTTTGGTATTATCAAGAGACAATATAGACAATCTTTAATTGGTGGTATTGTTAAACCTTTATTAGCTACAATTTTAGGTATTGTTATTGGTGTTAGGCCAGAATTAGCACAATTACCATCTAGACTTTCTGTTATGATTCAAGCTGTTGTTGTTGGAGCTATGACTGAACATATTTCTGGTGATGGTTCAACAAGTTTATGTGAAGTCTCAAGAAGTAAAACTGTAGAAGCAAATAAAAAAACACGGAAAACTGGGGTAACTGACACTGTAAAAGGTATAGATGAAGACCAAGCAGAATTAACTAATCAAAGTGACTTAATGAAACAAGCTATTGGATGTCGCATTTGGGCTGAATACTTATTTAAACCATTTGTCATTGGTCAATTCGGTGAAGCTTATGACAAATTAGAAAAACTTGACAATAAAAATGCTGAATGGGTAAAAGAACCAGAAGTTAAATTAGGAAAGAAAACTATTAAAAACTGGGGCTTATTACAAGTTTCTTCTATGAGCGGTAATCATACACCTATTGATGGGCTATTTACTGCTAATGTAAATGGTGTAAGTAAAGATTGGTATAGAATTGTAGATGCTTTATCAAATTATGATGATGAAGTAGATGGTAAAATAGATGGAGGCTCTGGAGGTGGAGGTTCCGGTGGCTCATCTGGCAGTGGAAGAGCACCAAATGCAGAAGCTTTTATAAAAGAATTTGGTGAAGCTGCAAAAAAAATAGGTGATGAATCTGGGTTATATGCTTCAATAATACTAGCTCAAGCAGCATTGGAGTCTGGTTGGGGAAGTAAATTATCTGGTACTTATAATTATTTTGGTATTAAATGTTTTGGAAGTGATTGTAGTGGACCTTTAACAACTCAAGAATTTTATGGTGGTGGTGGACCTACAACAATAAAAGACAGTTTCAAAAATTTCAAATCTGCAGAAGATGGATTTGAGGGTTATGCACACTTTATATTAGGTAGAGGTGCTGGTGCAGATTTTACAGGTTCAATGAAGAAAAATGCAAGTTCTCCTGAAGCTGCTATTACAGCAATTAAAAATGCTGGATATGCCACTGCCCCAACTTATGTAAGCCAAATAATGGATATTATTAACACTTATGATTTAACAAGATTTGACACTAAAAATAAAGAGCCTAAAAATCCATCAAAATATCCTATTGAATGGAAGGGCGGTGCTGGAGGTTCAGGCGGTGGATCTGGTTCGAGTGGTTCTTCAGGTTCATCAGATGGTAAAACAAGATATATATTCAAACAAAAATATTATCCACCTTTAAAACAATGGGATTATTGGGTTGGAAATCATCAAGGCCATAGATTGGGATATTCTTTAATACTAATATTTATGACAATTTTAGGTTCAATAGGTCCGCTTGCATTTGCATTGTTGACATCCGTATATAGTTTAGGTCTAACCATATTGTGTATGCTTGCACCAGCATTTTTGATATTTGGTGCATGGGGTGGAAAAGGTAATAGTATTCTTATGCAATATTTAGGATCTATTGTAGCAACTTTTATGAAGAAAATTGTTTGTTCTGTTCTATTGGTTCTTTCCATAATTATTTCCACTGCAACTATTCAAATGTTAAATGAAGTTGGATTTATGAAGGCTTTACTATTCATGACTATTTGTACTTTTGCACTATATAAAAATAAAGATAAAGTTTTAGAGAAAATATCTCAAATTAATTTACCTCAATTAAACACTGCTCCAGCTGCTGAAGTAGGTAAAAAAGCTGTTCAAATGGGAACAGGTGCAACAAAATATACAGGTAAACTTAGTGCATCTGCAATAGCTGGTGGTATTGGTGCTAAAAAGAATAAAGGCTCATTTAAAGAAGGTGCTAAAGCTGCAGTTAAAAATACACTTAAAAATGATTTATTGAGATCTAAATATGGAAGATTAGGTGATAGAACAGTTAAATCAATGCAAGCAAAAGAAAGAGAAAAATTGCATAGAGAACATCTTGACAATGAATGGAAAAGAGCAACTGGTAGAGATGATGAAATTGAAAATGGTTCAGGAATTAATGGAAATAATATTCCACCAGAAGAAAAACATATCTGTATGACTTGTGGAACAGAAATAGGTCCAGGTGAACAATATTACATGGATGAATTTGGTAATACTTATTGTTCAGTTTGTGCTACCTTACAAGATAACTTTACTGACCTTGATAGTTTTGTTCATCAAGAATCCGACAATTATGTACCTAATGAAAAACATAAAATGACTGGTAAAGAAGGTAAAGTAATTACTTATAAGAATCAAGATGGGGAATATACAACTCAAAAAGTTACTCATTTAGACCAAAAAAATGTTACTTATTCAATGGATTTACCTGGTGACTTTGAAGGTAATAGAGAAGCACTTATTCAAAGAATTAAAGAAAGTTTAGCTCTTGTTCAAAATGATATTAATAATGCAAAAGAAGAAGATATACCATTATCAGAAGCATTTATACCTAATACATTATATGGATTTGTAAACCCTGCTGATTTACAAAATGCTATTATAAGTAAAAACCATGACTCCTATAAGTCTATAATGACTGAAGGCTGGAGAAAATGGTATACAACTCAAGCTCAAAGATATGGTAAACTCTCTAATGAGGATTTAAATAGAGATTTAGATGAAATTGGAGAAGATATTCTTAAACAAGAAAATAAATCAGAATAAAAGAACTTGAAAAGGAAAAATAATGAAGAATGTTTTTAATAAAATGAAAGGGGCATCTAAAGGAGATGGCATGAATAATGCCTCTCCTAATGTTCCATTAAATAAAAAAGATTATATAAATGCACAAAATTTAGATAACAATTCAAAAAATAATCATAGTAAAATTGTTCCTAAATTTATACCTGCTAATAATAATCCATTACCTCAGGTACCTAGTAATCATTTAAGAAATAATGTCCTCAAAAAAGAACAAAATTATCCTGTTTTACAATTGTTAGGTATTCCCTTAAATTTAGAATGGAATAATTTAATTTCAGAAGACGATATTGATAATGTTGGTTTCACATTAACTGCTCCAACTGGTATTGACCCGGATGAAGTTGAAACTTTTTGTGACAGCGTTCAAAATGACATCAAAGAATATAGAAGATTATTACAATTAAAACAAAAACATTTTATTATGTTGTTAGATGAAATTGTATCACTTGAAGAGAAATTAATTGAACAACAACAAGAAAATGAATTAGCAAACTTTATTATTCAAAGTAAAACCTCCGAAGAACAGTTAAAAGAAGAACTTGTTGATTTAAGACTTGAAAATCAAGAGCTTAGGGAAAGGAATAAAACTTTAGAAAAAGATATTAATCAATTAAAAAAATCTATTTCTAATTTAAATAAAGAAGATTTAAATGTAAATATACCTGAATTAAAATTTAAAAATCAACCTTTACCTGAATTACCAACGGAAAAAACTGTAAAGAAACAGGTTTTACCAAATATTAAACCTAAAAATCAAGGGTTACCCCAATTACCTGTAGAACAAAATAAAAAACATTATTCAGAAAATGATTTTTCAGATGTTTTTGATGATTTAACAAGTTAATTAATATTTTAAAGGAGTATTAAATGGAACCTAATAATAGAAAAAAATTGCCTCAAATACCTGAAAACAATATTCCGAGGCAAAATCCTAATAATAGGGTAAATCCTAATTTGAACAATAGACCGAATGTTAATCAATCTATTCCAAATAATAGACAAAACCCTAATCAGTCTATTCCTAATAATAGGCAAAATAACAATCCACAAAATCATAATATGAATAATAAACAACATATTAATCCAAATGATATGTTGCATAAAATAAAAGAAAATCAATCCTCAAAAAAATCTAGTAATAAATTAATTAAGTATTCTAGTATAGCGCTTATTTCCTTACTTTTATTAGGTGCTGGAGGTTTTATGATTTTTAAAGCTTTACCTCATACTGACCAAAAAGTGGACAATACACCTAAAGTTGAAGCTCAAGCAACAAATCAAACCAGTGAAAACTTAGAAAAAACACCTGTAGAATTACCAGATTGGGCTAGGAAACGTTATTATGAATTGAGTGATGATGACAAGAAAAACCTTAAAGAATTTCAATCAGATAACTTTATAGGGTATGCCACTGACCCTTATCCATCTGAAGCAGACGGGTTTACATCAGATAAAACAAAAGCTTATGATAAAGATGGAATACCTAATATGTATTATAATTCTATAACAAAAGAATCAGCACGAGAACAAATGGCTATGATTGTTAATAGAATTATTAATCCTGTATTTGGAGGTTGGAGTATTTATCAATATCCTACAGTGTGGAATGCAAGTGATAATAAACCAGATATTATTAATAATTTATTGGCAGATATTACTACACCTGAATATTTTAATACTTTAATAAATGAAAATACAACTCCATTTTTATTTGATTACAAAGATGATGATTATAATGGGTTATTATCTGGAATTAAAAATGTAAAAGCTATTACAAAAGGTGGGGAGTATGTTGTTTATCAATCTCGACTTATTGGTGTTATAAGAAGTAACAGTGGTAAAGTCACTTATGACGGTTATGATAAAATTAATTTGGATGTTATAATTGATTATAAAACAGATAATAATAAAACAGTTATGTCTAAAAAATTACATTTAACCTTAAAAAACATGGATGGTTTATTAAGGATTGATGGAGGTAGTCAGAATGACTTATAAAAAGTATTTATTTTGCATACCAACAACATTATTAATTGGTTTAATAGCAATCCTTCAACCTTTTTTTAGTGTTGTTTATGCAGATGATGGTAGTGGATCTGGGTACACAGGTTCAGATAAGTATATGTTTAATACTGGCATGAGAATAATTAACCCCACAACAGACATGGATAAAACAATTAATTATGTTAGTTCAGTAGATGGTGATGGAACAAGACATACATCTCCAATAACTGTTAGAAATTACTTGTCAAAATTAGCTGGCTTGGATTCAAATGCTGATTTTAATAAAATGTCTCAATCCAAGTTTTTTGTAATGTTCACAGATTTAGAAAATGGTGGAGCTTCATATTTATTAGATGGTACTCCTAAGGATAAAAGTACATGGGTTGAAGCTGCAAAAAATAGTGGGTTATCACAGGCACAAATTGACAAAGTTGCTAAATTGTATGACACTTTAATTGCAAAAGGTGTCGATATAATTAATGGTGCAACAACATATATGTATGCAGGACAAGGTGGAGATGATGATATAGAAGAGGCTCCTCCTAAATTACCACCAGGTTTTATCGGATGTGATATTGGGATTGGACCTAAATTAATTAAAACTCATACGGGAGAAGAAAGTGAAGGTTCAATTTCAGGTGCTTATTCAGTATATGCAACAGTTACACCAGTTAAGCCTAAAAACTTCTCTCAATTATCAGCAGAACAACAAGCAGAATGGGAAAGAACCCATCAACCACAAAGAACAGAGCCAATTAAAACAGCTTTTGGCGAATATTTAGATAGTCATAGAAATGAACTTGCTGAATTGCAAGCTTATGGAAAATCAGGTGGAATTGGAAAAGATTCAAATTATAGAAAAGCTTGGGAAAGTTTTGCTGCTGGCGCAAGAGCTGCTGCTGCTCAACCTTTACCTGAAGTAAAAATTACAACATCAGATGCAAATCAAGAAGGTATGAATAAAGGCGGAGCATTTACTTATACTGAAATGGTAAAAGATGCGACTGTAACTGCTACAACTGGATCTATCCAACACTCTCAAGATTATTATGATGAATATGGATGTGTTAATCATGAATTTACTGGAACTTATAATAGATATGATGATAAAGGTAAAGTTATTGGAGTAGAAACATATACATACACAAAATCAAAATATGAAAAAATTCAATCTAATAAAATGATAGATGGAAATTATACTCAGACAGGTATTGTGGCAATAGAAGGCCATGATTATAAACCTAGTTCATCTTGGCAATTTATTTCAGTAAGATGTAATCAAGATGGATTCAATACTCTTGTTTCTTCAACTGGATCTAGTGTAATACAAAATGGTAAAGCATCTTCATCAGCTAAATCTCAAGTTGTAAGTGGTGGTGTTGCAACATTCTACAATGATTTAGGTATAGATTTCTACTATACAGGTAAAACTTGTGATGATATTTGGGGTTGTACTATAGAACCAAATACTGGTGCTAATAATGATAGTGCTAATAATAAAGCTAAAAGAGGAGATTTATTAAACAATTCATTTGGTGCTCAATCAGATGGTAAAACAGGTTCAAAATTTGTTATGTTTAGAGATAACATTTCAAGAACTATTAGAAATGATGTGGCATGGCCTAAATTAATTAATACAACTCCTGAAGCTAAATTGGATTCTAGACAACCTGCATCTGGAACTTATGTAATTCTTGATAAAGATGGCACCCCAAACAAAGATTTATTTAATTTTGAAGATTCACAAAAATCAACACTTATAAGTGGAAATGATTTACCTACAAAATGGTATAAATCATTTAAATCACAAGAAAATGTATTTAACTGGAGAGCAAGTTGGGCTTCTGATTCCAACAAACCTCATAGAATGAACATTAGATATGCTTACAAACCTCAAGTAACTGCTGCAATTAAAACTGCATTCGATAGAAATGGCGGATCTGATGGTAATAATACATTTACATTGGATATAATTTGTCCAACTAAATTCAATACAGAAGATACTTATAATCCTACAATTGTTAATCAACCTAAGAATTTGGATTATTCTCAACCTCAAACTGATTTTGATGATACTGAAAATTCTTATCTTGAAGTAAACTTTGTTAAAGCATCTGCTGAACAATAAAAAACTAAAGAATAACTTAATTAAAAGTTATTCTTTTTTTTGCCTGTAGATTTAACGTAGACGTAAAAATCTGTATTTATGATGAATTATACAGAAATTAAAAAATTGGTATTTTTCATATTCAATAGATAGTACGTATTATGGTTGAAAATTGTATCTACGAAAAATAAAATCAAACAAAAAAAATAAAAAAAATAAAAAATATTTTGCTTTTAAAAAAAATAAGGTAAAATAGTAATATAAAAAACAAAAGGAGTTATATCTAAATGGCTATCAACAGAAAAGAAGCTTTTAAGGATGCTTTAGCAGAACTTAATAAAAATATTAAATCAATTAATATTGGACTATTACCTGATTTGAAAGAAGTAGATGTTCAAACAGTAAGTACAGGATCTCTAATTCTTGATAATATTCTAGGTGGTGGTGTTGCAAAAGGACGTATCATTGAAATTTATGGCTCTGAAGCATCTGGTAAAACCTCTATTGCTTTAACAATGGCTGGTAATATTCAAAAAGAAGGTGGGAATGTTGTATTCCTAGATGTTGAACAAGCATTTGACCCTAGATATGCTAGACGTTTAGGTGTTGATACTGATAATTTAGCAATTTCTCAACCTATCATTGCGGAACAATGTTTAAAAATTGTAAATGATTTATGTGCTTCAGGTACAGTTGACATGATTGTTGTGGATTCAGTTGCTTCAATGGTACCTCGTGCTGAATATGAACAAGATGATTTTGAAAAAGCAACAATTGGGTTAGTCGCAAGATTAATGAGTAAGGCATTGAAACAAATTGCTGCAAATGCTCATAAAAATCAATGTACTGTTGTTTTCTTAAACCAAACAAGGGCAAATGTTGGGGTAATGTATGGGCCTTCAACAACAACATCAGGTGGTAATGCTTTGAAATTCTATGCTTCACAAAGAATTGAAGTTAAAAGAAAAGGTAAAGTAGAAGAAGATGGAGATGTTATTGGAAATGAAGTCTTCTTAAAAGTAATTAAAAATAAAATTGCACCTCCTTTTGGTGAAGGTTTGACAGTTTTAACTTACAAAAAAGGTATTAATAAAGCTGCTGAATTGTTAGTATTAGGAGAACAATTGGGTATTATTACTAAAAAAGGTAGAACTTATTATTGTCCTGATTCTGATATGTTAGATATGACAGGTAATTTGTCAAGAGTTGAGGGCGAAATTAAAATTGGTGTAAACCCTAAACCTGTCCTTAAAGAAATTGAAGAAAATAAGAATTTATACAATTATCTTGCTAATTTGATTATTGAATCATTAAATTCTAAAAACGGATTTTTAGATGATAGTGATACAGAAAATTCACTTGATTCAGAACAAACACAAGAATTGGAGAATTAAAATAAATGAAAATTAATAAAATCAAAGGTATTGCTTTAACTGCTGCGACGGCCTTGTTACTTGTTGGATGTGCTACTAATAACAACACAAAAACAACAACAGGAGACCCAAAAACAGAACAGAATAAATCAATTGCAGAAGTTGGTAAATATTCAAATGTTAAAAATAGTACATTCTTGATTAAAGATGGAAAAGTTGTTGAAAATAAAGACACATCAGACAACACTAATATTATTGATTGGTATATTGACCCTTATTGCCCATCATGTACTAAACTAGAAACTATCATGTCACCTAAACTAGAGGAACTTTCAAGTAAAATGACTATTCGTTATCATACTATGAATTTCTTGTCTCCTCAATCAGTAGATGATTATTCAACTAGAGCATCTGCTTTCTTACTTGCTTCTGCTGAAAAAGCTCCGGAAGTAACATTAGAATTTATTAAGAAATTAATGAATGATGATTTTAGACCTCATGTTGCCAAAGAGGGTGAAGATAAGAGTGTTGCTAAGAAATCAGATGAACAAATTAAAGCATTATTCTTATCTGTAAAAGGAACAGAAGAACAATGGAATGAGATGCTTACAATTAAAGATGATTTAATGGAAATGGTTCGTAAATCAACTGCTGAAGCATTTAACAGTAAAGAACTTGCTGATAAAACTGCTAATGGTAGACTATCTGTACCACTTGTAATTATTGGTAAATCAGAAAAAGCAATTGACTTTACAGAAGCAACAGATGCTGAATCTCATTTCATGGATAGTGTTGATAAATACTTAGAAAAAGTTAAAAAAGAAACTGAAAAGAAAGATGAACCTGTACCATCTTCAAGTGATGAAAAGAAAGATGAATCTAAAAAAGAAGAAACTAAATCAGATAAAAGTGCTTCTTAAAAATTAATAAAAAAAATTACAGAAATAAAAAATCTGTAATTTTTTTAGGTAAAATATAAATAACAAAAAATAGAAGAGGTTTTAAAATGGAAAATATTATTGTAGGGGCTGGTTTAACTGGTAGTTACATTGCATCCCAGCTTGCAGAAAAAGGCGAAAAAGTTAGAATTATCGAAAAACGTTCTCATATTGCCGGGAATTTATATGACAAGATAGATAAAGAAACTGGTACTTTATATCATGTATATGGACCTCATATTTTCCATACAGATGAACAATGGGTATGGGATTTTGTTAATAAGTATGCCACATTCATTCCATTCTTACTAAAAAATAGAATTTACTTTAAAAATATTAAAAGATTTGTAGATTTCCCATTTAATTATAAAACTATTAATTATTTTTATAACAAGGAAAATGCTAAAAAATTAATTGATTTATTTGAGGAAAAATATCCAAATCAATTACGAGTTAATATTCCTGAAATGCTAAATAGTGATGAACCTCTAATCAAAGAGTTTGCTGAAATTCTTTGGGAAAATGACTATAAATTATATACTGCAAAACAATGGGGTATTCCTGTTGATACTGTAGACCCAAGTGTATTAAAAAGAGTTCCATTCTTTTTATATGAACAAGAATTTACTTTTACAGATAAATACCAAGGTTTACCTAAAGGTGGATATACAAAATTCATTGAAAATATGTTAAATCATTCTAACATTACAATTGAATTAAATAAAAATGCCTTAGATTATTTGGAAATTAAAGATAATAAAGTATTCTATGAAGGTAAACAAGTTAGGCTTTTCTTCTCTGGTGCTATTGATGAACTATTTAACTATAAATTTGGAGATTTGGGATATAGAAGTTTATCATTTGAATTTTCTAAACAACCTCATAATCATACTGAAATTGGAGATCCATGTGTTACTGTATTCCCAGAGGAAAAATACCCATTTACAAGAGTTGCAAATTATGGACAATTACCAATTCAAAATGATTTGGCATTTGACCTTATTGGATATGAATATTCATCTAAATTCTCAAAAAATGATAATCAAACAGACAGATTTTACCCTATTTCAACTGTTGAAGACAAAGAAATTTATGCTAAATATTTAGAAGAAGCAAATAAAATTGAAGGTCTCAAAATGGTTGGAAGGTTAGGTCAATACAAATATTATGACATGGATAAAGCATTAATTGCTGCAAGAAATATTTTAGAAGAGGTATAAATGGTTTTATCTTATAATAGAAACGAAATTGAAAGAGATTTATTAAAGTCTCTAGTTATTCAGCCTAACGTTCATTCTGTTATATCTCAAAATTTAAGCTCTGAAGACTTTTCAAATCCTTTATATAAAGATTTATTTAAAGCAATAGGTGAAATTGTAACAATCAATAAAGATGGACACCAATTAGAAGATCCTAAACCTATTTCAGCAATAGAATTATTTTCAAAATTAAATTCAATGGGTACAAATTTTACCCCTAATGATGTATTAATTTTTAATGAGGAACCTCCATTAGATTCACCTATTGTTTTAGCTGATACCCTTCGTAAAATGAGTGTAGAAGATGATTTCATTAAATCAATAAATAATGTTAATAATTTATTAAAAAATGACCCTAATACTCTATCTGTTATTGGTTCATTAAAAAATGATTTGGAAAAATATTCTTCTAGGTTAGTTGTTAATAATGAAAAAACTTGGGAAGAAGAACTAGATGAATTTTTTGAAGAATGTGAAGTAATTAATGAGGATGAAGATCCAAACTTATTGCCAACTCCATATAAATCATTAAATCAATATATTAATGGAGGGTTTAAGCCTGGGCAACTAATTACTATTGGTGCCAGGCCTGGTGTTGGTAAAACTGTTGTAGCAACAAACTGTGCTGCTCAAGCTTGTGCTGAAGGTAAAAAAGTTTTATTATTCTCTTTAGAAATGAGTAAAAAAGAAATGATGAAACGTTTAGCTGCTTGTCATGGAAATTTACAATTGAAATATTTCACTGCTCAAGAAAAAAATGCTGAAATAAGAGCAAGAATCCAACAAGTAAAAGAAGATATGTCCAAATGGGATATAGACATAAGAGATGATTCAGATATTTCTATGGAATTTATCCGAGCAGTTGCTCAACAAAAGGAAATGACTGGTGGAGTTGATTTAGTTATAATTGATTATTTACAATTAATTTCTACTAAAGGTTTATACACAAAAAGTAGACAAGAAGCAGTAGCTGAAATTTCCAGGTCATGTAAAAATCTGGCAAGACAATTAAATGCACCAGTTATGATTTTAGTTCAAGTTAATAGAGAAACAAAAGGTGAAGATGAAAATAAATTACCTTCTATGGCGGACATTCGTGAATCAGGTGCTATTGCTGCCGATTCAGATATTGTTTTAATCCTACATAGAAAACCTCGTGATGATTCTTCTGACCCTAGAGCATTATTCATTCTTGATAAAAACAGAGCAGGTCAAGCGGGTAAAATGTTCAATATGAGATGTATGTTAGAAAGAAATATTTTTCAAGATCTTATTAATGACGATAATGGAAACGAAATTCCATCTGTTGAACAAATAGAAAATGGTGGATGGGCACAAGAACAAGATATATCTTCTAATGATGATTTTTCATTAGATGAATATGATGATGATGATTTATTTGGAGATATGTAATGAAGAAAAAGAAAGAAATTAATAATAGTTTAATAAAGGCACCAGAAAAAGAGAATAGCTCAGAATGGCTAAAAGACTTTTTGAAATTACCCACAATCTGGTATAATTTACCTTATTTATCTTCTTGTGTAATTACAACTGAAGCTATAAACCCCGATAAATCATTAGCTATATTTAATCATAGAATAAAAGGTTTTTATAAAAAATATGTTGAATCAGGAGAATTAACAGAAAAAGAATTAAGAGAATCAGTTGCTGTAATGGTAAAAGAATATTTAATTTTATCAGAACAGAATTTATTAGAAACTGTAAAATATATTTCAATGGGATTTTATAGGGATTATTTAATTGATTTAGAAGCTGACTTTAAATATTTTGAAGAAGAAAAAAGAAGAAATCAAGAATATGAAAACTTGAAAAAAGATTTGGAAAATTTTGATTGGGAGGACATTTAATGGCATTATCTGATTACAAAAAAGAAGATTTGTTAGACAATGAAATTAGAGCATCCCGTATTAAAGATAATTTGTTAGATTGGGAAATGAATTACAATATTAAATATAATAATATTAAATATATGCCCAATGTAGCAAAAAAAATAAGAGAACATAAACCTTCTAGATATTATATTATGAGTAGAACACCAGAGAAAAATGAGTATTGGGGTTATGTTATAGCAAAACATTTGATAAATATAGGGGTTGCACCATCTAAAGTTTGCATTACCAACTTAGAGGATTGTTATTTGTCTGTTAGGGGTTTTGGTGATATGGCAAAAATAAAGGATAAAATATTTGCAAATGATAATGAACTTATTATTATTGAAGGTCTAAGAGAAATGAGAATGACAGATATAAAAGATAATGTATCTTCTTTTTGGGATGAATTTTGGGCTTATTGTGCCAAAAATAAAAAATTAAATGTTTTACTTTTATTTGATTATCAAGTAACAAAAGAAGAAAAAGAAAACTGGGATCTTAAATTTGAGAAAGAAACAAAAATAAGAAAGAAATATAAAGATGATACTCATAAAATGTCAGAAGCATTAACAAAATTCAGAGAAACCTATGGAAGAGCTGGTTCTGATTGGTACCCCAGAAGGTCTGAAAAAAGCCCTCATAAAGATTTAGGTTTTGAAATGTTATAATTTATTTTTACTTTTTATAAAAAATAAGGTAAAATATAATTAATGAAATTTAATAAGAAAGAAAGGCTATTTCATGTTAAAAAATATTTCTAAAGCAGTAATTTTGGCAGGTGGTAAAGGTACAAGACTATCTGAACAAACAAAACAAATTCCAAAACCACTTGTTAAAGTAGGTCCATACCCTATTATCATTCATATTATGAGACGTTTGCAATCAGCAGGAGTTAAAGAGTTCTATATTTTAGGAGGTTATTTGAATGAAGAAATTTGGGCTTACCTATTAAAAAATATTCAACCAGATACTTTTCCAAACCCATTCTCTCAAGATGTTTTAGGTTTAAATCTCAAAAAAGAAATTTTACCTAATGCAAAAGTATATTTAATTAATACTGGAGAGAACTCAGGTACAGCAGAAAGAATTAAAAAAGTTGAAAAGTATATTGGAGATGAACCTTTTATTATGACTTATGGAGATTCATACTCTAATATTAATGTTACTAATGTAGAAGATTTATTAACAGAAAATAAAATTATTTCTATTTGTGGTATTCCTTATACTGAAAGATTTGGTTTAATGAAAGTGGAAAAAAATGGCGATGTATCTGAATTTAAAGAAAAATCAGAATCTACAACTCATTTTATTAATGGGGGATATATGTGTATTAAACCTGAAATTTTCTCAATTATTAAACCTGAACATGAAGACTTTTCAAAAGACACTTTAGAATCTGATGAATTAGTGAATAAAATTTCTGCTCATATTCATAATGGATATTGGATTGCAGTTGACACACAAAAAGATTTAGACACAATTAATAAAGATTATAATATTCATCCAGAATATTTTATTTAAGAAAGGATTTATTTTAATGAAATTAACTTTACCTTGTAAACGTTTCTTGTCAGTAGCTAATGTTGTAGCAAAATCAATTGCTCCTAAAGATACAATTTCACAAACTCTAATTAAAATTGATGAAAATTCAAATAAATTAATTATTCAACATAGAGGGTCTACATCTTTCTTTAAAGGTAGTGTTCCTATTTCGGACTTTGAAACAGACAATTCTGATGTTAGACAATGGAGTGTTGATGGCGCTCAATTAAAAGTTATTTTATCTGTCATTCCAAAAGATGAAGAAAATATTGAAATTGAAACATCTGAAGACAATAAATTGTTTATTATCAAACTATCAAACAGTAAATTAAAATTACCTGTATTTGAAACAACTGAAAATATCTATAATGAAAATGTATCAGTTTTAGGTACTGTATCTGCACATGAATTTTTAAGCAATCTACAAAACTTAATTAAATTAACTGTAACTGATGAAGTGGCTGCAGACCACGGTATTTCTTGTCTTCATATTTTTGGGACTAAGAATAACCTAACAATGATGTCTACTAATACAGTTGCTTTAGTAGAAAAGAAATTTAATATTGAAGATGTTGAAAATGACTTTACTGTTTTAATTAAAGCTCCACAAGCTGCACTTTTACATAGTAATCATTTTAATGCAGACGATATTGTTTCTCTATACGGATCTGAAACTACATTTGGATATATTGACCCATTAGGTACATTGTGTCTTGTTAATAAACCTAATAATGAACCAATTGCTTATGAACATTTGAAAAATATTGTAGGTTCAGAAGAACAAGTTATGATTGATACGGCTCAATTTAAATATGCTATTGACGCTTCTGCTAAACTTTCAACTGAATCAACTGAGTTAAATTTAATTTTTAACAACAATGGTAAAGTTGTTATTGAAAACCTTAATAATGACCAAATTGAAGTTCCAGCATTAGGTCAAGTTGCAAACACTAAAATGAGTATGATTAAAGAAACTCTTTCAATTCTTTGCTCTTCTGTTTTACAAAATAAATTTTATATGAATTGGACTGGTAATTCAGGAGCAAGAATGCTTCAATTACAATTACTAAATTCTGATAATGAAGTTGATGAAAATACATTTATCTGTATTACAACTAATGATAAATAATAGGAGTAAATTATGCCTACTTTAATAACTATCTTATTATTAATTTCTTATCTCTTAATTTTTCTTTGGCTGTCTAAAAGAAGTGACCCATTAAAAGAACTTGAGAAATCAGAAAAATGGGGTGTTAAAGTAGGCACTTTTTCATCCCTATTAATAATAAATCTTGTAATATTTTTCATAGGAATTATTTCTTATTATATTTCAGGTAGTATTCAAAATAAATGGATAAATGATAATTTTGTTTTTCATGTTCTTTTAGGTTTTTCCATTTTAGTAACTCAAACATCTCATACCGTATTAACAGACCCAACAATTCATAGAGTTGACAAATGGATTAATAGGTTAGGATATATTTTTGCTATTATTACAACAATTAATTTTGTTTTAAGTAGAAATTTAGAGTTTTTAACTTATCCGTTATTGATAATGTTATTCGTTGCTGAATTACTCATTTTAATAATGTTCTTTGTTTTTACATCTGTAGGTTCAGCTGACTTTAGAATATTAGCAATTGTAACTCCTTTATCTATGATTACAATGAGATTTGAGTTCTTTATCCCTGTTGTACTTTCTTTGGTATGTGCTGCAGTTTATCAATTTATAATTCAGAAAAAACATGGAGACAGTAAAATGTCTGTACCTATAGGTCATGTTATTATTATTGTTAACCTTTTATATTATACTTTTAATATTGTTACACAATTATATATTTGATATTAGTAGTAAAGGAAGGTTAAAATATGAAAAAAATAAAAAATAAAATAAATTTTTCAACTATTAGAAAAATTATAATCAGTATTGTCTGTATTATTTTAGCTTTAATGTTTTTATTTCCTTTTTTAACTATATTTGCTGATGATTCATCTGCAAATTCTGAAATTACAATTAGAGCAAGTGCTATTGATTCACCTAAATTTATAGATAATAATGCTTTCCATTTAGAAATATGGAATAAAACTGATAAAGAAATAACTTTATTTATCAAATCATCTGGATTAGCTCACAAAACAACATTTAACCTTAGTAAAAATAGGGAAGATGAAGATTCTTCTTCATTTTACAATAAAGATGGTATGTCTGTTATTGTAGTTAAACCTAATATTTATAAAAAAGATCCAATGAATTTAATCTATACTTTTTCAAATAAAGATGAAAAATCATTTAATTATTCATTTGGTGTAAATTCAGGTAAAGATAAAAATGCTCAAAAATTAATTGATAATTCTCAACTTTTTGAAAGTGCTACAAATTCATTAAAATGGAATTTATATAATGTTTCTAAAGATTCTAAAAATGATAAATCTAAAGCTGTATATGAATCAAGAAGTTTAAAAGATATATCTGAATATAAAATAGAATTAAAAGATATAACACCGGAGAAAAAAACAGAATCAACTGATAATTCAAAAAATGAAAAAGTAAATAAAGCTGAAAATTCTAATAATATTGAAGTTAAGAAAGAGAATAAAGAAGAAAAAAATAATTCTGAAGATACACCTAAAACAAATGATGTAAAAACAGAAGAACAAAAAAATGATAAAGGACAAATAGAAGAAATGATTAATCTTGTTAAAAGTAATAAATATGCTATGATTGGAGCAGTTACTGCAGGTGCTGCTATTGCTGGTGGAATTTCTTATCTTATTTATAGATTTCATAGAAATAAAGAATATGTAGATATTTATAATTTTGAAGATAAGGAATATTATGAAGATTAAAAAATAATAGCACTTTATTGGAAAATAGGTGCTATTTATTTGTTTTTAGGTAAAATATAATTAATAAAGTTGATATTTTAATAAATTAGTTATTTAAAGGAGATACACATGGAGGCAAAAAATAAGTTATCCATTGAAGAACAATTAAGAGTTGCAGCTGCTGGTGCCGCACCTAAAGGTGGAGGAAATTATAAATCATTTATTCAAACTGAAAGTGATAAACAAAATGCTGCTAAAAAACAAGAAGAAGAACGTTTAAGAAAAGAACAAGAAGAAAAAGAACGTAAGGAAGAAGAAGCTCGTATTGCTGAAGAAAGACGTCAAGAAGAAGAACGTTTAAGAAAAGAACAAGAAAAAGCACGTTTAGAAGAAGAACGTATTGCTGAAGAAAAACGTAAAGAAGAAGAACGTTTAGCTGCTACTAGAAACTCTACACAAAACTACAATGACAGAGATAGAATTGAATCTCTAACTATTGTAGACCCATCCACTAAAGTGTACTCAGCACCTGAATCATTAAGGGAAAAACCTGTATATAGAGCACCTGAAGTTGTAACATCAGGACCTTTTGGTTCACCAGTAAGTACATATTCTAGTCCAAATCCTTCTAGGACAGAAATTGAAACAATTACTCTTATTGTTAAAGTTTCAGATGCTTATAGACAACTTGAACCAAACATTCAAAATACAATTAAACAATTTATTAAAGTAGATAAAAACTTAACATCAAATGCTAATGATTTAGGTTTAATTATAAATGGATTAATGAATGTATCACAAGCAGAACAAGAAGGTATGAATGACCTTGTATCATTAAAAGAAGAAGAAAGAACATCTAGAGCTTTCACTTTAATTTCATTATCTGACAGTAGACTTGCACATTTACATAATTTAACATTACTTTTCAATCAAAATTATAACCCAAGAACTAGTTTAGATGAAAATAGAATTATGTTTTGTAGAGAATTAGAAACTGGAATTGAATCTCTTGATGTTGTAGTTCTAAAACATTTAAGACCAATTGACAGATTATTATCAATAGTTAGGGGAGAATAAATGCCTGTAAATGTAGTATTAGATAGAAAAAATGAATTAATTATTTTAGAAACACAAAAAGATTTCTCACAAATAATTTTAAGAAATTTAGTTGGTTATACAAGTGAAGAAAAAGAAGATTCTACTATCTCTTACTCAATTCCACCTTATCCAAATAATTGTTTCGTTTTATATTGTTTATTTGTTAAGTCTCCTAAAACTTTTAATGTTTCAGATGAAGTTTTAGAAGGCATTAAAAATGTTGCAGTTAAAAACCCTAGACCAACATTAGAGGTTATGGGTGGAAGACATTTATCTATTAAAATACCATCTGTTGAATCTTATATCTCATTAATGAAAGCTTGTGGCGCTTCTGCTGCTATGAGAAATACTTGGAAAATACCTTTTAGCAGACTATATGAAGCATATAGAATAATTCGTAATTGGAAACATCCATATTTGCCTTCTTTTAGTGTCTCAGAAGAATTAACAGGAATTATTCATGCACCTCTTACAACTGGTAGAGAAATGAGTGATTTAATGAATGCCAAATTAGAGGATTTAAATTCTGTTATTTATGGTTATCAAATTAAAATGGAGGGTTTCAAAAAATTAAAATATGAAACTGCAGGTGACATTTTATTTAAGAGGCCTTCAAGATACATAGATAGGCAAAATAGTGTGTCTTGGAACTCTATATTATTTGGAGAGACAAATTATATAAAAGGAACAATTGTAAATATTGGTGCCTCAATGAATGGGCGTTTAACTATAACTTTATTAGAAGAAATATCTCAAAAAGAAGTTGAAATTAATTTCTTTGGTGGTGCTTATTTATCAGGTGTTTATAAAATAAGTGACATTGTTATTATCCAAGTAACTAAATATAAAAAGAATCAGGCTAATGGAGGTTCAATTTATAATCCAGATGAAGTTGATACAATGCCAATTCTTCCTGTTTATAGACAATCTGCAACAAATAAAATTACTACTAAAGTTTTAATTCAATGTGTTGAAGAAATTTTTACTAGGTTTAAAAACGGTCATAATCTTGCTCCATATATTAAATCAACTAAAAAGAATTTATGGTCTTTATTATTAGATTTACATTTCCCAAAAAATGTTCAAGAATATCAAGAAACTGTAGACCAATTAGCTTATATTGAATTATTATATTTACAATTATTATTTTTGGAAGAGAAAAATAATGAGGTACTAAGTAAAGGTTTAGCTAAAAGTCCAAAAGGTAAAACTGATTATTTAAATGAAGCTTTAAATTCTTTACCTTTCTCATTGACAAAAGACCAAACAAATGCAATCAATGAATTTAAGTCTAGAATGAGGACACCTAAACCTGAAAAAATGTTATTATCTGCAGACGTTGGTGCGGGTAAAACATTATGTGCTCAAATGGCTTGTTTATATGCAGTTGATTCAGGTACTCAAGCAATTCTAGTTGCACCAACCGAAATTTTAGCTCAACAATTATTTTCCACATTTGAAAAACTTGTTGCACCATTAAAAAATAAACCTAATATTGTTTATTTATCAGGTAAAACAAAAGCAAAAGAAAGAAAGAAAATTGTTGAAAGTATTGAATGTGGTGAAACAAATATTATTGTTGGAACTCATGCTGTTGCAACATTAAATAATGTACCAAATCTAGGATTAGTTGTTATAGATGAACAACAAAAATTCGGTGCAGAAACAAGAAATAAATTTTTACACCTTAGAAATGATGATATTCTTCCAGATGAAATATCTCAAACTGCTACACCTATTCCACAAACAACTGCATTAGCATTTTATGGAGAAATAGATCTTGTAACAATTAAAGAAAAACCAGCTAATAGAAAACCTATTATAACTAAATTAATAAATAATTCTAATAGTGAAGAATTTCTAAAAGAAGGCCCTAATGATATTTGGGAACAAATTCTGTATGAATTAAGTAAAGGCCATCAAATGTATATTGTTGCACCAGCAGTTGAAGAAGATTCAAAAATTATATCTGTAAACAAAATTGAAAAAATGTTGTCAAGGTATAAAAATGAAATGAAAATTAAAACATTATCAGGTAAAGATTCAAAAGAAAAACAAAATAAAACTTTAACATCCTTTAAAAATAATGAATTTAATGTTTTAGTTGCATCCTCTATTGTTGAAGTTGGTATTGATGTACCTAATTCAACAGTTGTAATTGTTGTTGGTGCAGATAGATTTGGAGCCTCATCATTACACCAAATTAGAGGTCGTGTTGGGAGGTCTGATTTACAAAGCTATTGTTATTTAGTTCCTGATACAGCATTTTCATTACAAGACCCTAAAAAAGCATCCACTAAAGAAAGGTTATTGTCTTTAGTAAATTCAAATGATGGATTTGAAATTGCATTAGCTGACTTATCAACAAGAAAAGAGGGAGATGTTTTAGGAACTAAACAATCAGGCTCTAGTACATTAATGTTTTGTGATTTGTCTGACCATACACATCTAATTGACATGGCTAGAGCTGAAGCAAAACATATATATAAATCTAAAGATAAAGACTTAGCAATAAAAGATGCTTTATCATTCTTAAAACAAGATAGAGAGGACGAATAAATGAAAATTCTTATTGAAAGTTTAGTAGGAATTAAAAGAAAATTAAATACTAAAGATAAATATTTATTTATTGCCCAATTGACAGCATTATTTGTTCTTTCAATTTCATTAAATTATTTTGCTGATAAATTGTTACCTTGGAATTATGTTGTTAATCTATTAAGGGCAACAATGGCAATTATAGGTGCTGTTATTACTTTTACTTTAACTTATTCTTTATTCTTTGTTTTTGGAATAAAAATTGAAAATAGTTTTCTTATGAAATACTCATTTAAACAAAGATTAAATTTATGTTTACTTGGATATTCTATTAGTGCTATTATATTTATGATTGGTTTTTATCCTGAAACATCAACATATACAACATCTGCAAGTTTTCTTTTAACTATCTGGTTAGTTTTAGCTCTCTATATAAGACCTACTATTGAAGAGTTACAATTAAGAGAAGCAGGGATGGAAGATATTAGAGATATAATTAACTTAAAAGAGAAAAAAGAGAAATACCTAGAAAAAGAAGAAAGAAAAAGAAAAGAGAAAGAAAAGAAAGAAAAAGCTAAAGAAGAAAAAGAAAACAAAAAAACCCTATAAGGAATTTAACCTTTTAGGGTTGTTTCTTTTAAAATAAGGTAAAATAATAATATAAAAATTATTAGGTGAATAAAATGACTAATATTAAAAATATGAAAATATTATTCTTTTGTTTTTTGTTTTCAATTGTTGGGATTTTTATTCTTTATATACCATCTTATTTTACAACTAAAAAAGAAATAAAATATAAAGAAGTTGAAAGAAATCTTGCAGTCATTGATAAAGATGTAATTGAAAACAAAAGTCCATTAAAAAGCAGTAATAAATATGAAATAACTTATGGTTATATAAATGACAGGGGAGAATGGGTAAATTTTACAGATGAAGTAACAGAAGAAGTCTATAATAATTCATCTATTGGAGACCATTCAACACAAATAATAAGAGAAGAGGTAAAGGATTAGTAATGGTTAAACAAGTAATTAAAATGCCTGAATTTCCAGATTTGGCAGGACTTGAAAATATTGAATCACGTGGTTCTTTTTGGGACTCTCAAGATTTAACGAATATGAATAGTACCTTAATTATGACTGTATTATCATTAAAAGAAATAAATAGGCAAATTACTGAATATAGTAGACAAAAAACTATTGCTGATTTAGAATATAAAAGAAAATACAGGTCTTTAATGATTAGTCTTGAAGCTAAAACAGAAACATTAAAAAAACAAATGGCGGAAAAAGCCTGTGAAGAAGAAGAATATAAAATTGCTGTTTTAGATGAAATTATAAAAGAACTAAATAGAATTTCAGCTGATAAAAGGACTCAATTAGACACATTAAAAGTTATCGCATTTAATTTAAGACAGGAAATGAAAATACAATGATAGAAAAATTAAAATCAATGAAAGTTATAAGCTTTTTGATTTTTATCTCATTAATTGTAACACTCTTATTATCATTATCAAATTTTAAAATTTTAATTGTTTCAGGTCAATCTATGTACCCAACATTAAATGATAGAGATTTCTTGATAGTAAGTAAAAACACTAAAAATTTAAAGGTTAATGAAATTGCAGTGTTTACACCACCAGAATCTTGGCATAGAACAGATAGTAACAATAAATCTTATGAATTGATTAAAAGAATTGTTGCTGGACCTGGAGATAAAATCAAAATTACATCCGGAGAAGTTTATGTAAATGACAAAATAGTAAGAAGATTTACATCTTATAGAGAAACTAATAAATATGAAATAGAAGAAACATTGAAAGACAATCAATACTTTTTCATTGGAGACAATATGGGTAATAGTTATGATTCATTAAGTAGAGTTATTGAAGGTAAAAAAGATTATTTGATTTCAGGAGAAAATATTAAATATACATTTTCAAAAGAAAAAGTAGGAGGTCTTATCAATTGATTAAATTAGCAACATTTATTAATGATAATCAAATATACCTCGATAAAAAAATAAAAGAAACCTATGAAAATTGGGGTTATTCTTTAGATAATATGAAAAGATTAGATGAATGGGTAAAAGGTTCTGCAAGCATTACATCTTTATTCGGGACAAAAACCTTCGTTCTTTTGGATTTAATGGACTCTAATAAATTAACAAAATTTAAAAACCTTATTGCTAATGATAAAAAACGTCAAATGTTCGACAATAATTGGTTTGGAGATGGAGTTATTATCATAACCAAAGATAATAGAGGAACATGGTTACAAAAATTTACAGAAGAATTTAATGGATATTTTGAAAAGAAAATAGATAAAAATAAAGCTAAAAATGACTTATTAAAAGAACTTAAATTACCTAAACATTTAGAAGATATTGTTTCCTCGTTTGTAGGTGAAGATTATCAAGATCTAATTCTTATTAAAAAATCTTTAAATAACATTGATACAAAAAACTTAACTGAAGCTGAACTTTATACTTATTTACCATTTAAAAAAGGTTCTGTCCCACCTTGGGATTGTTTAAATGCTATAATGAATTTAAATGGTAAAAATGCAATATTAGAATATAGAAGAACAACAGAAAATACTTATCCTTTAGTTATTTTATCTTTAATAAAAACAAAATTGAGAAATTTATTAGTTTATAAAAGTCTTATAGGTTTAAGAAAATCTGAAAGTGACATTATTAAAATTCTAAATGTTAAAAATTCTTACGCTTTAACTGATTACAAAAAAAATAAATCTTCATTAAATAATATATCTAAAGCAATTACTTATTTGTTAGATATAGAAGATGAAGTTAAAGGTGGTGGAGATATTTATGATTTAGAATTTAAAATGGAAGAATTTATATTAAATATTATTAGAATTTTAAAAGGAGAATAAATGGTTAAATTTGCTCATGTGTCAGACATTCATTTAGGTTATATGTCTGGTAAAAAAATTGACCCTGAAACAAAAATTAACATAAGAGAACAAGATGGATATTTAGCATTAGAGGAATGTTTTAAAGATATTGCTAGCCACGCTGATGAACTTGATTTTGTTTTATGTACTGGAGATTTTTTCCATTCTCCTACACCTAGTATTAGAACAATAACAAAAGGATTAGAATTACTTAGAATTTTAACTCATGCAGGTCTTCCTTTTTATTGTTTAGCAGGTAATCACGATTCTACAGATGCAGTAAAAGATATCCCGTCTAGTAAATGCTTACATATACCTGAAATTAATTCATTTTCATATACTGAACCTTATAAAATTGTTGAACCTGTTGAAGGTTTATTGCTACATTTAGTTAGTCACCATGGATATGTAGAGCAAAAAAACACAATGAAGAAAGTTTTACCTGTTGAAGATAAAATTAATTTATTATGTACTCATGGAAGTGTATATGATGAACATCTAGGAATGATATTACATACAGAAGCAGAACCTAGAGAGATTGTAATTTCTGAAGATTTATTAAATAGAAATTGGGATTATACTTTATTAGGGCATATTCACACAAGGGGATGGGTTGGTTCTTCTGACGGAATGACTGATACTCTCAATAAAAAAGTATTTTATGCTGGCTCATTATTTAGAAGAGGTTTCTCAGATTCAGTTTGTAAATTAGAAAGAGGTTGGACATTATGGGACCTTAATATGGAAACTAAAGAAATGACCCCAACATTTTTTAATACAAGTCAAAGATTACAAATTGACATGATGTTTGAATGTGAACATAAAACTGTTCCTATGATTGAAAATGAATTAGAAATGTTTTTTAAATCTATTGATTTATCACAACAACCAATTTTAAGAATTACTTTAATGGATCTATCAAAAACATCCAAACAACAAATAAACTGGAAAAGATTTGAAGAATATACATCTCAATGTTTAACTTTTATTACTAAACTATTAACAAAAGAAGAGGCAAGAGCCCAAATAAATGGAGAAGTTTTCTCTTTTGATTTATTATCTGCTTTTAGAGAATATTGGGAACAAGCTCAAAAAACTTATTCAGAAGAAATGAGAGAAGATATTAAGGAAATTAGTAATAAATTGTTAAGACAAGGTCAAGAAAAAATATTAGAATTAAAAAATAAATAAATTAGGAGATATAAATGGAAAATTTAATTAATGGAAAAATACCTTTTGTTTTTAATGGATTAGAAGGACAAGAAGCGCCTAAAAAACATTCTAAAGAAGCTGCTGGTCTTGATTTGTTTAGCACTTTAGAATATCCACTAGTAATTAACCCAGGTGATACAAAAAAAATTACAACAGGTTTATCAGTTGCAATACCTAATGGATATGTTGGACTTGTTTTTGCTCGTTCAAGTTTAGGTTTTAAATTCCAATGCACTTTAACTAATGGTGTAGGTGTAATTGATTCTGATTATCGTGGTGATATTGGAGTTTCTATTACAAATTTAGGAAAAGAAACTAAAATTGTTGAACCTGGAGAAAGGGTTGCTCAATTAGTAATTTTACCTCTTGCTAATTTTGATTATGTTCAAGTAGAAAAATTAGATGAAACAGATAGAGGAACAAATGGGTTTGGTTCAACAGGAACTATCTAAAAGGAGGTAATCCTATTGAAAAAACTTTTAACAAATATTGTTGATAAAGATATAAAAAGTATTGCTACTTTTTGTATGATTACTTTTATCACCGCAGTATTCCTATTTTCACCTCAAGTAGATACAACTATTAGAATCTCAGGTATTGGTATGTATTTACTTTATGCCTTTGGTTTCTTGTTTGGAAAAGTTAAAACACTTTTAATCCATTCATTTGCATTTGTATTCTTATTGATAATAGGAGCATTATTAACAACTTATACATGGCATACTTACAAATTAGACATGGCAGCTATTTTCATGCCTAGTATTCTTGCTTCTTATTTCGGAAGTTGGTTTATTATTTTAACTACTGATGTTAAAAAATTAAAATTTACATTATCATTATTACCTGGATTATTCTTTTTCCTAGGGTCCGCATTAATAGTTTTATTCTTAAAAACTAATAACCCAATTATTTATATATCTGTTGAAATTTTAATTTTATTTATTGAATGGGCTATTATTTTAATGTTTAGTAAAAAAGATAAAAAAGAAGAAATAAAAGAAAATGTAAAAGAGAGATTAAAAGAGGATTAAAATTATGGTTTTCACAATCTTATTAGTATTTATTGCAATTATTGTTTTATGGCTAATGTTTTCAAGTGCTTATACAGTTAGACAACAATCTGTAGCCATCATTGAAAGACTTGGTAAATTTCATGTAATTTCAAATAGTGGGTTTCATTTCAGATTACCTTTTGGTATTGATAGTATTGCTGCAGTTGTTCAATTAAGAATTTTACAAAAAAATATTATTGTAGAAACAAAAACTAAAGACAATGTATTTATTAAACTTGCTGTTGCAACTCAATATAGAGTATCTGAAGACAAAGTAAAAGATGCTTATTACTCTTTAAGTAATCCTGAAGCTCAAATTTCTGCTTATATTGAAGATGCGTTAAGGTCAGCAGTACCAAAATTAACACTTGATGAGGTTTTTGAAAGAAAAGATGAAATTGCATTAGATGTTCAAAGACAAGTTGCAGAAGAAATGGCTGGATATGGTTATAAAGTTGTAAAAACTCTTTTAACTGGTGTTGAACCTGATGAAGAAGTTAAACAATCAATGAATGAAATTAATGCTGCTCAAAGAAAAAGAGCTGCTGCAAAAGAACTTGCTGAAGCAGATAAAATTAAAATTGTTACATCAGCAGAAGCAGAAGCAGAAAAAGATAGATTACGTGGTATTGGTATTGCAGAACAAAGAAAAGCTATTGTTGATGGATTAGCTGATTCTATTAAAGAATTAAAAGACTCAAATATCTCCTTAACAGAAGAACAACTTATGTCTATTCTATTAACAAACCAATATCTTGACACTATGAATGTATTTGCTTCTAAAGGTAACAGTACTGTATTTTTACCTTCTAACCCTCAAGGTTTTGATGATATTAGAACTCAAATTTTATCAGCACTTAAAGCATAAAAAATTAAGAGAGTATAACAACTCTCTTTTTTTATAATCTAACAAAAATACTTTTACGTAGATACAATTTTCAACCATAATACGTACTATCTATTAACTATAAAAAACACTATTTTTGTAATTTATGTATAATTCATCATAATTACGAAATTTTACGTCTACGTTGAATCTACAGTATTATATGTAAACAATAAATAAAATTGAAATTAAAAAGAAAAAGAGAATTTTTCAGGGTAAAATAAAATAAAGAAGTTATTAAGAGGTGCATTTTGGAAATAAAAACATTTACACACTTACACGTTCATTCAGATTATTCATTACAAGATGGATATGGAACAATAAAAGAATATATTCAAGCTGCAAAAGAGGATGGACAGAAAGCATTAGCACTTACTGACCATAATACTATGACTGGAATTTATCAATTTATTAAAAATTGTAAAAAAGAAGGTATTAAACCTATAGCAGGTGTTGAAATGAATTTAGCGCCAAAAAATATTGATGGGGTTTTCACAAAAGAAATAATTCAATATAATAAATCAAAACCCTATATTGTAAAAGGTGTAGCAACTCATTTAACTTTACTTGCAAAAAATGATAAAGGTTTAAGAAATCTTTTTTTTCTTAATAAATTATCTTATGAACAAAATAGATATTTAATTGTACCAAGAATTAGTTTAGAGGATTTGGCTCAATATTCAGAAGGTATTATTTGTTTAACAGGATGTCCAAGATCTGAAATCAATATTAGATTAAGATTAGGAGAATATGAAAAAGCAAAATCTGAATTAGAAAGACTTAAAGATATATTTAAGGATGATTTATATGTAGAATTAATGCTTTTAGAAGGCCCAACTGATTATTCTTTAGCTAATTTAATGAAACTTGCTAGAGATTGTAATGTTGAAATGGTTATAACTAACGATGTTCATTATTGCAAAAAAGAAAATGCAGAAATTCATGAAAAATTATTAGCAATGGGGAACAAGAATAAAATGAGCGAAACTCCATCTACACTTGGAGGTTTACGTTTTAAATTTCCAGATGAAGAACATTATTTAAAATCATCTAAGGGAATGATAAAAGCTTGTAAAGATTATGCACCAAAAATTCTTGAAGATCTAATAAACAATCATAATATGTCAACTCTTAAAATAGATATTATCAATAAAATGTTAATTGATTCTTTGCAAAATACCTTTAAAATTGCAAATAAAATTGAAGATTTAAACATTGAATATAATTCTCATTTAAGACCTGTTGTAGAATTACCTGAAGGTTTTAATACAACTTTTGATTACCTTAAATTCTTAGTTGATGAAGGTTTTAAAAAGAAGAGATCTAATTCACCTAAAGAGGTTCAAGAAATTTCATTACAGAAACAGAAAGAAGAATTAGAAGTGTTATTATCTAATGACTTTGTGGATTATTTTATAACTGTAAAAGATTATATTGATTGGACAAGGAATCAAGGTTACGGTGTTGGAGTAGGACGGGGTAGTGTTGGAGGAAGTGAAATTGCCTATTTATTAGATATTTCAAGAACTGACCCTATTAGATTCAATTTAATGTTTGAACGTTTTATTTCCCCTGGACGTGGTGCTATTTATGAAATTGAATATGAAGATGGAACTAAAGAAACCTTAAATGTCACTAATAAAAAGAAAACATCTAATGGGGAGAAATATATTTATCAATTAAACATTGGAGATGAAATTCATGAAACCAGCATCTGAAAAAAGTTTAAAAAAATCAAAATCTCAAATAAAGAAAAATAAGAATGATTGGGAAACTCCAAATTGGGAAATTTATTGGGACTATAAAAAAAATAAAAATTTAAAACCTGAGCAAATTACATTATCTACAAGAGTATGGTTAAAATATTCTTGCCATGATGAATCCAGGTTGACAACACCTCATAACCTTAGAAAAAGTAAAAACATCTGTCAAAATTGTCACCATAAAAAATTAGGTAAATTAAATTCTTTACCAAAATATAATTCTGTTGCAGATATTGATTATTTAATCAAACATTGGTCACCAAACAATAAAATAAATCCTGAAAAAGTTTCTTATAAAAGCAATAAAAAATTTTTATTTTTATGCTACAAATGCAAAAAAGAATTTTTGGGAACAGTATATAATAGATTCTTAAAAAAGAATTGTTATTTATGTTCTCCACAGGCTATAGTCTCTAAAAAAGAAGATTTATTTTATTTGGAATTAAAAAAACATTTTAATGGTATTATTGAAAGAAATCCAAGAAAAGGGAGATATTCTCCTGATTTATATTTTCCAGAGTTAAATAAAATAATTGAATTTTATGGTGATTATTGGCATGGAGATGAATACATATTACAAAAAACAGGCAAATCATCCAAAGAATACCATAAAGATAGAGAACAGATAGTGTCTACTTTATTCAATTCTGAAATTTATACAATTAAAGAATGCGACTGGGATAATAACCCTGATAATGTAATTAAAGACGCCTTATCTTTTTTAAATAATCAGAAATAGGATGGGAAAAAGAATATGAAAAAAATTAAAAATATAAGAATTGTAGATCCAGGTTCATCACCTGACGTTAGTGAGTAAGTAATAGCGTCCTTGTCTGGTAACAGGCTCGAAAAAATGTGTTTAATTGCTGGAAAGCCCTAAAGCAAAATCTACTACAACATAAAGATGAAAAATGCTTAAATGTGAATGTTACGAAAGTAGAAAAAAAGATTTTGATTAGATATGGTTAAATCCTAAGTCTAGTAACAATGGGTAATCAGCATCCAAGCCCTGAATAGGGGAAGGTTCAACGACTAGCCATTCGGATGTAGGGTATAAGCTTTTGATACCCGAAACGGCACACTCCTATTTCTTTTAATAGGATGAAGATATAGCCTGCACTTTATTGAGAAATAAAGTACCTTAAATTAAAAGGTATAATTTATAGTAGCGAATAAATTATAACACACTGGAGATACTGACTTTCAAACAACAGCAAGAGGTCCCGCATTTCAATATGTTCAATCTAAATATGGATTTGATAATGTTGCCTCTTTAATTACACCAGGTCCATTTAAAGTTAAAAATTCATGGAAAGCAATGTGTACTTTAAATGAAGTTCCACCTTCTAAAGCAAATAATATTAGTAAATTTTTGCCCGAATCTGGAGGTCCTGGAACCATTAAATCTTTATTAGAACCTGACAACCCTGATGGTGCTGATTTAAGAGTAGCTTTAAGTGAATCAGACCTATTGGAAAAAACAGCATTAGATTCTGATTTACTTAATGGAAGAGGAAAAGAAACAGGTGTTCATGCTTGTGGGATTATTATTTCAAGTCAACCTTTAACTAATACAATCCCTATGCAAAAAAGACAAGATGATGGGGCACCTATAACTCAATGGACTTATCAAGAATGTGAAGAATTAGGACTTATTAAAATGGACTTTTTAGGTCTTGATACTATTGACCTAATTGAAAACACAATTAAAAATATAAAGAAAACAAAAGGTATAACAATTGACCCAGAAGAAATCATAAATGGAGATTTATCTGACCAAAAAACTTTAGAATTATTTCAAAAAGGTGAAACATTTGGGATTTTTCAATTCGGTGAAGCAGGAGTAAGAAAATTATTACGAGATGTTAAACCTACTAAATTTGAAGAATTAGCCGCTGTAACAGCACTTTATAGACCAGGTCCTATGGGAATGGGTCTACATGAAGATTATGCTGTAAGAAAAAATGACCCTAAACAAAGAATACCTGTTCACCCTCAATTTATAGGAACAGAATTAGAAAAAATTCTTGAAGAAACTTTAGGTGCTATTATTTATCAAGAAGAAATTATGCTTATTGCTCAAAAATGTGCTGGATTTTCATCAAAAGATGCAGACGGATTGAGAAAAGCTATGGGTAAAAAGAAATTAGAAGTTCTATTAAAATACGAAAAACAATTTAAAGAGGGAATGAAGAAAAACGATTATGCTTTAAATAAGAATACAGGAAAAATTGATGAAACACCTATCAATATTTTATGGGATGGTATGGTCGGATTCGCTGCTTATGCCTTCAATAAATCTCACTCTATTTCTTATGCTTTAAATAGTTATCAAGCTGCTTATTTAAAAGTTCATTATCCTGTAGAGTTTATGGCTGCTTCATTACAACAAAGATTTGGTGCTGCTGATAAAATTTCATCTTATCTAGCTGAAGCAAAGAAAATGGGTATTGAAGTAAAATCGCCTAATATAAATGATTCAACTTTTACTATTTCTCCAGACCCAACAGGTACTTATATTGTTTATGGTCTATCATGTATTAAACAATTATCAAATGAAATTGTAAAAAATATTATTGAAGAAAGAGAAAGAAATGGTAAATATAAAGATTTTACTGACTTTCTAAAAAGAAATAAAGATTGTGCTAAAGCAGGTACTATCAAACAATTAGCTCTAGCAGGTGGTTTTGATTGTTTTAATATACCTAGAAAAGAAGTTTTTGAAAAAGCTAATGATTTTATTAAATTTATTGATAAATCAAGCAAATTTGAAACATCTAATTCTTTATTTTCTACTGGATTCCAAAGTGAATTAACACAAGTAAAAGTAAACCCTAAAAATGAGTGGGGTAATATTGAAAAAATTAAACAAGAAGCATTGGCAACAAATATGTATTTATCAGGTAACCCGTTAGAATATTTATCTGTAAATAAAAATGAAGATTTAATGCAACAAAAACCACTAGGTTTACTATATGAATTATTAGATAGAAATTATAGAACTACTACAACTCAATATGTTACTTTCACAACAATAAATTACAAAAAAACTAAATCTGGTCATAGGTTTATAGAATCTGAAATGAATAATGGATCTTCACAAGAAAAAGTTAGAATTACAGGTTCAATTGTAAAAAGAATTAGTTTATATGGTGCTATGGAAAAAAATGGTGGGAATAAAGATTTAGCTTTAAATGTTTTAGGTTTTAATGAAGATGAAGATAGAAATTTAGAGCCATTAAAGCCATTAGAACCTTTTACTATTTATAAAGTAACTATTGCTATTACTAAAAGAGGGATATCTGTTGAAGATGTTGAAAATGTGAAAATATCTAAAAATGATAGAGTTTATAAAGAATTGACTTTACTTAAAGATATTACTTACCCTGTTTTAGAAAACAATTTAAGAAAAATTAAAAAAGAAACAAATGATTTATTAAGAAATAAAGTAATCACTGAATCTGAATTATCTGATTTATTATTAGATGTATCAATTTTAAAAGATAAATTTGATATTAATAGAAATCATATTATTATTTTAGACAATAAAACATATTTAAAAATTCCTAATCTTGCTTTAAGTACAGTTTCAGATAATTTCTTAAATATGATTAACAATAAAATAATTCAAGAATAAGAAAGTGAGGTACTTTATAAATGCCAATGCCGCCTAAGAAAGGGTCGCTACCTAAATTTGAAGACTTTGAAGATAATTATGAAGATTTAGAAATTAAAGATCTTACAGATGAGGATTTTGAAGATGACCATAATCAAGGGTATTCTAATAATTATAATCCTAATCAGGGCTATAATTTCAACAATACACCGGATGAAGGTTTTAATTTTGGTGGAAACTCAACTGTCGATTTAAATAAAGAAAGTATTCCTTTATACAATCAACAACAGCAATATAATAATCCTAATTATGGTCAACAAAACTATAATCAACATGATTTTAATCAACCAAATTATAACCAACAACCTAATCAAAATTTCAATCCTCAACCAAATCCTTTTATCCAACCTAATTATCAAGAATACAATGACCCAAATTATCAAAATTATAACAAACAAGATAATTATAATAATTCTTATGATAATTACTATGGAGGTAATGAAGAAGGCTCTTATGAGGATGAAATGAATGAATTGGAAACTCAAGGGTCACCAATCAAACAAGTTAAAGGTTTAGGTACACAATTATTAAGTAAATTCTCTAAGAAAGCAAAAAATAATACAAATCAAGCAATTAAGAAAAAACCTAAATTATTAATTCCTATTGCTATTGGTGCTACATTAATTGTAGGTATTTTAATTTTCTTTATTGCTCAAAAAGTTTTACCCCAACGTGCCACTGTTGAAAGTCCTACTGCTAAACAAGCAAACACATCAGCAGAAACATCTGAACCTGTTAATAAATCTGTAAAAGATACAGAAGTTCCTGTAGATTATGCAATTAGTTATCCTAACATTGAAATAACTGCTAAAAAAGAGAATTTACAAGGCTCAATGTATTTATTATATAAAGATGGAGATAAACTTGTTATGTGTTCTACTGTTGAAAATTCTTACGAAAAAGGAAAAGCTAAAACAGTTGAATTATCATGTCAAGGGTCTGATAATTTAATAAATGCAAAATTACAACAAACATATTTTATAAAATCTAATTAAGGAGATAATAATGAAATCAGCAACACTAATTCCTATTGACAATCAAGCCGTAACAAGGGCCCAAGAAGTATTAAAGAAAACTGTAATGTTTACTGATATTGACCAATTCATTACAATGTATAATATGAATCTTCTTAGTGGTTCAAACAGTGCTGTAGCTACTGCTGCTCAAGCACTTATTGATAATTTCAGTAATTTAACTAGATTAAATGGTAAATTCATTCTAAAATCAGAAACCGAAACTGCAATTGAAGACACAATTCAACTTTTGACTAATTGGAAAACACTAATTAAACTAAAAAGAATTGCTAGTTTAATGATTGAAGAAGAATATGATTTTGACACAACTAAAATTGTATTTTCTGATGATAATCCAGGTAAACCTTATGTCTCTACTTTAAATGTAGAAGGTGATGAAACATTAGAGAAATATTGGGCATCTGAAAAAATCACAAATAGAACATCTGATTTTGCAAATAATATCCTATTGAGACCATTTGTTCATAGTTACAATGAAGAAGGTACTGCTTGTTATTTCTTGATTGAAGACATTATTGATATTGATGATTCATTTATCTTGGATATTCAACAAGAAATTATTAAAAATTCAATTAAAGGTGATACAACGAATCAATCTAATGATTATACAGAACTAATGGAAGAGTATTAATATGTCTATACCTAATATTATTGCATTTTGTGGACCAATGGGGTCTGGTAAAGATTCTTATGGAACAACTTATAAAAATTTCATCAATTCAAAAAATTTAATTCACTATTCTTTTGCAACACCATTAAAAGAAGAATTAAATCAAATTGTTAAATTAATCAAAAAAAATAAATTAGATTCAGATGAAAAATTATCTAAACAATCTAAAAAATTAAACACTTCTAAAAAGGAATTACAAGAATTAATTATTATATTATCCGAAGAATTAAATACTAATCCTGATTTAAATTTCTTTACTGATAGGTCTATTAATATTCGTAAAGCTTTACAATACTGGGGAACAACAGTAAGAAGAACACAAGATATTAATTATTGGGTAAAGAAAGCAAGAATCTTTTTAGAAAATAAAATTTTCATTGGGGATTTAGTTTATATTACAGATGCAAGATTTAGTAATGAATGTAATTTAATCAGGGATTTAGGTGGTGTTTTAGTATATTTAGAAGCACCTGAAAGAGAAAGAATTAAAAGGATTGAATTAAGAGATGGCATTACACCTAAAAAAGAATTACTTAATCATCCATCTGAAATAGAAATTCAATCTTATCCTGACTTTAATATTAAAATTAATACAGTAGAAAATAATGATTTACTACAAAATATAAAAAAAATAATTAAAAGATGAGATTTAAATATCTCATCTTTTTTATTTACAATATTTAAATTTTATGTTATAATATTTTTATTAAAACTCGAGGTCAAAACAAAATGAGATATACATATAATAATATAAACTTAAAAAAAGAACCAATGGAATTTAATAAAAATACCAAAAAAGAACTTTTACAATATGCAATTTCAGGTCTTCTTTATATGCCTGCAACAATGATAAAAATTTCAGATAATATTATCAATAAAACTAATCCAGAATTTAAAAGTATTTGTATTGATTTAGAAGATTCAATTGGAGATGAAACTCTTGCAGAAGCAGAAAATTATTTATTTATTACTTTAAATAAAATATATGAAGCTGTATTGAATCAAGAAATTAATATTAATGAATTACCTTTAATTTTTATAAGAGTTAGAGACACAAAACAATTTAAGAAATTTTTGGAAGAAAAGTTATTGAATAAAGAATTACTTTCAATTATTACAGGTTTTAATTTTCCAAAATTTGATACAACAAATGCAAAAGATTATTTAACAACCTTTAGGAAATTTGTAGAAATATCTGAAACTCCTTTATATATTATGCCAATTCTTGAAAGTAAAATTATTATGAGTAAAGAAACAAGGTTAAATGAATTAATTAAGCTGCAAAAAACTTTATCTGCTTACTCTAATTATATTTTAAATATTAGGGTTGGATCTACTGATTTCTCTCATTTATATGGACTAAGAAGAAAAATGACACAAACAATATATGATGTAAAAGTTGTTTCAGATTGTTTTACAGACATTTTAAATATTTTTGGAAACAATTATATTGTTGCAGGTCCTGTATGGGAATATTTTGATTCTACTGGTGAACCTGGCAAATGGTCTCTAGGTCTCCAAAGAGAATTAGAATTAGACAAATTAAATGGATTTATTGGTAAAACTTGTATTCACCCGGCTCAATTAAAATATATTACAGAATCTAATTTAATTGATTATGAAGATTATCAAGACGCTTTGAATATATTAGGTATGAGTGATGGATTAATTGGAGTAGCAAAAGGTTATGGAAATAATAAAATGAATGAAGTAAAGACTCATTCAAACTGGGCAAAAAAAATTGTAGGTCTTTCAGAAATTTATGGGGTAAGAAATGAAATTAAATGATTTTGTAAATTTAGAAAATAAAAATATTAATCATATTAGTGTTGTGAAAAGGGAAAATAATAAAAAAAGAGATTACTTATTTCTAAATAAAGAACTAGGAAAACATTATCCAGTATTAGGAAAGAATGTATTTAATCAATTTAATAATCTAGAAAATGAATTAAAAAAATATATTAATCCAAATCAAAAAATTCTTTTAATTGGATTTGCTGAAACTGCAACCGCAATTTCTGAATATTTATTTTTTAAAGCTTCACAAAAAATGGAAAATCACTTGAATTTTGTGTATTATATCCAAACAACAAGAGAAGAATTTAACACTAATATTCCATTAGTTTCATTTGAGGAAGAACATTCTCATGCTACTAATCAGAAATTATATTATAATGAATCTGATATACCCGAATATGACACTATCCTATTTATTGAAGATGAAATCACTACTGGAAATACTATATTGAATTTTATTAATGAATTTTCTAAGATTAAACCTAATTTAAATTATATTGTTGGATCTTTATTGAATTGGCAAAATGAAGAGAATAAAAATAAATTTAAAAATAAAGGTATTCAAACTGTTTCATTAATTAATGGGGAAATAAAGAATAACCTTTCTGAAATACAATTAAATAAAACAATTGACAAATTAAACATTAAAAATAAAGTTTTAGAAAATGAAAAAAATATTTTGCCTGAAACCAAATTTGAGCCAAGACTTGGAATAAATATTGAGAACTACAGAAAAAGACATAATAATTTTTTATTAAACATAGAGAATGAATTAAATAGTATGGGAAACAAAAAACTTGTAATTGGTACAGAGGAATATATGTTTCATGCTATATATTTATCCAATTTATTAAATGGGTTTACTCAATCTACAACAAGAAGTCCTATTATTTGTTCTAATGATAAAGATTATCCTATTAAAAATGGATTTATTATTCCTAGTGCTTATGACAGTTTAAGAACAAATTATATTTATAATCTAAATAAATATGATGAAATTATTATTATTGGTGATTTCATAAATAAAGAATTTGAAAAAAATATTAGAGATCTACTTTTACCTTTTTCAAAAAATATTAGAGTTTTAAGAATAAATGGAGGAATTAATGCTAACTGAATTAGTAAAAACAAGTTATAGTAAAAAAGATGTTATCATATTATTGCAAAATTTAGAAGGTAAAGTTCCAATACTTGATACTAAAGAGAGAGAAGAACTCAATCAAAAAGGAACACATTACTCTGAAATGTTACCTTTAGAATATGTTCCAACAGAAAAATATATGGAACTTTACAATGAATCTCTAAAAGAATTATCAATTGATACTGCAAATGCTGTTGCAATATTATCAGAGAAAATCATGAAAAGAAAAAACTTTAAACCAGTTATTGTTTCTTTAGCAAGAGCAGGCACACCAATTGGAATTTTAGTAAAAAGATATATTTGGAAAAAATATAGAATTGAAATACCTCATTATAGTATTTCTATTATCCGTGGAAAAGGAATTGATGTTGCAGCTATGAAATATATTTTATCTAAACATAGTGCTGAAGAAATTGTTTTTCTAGATGGATGGGTAGGAAAAGGTGCCATCAATAATGTTTTAAATGAAGCAGTAAAAGATTTAAAAGAAAGAAAAATATCTAATGATATTGCTAAACTTGATTCAACTTTAGCAGTTCTAAGTGACCCTGCCTCTGTTACTGATTTATATGGAACAAGACAGGATTTCTTAATTCCTAGTGCTTGTTTAAACTCAACTGTAAGTGGATTAATCAGTAGAACTGTTAAATTAAAGAATATGACAGACAATGAATTTCATGGGGCTGTTTATTACAAAGGAAATGAAAACTTTGATTACTCAGAACAATTCATTCAAAAAGTTGAAGATGAATTTGATAATGTAGATTTAAATCATTTTAATCCGTCTGTTGAGGAAAAGAATGAGGATTTTAAAGGCATAGATGAAGTAAATGAAATTGCATCTAAGTTTTCTATTAATGATATAAATAAAATAAAACCTGGTGTTGGAGAAACAACAAGAGTTCTATTAAGGAGATTACCTGACAGAATTTTAATTAAAGAAAATGCTAATGATAAATATGTAAAACATTTATTACAATTAGCAAAAGAAAAAAATATTCCAGTGGAAATTTATCCATTGAAAAAATATAATGTTTGTGGTATTATAAAAGATATTGCAGATTTATAAAAATAAAGGGTCTTATCCCTTTTTTTTAAGGTAAAATATAATTATAAAAATAATGGAGGTCTCATGAATAGTTTATTTGGTGATTTAGGTATAGAAACACCTAAAAAAGTAAAAATTGAAGATGGACACGTTATAGTTCTCGATAAAAGTATTCAAAAGAAAATACAATCATTAAGGTTATCACCTAGTACTGTAGATGCAATTTTAAGTTCACCCGGTGATTGGATAATGGGTAAATTTATAGAACAGGATTGTATTGATACATATACAGATGCTTTATTAAGAGGAAGTTGGTTTCATGCAATTATGGAAAACTTTTTTGCAAAACCTGCTGAAACTAGAGACTATGAAGAATTAAAAAAATCAATAAAAGAGGTGAGCGACCAAGATGATTATAAAATTCTATTAGAAAGAGAAGATAATAAAGACTGGTTAAGAAAAGCAATTGGAAATTATAAAAAAGTTTGGTTGCCTAACGCTAAAAATGAAAAAATAGCAAACATTTTCATTATGGGTAAAAATCAAAAAGGAATAGAGCTTTTTGTTCAAGGTAAAATAGGAAATACAAATCATAATACACTTGGATTTATTGATAAAATAATTGAAGGTGAAACTGGTTTAATTATTTTAGATTGGAAAACAGGAGCTCAAATTCATAATTTTGACCCGTCTAAAAAACCTTCTGCTGATAATCCTTTTGGCTATTGGAGACAACAAACTGCTTATGCAATGTTATTAGAACAATATGGATTAAAAGTAGAATCTACAGGTTTAATTTTTCCAATGCCAGACATTCCACAAATTGTTGATGTACCATTTAATGACCCTAAAGTAAGACAAATGGTTATTGATGATTTTGAAAAAGCTGATAAAATTGTGGATGAATGTATTGAAAATGGATTTAAATTTCCATTTATTAAAGGTAAATGGAATGGATGGGCAAGTTATTGTTGCGGTATAGGAAATGCAAGACACCCTAAAGTAAATGAAGCTAAATTTGATGAACTGGTGGATATGTAAATGAATAAAAAATATTTAATTTTAATTATTATAGCATTTATAATATTAATTCCTATATTATTTTATCTTGTAAGTAATAATTATTATCAAATAGCGCCTTTAAAAGATTATAATCATGTTAATAAAAAAATAATAGTACCGGGGGTAATATGGCATATTTAGAACTTTATAAGAAATATAGACCAGATAATTTTGATAAAGTTATAGGTCAAGATTCAATAGTAAAATCTCTTAAAAATGCAATTGTTGAAGACACTTTACCTACAGCATATTTATTTGCTGGGACTGCAGGTACTGGTAAAACAACTTTAGCACTTATTGTTGCAAAAGCATTAAATTGTGAAAATAGAAGAGCTGACGGTAACCCTTGTAATGAATGTGCAACTTGTAAAGCAATAGATAACAATGCCTTATTAGGTGTTAAATATATTACAATGGCTGAAAATGGATCTGCTGATTCTATAAGGAAAATTATGGAAGAATCAAGATTATCCCAGCCAATAAAGAAAAAAGTTTTTATTCTTGATGAAACTCAAAATTTATCATCCGCAGCTCAGGATGCTATGCTTATTGGTTTAGAGGATAAAAAACAAAAAACTTTATTTATTTTTTGTTCTACTGACCCTCAAAAAATTAAACCTGCAGTATTAAGTAGAGCTCAAACAAGACAATTAAGAGAGCCATCAGTTAAAGAATTATTTAATCATTTATTACATATTGTTAAACAAGAACCTGAGATTTTAGAAAAATTTAAATCAAAAGAACTTTCAAAAGAATCTCTAATTCAATGTGCAATGATGGCAGGCGGTTCAGTTAGAAATGCAATAGGTAATTTAGAAGCATTAATTTCATCAGGTTCTTTGCCAACTGAATACTCAACCAAAGTATTAGATGCCATTGTAAGTGGTGACCCATTAAATGTTTATCAAATAACTAATCAAATGTCTCAAGATGGTATTGATTACAATAAAACTGCTGAACAAATATATAAATCTTTAGTAGATTTATTTAGAAATTTAAATGGAATAGAACTTGAAAATCAGGCATTAATTGATATTTCTAATAAATTAAATATTAAAACTGTACCTGTTATGATAGATATTATAAGCAAAACATTATCACAAGTAAAAAATAAAGTTATTGATTATAGGATATTATATGAGGTATGTTTTATTAAAATGTTAATGGCTTATAAAAAGCAAGAGGTTAAGAACGATGTTAAATAAAATTAAACCCATCATTTTAACTTTTTGCATCTTCATTTTAAGTTTTATTGTGTCTAGTGCAATAACTTTAAATGTTACAACCTTATTAGAGAAATTTAATTTTTCTAATCTTGTTTTTCGAGTATTATTAAATGATTCATTATTTTTACTTATAATTTATTTGTTGTTTTATTTCACTAAAATTGAATTGAAAAAACCTGAATTTCATAAAGTTAAATTAAATGATTTGTTTTTAATACCACTTGTAATATTTTCAACTTATTTTGTTATGTTTTTAATAATTGCAATATTTGGAAAGCCTAATGAAGGTCAAAGAACTGCAGAACTATTAAATGATAATGGAATGTTGTCTGCATTTTTAATTGCTGTTATTATTGCACCATTTTTTGAAGAAATTATTTTCAGGTACATAATAAGAGAAGTTATCAAAGATAATTTTATTTTATTTGTTGTATTATCCTCTTTCTTATTTGGGTTAATTCATCTACAAATATCTAATGATTTTTATTCATCTATTTATCCTCTTATTGGTACAAGTTGTTTAGCCGTTTTTCAATGTTTAATATATAAAAAGAGTAATTATAATTTATCTTTAATTATATTGTCTCATTCAACATATAATTTCATAGTTATGTTTTTAATTATGATTTTGCCAATGTTATTAAACAAATAGATTCAACGTAGACGTAAGATTTCGTATTTATGATGAATTATACAGAAATTAAAAAATCGGTATTTTTCATACTCAATAGATAGTACGTATTATGGTTGAAAATTGCATCTACACCTCTAAAGGATTAACAAAAAATTCTTTAGAGGTTTTTAAAATATAAAAATTGAGGTAAAGGAAATGGAAGTAAAAAAAAGAAATGGACAAAGAGTCCCATTCAAAGAAGAAAAAATTATTCAAGCTATAAAAAATGCAAATAATAATATTGAAGAAAAAGATAGATTATCTGACCCTGAAATCTTGTTTATTGCAAATCAAATTAAAGCTAATTTATTAAATGAAAATACAATTGTATCTGTTGAAGAAATTCAAGACAAAGTAGAAGAACAACTATTTAAAAAAGCTTCATTTAAATTATCACAAGCATATTCTAATTATAGATTTTTAAAGAAACAAATAAGAAATCCTAATAATTTAGAAACCTCAATTTTGAATCTTTTAGAAGGTACAAATGAAGAATTAACAAAAGAAAACTCCAACAAAGATGCTAGAATAGTATCAACTCAAAGAGACTATATGGCAGGTGAAGTTTCAAAAAATTTATCAAGAAAATATATTTTTGATGAAGATATTGTAAAATTACATGATAATGGAATTATTCATATTCATGATTTAGATTACGCTGCTAACTTTATGACTAATTGTTGTCTAGTTAATTTAAAAAATATGTTTGAAGAAGGCACTGTAATGACTGGTACAAGAATTTTTACTCCAAAATCATTTAGTGTTGCCTGTACTATTGCATCTCAAATTATCATGTCTGTTGCAGCAAGTCAATACGGTGGTCAAAGTATTTCTTTAAGCCATTTAGCACCTTTCATTGATGTTTCAAGACAAAAAATAAGACACCAAATTATTGATGAATGTTCAAAAAATAAAATACCTATGACTGTTGAACAAATTGATAATATTGTTGAATCTAGACTAAGAAAAGAGATTACAGATGGTGTTCAAACATTACAACATCAAATTATAACAATGACATCCACTAATGGTCAAAGTCCTTTTATAACTTTATTTATGTATTTAGGTGAAGTTGAAGACGAACAAACAAAATCAGACTTAGCTATTTTAATTGAAGAAATCTTGAAACAAAGAATAAAAGGAATACCTAATGAACAAGGAATTTTTGTTGCACCAGTATTCCCTAAATTAGTATATGCTTTAGAAGAAGATAATATTCATCCAGATAGTAAATATTATTATTTAACTAAATTAGCTGCTGAATGTACTGCTAAACGTATGGTGCCCGATTATTTATCTGAAAAGAAAATAAAAGAAATTAAAAAAGACAGTAATGGAAATGGTTATTGTTTCCCTCCTATGGGATGTAGATCTTTCTTACAACCTTACATCAACAAAAACAATGAACCTATATTCTATGGTAGAGGTAATTTAGGTGTTGTTACTTTAAACCTTCCACATATAGCTTTAGAAGCAAATGAAGATTTAGATAAATTTTGGGATTTACTTGATTTCTATGCTAAAAAAGTATTTAAAGCTCACATGACAAGAATTTCAAGACTTGAAAATGCTCCATCTGATGTTGCTCCAATTCTATGGCAACATGGTGCATTAACAAGATTAAAACCAAAAGAAAAATTAGGAAAAGTCTTAAAAAATGGATATATGACTGTAAGTTTAGGTTATGCTGGTGTTTATGAAACTGTTCAAGCTTTAATACATAAAACCCACACATCTGAAGAGGGTAAAGAACTTGCTATAGCTATTCTTAAAAAATTAAATTCATATTGTGATGATTGGTATAAAGAAACTGGATATTTCTTCTCTGTATATGGAACACCTTTAGAATCAACAACAGAAAAATTTGCTAAAGCGAATAGAAGAGATTTTGGAATTATACCTGAAATAACAGAATTTAATTATGTTACAAATAGTTATCACATTAACGTAAGAGAAGAAATTGACGCATTTTCAAAATTAAGTTTAGAAGGTGCTTTCCAAGAATATTCAACAGGTGGCTCTATTTCTTATGTTGAAGTCCCTGATATGACTGATAATATACCTGCAGTTTTAACAGTAATAGAACATATTTATAATAATATTATGTATGCTGAATTAAATACAAAATGTGATTATTGTATGAATTGTGGATATGATGGAGAAATCAAATTATTCAAAGATACAAATGAACATTTTAATTGGAAATGTCCTAATTGTGGAAATGAAGATATTGATAGAATGTATTTAGTAAGAAGAGTATGTGGATATTTAGGGTCTGTTGGAAAAGGTGTAAATGATGGACGTTTAGGAGATTATGAAGGTAGAGTTCTTCATCTATAATAATTGAGCCTAAATTCTAAATTTAGGCTTTTTTATTAATTTAAATAAAAATAAAAAGGATAAAATATGAAAAAAACTTTTATTATTTTTACAATAATAATTAATATGTTATTTCCAGTATTTGTTTCAGCTGATGATTATCATTTGAAAAATAATGGAGAGGACATTCAAATACCATATAATTTACCCCAAACAAATTCAGTTGTTAAAATTTATTCAAAAATGAAAAATGAAAATGACTATGGGTTTGGTACTGGTATATTTTTAAATAACCATTTTATATTAACAGCAGCACATAATCTTGTTGGAGATTCAGGTTACAACAATTTTGATGATATTGAAGATTTAGGTTTTATAACAGAAACAAATACTAATATAGAGCCAGTAATTTATAATAATGAATTAGAAGTCCCAAATGCTAGAAATCATTCTTTAAAAAATACATCTCTAAAAAACAGAACAATTTATTTCTTTGACCTAGAAAATTATAATGACCTAATTAAATCTAAAACAATAGAAAGCAGAAAATATGATTTAGCTTTAATTGAAGTTAAAGAAGACACTTTACTTTTAGATAAAGATGAAAAACCTAAATTAACGGAAGAATCAAATACATTAACTAAAAATGATTCAATTTACTTTCTCGGGTTTCCAGGTATAAATAATTTTAAATTAGATTCATTTGAAGATACCTCAAATCCTATCTATCAAATTCTAACTGGTAAAATATATAAAGTTTCAGGTTCAGTGATTGAAAACAAACAAGATTCTTCAATATTACTATATAATACATCAAGCATTGGTGGAATGTCAGGTGCTGGTATATTTAATAAAAACAATGAATTAATAGGATTGCATTTATTTTTTGCTAATGTCAAAGATTCAAATGTTGTTTATTCAGGCGGACTAAAATTTAATGATGTTCAAATAAATTGGATTAACTCATTTATAAATAAATCTAAAACTAAAACCACTAAAAAACAAGAAATCAAAAATGAAAAGCCTGAGAAAGAAATAAAAGAAAAACCACAGCAAGTTGAAAATAACGAAGAAACAATTAAACATAAGAATAATTATCAATATATAATTTTGTTTGTATCTTTCAGTTTGGGTGTTATTATTTTGTATAAATCAATTAAAAAGAACTAAAATAGTTCTTTTTTTCTTGATATTCATAACGAAAATAATATTATTATATGTATATGGAGGCCTTTAATGTATGAGTGACAAAAAAAGAAAAAGGACGAAAGAAATAGCAACAATAGGAGTTACTGGATTAGTTTTAGGAGCTTCTATTTTAATGAACAAAAACAATGAAGTTTTAGCAGATGAAGTAAATACAGACAACCTAAAACAATCAGATAATGAAATTTTAGAAATGGAAGAACAAGACCTTAATACTATTGTTCCATCTGAAGCTAAAATAATTGATGAGGTTGAATTTAAAGATTACGGTCAAAAAAACAAAATTAATCCTATTGAAATAGTAGGAAATAATGATTTTGACGATAACATGAGACAATTTGTTCATGGAGGCTTAGATTTGAAAGAAACAAAATGGAGTAATTATCCAAGTGTTGTTAAAATTAGAATTATGAATAAAGAAGGCAACAAATGGATAAGTGCAGGTAGTGGTGTTTTTGTTGGAAGTAAATCTATTTTATCTGCTGGGCATGTTTTCAGAAATAATGATGGTACATGGAAAATTAAACCTGGAGATAAAATTTATTATACTTTTGATAGTTCATCAGAAAATGATGGATGGGACATTCCAACAACAGGTGTAGAATATTCTGTAACTGTACCTGAAAATATTAATGAAATTTTACCTGATTTAACCACAAATGAAAAAGGGGAAACAGAATATTCAGCAGTAATTAAAGATATTGCTATGTTAAAAGTTCCAACCCCAATACAATTACTTTATAAAGGTGCTGATTTTGCAGAAATTGGAGGGATGGAAACTCTTAAAGTTGGAGATACAACATCAATAGTTGGTTATCCTGCACCTGATAGTAGAGAGAAAAAAGAAAGAATTTTAAAACAACCAATAAGAGGAGTTCTTTATGAAAGCTCTGGTAAAGTAAAAGGTATAACTGATGGAGACAGAAAACTTTACCCAACTGATGTTCCAGGTGGTGTTGCAAGATGGATTGACAGTTGGACAACAAAATCTCATCAATGGTCTCATTTATATTTAAATCAAGATACATCTGGTGGCTCTAGTGGTGCTGGTGTATTCAATTCTGAAGGTAAAGTTATAGGTGTATTAACTGGATCTGTTGGAGAATATGGACAATTTGATTGGAATATGGCAACAATGTTAAATAAAAACCTAATTAAAAATATTGAAAAATTCTCTGATAAAACTATTGGTTGGTATGAATATAAAGGAAATAGATACTTTTTTGACGAAAATCAAAGATTAGTAAAAAATCAAAAGAAATTAATTAACGGCAACTATTATCTATTTGACGAAAATGGTTTAATGATTAAAGATTTAGGAAAACCCGCAGAAGCAAATTTGTATGTTAATTATTTAGATACAGAAGGCAACACTATAAAACCTACATCTAAATTATTAAGTAATGTAATTGAAGGCACTGAATACAACTTTAAACCTATAGAAATACCTGGATATGAATATGTCGGAACAAGTAAAGAAAGTGAACCATTATCTGGGAAAGTCAAAATGGGTAACTTTGGAATCAGATTAATCTATAAACAAATTAAAAGAAATATAAAAATTATTGCTCAGGACACTAATGGTAAAACTTTAAATGTTTCAGAAATTGATAACCTTGGTTGGACAAATATTCCAGAGGGGCAACATTACAATATAGACCCTGAAAAAATAAATGTTACAGATAATGATGGTGAAGAATACTATTATAAATCCTCATTAAACCCATTAAATTCAATTGTTACAAGTGATAAAGATACATCTGGAAAAATTTCTACTAATTCCAATACAGTAACATTAATTTTTGAAAAAAGATATACTAAATCTGAAAAAACAAAAGAGATAGAACCTGAAATTGTTTATTTAAATTCAGATAAATTACTAAAAGGTGAAACTTTAACTCAATTAAAAGGACATCCAGGTAAAGAATTAATTATTACAACTCATGACAATAAAACAGGTAAAGACACAAATCAAGAAAAACGAACTATAGTTAAAGCAACATCAGAAATAGTTTTAAAAGGTACTGCTGACCCAATAAAAATACCTATGGAAACATCATATATCCATGATGATAAACTTTTAGAAAATGAAGAAGTTATAGAGAAAAATGGATCTGATGGAACTAGGCATCCAAATGGAAAAACAATAACAGAAATGGTAAGAAGAATCATTCGTAAAGGAACAGGAAAACCAAAAGAAATTGATTTTGATACTATATATAAAGATTCAGAAGATATTCTTGAAGGTGACCCAGATGTGGTTATTGAAGAAGGAGAAAAAGGACTATTACATCCAAATGGTAAAGACATTATCAAACCTGCTAAAAGAAGAGTTATTAAAAGAGGTATAGGCAAACCAATAACAATACCAAAAGGTGAACCTGAAATTGAATTTGACAATTCTTTAGATGAAGGTTATGAGGAACTTATAACTAGAGGTGCAGATGGATTAAAGAAACCAAATGGAGATATTATTAAAAATCCTATAAAAGATAAAATTAAAAAAGGAACTAAAAAAATATTAAAAGGTTCACCTGAAATAATAAATAAACAAGTTAAAAATGTTATTTTATATGTAGATGAAAGCACTAATGAAATTCTTGTAGATAGCACAAACTCCGAATTTGAATTGCCTAAAAAACCACCAGTATTTTTAAATAACAGGGAATATACTTACACTAAAAAAGAAGAGATAAAAGACGGAATCATTAAGTATTATTATAGAAAAAATAAACCTGTTGTAAGTTCTAAGCCAAAAGAAAATTTAACTTTAGAAAAACCTGAACTTGAATTACCTAAAGAAGCATTGAAGCCTGAAATTCAACCTGAAAAAGAACAGAAAAATATTGTTGTTTATATGGATTTAGATGGTAATAACTTAATGGACAATACAACTGAAAATTTACCTGATACACCTCCTAAATTCATAAAGAATGATGAATATGAATATACAGGAAAATCTGAAATTGAAGATGGTATAACAAAATATATTTATTCAAAACTCAAAAAAACATTATCTGAAAAAATAGATCCTGAAATAAACATAAAAGAATCAAAAAGAGTAGTTCTTTTAGTTGATGAAGATGATAATATTATAGATAGTATTTATAATGAAAATGATTTTAAAATACCAAAATATTTAGAAAATAATAAATATATATATACAGGATTATTTAAAGAAGAAGATAACATTTTGAAATATACTTACAAAAAGCTTGAAGAAGAAGTGAAAAATCTCACTATAGATAAACCTGAACTTGAATTACCTGAAGAAGCATTAAAACCTGAAATTCAACCCAAGAAAGAACAAAAAAATATTGTTGTTTATGTTGATTTAAATGGAAATGTTTTAGATGATAACAATGATAAAGAATTACCTGAAAATGCACCTGAATTTATACAAAATGAAAAATATATATATACTGGAAAATCTGAAACTGAAGATGGTATAACAAAACATATTTATGATGAAGTGAAATCAGAAAAAGGTAAACCTGAGATTATAGATAAGCCAGAATTTAATTTAAATGAAAGTGAAATAAAACCTGAAATTCAACCTGAAAAAGAACAGAAAAATATTACTGTTTATGTTGATTTAAATGGAAATGTTTTAGATGATAATAGTAATAAAGAATTACCTGAAAATGCACCTAAATTTATACAAAATGAAAAATATGTATATACAGGAAGAACTGAGACTGTAGATGGTATAACAAAACATATTTATGATGAAGTAAAATCAGAAAAAGGTAAACCTGAAACTACAGATAAACCTGAACTTGAATTGCCTGAAGAAGCATTGAAACCTGAAATTCAACCTGAAAAAGAACAAAAAAATATTGTTGTTTATGTAGATTTAAATGGAAATATATTAGAAGAAAGTAACAATAAAGAAGTTCCTAATTTTATAATGAATGGTAAATATATATATACAGGAAGAACTGAAACTGAAGATGGTATAACAAAATATATTTATGATGAAGTAAAATCAGAAAAAGGTGAACCCGAAATTTTAGATAAACCTGAACTTGAATTGCCTGAAGAAGCATTAAAACCTGAAATTCAAGCTAAAAAAGGACAAAAAAATATTATTGTTTATATTGATTTAAATGGGAATGTATTAAGTGATAATATAAAAAATAAAGAAATTTCAGATAATATTCCAAATAAAATCTTAAATGATACATATATATATACTGGATTAACATCAGAAGAAGATGGGATTAAAAAATATATATTTGATAAAATAGTTTTTGAAAAGCCATCTGAAATTTTAATCAATGATTTTCCAAAATTAGAAATCCCAGAAGAGGTATTAAAACCTGAAATTCAACCTGAAAAAGAACAGAAAAATATTACTGTTTATACAGACTTAAATGGGAATGTTTTAGATGATAATAGTAATAAAGAATTACCTGATAAAGCAGCTAATTTTATAGAAAATGGTAAGTATGTATATACAGGTAAAGTTGAAATAGAAGATGGTATAACTAAATATATTTATGATAAAGTAATATTTGAAAAGGGTGAATCTGAAACTATAGATAAACCTGAACTTGAATTACCTGAAGAAGCATTAAAACCTGAAACACAACCTGAAAAAGAACAAAAAAATATTATTGTTTATGTTGATTTAAATGGAAATCTTTTAGATGATAATAGTGATAAAGATCTACCTGAAAATGCACCTAAATTTATTCAAAACGAAAATTATATATATACAGGTAAAGTTAAAATAGAAGATGGTATAACTAAATATATTTATGATAAAGTAATATCTGAAAAAGGTGAATCTGAAATTATGGAAAAACTTGAATTTGAATTACCTGAAGAGGCATTAAAAGCTGAAACTCAACCTGAAAAAGAAGAATTAAAAATAAGTATATTCAAAATGAAAGATGGAACTGTAATTGACACTATCAATTCTGAATTATTAGTAAATAATAAAATTGAAACATTAAAAAATGAAGGATATGAATTAATTAAAGAACCTGAATTAATTAATGGTATTACAACTTATTATGTTGATTTGAAAAAAGAAAAAAACAATGAAGACAAAGAGTCCTCAAATAATGTTTCTGAATTAACCTCTATAAGAGATAAAGAAGAAAATAACATTAAAGATAAAAAAGATTCAAATGAAGAATTGAAAGATTCCTCAAAAGAAGAAAATCATAATTCTGAAAGTGAAGATAAAAACAATAATAACTTTAGTTCTAAACCCGAATCAAAAACTAATAATCTAAATAATAAAGAGAATAAACAAGAAGAAAATCAAAATACAGTTGATAATGACAATTCTCATATTACAAAAAACGAGATTAAAAAATCTAGTTATTTAAAATCAGAAAATGATGTCTTCTCACCTATTGCACCAGAAAATAAAATAGAGGAATCTAATAATTTTGAAAGTGAAACAGATAAAATGATAAATTACTTAGAGAAATCTATTAATAAAGATTTACATAAAAATGAAAATCCACATGAAGATAAAGAATCTAACAAAAATGAAGATTCAGCAAAAGAAGAGAAAAAACAAAATGAGCAAAGAGCAGCTGCAGCAGTAGCAGCCGTATCAACAGCAGTTGGAACTGTAGGTGGAGGAGCATATTTAGCTTCAAACCCAGATAAATTTAGACATATAAAAAACTTATTAAAGAAAATAATTAAATAAAGGAAATTGAATAGATTAGATTAAATTCTAATCTATTTAATTTTTATATTGATTTTTTATGAGATTTATGTTAAAATAAAAAGAAATAAGAAAAAGGAGTTAATAGATGGAATCTAGAAATAAAGATAAAACAAATTCAGAAAATGACAAATCTATAGTAACAGGAATTATTATTTGTTTACTTTTTATTACATTAATTATTTCATTTGGTTTTTACTCAAAAAGTACATTGTCTGAATCTGGTAAAACTGTAAAGGTTTATCAAGAAGAGCTTTTATCTAAAATCTCTAATCGAAATAACCTTATTAATGATGTTATTCGTTTTTCATATAGTTATTTAGGCCAAGAAACTGAAAAGATTCAAGAATTAAATAACGATTATAATGAATATAAAAATTCCAATAATAAACTTGAAGTCAATAAAAAAATAGATGAAGATTTAAATTATTTAATTAATAGTTCAAAATCTTATCCTCTAATTGAAAATGACTATAATGCTAAACATATTTTTGAAGAACTCGAAAAAGACAATGAAACTTTAGAGTCCAGTAAAAATAATTACAATACAGAAGCGGAATTTCACAATAAAAGACTAGACAGTTTCCCTTATTTTATTTATAATAAATTATTTAAATATGAAAAATTCCCATTATATTAAAGAGGTGAAAGTTTTGACTGAAAACAACAAAAATACAAATCAAACATCTAGAATTGAAGACAAAAAAAAGAAATCCAAAAAAGTAAAAAGAATTATTTATTGGACATCAATTCTTATTGCCCTATCAACTTTAGGATTATCAGCAGCTCAAATGTATCATTATTATAAAGCAAAAAAAGAATGGAAAAAAATCTCTGAAACACCTTTAGCTTCTTTAGAACCTTATATGTTATATTTAAAACCTGAAGAAAAAGAAGCTTTAGAAAAATACATGAAAATATACACTAATATTTGGGATGATTCTAAAAAAGAATTTACAAAAGATTCAAACGCAGATAATTTCAACAAATTAAAAGAAATTTATGAAACACTCCCAGACGCTTTAAAAACTCATTTGAAAGATAAAAATACACAAATTACAACTTTATGGGAAATTAAAACTGAATATGAATCTTTCTTCTATAAGGATGCAATATTAGCTAATATAACGCCTTCTAAAATCCAAAACTTTATTGAAAACTATTGGGGTAAATTAACATCATATTTAGACAATAATCAATCTGAATATTTTGAATCTATTTACAATAAATTTATGTCTCTATCAGATGATACAGATAATATTGCAATTTTGATTGAAATTTTTAATAGTATTTATGATACAACTGACAAGGGTTTTGAAGTTAAGCCTGACTTGGAATCTGAAGCTTTAATCAATTGGAGTACATATAGAAATAAAATTAAAAATAATTGGATGTTTGTATCTAATAAATTAGATCCCTTAATTAAGAATGCTGAAGATAAACTGAAAAAACATGATTCTCATTTAAGCAAGTATAATGAAGTCAAAAAAGCTCAAGAAGAAAAAGATTTATTTACTAAATTTACCAATGAATACAATTCAATGAAAAATAACCTTGTTGAATTACCAGATTTCAAAGGTAAAACAAAAGATGAAGTTGAAACTTGGGGTAAAACAAATAATATTAAAATCAATATTTCAGAAGTTTGGACTGATACTGATGATAATAAAGATAAAGTTATCAATCAATCTCCTAAATCTCCATATACTAAAATTATTAAAAATTCAACTCTAAATGTTGAAATTAATAAAGGAGATAAAAAGAAAGAAGAAGAACGTCTTAAGAAAGAAGAAGAGAAGAAAAAAGCAGAAGAAGAAAAGAAAAATAGAGAAGATAAAAATAAAACAATTATAGATGAAGCTAAGAATAAAATTAAAGAGGCTTTAAATAATGTTAGAGGGGGAGAATAATGAAAAAATTTGCAAAAAAGGCTTTTAAAATATTAGGAAAAATTTTATTATTCACTTTCAAATTAGGTTTACTTTTATCTATAGTAGGATTAATTGCTGGAATTATATATACCTCTAATATTGTAAAAGAAGCTCCTGAAATTAATGAACAAATGTTGGTTAATGCAACAGGTGGAACTACAACAATGTATGACGCTAATGGAAGTGTAATTTACAAAGATTATAGTCACAAAAGAGATTATATAAAAATTGAAGATGCACCTAAATTATATAAAGATTTATTGTTAAACACGGAAAATAAAAATTTCTATAAAGAAAAAGGAGTTTCTCCTGAAGGTTTTGTTAATGCTTTCATCGGATTCATTAAAAAAGGAAATAATGCTCGTGGTGGATCTACAATTGAACAACAATTAATTAAAAATTTGGTCTTTTCATCTGGTGTAAAAGACAGAAATATCAATAGAAAAATTAAGGAAGCCTGGTTATCATTCCAAATGGATAATAACTTCTCTAAAGATAAAATTTTAGAATGGTATATTAACTTAATATTCTTAGGGGAAAATTCTTATGGAGCTAACACTATTTCTAATACTTATTATGGAAAATCTTTAAGTGAAATAAAAGGTGACACTCCAGAAGAAATTTCTAAATTGGCAATTATTGCTGGTTTAGGGCAAAGTCCTTCACTTTATAACTTATACGATAATCCAGATGCAGTTAAAGAAAGAAGAGATGTTATTCTTGATTTAGCTGAAAAAAATAATGTATTAACATCTGAACAAGTGACTAATGCAAAAAATGTTGACATTACAGATGGATTAAAAGAAAGGCATTGGCAAGAAAAAGAAACTCTTGATACAATTACTGAACATTCTGCATATATCACATCAGCTTTAGAACAAGTTCAAGAATTGGGATATGATATTAAAACAACACCTTTACAAATTCATACTGGATTAAATCAATCAATCAACTCTGATGTTAAATCTATAATTGACAATTGGGCTTATTTCGATTCAGACGAACACCAAATCGCAACAACTGTTATTGACCCTAATACTGGTTACGTTTTAGCTGAATATGGTGGAAGATATCAAGAAGCTTATGGACTTAATAGAGCAACTCAACGTTCAAGGTCAACAGGTTCTGCAATTAAACCTTTCTTATCATACGGGCCTGCAATTGAATACTTTGGATTAGGTTCTGGACACCAATTAGACACAAGTAATTATACTTATCCAGGTACAAATTTTGTTGCACATAACTATGCTGGTGCTGTATATGGAATTAGAGATATGACTTTTGCATTAAAAATGTCCTTAAATACACCAGCAATTAGATTACTTGATAATGTTGTAGGTTCAAACAATGCTAAAAAATTCTTAGCTGGTATGAATATGGACATTCAAGAAACTTATGGAGGTCAAGATGCACTTGGTTTAAACTTATCAACTAGAGATTTAGCTGGAGCTTTCTCAACTCTTGCGAATATGGGTAATTATAGAAAACCTCAATATATTACTAAACTTGTATTCAATGATAATTCTGAAAAAGAAATTAAATTTGAACCAACAAGAGCAATGAAAGAATCAACTGCATTTACTTTATTGAAAATGTTAGAACAAGTTCCAACATCAACAGGTACAGCAAGAAGTGCTATATTACCTTATCAAGGGTATGCAGTTAAAACTGGTACTGTAGGTTATGCTAATAATGATGGAGTTTGGAGACCTGACGATGCTTCTTCTGATGTATGGGCAGCTGGTACAACTAAAAATGTTTCTATGGCAATTTGGTATGGATATGACTCACCAAATGAATCAGGTCATTGGAATAGGGAGTCTGATAGAAGTCAACAATTAATTCTAAAGAGATTAATGGAATATTTCAATGAGGGAAAAGATACAAGTGATTGGGCAAAACCTGATACTGTAACTCAAAATGGAAGTTTTTATACTCCAAATGACCCTTCAACTAAAACATCTAAATATTCAATTCCAAAAATTAATACTATTGGAAATGCTGATGAAGTAAACCAAGAATTAGATAAAAAGAATCTTGAATTAGGAGACAAAGGTATGCCAAGTTATCCTATTCCAGATAAACCTGATGAAATTATCAATTGGAGAGATAAATTATCTACAACTGATAAAGATATGTTGAACAATTGGAATAAATATAAAACACCTTCAGAAGCCCTTAAAGAAATAGAAAAAGCCTACACATTTGAGGTGCAAAATGGAAATTAAAATCATTAATAGGAGAGGTAATGATATTAAGAATTACCTGTCAAATTATAATTTTGAAAATATTGTTTTATCTGAATTAGAAAAGTTTGGTTATAATGATATTATTGAAATTGATTATAATGGTTTAGCTATATTCTTTAAATTTAGATTAAATCAAAAAACAAAAACAATTATAATCAGTATATGTAAAGACTTAAATAATAATTACGTATGGTTTGTTGACCACTTAAATCAATACTATCAATTATTAAATGAGTTGAATAAAATCCCATTAAATATTTAATAAAAAACAACCTTTTTAGGGTTGTTTTTATTAAAATAAGGTAAAATATATAATATAAGAATTTTTAAAAAGGAGTTTTTAAATGAATTTATTTGAAGCTTTTAAAATTGCCTATGAAGTACCAACTGAATCAAATGGAACTGTTCAAATCTCTTTAGCTAGTGGTATTCCAAGAGTTGAAAGAAATGGCAGTAAATCAGTTAGAGTTACTGTTAAACCTAATATAGCTCCAAAACCTTTAGGTGGCTATATTTTTGACGATACTGATGTTATAAAAATCATTGATAAGGCAATTGAAACTCAATCTCAAGTTTTACTAAGGTTTGAAACCAGAAGAAAGAAAGGTCAACCTCTTGATGTTCCTTTATCTACTTTAAAACCAAATATGGAAATTGCTGCTAAAAATGTAAATAATGCCCTTGTTGGAGTTTATGACTTCAATAATGAGAAATGGATTTTATCTAGTAACTATGCAAAGCCTGAAAATGACCCAGAAGAATTAACTAATTTCATTAAAGAAGTGAGAGAAAAAGGTGAAGATGTAAATGTTGATGATTTCTTTACTGAAAAAGTTAAAACTGAAAATGGAACAGTTTCTAATACAATTACTTTTGACAAACAAAAAGCATTATTAGAAATGTATTATTTTATTAAGAAAGAAGAAACAAAGAACAGTATTGATTTAGGTGAGGAAACCAGAAGAGACCTATCAGAAAAATTAATTCAAGTTTCAAACAAAATCCAGCAACTCATTACAAATTCTAAAGATGTTGATTATAAAGATTTCTCACATGAAAAAGCGAGATATTTAGTAATTTCATACATTAAAGAAATTGAACCTTTAAATGACAATGCTATTATGGATATAAATTCTTATAGAAATAGAATTTATAAGCATTCAAAAGGGTTAGTAACTTGGTCTGGAAATGAAAATATAGAAGATTAAACAATATTTAAAAATGGAATATTAAACAATAATATTTCATTTTTTTATTAATCTGGTCTTAGATAAAAAATATTGATATGTTTTTCGTGATGATAAATTTTTATAAATCTTAATATAATTATTTTATTAATATATAGAATAATTTAAATATGAAGATTATTAACAGCATACAGGGTGCTAAGGGGAGACCCGCCTGAACTTTAAATTATTAAAAATTATTCATTAAGGAGAATGTATTATAATGATGAATGTTATTAAAAACCGCATTTCAAGTGACCGCGGGGATTCTAACACAATTTCAATCATTTTGTGGATTGTATTTACTGTAGTTCTTGTTATTGCAGTTGGTAAAATCATCTTCGATGCTGTTAAAGCTAGAGGTGATAAAGTGGCAGCTTGTATTAAAAACTCTAACAATGTATTTACAACTACTCAAAAAGATGCAAATTGTCAATAATTAAATTGAAACTCCCTATTTAATTAGGGAGTTTTATTTTGTCTGTAGATTTCACGTAGACGTTAAAATCTCTATTTGTGATGAATTATACAGAAAATAGAAAAATGGTGTTTTTCATAGTCAATAGATAGTACGTATTATGGTTTAAAAACGTATCCACGGAAATTTAAAAACAACAAAAAAACAATAAATAAAAAATGATATATATAATACAAAAAAAGTTACATAATTAAAAGGAGAAGAAATGATATTAGTTGTTTCATTAACCGTAAGTATTTTAGCTTTAATAGGAATGTTCATAATTTTAATAAAAGGAACAAAACAAAAGCCTAATTCATCTAAAATTCTTGGTACAAATACAAACTTAGACCCCTCTGTTGAAAAATTAATGAAAATGTTTGGTGGTGATATAACATCTTTAGTTGGTACTGAAAGATTAATACAACAAGCAAAGAAAACTAAAACAGAAGAGTTATTTAGAAAAAGTGGTAACCCTTGGAAACTACAAATTATTGAATTTATTGTATTGCAATATGTTTTAGGTTGTTTAGGTGTTTTTGTTGGATTACTTTTTGGAGCCTTACTATCATTTATAGGTTTATCTCAATTAGGATTCTTATTAATTATTTTATTACCTATTCTCGGATTCAGATATCCATCTTCAACTTATCATTCAATTGCGAAAAATAAAGAAAATCAATATAAAGGACAATTACCTGAAGCTATTGATTATTTAATTCTTGCTTTATCTGGTGGTGGTTATTCATTACCAACTGCTTTTGAAAAAGTTTTGGATTTCATGCCTAATAATTTAATCAGAAAAGAATTTGAACAAATTGTCAATGAACTGAGATCTGGTGTAACAATGGAACAAGCATTACTTAATTTCTCTGATAGAGCACCAACAGATGGTATAAAAGCATTTGCAAAAGCTTTAAATAATGCAAATAGATTATCAGTATCAATGATAGATATTTTAAAAGCTAGGTCTATAGAATCAAGAAGAGACTTAGAAAATGAAATAGACCAAAGAATTGCAACTTTGGACTCAAGAGTAACTATGGTATTTTCTCCTGTTACTGCAGTTTCTTTAGGTATTGTTGTTATTGCACCTACAATTTGGACATTATCTAAAATTTTATAGAGAGGAAGTTTTTTAAAAATGGGATTTTCAAGTAGATTTGGAGCATTTGCAGGATTTAAAAAAGATAAAAACCCTGAAACTCCAGTAGAAGAAATAGAAGAAACAAAAGAAATTGAAAAAGAAGATGTAATTATTGAAGAAAAAGAAGATGTAATTATTGAAGAAAATGAAAATATTGATAATGAAACAGTAAATATAGAAGAAGATAATAATGATTTAGAAGAAGTTAAAGATGAGGATTTTAATGAACCTACATTATATGATGAAGATGAATCTGAATATAATGAAGAACAAAATCTAGATAATCTTCAAGAAAACAATACCCCTCCTCAACCTGTTCACTTTTCTAAAATGTTAAAAAATAGACATTTAGCAAAAGAAACAGATGATTACACAAAAATTAAAAATATAATCAAACAAAATTTATCTAAAGTGGTAACAGGAAGTATTGATGAAGTTTATTCTTTAACATCTGAAGTTTTACTTGAAGCACCTGAAGATTTCTTTGATAAAATTCTTGAAGTGTCTAAAAAAGTAACTTTATTTGTTCAAGACAACCTTTCAAGAAGTGATAAAGCTGGTTTAATTGCAAGGTTAAAAGAAAACCCTACTGATACAGAATTAAGAAAAAGCGCATTTAATTATATTAATACAGAATACTTAAAATATGATTCATCTACTCCTGATTTGGAATATAAAGCATTAGATAAAATTGAAAAAGTATTAGTTCTTGCTATGACTGTTAATGAGATTTGTGGTTTGGGACCTTTAGAACCATTATATAGAGACCACCAAATAAGAGAAATTATTTGTAATGGACCTTATGATGTTCAAGTGGAAATTAAAGGTAAAGTTGTTAGAGTACCGTCTTGTAAATTCTCAGATCCTCAACATCTACAAGATTTAATTACTAAACTGTATTCATCTGTTAATAAAGATATTACAAGAACAAATCCATTTGAAAGAGCAAGATTAAAAGACAATTCAAGGGTCTTTGCTGTTCATACATCAATTGCACCAGATGGTCCTAATTTAAATATTAGAAGACATACTGATGATTGGATTTCTCCTGACCAATTAATTGATTGGGGAAGTATGCCACCTGAAATGGCTGAATGGATTGGTGCTCATATTAATGCTGGTTGCTCTTTTATTGTGAATGGAGGAACATCAACTGGTAAAACAACCTTACTTGCAGCATTAACTGGATATTTACCTAATGACAAACGTATTATCACAATTGAGAAAAATATAGAGTTAAAACCTGCAAAAGGAAAACTATTAGCTGCCGCAATGGAGTGTATTCCAAGAAAAAATAATTCAAGTGGTTTTGAAGTTACAATGAGAGATTTAGTTGAATGTACTACACAAATGAGACCTGACATTATTATTTGTGGTGAGGTTGTTGCTGATGAAGCTTATGACCTTGTTCAAGCTGGTAACACAGGTCACCAAGTTGCTTCTACAATTCACTCTAATACATCTCAAGATTGTATCAACAGGTTAATGTCATTGATTTCTCAATCAGATTTAATCAAAGGTAAAGATGCTTACGAATTAATTTCATCATCTCTTGACATTATCATAACTGTTGAAAGATTTCCACAAGACGGTTCAAGAAGAATTACTGACATTTCAGAAGTTGGTGTTCAAACTGAATTAGGTACAAATGGGGCATTTCTACCTGTTTATCCATTATGGGTATTTGAACCTGATGAACAAAACAGCTCATTAGGAGAAAAAGTTACAGGTAAATGGGTAAGAAAAAATGAATTGTCTAGTCATAGAAGAAAGAAAATTGGATTAGATTATATTAAAATGAAAAACCTTGATGAATTAAGGGAATTATATTAAAAATAAAAAAATGGTACTAATAAAAGTACCATTTTTATTTTATTTCTTGTTTAATATATTTTAACATATCTAAAGTTCCACAAGTATTATATTTAAAAGAATTAAATTTAAAATCTTTATCTTCAATAAGGTTATATAATTCTGAATTTAAGGGAACAATACTTAAATTAGAACCTGGTAGAAATACAAAATTATAATCTAATTTTCCATCTCCAGCGGTAATGATAAAATTATCTTTACTTAATTCATTTTGTAAAAGATAATTTATTGCATTTTCCTTAGATATAAATTTTGGCATAATATAAATTTTATTACCTTGAATTGTATAAGTCCAATCATAATATTTTAATATATTATCCAATTCATAATTCAATTCAAATAAATTATTATCATTTATTTTAGAAAAGAAAAATACATTATCAATAAGTGTTAATTCCCTTGTTAAATATTTATTAATTGACTTTAGCTTATCTTGAATTTCCATATAATTTTTATTAGATATGTTATTCTTAATAAAATCATCCCATGATTTTAAACGTTTATTATTTTTTAGAATAATACCACCATTAGATGTAATAGAATATAAAGGTTTAATTTTTAAATCTATTCTTTTATATTGTTCTAAAGACCTAGTTGTTACAGGAATAAATAATAAATTATTAGATAATTCATTTAACAATAATAATGCTTCTTTTTCCATATAAGAAATAGGTTTTTTATCTTTATTAAACTCTACAATTTCAGGATTTATAGATTCCTTTAAAAATTTTGAGGAATGAATAATTGTCCTATCTAAATCAGAAAATAAAATTACGTTTTTCATAAATACCTTTTATTTTAATTATAACATAAAAAGGAGAAAAAATCAATTTGATATTATTTAATATAAACACATAGAATTAAGGAGAAAAAATGGACTCAGCTTTTAATTATGCAACAGCACCATTTATTGTAACTGCTGCAATTTTAATATTAATTTTAATTATTTTTCTTTTAATCAGAAAATCTGCGGACAGTAAAAGTAAAATAACATCTGAATTTGTTGACCATTTAAAAATTATGTCAGGTTCACAATACAGGGAATTTGAAAATCACATAAAAGCTAAAGCTGCATCCCCTATTGACAAATGGAATACTTATTGGGGAACAATGGTTAAAAAAGCAGGTATTGTAGAATCTTATAAATATACCAATGAACAAATAGGTCAATTATTATTCTTAGGTAGTGTTATATTTTACACCCTTGTTTCAATAATTTTTAATAATTACGGAATAGGATTAGTTCCAATATTCTCATTCTTCTTATTGTCAGTTCAAATATTAGAAGTTAAAGCAGAAAAAAGACAAGCAGTTTTTGATGAACAAATACCTGCATTCTTATCATTATTAAAATCAAATATTCAAGCAGGGGAAACACCTGAAAGAGCTTTAATGAGTGCTATAGATGAAACCGATACACCTCTATATGATGAATTAAAAACTGCAAAAGCTTTAATAGAAATTGGATCTTTCCAAGCAGCATTATCACAATTAAGAATGAATACATCTAGTGAAGTATTAAAATTCTTATGTGGATGTATTGAGTTGTCAGCATCTGTAGGTGCAAACTTAGAAGACCAAATAGAAGTAATTGAAGAAATGCTTGATTCTAATAGAAGACTTAAAAGAAAATTAAAAGTTGCTATTGCTCAATCTAAACCTTTATTAATTCTATCTTCTGTAATGGTACCTTTCTTATTTATTTATACTTACTTAGCAAACGAACAAATGAGATCCTTCTGGTTCAAAGAGCCAATTTCATGGGTAGCCTTTGTTTTAGCAATGGGTATTTATGGTGGAGGAACATTATTTGTTAAATTCATGATAAAGAAAACTGGAGAATTTTAAGAGTGTATTTAAAACACTCTTTTTTTCGTTTATATTGATATTCTTTATAAATATTTTAAATAAGGGAGAAAAATTATGACTGAAACTCGTTTAAAAAACATTTCAAGTCTTTATGAATTATTAGTAAAAGAAAATAAAGAAGCTATTAGAACTGCAAATGGAATTGTATCTAAAAACTGGATATTAATCAATGAAAATAATTCATTTTCTATTTATAAAATGAAAAAAGGTAAAAGTGAATTAAAACTTAATACATTTTCAGAATATAATGCTTGTGAAGTATTTTATAAATTTATAAGTAGAAAGGAGAACAAATGAAAAAAATTAATTTAACATTTGAAGTACCAAGAGAAATATTATTAAATGCAAATGTTAGTTATCATAGATTTGTTAAAGGAGATAGAGCTAAAAAATTAAGAGCTCTTGCATCTCAAACTGATGTTACTGAAACTTTTAACAGGTTTAAAGTAACTGTTGAAGTTTTTCCCCCTACAAGAAGAAGACTTGACCCTCCAAATCTTTATCCTACTGTTAAACATTTAATTGATGGATTAACAGATGCAAAATTATGGGAAGATGATGATTGGAAACACATGGAATCAATGACCTTTAAATATGGAGGGTTAAGTGAAATTAAAAACACATTTTTAATTAAATTTCACATAGAGGAGATATAAAATGAAACCTATTATTGTTAAAGATATGACTAGGCTTTTCACTAAAGAATTATTACTTTACTCCTTCTTTGATTTAACATTAAAAAAACCTCTTAGAATAGCTCAATTAATATATACAATTGTTTTATTCTTGATATTTTCAGCACCTCTTGCTATTATTATAAATGCTTTAAATTTTTGGAATTTATATACTATAGGTTTTACTTTTGGAATACCTATTATTCTAGGTAATTTTATGGCACAACCTATTTGGGGTGGTAAATCATTCATTAGTTGGTTTAAATGCTTAATGAGGTATTACTTTTCAAAAAAACATTATTATGATGGTGTTGCAAGGGCTTCTTTACCTGTAATGAAAATTGAATCAATGATTTCTGTTTCAAGAAGAGCTGATTATGTTAGATTAATAAAAGAAATTAAAGAAGAAAAAGCTATGAAAAAACTAAAGAAAAGAGCTGCTTAACGAAAGGAGAATAAAAATTGGCGACAAAAACAAAATTTGGAATGTCAACTTATATAGGAGAAACAATTACAGGTTTACCTTATCCTGTATTTTATGACCCTCATTACCCAATTCTTATTAATAACCCGCCTGTATCACTTATTACAGGTTCACCAGGTTCAGGTAAAACATTCTCTGGACTATTAATTGCATCTCATGCCAGTGCATTGGGTAAAATTGGAGTTATTCTTGACCCTAAAGGTGACTTTACTGCATTAAAAAAATTAGAAAAAGCCGGATATATAGGTAAAATAAATATATGGTCAGTTGCTGATTTAGACGGTGAAGTTCTTGAAGAAAATGTTGGAATGTTAGACCCAACTGCATTTACACCTGACACAAATCAAAACACTGCATTAACAATTGATGTTATTAAATCTCTTATTGGAGATTTAACACCAAAACAAATAACTAACTTAACACCTATTATTAGAGATATTGTTGAAGGTAATTCACCTAGTTTCTTAAGGGTTGCCCAAAAATTAATGTCTTCTAGAGATGATGAAATTCGTTCTTTGGGTTATAGTTTAGATACATTATTACAAACAAAATTAGCAAAATTAATTGTTTTAAATAAAAGAATACAAAAGAAGCCATTAGTATTAGAAGAAGGTTTTATTGTTGCTAATTTAATGGGATTATCTATGCCGCCTGATACTAAACCATCTAAAGAATGGAGTTCAGCTGAAAAAATATCTATTATTATCATGGGGCTTTTAAGTCAATTGATTTTAGATATGATGGGTAAAAAAGCTAAGAAAATATATAAAACACTTATTATTGACGAAGCTTGGGCTATTATGGCTACTGAATCAGGTAAATCTATGATTAGAGCAACTGCAAGACTTGGTAGGTCTCTTAACTTAGCGGTAATTTTAATAACTCAATCTACAAAACACTTAGGTGTGGGAGAAAACAGTGATACAAATACCATGATTTCTGTTAGGTTTGCATTTAGGAATAATGATGATAAAGACAATATGACAACCTGTAAATATATGCGGCTCCCCGAAGATGAAGGTTGGGAACAAATAATAAGGGAATTAGAAACTGGGGAGTGTTTAATGCAAGATGCCTTATTTAATACAAGTATTGTCCATATTATGACTAATGACAAATGGCAAAAAATGTTTAATACTAACCCTATTGATGACCAAGAATGGTATAAAACAAATTAAAAAATGATATATAATATACAATATACAAAACAAATGTAAGGAGATAATAATGAGGAAAATTAAAAATTCTTCAGCAAGAGTTAAAGTTAAAACTAATAGTAATTTAACTCTAACTATTGTATTTAGTGTTATTATATCTGTTCTAGCTATTGGAATTTTTTATGCTCTTTCAACTGCTTTAGCAACAGAAAAATACTATGTAATTAATCAAGACTTAGCTGCTAAAACTCAAGTAACAGAAACTATGCTTAAAGAAATTGTTACTGCAAAAGGAAGCGCACCTCAAAATGCTATAAACTTACCTCAAGTAAAACAAGGAACAGTTTACACTAAAATCCCATTAAAAGCCGGAGATATTCTTTCTGAAAGTAATACTGGTTTAAATCTAGATTCATCAACTGGTATTCCTGATGATTGGTCTGTAACATCATTTAATGTTAATTCTGATAGTGCTGTTGGTGGAAACATCCAAAAAGGTGATTACTTTGATATTATTGGAGTTAGTAAAGAAGATGGTGCTAAATACTTATTCTATAATGTTTTAGCTCTTGAAGTTAATAGAACAGAAAATGCTTCAGAAGTAAATAAAGATGGTAAAGTTGTTGCAATTGGAGAACAAATGCAATATATTGTTGGTTTACCTGCTGATAAAGTAACAGAATTACAAGCTGCTATTGCAAAATATGGTGGTGACAATGGTATTAAACTTGTCTTAGCACCTAAATCAGTATCTTATAAAGAAAGAAAAACTGATAATCTTAATAAAACTGTACTTAATGGACCTGAACAACCTGTTGATTTGTATAAAGGTACTGATAATACATTTAAAGCTATTTTGAGAGATGAAAAAGGAAGACCAGTAACTAAAGAAAGTTGTGCTGCTGGAGAAATTTCACCTAATTCATTATGTGCTCAAATTGAACAGAATGGAACTAATCATGAAAAAAAATAATTTAAAAAGGATCTTTAAAGGAGGAGAAAATAATGTCAATTCATAAGCTAGCATTTGTCGGACCTGAAATTATTCACAATGCTTTCCAAGAAATGGATGATAATTGGGATATGCAAATCCCTCTTGAAAAACTAGAAGATTTAGAAAGGGAATTTGGTCTTGAAGATGAACAAGCTAGAATATCTAAAGATACTGCTGTTATTATTTTATTCTCTAGACTTTTTGATTCCAATCCTCAACTATTCGCAGATCTTGTAGCATACTCTGCACCATATTCAGTTGTTTGTATTTTAACACCTGGTAAAGATGTTAATAAAAAACCTTTAATTGAAAGAACTATTAAAGAAGCTCAACTTGCTGAAGCTACTGAAGATGATTCCTACAATGCTAATACACCATTTTATTTTGTTGACTATGAAAATGCTCAACTTGAAATCTTAGAAGCTATTGAAGCTTTCTGTTATTCACCTATTATTGATGAAGATATTAAAAATTCTATCAAACCTATGATACCTGGATATGAAGAAGAAAGCTATCTTGATGAATATGAAGAAAACAATTCAGAAGAAAATGTTATTCTTCCACAAGCAGCTCCAGATGCAACAGGACAAGTTATTACTATCACATCTTCAAAAGGAGGATCTGGTAAATCAACTGTAGCTATTTCATTGGGTGCTTACCTTGTTGCTGCCTCTAAAGATGCTTACGAAAAAGGTAAAACTGATAAACCTTTAAAAGTTGTATCTGTTGACCTTGATGTTCGTGATGGACAACAATGGTTATTAATGGGTGCTAAAAAACCACCAACTGTAATGGATATTATTGCCTCAGGTGGTATTCCAACAGTTGAAACTATCCCTGCTGGTGTATGGCATTCAGATAAAACTGGTTGTGATTATATATTCGCACCAAAAAGACCTAGAAGTGCAAAAGAAATTCCAGCATCCTTCTATGCTCAACTTATTCAAGCATTAAGAAGTATGTATGATGTTATTCTTTTAGATACATCTGTAAACTATTTAGACCCATTAGGTGAACAAGTTGCTTATCCGCTTGCTGATAAAATTATCTTTGTTTCTGATATGGGACAATCTTCTGTATTAGGTTGTACAAGATGGATTCAAGAAGAAATGAGATTAAGAGAACCTGCTGAATTAAATATTCCTGACTATAAAGTTGGTATTGTTATTAATAAAGCTATGCCTGATGTAAATATGTCAGCTAATAAAATTGAGAAAGCAGTTCAAAATCTACCAATTCTATCTATGATTCCATCCGAACCTGAACTTGTAACTTATGCTGCTAATACTGCTGAATTACATCAAATTCTAAATGTGAGATTAATCAATGAAGCAATTAGAGATATTGCTGAAGCAGTTCTTCCTGACACTCCTTTAGGAACTGTACCTAGTATGTAAAAAAAAGTGGATTTTATTCCACTTTTTTTGTTTTATAGATACAATCCTCAACCATAATACGTACTATCTATTGACTATAAAAAACACCATTTTTCTAATTTCTGTATAATTCATCACAAATACAGATTTTTATGTTTACGTGCAATCTACAGACAAAATGATAGATATTATTATGGAATAAAACAAAACGAATATAGGTCAATCTAGAATGTCTAAATACATAATTCAACTTTATTGTAAAATATAATGCCTTACACTTTACAAATAACATAGATGTAATTTTTAACCATAATACGTACTATCTATTAATCATGAAAAACACCAATTTTGTAATTTATGTATAATTCATCATAAATACAAATTTTAACACCTACGTGCAATCTATAGATAAAAAATAAAGAAGAGATTATTTTAACCTCTTCTTTTTTTTGTGTATTTAAATTTATATTTTCTGTGTTTTACAGTTGAACTTCCTAACCTTCTATTGCTTTTATTTTTTTCTTTTTCTAAATCTCTATCATTAGAATTATCTAAAATTTCATTATCAATAAGTTTGACCTCATTTAAATCTCCTTTATTGCTTTTTTCTTGAGGAAAACTTAATTTATTAATTTTATTATTTACAATAATTAGAAACATTAATAATAAAATTGGTATAGCAAAAAAAAGTATAGCTAATGATTTATTTATTTTAGTACCTTTTTTTGCAGTAATATTATTTTCATTTGCTTCATCAGACTTTATAACTTGATTAAACCTAATATCTTTTATTATTTCTTCTATACTAGATTTAACTCCATCTTTATATTTATCTAATGTTTCTTTAGGTAATTCTTTTCTTAAATCTTCAGAAAAATAAACATAAATAAAATCAGACCCTTTTAACAAAATACTATAATTAGTAATTGTTTTCTTTCCTAAGCCCCATGAATCATAAATTGTTTTAAACTCTTCATCTCTTGGTCTTGTTTTAATATTACTATCACCAATAAGAGCAAATTGCAATTTAGGTGCTTCATAATTACCTGCTGATAATTTTAAATTGTATTCTTCTAAAATATTCTTATCTTCTTTAGATATAATATCTTCTTTATCCCAAATAACACTTTGCTCTGTATCTCTTATATATGTTAAAGCATTTACATTCAATACAGGAAAGAATAAAAATAAACCTAATACTAATATTAAAATTCTCTTTAACATAATTCCTCCAAATCTAAATAACTCAAATAAATTGAACTTGTCATTCTACTTTCAGCAAAAAAATAACCTTTTTGAGATATCTCTAACCCACTACCGTCATCTTTTACTTTCAAATAAAAACCATCATTTTCTAAATTATAATAATCCTTTAAACGATTTAAATCCTCAGGTTTTTCAATCTCAATCACTAATTCTCCATTATAAATAGAATCCTCTAAGACTGTGAATGTCTTGTTTTTTATTTTCATTTTATATCCTCTTTTTTATATATTATATATTTTACCTAAAAATAGAGTATTTGGCAATCCTCTATTTATTTTTTTAAATGTGAAATCCGACATATAGAAAAATGTAATCTATATAATTAAGTGTAATACTCGGAATCGTTTAACGTCCTTTTTCACAATGACGTAACATTTAAAAATGCTATTCAATACCTAAACTATCTCTGTTTCTCTATACTAACCTTGTTGTACCTCAATTTCCTATAAATTAATTTTTACATTAAATTATATTCTATCTCAACAGTCAAGCCAATATTAGCAAGGGGTTGCAACATATTTCATTTAGGTATTAAGTTAAATTATTTGAGTAACATATCCAGAAGTTCAATCTCTTGGTTTTATCCTGGTTAATACTCAAATTAACAGTTTAACGCTATATTAAGGGCAAATTATTTATTATTTACTTTTCTTTTTTCGTATTTCTTTCTTTTCTTCCGTTTAACTCTCATTTTCTTTTTTCTAACAGAATCAATTAATTTCATACCTCTTCTAGCGATAACAAAACTAGCAGCAGTATGTATATTCAATTTTCTTAGGGTAGCATATTTAATATTGCCAATATAACTTGTCCAAGCTGGGTTTACTTGATGTAAGTAAACTTTATTTTTAGCACATTTTGATTTTACTATTGAACCATACATCCTATATGGTAAACTACTTAACATCTCATTATATTTTTTATTTTTTTTACTTATTAATTCAGACTTCTTAACTTTGAAATCTAATTTCTCTACTACTACATCTTTTCCTTTTTCTAATGCTTCTTTTACTACTTGCCCTATCACTAATTCCAAATCATTCTTTGTTTTATTTCCTGAACCAAACTTATAATCTAAATTATATGTCTTAACCATATTTCCTTGCTTATCAGTTTCCGTTACAGATATAAAACCCTTATTGAAATCTATACCAAAAACACCATTACTACTTCTTGTTAAACAATCTTCAGTAGTATGTTTTAAAGTAAACATTAATTGTAGGTAAATTTCATCATTTTTAATTTTTATTCTATAGGTTAAAGCAGAACTTTTATCTTTTAATATTTTCCTTATTTGTTTTGTCCTTTTTTGATTGAAATGAACTTCTCCATACTCATATTTTGAATCTTCTAAACCTATTTCTTTTCTTACTTTTACTTGAAAATTATTTTTCTTTGGGTTATATTCTAATTGAAAATTATTATTACCACTTGTTTCTGCTGCTCTACCTACAAAAAATAATTCACTGTCTCTCTGTTTTACATATTTATTATAGTCTGTTTTTAATAAATGTTTCGTTCCAAAACATAATTTAAAATTACCTTCTTTTATCTCTTTATCTAAATTATTTCTTCTCTGATGTAATTTATTTTTCTTATTTAATTTCCAGTATAATTTATGTTTCGTGTTTTTTAATTCTTCTTTTTCCTTATTAGAAAGTCCAAATATATCTTCTTTCTGTTTGTACTTTAATTTTTTTATCCTATCTTTTATTTCTACTATATCTTCTTCTATTCTTTCTACTCTTCTATCTGTATTTTCTAACTCATAATTCTTTAATTCTTTTATTGCTTGAAATCTTCCTATCATATTTGCTAATATTGAATCCTTAGCTCTACTTGTTAATTCAATTTCATCATCAGATAAAACAGTTATAAATTTACCTTTAATCTCTCCTGTTTCTTTATATTCTGCCTTTATCTGTTGCCATACTTTTCGTTGAATTTTATTAAAAACTATTGTCCAATCAGATATGTATTTACATAATGATTGATTATAATTTTTATTTTTTATTTTTGTTGTATATGTAAATACATAGCTCATTAAATAATACTCCTATTATAAAATATCCTTTAATTCATCAGGTACAACTAGATTTTCACTTACATTTTTTAAATAATGTTGGATAAATAATTCTGTAAGTTTAGGTTCACCCAAAAACATTTCTAAATCTTCTAATGTCTGAATCTCGTCTCTACTATATTTCTTTGCCATCTCTTTTACTCCTTATTCTTATGATTTCTTAATCCATATAATTTTCCACTAAACGAAGCCAACAACATCATGATATCTTCTGCTAATTCTTTTTCTATTGTCTTTTCTTCTTTATCCTGTAATACTACTATCTCTACGTCCTTCACATTACAAATTGTTTCTATATATTCAAATCCGAATCTTGTTAGTCGTTCTTTATATGTGACAAATATTCGATTAACCTCATCGTTCATTATCATCCGAATTAACTGCTGAATCTTCTTCCTCTTACTATTTAATCCACTCCCAGTTTCTTTTAATACTACTAAATTCTTTAAATCTGAAACCTGACTTATTATATAACTTACTTGTCTATCTAAATCTCCTTGTTTCACTTGACCTTGTGTTGAAACCCGGGCGTAAATTATATCCTTCTTCTCTTTACTCTCCTCTTCATAAAACATATTACGAATTTTCAAATATTCTATTAGCTTTTCTTTACTAACTTTTCTTCTGTTTGTTGGAGTTCTGTCAAATCCTATTAAACCTTCCCTATCCCATTGTTGTATTGTTCTAGGCGTAACATTAAACAATTTAGCTACATCTCCAGTTGTATAACTATCTTTAGTTAAATCTTCTCTCTTAAATACCATTCGTTTCCTCCTGTATTTTATATCATTTATTATATCAGAAAAAATATGGAATATCAATTACTAATATTCCATTTTTCTATATTATGTAAAACTATTTAAATGTCATTTCTAAAATCGTTATAGAATTTATCTATATGGAACTGAGCAGATTTATTATCTAATTTAACGTCTTTATATGAAACTAACATACTTACATCAGTACAAGAAAATACATCTATATTATCTACACTTTTATTTTGTTTTTGATTTTTTCTAACTTTTTGATAATATTCTTTAGGATAATGGTCTGAAATTCTTAATAAAAATGTGTCTCCTTTAGTTGCTGCCAACATAGGTCTTAAATTTATTTCATGCCCTTCTTTTGAAAAATAATTAGCAATTTCTTCAGCTTTTGATTTTTCAACTATAAAATAACTTGAACTACTTACATTACTAAATGACTTTCCTTTTATTGATGATTTAAATCTATGATAAAACTTTGCTGCTTGTACCCTTTGGTTTAAAAGAGTTTTAATTTCATCTTCAAAGTTTTTTAATTCTTGTTTTTTAAATTCTATATTATTTTTAACATAAAATTCCTTATAAACTTCTTCTTTACTAGGTGTATTTGTCTTGTTTGCTTGAGATTTCTTAACAATAGAGGAATAATATTTTGGAAATTCCCTTGTTTCTAAATGCCTTATTTTACTTCTTTTACTATTGACTTTTTGTTCAATATGTTGATTTACTAAAATACTATCATTAGAGACAACACTCTTTAATTTTGTTTCTGTATTATATGAAACAGCATTTTCAAACTCCCTATCTATATAATTCTGAGCATCCTCTTGATTAGCAAAATGATTAAGTCCTCCACCTAAAGGGCAATTCTTTGCTGCTTTACATTCCCTTGGAACTCCATCCCTTGATATATGCCATTCACCTTTCATCTCCTATCTCCTAAAATAAATCAGATACATCAAATCCTTCATCATCAGATTTTACTGTGTTATTACTATAATTGTTATTACTGTAATTTGAATTATTATGTTTACTATTATCAATATTTGAATCTAAATAATCATCCTCATCTTCTAACTCTGAACTTAATTTAAATTCAAATGGTTGTAAATCTACTTCTTCATCTATATGTTTTCTTTCAATAATTTCATCTTCTTCATAATCATCTTCTATAAAATCAGGGTTTAAATCTTCATCATCTATATATTCTGGTTCATCCTCTGCTTTTTGTTGAGCTTCAATTTCTTTCTCTTTCCAATAAGCTTCTCTTAATTCTCTTGTTGTCTCATACCTTTCTTCACCATATTCTTTCCATAAAAATTCTAAATATGTTGGGTCAGGTGCTTTTGAAACTGCCATCTCATAAGTGCATTTACCCATTAAAACACAATCAATTAATTTATGTTCCATAGTGGAAAATTCTTCCTCTTGCAATTTCCTTATTTCTGCTATCCTATCTTCTTGTATCATTTTACGTATCTTAAAGTCAACCTGTAATATCTCCCTAACAGCAAAACGTGAACGCCCATCCACTGATTTAACCAAAGTCTGATTTACTATACCCCTTAAATTATCTCCAAGTGTTGCTAAAATACGCCTTTGTTCATCACCTTCATATAATGACCTTATCCTATTTAAAGTTGTTACATTATTTGAGGTGTGAATTGTTGATACTGCTAAGTGACCTGTTTCAGATGCCCTTAACAATTCATCTACTTCTTTACGATTACGAACCTCACCAATTAAAATTATATTAGGAGCACTACGCATTGCTGATGTTAATCCATCTCCAAATGATAAACAATCTTCAGGTATTGCCCTTTGAATTACTAATCCTTTACCATCGTGAGGGTAAACAAATTCAATTGGATTCTCTACAGTTATAATTTTCTTTGATTGATTTAACTGAATGTCTCTCATGATAGATGCTAATGAATTGGTATTATGTGTTGGTACATATTCTTCACTACATAAGAATAAATGATTTGGACTATCTACTGCTAAACAAATATAATCACTCCAAATACCTTCAATTGGGTAAATCCTATCTATCCTATATGGCTCTTTATCGTAAACTTTTAATTTTAATCTCTTATTTAAATTCCTTAATGGTAATTCAATTGTAGGGAAAACATAAAACTCATATTCACCAAATAAATATAATTCCTTTTCAACTTTCCAACCCATTGAGCTACATAATATTCTTAAACTATTTATTAAAGAACCTGAACTTGTTTTAAATAGAATCCCATTTGTTGTTATCTCACAAGATGTATCTATATACCCAGATAGCAATTCCAATCTATTGTCCACTGAATTATATAAAAAATTATCCAAAATTCCATCTATATTTTTCTTTTCATTTGAATAATATCCTAATAAAGTTCCATAATAATAAGGGTCTATATTTAATTCTTGTTTGGGATAATTTACTGGCTCTGTCCTGTCTATATAAATATCTTTACCTTTTAACCATTCTTCATATATTACACTTGCTTCTTCTGTTCTTACCCTATTATCAATTCTTACTGTCCATAAATGACAATCAGCATTTGAAATTGTAGGTCCATCACTTAACTCAAAATTAAAAAACCTCTCAGAATTTTTAGGAAAATATCTTTTTAATACTGTTGTTTCTCTACCATTTTCATCATATATAATCTCACCAACATGAATATCCTTTAATAATTTAAATCCATTTCGTGTTGGAATTTTTGTGTTTATATGTAATGCTTTACCAGAACCTGTAGGTCCACATACTAATGTTATACCTGATGAAGCATGAAATAAATCAGACATTTCAGGTCCAATCCCTAATTTATCCATACTTGGAATCTCGTCAGAAATTGTACGGAGCGTCATCATATTATATCCAAATGATTTACCTATATTTACCCGAAATCTTCCTCCCTTACATGGGCCAAACCTTATTTTATATGATGTGTCATATTCTAAATCCTTTACAAAATGTCCATTTGCTTCATGATTTAACATCCCGGTAACTAAATCTATCATTGTATCTTCATCAGGTATCTCAAATTCAGGACGTGTTACTATATCCCCTAAAACTGTAAATCTTACTTCTTGACCGCCTACTATATGAATATCTGAAGCACCTTCCCATATTGCCTGAGTTAAGACCATATCCAAATTAAATGTTCCTACCCATCCTGAATTTACCCAATCATTTACATAATTGACTTCATCAGAAATACATTCTAAAAAATAACTTTCTAATTTTTTTATGTTTACTGTCATTTCTTCTCCTTATATCTCCCAATGACTCATACTCTTTTTAACTATACCATTTTCATTTATCATAGGTACTACATCGTATCTATCAAATCCGATTTGTGCAGCAGCTTCACTTATATTCTCTGCTATCCGCTTGTTTGATGTTACATATATCACTTTTGAATAAACTCTGTTATCCATTTTATACATCTCTAATTTTGCCTTTAATTCATCTATACTTTTTACCTCTCTTTCAACTTCTATTGCTATTGAATTGGGACTACCATCCGAACTTCTTGGTCTTTTCACTACTATATCTGGTAATAAATATGATTTTAAATATACACCACCCTGATACATTAATATATAATACCATTCATTACCTTCTACTTCTTCAGGTGATAATCCTCGTCTTCCATTCATCTCCCATTCAGCCCAACCTATATTCCACTGTTCTCTTAATGACTTTGTACTTTCTCCTTTAAAACTATCCTCAACAAATAAATTACCTTTCAATTCCATTATTTTATTAGATCTACTTGATAATATATCTGTTTCAGGTACTATATCTTCTCCTATTTTTGCTTCACCAGTTTCTATATTTATCCTATTATATACAGGGTATTCTTCTAATTGTAATATGTTTATACAACCACTAAATAAACATGCCAAAACATGATTTACGAATATTCTCTCTGACAATGAACTTACTCTTACTTTGTTTTTATTAGGTAAAATTCTTTCACTTCCAATGTATGCAGCACCTAATTCAGTTAATCCCCATACATTTAAACCTGTTGCATCTGTTACTATTATATTCTGTACCAAACCTAATCTTTCTAATCTTTTTAATTCTAAATATAAATTCTTTTTCATTCCACAAGCATAATAAACATTCCTTAATGAAGCTAATTTTGCCTTGTCTAAATATAATAATACCTCCATATCTCCAACAGTAACATATTTATTTTTTCTCTTTTTCTTAACAGCTCTATTATCAACACCAGAACCTAATGATAATAATATTGCTTTCTCCTTTTCACTTAATACACTCTTAGGAGATATAATATTCTTTAATGATTCCTTATCTATACCTAAATTCTTGGCTAACCTACTTTCAAATGCTGTACCTTTTTTATATCTAGATAAAAATGCTGAACCATCATCTGACTTGATTTTCTTTTCTTGATTTACTTTCTTTTGTATGTTATTTAACTCTATTGATTCCTTTTCAACACCTCTTCTATATGGGTTTATCTTTTCTCCTGTCTTATCTTCTAAATTATCTAATATGTTTCTTATTACATTTCTTTCATTTCGTTTTCTTTTATTAGCAAAATAATCGCCTAATGTTAAACCATTTTGACCTACTTTTAAATTACATTTATCTTTATCTAATATCCCAAAAGTATCTTTATCTTCTTCTGAATCTTCTTTAAATGGTAAACCTAACTCTTCTCTAGTATATTTAGCTTTTGAATATTTTAATCTGGGAGAATCAGCTAAAGCAATGTTTATATGTAAATTAGGTATAAAACTTCTATATAATCTAATAGAATCTAAATCCGTTTTTAATATGTCTGTATTAACTGTACTGTTGTCTATATTCTCAACTTCACCTATTGTAATACCACTTTTATATAAATTACTAACATTAGAATTGTTATCTTCAATCTCATTATCTTCTATATAATCATTGTCTAAAATAGAATCTATATCTTCTATTCCTCTATCTATATCTATATTCTCTCTTACAGGTTCTTCTATAAATGTATCTAAAAAATCATCTATATCATCAGAAACAACTATATTATTACCTTGTTTTATAGATTTTTCTTCATTAGATTTATCATCTTCAAGGAAATCTTCAAACATATCCTCGAATGTATCTACGCCTTTCATTATAATATGTGTCTCCTTTTTTAATACTTTATTCTATCATTTAATATCACATCTTACTTAATGATTTATTATAAGTTTAATATCATATATTTATATACAACAAAACAACACCCGCGTCAATCAAAATTACATACATTAAATACATCCATTCGTCAATAATTATCTCCTCATTTGCCTGTATCTAATTTAATACTAAAGTATGGGACTTCGGACACCCTTCGCCCAGACCCAATAAACTATATTATCTTCTATCTCATAAGCTACTATCTTTCACTACCGTTCAAGATATTACCTTCCTCAATAGGTTTCAAAGCTAAATAACTTTGAAAAAGCTAATATATTTTAATTTATTATTTCCAATCCTTGTAACTAATAAATAGTTGGGTCTGGGCTCATGCTGTATATCTATTTAACCTCCTATCTACTATATAAAGATATCTAATATCTATATGTATCTCTATCTATATGATACACCTACAATCTTATAAGGTTAAATAGATAGAATAAAACCTTCGTAACCTCAGGTATTATTCTTCGAAGTCCCTATTCTAATTAGATCTATTGCCATTATATCTAATTAACTATTAAATAGAATACAATACCTATAATGATAGAGATTTAACTATAATGATACACCAAAAATCTATTAAAACCTATTCAATTCAATCTAAAGAAATTCCTACAACACCAATGTAATGATACAACAATACCTGTAATGTTACATCAATAATAAAAGGATAATACCTAATAAACTAATACCTATCATGATACAATAACAACTGTAATGTTACACTAATAATATACTATATATAAATGAATGTAATGATACACTAAATAATCATAATAAAGCTAACATGATACACTAATACCTGTAATGATACAATACTAATTACAATGATACAGGTAATATACTATGAAGACAATAAATGCAATAAATAGATGTAATGATACAATAATAGTTGTAATGATACACTAAGATAAAAATCTATATAATTAATTAGATAAGATAACGAACTAAATTAGAATAGAATATCTACAATAGTTATTCTAATATATATAAATACTACAATGATAGAGATCTATAATAACGTTAAAGTCAAGAATAAAATAGGATAATAAGACAATAAATGTAATGATAAAGTATTTATAATATATTAGGATAACGGGATAAAGAGGACAGAAGAGCTTACGAAAATTTATAGATTAGGATAATGTATAAGATGTAGTAAGCTCTGACAGGCAAGAACTAGATAAAGGGATAAATCTATAAGAGCCAATATAGGATAATTACGTAGAGTTATATATTATGAAATAAATATATAATGATGTGTAATTAGAAGATATTGGCGAAGGATGTGGACTACACTCTAATGTGGATTACTGATAAGATACAGATGATAGCTCTCGTAATAGAATAATTAATATATTAAAGCCGTAGGTTTAACATATTAATCATCCATTACTTTGGTAGTAGGTTTAAGCATCTAAATAGCGTCAACCTTCAAGGATAGCATCAGCCTACCGTAATATGATAATTAATATATTGAAGCCGTGGGTACAATATATTAATCATTATATTACTACGTTATAGAAGTTCTTCATATAAGATATTTAACCTTAAATAGATATAACTTCAAGGATAGGATATAGGTCAATATATAATATAGACCTCAAATTCATAAATATATTAAACTTATTCTCAATACGGTGGAGAGCTGTCGAAGACCTTACAACTAGGCTCTCCGTAATCACAAGGAATAAGAGACCTTGCGAACTTGCTTACGGTAGGGTTCGAAGGATGCGGAGGGCAAAGAATGCCGGGATGGAGACGGTGTTGAGGGCGGTGAGGCCTGAGGGTGGAGCAGAAGGCGGTGGATGCGGAGGACGAGATGCGCTGGGAGAGAATGGAAAAAGTGGGAGGGTAAAACGGGCCAATGGAAAATAGGTTTTTTTGTTTTTTTTGTTTTTTGTTTTTTTTGTTTTTTGTTTTTTTTGTTTTAGATAAAGATTAATAAAATTGATTTAAGGTTTGTTTAGGTAAAAGATTTAATTATAGGTCTCAGGTTATTTAAATTTAAAATATGATTTTTTGAAATTTTAAATTTAATTTTAGATTTATAATTTAAAATTAAGATTTAAATTTTTATGGATTTATATTTTGGATAAAAAGTCAGATAAAAAGTAGATTAAGGATCTGGATAAATAGATAAAATATTAAGATGTTTATAATAGATTTTTAATTATTTAAAATTATATTTTCAAGGATTACAGAGATTGAAATTTAATTAGATTTTTGTAAATTTAAAAATTTTTATTCAAGGGTTTTAGATTCCAATTTATAAAAAATGATACTGATATAATAAAATAAAAAAGGAAAATTTATTTATGAATAATTTAAAAAAGAAAACTTATAGGAATACTTCATCATTTATTTTTATGGCATGGGGTTCATTTGCTTTTTTTGTTATTTTGATGGCGATTGGACTATATACACTTAAAGAGCCACTAATGGTTAAGGGTTATTACTTAATGGGATCTGTTGGATTGATTTCAAGTTCATTCACACTAGCTAAGGTAGTAAGAGATAATCAAGAAGATGAAGAAAGATATAATCAAATGTTTAGAGCGGTGGATGTTGACAATGAAAAATAAAGAGGCTATTTAACATAGCTTCTTTTTTATTTTAGTAATTCTTCAGATTCAAGTTCAAGTGTTTTTCTCTGATTGTAATTCTGATTACCAACAGTAATAAAAAATATATTTATTTATATTTTTTTATTGCAAAATAGAAATAAATAAGGTAAAATATAATTATGATAAAACGAAGTTATAAACCTAAAGAATTTTCAAAATTAGTAGGATGTACTGTAGGTACATTATCGTAAGATTTGGATTTGAGTGGTTTGAAGACTATTGTAAGAAATACGGAACAGAAATTGTTGTATTAAATCAAAAATCGACCTCGCCAGAACAAGAATTAGCAGAAGATTCCTTGAGTATTGTAACAGTATTTAGTGCAAGACATCATGGATTAAGGACATATAAAACAAAGTTAAAAACAGAAGTAGAGAAAAAAGATAATGGGTAAGAAGAGAGAAGTTTCAAGAGTTCAAATAATACCATTAGAATTACAAAACAAAGAAGATATAGATTTGTTAAAAGAGGTAGCATTTGGACAAAAACGAACATATAATCATATAACATATTCCATTTCTGGAATAAAAAATTATTTATTGGTAAAAGACGGGAAACGGACGGATGTTCGTAAAAAAGTTATTGCAGAAATGGAATATATAAGATCCATTAATTTTGAATATAAAAGTGTAATGATGGATAAAGCGGTAGGAAATATAAAGAGTAATTGGGGCCAGACGTTAAAGAAGGTTCGTTCAGCAGTAAGAAATAATGAAGGTTTAACAAAAGAAGACCGTAGATATATTTTTACAATTCTAAAAATACCTGAGTTTTTGCATATAGTATTAAATAGAAAAGGTACTATAGATTATGAAGGTAATAAATATTTATCACAATTTCATGGAATTGTTAATACTAAAAAACTTAATAATTTAATTCGTAGATATGTGAGAAGATATAAAGTAAAAATATCTAAAATTCGCAATTCAAATAATGTTTATCTGACAAAAAATAATTATGGTTTATTAGCATCTGATGAAACCAATAAAGTAATCAAAATTACAACAACAATGGCAAATAGAGGTAATCGTATAACTGCCACAATGAAGACAAAATTTAATAAAGATAAACGTTCAATACAGATCCGCATATTACTGGATGATAAATTAGAAATATTGGCACCATTTACACAGAGGGTAAGGAGTTATTCTCAAAATGAGGCAATATTAGGCCTTGATTTAGGAATGAGAGATATATTATCATTGTCAAATGGAAATACATACGGAATGAATAGTACACAATATTTCTATACTTATTCAGACGAAATGAGACGTCCAAATAAATCAAGATTATGGTCTAAATATTATAATGAATTATATAATGGTAATTATGAAAAAGCAGAGAATATATTAAATAATAATTTGTCAAATAAACAGTATAAAGAACGATTAAGAAAAAGAAAAGAACATTGTAAATCAGTAGTGAATAAAGCTATAAGAGATATGGTAAAAAATGAGGGATTAAAGGAGATAATAAGAGAGGATTTAAGTTGGAAAAGTGATAAAGATAAGATGTTTTCAGGAAGACAACGTAATCGTTTTAATACATGGTTAAAAGGTTATATAACTGAAAGATTAGAAGCTTATTGTGAGAAAAACACAATAAAAGTAACAGTAGTAAATCCTGCATACACCTCACAAATTTGCCATATTTGTAAAAAATTTGGAAAACGTAATAACGAAACTTTCACTTGTGAAGAACATGGTAAAATGAATGCTGATACTAATGCTAGTATTAATATTCGTGATAGAAAAGATGAGAAAAATATTACTTTAAATTCAAAACCAGAATATGTAAAAGCATATTATGAAAAATTAGCACAAAAATAATATATAATTAAAATTGAGGATAAAAGTTTGAGTATATTTTCGCAAAGAATTTATGTGAAAAACTTTTGAGTTTAGATCGATAAACACCTCGATATAACAATTTATATTTTTATATAAATGGCTAAAGGGTTGTTAGAATATATTTGTAAGTAATAGTGAATTAGTAAAATAATGAGTTATTCAAAATATAACAGGGCCAACCCAGACTTCAATGACCTGTAACAAGGTTAAAAGTACGAATTATCCGATTAATATAAACTTTTATATCTTATTATATCTGATTATATTTTGAGGAGCCTGTTCAAATTCAAGGTTACAATTTTATAGTTTAAATAAAAATTAAGAATATAAGAGATTGAAGTTATTTCTATTTAAAATAAGGTAAAATAGAAATAAAAAAGAAAAGAGATTAATAGTAATGATAGCATGGTTATTAGCAGGAGATAATTTATTAAACATTTGCATGGTTATAGCTTTATCAAGTTTTATAATTGGTGGGATATTAGGATTTAAGGATTTAACATTAGAGAAGTACAAGATAAAAGTTAGCAAGAAATCTTGGATTATAAATATTTTATTATTATTAAATTCATTATTATTTATTGTAGGATATTTATTTATTTCAAGATATATAATATAATAGAAATATATTAAGAATAATAGAGGATAATAATAAACAGAGTAAAATAAGGATTTAATTAAAGTAATTATTTGAAGATTAAAAGAGACTTTTTTTATAAGTTTCTTTTTTTGTTTTTTTATTTAAGTAGCCTTCAGTGGTAATTTTATTTTCTAATTTTATTTATTCCATGATAATTAAATTTAGGAATCCATATAACTCTAAATTAGGATTTTATCTAACTAAATTTGGTTTGTTTTATTTATTCGCTTTAAAATTTAAATACATTCTTATAATTAATTAGTTATATTCATTTAGGTTCAATAAAAAAAGAGATTGTATTTACACAACCTCTTAATAAATAGTTTCTTCATATTCAACATAAGATTGGACATCTTTAACAACTTCTTTAAATTCGTAGCCACCATAACCATCCCGAGTTGGATCTACATCAGCATATTCAAAATCATGTTTAATTACAGCAACTCGGATACGGACATTTAGACCAGTTTCTTCTTTTACTGTATCAAGAATTTCACGGGTTACAGTTTCATCTGTTTCAAGTTCAAATTCTACTTTAAAGAAATTTTTACCAGCAATTTGAGTTGATTTACCAAGTTGGATAATAGGGTTTTTCAAAAGTAGTTCTTCTACATATTTTTGGTGGCTAATACGTTGTTCTTGAGTTCGTTGTTCTTGTAGCATTTTTTCTTTTCTTTCTTTTTCTTTACGGATTTCACAGACAAGAGGTTCAATAGATTTAGCTTCATCATTTTTATAACGAAGGGCAGGTTTAACTTTATTAAGACCACATTCTTTATATTTAAAACCTTTGATTACATCTTCAATAGTTTGGACTTCACGATTTAGGTATTCTTTCCATTCTTCGATAGTTCCAGTGTAGACTTGAGGTTCTTTATTCCAGTAGTAAGCACGGATTGCGATTTGATTTTTCATTTTATTGTTTTCCTTTTGTTTTTCTTTATGTATTTATTATACACCATTGTTTTATGTTTGTCAATAAAAAAAACAAAAAAAATAAAAAATATTTTTAAGATAAAGAAAAGAGGTTACTTATTAAACCTCTTTTTTACTTATTAAATAATATCTTTTTCTTTCATTAAATTTTTCAGCTCATTAATAGTAGATTTTCCAAAAACAACAACATTCTCTAATAGATAATAGCAATCAGAGGTTTGGATATTATAACCTTTAATTTTGATTGTTATAAAGTTATCTTTAGATGAACCTGGATAAATTTGAATTTCATATAAACTAGTTTCTTCATTAACAAGATTAAAAGATTGATTTTCTTCTTTTGAAAGTTTTTTCACTTTATTATAACCAAAAACATTTTTTAAGATATTCTCAACATCTTTGAAATTTTTCACTAGAGGATTTTTATCAATTAAAAAAAATAATTTATAGAGTTGTTTATTCACGATATATATTTCCTACTTTCTTTTTAAAATCAACATCTTTTACAGATGTTATTTTGATTTCTTTTATTTTATTAATATTATTATCAATTAAGTTTTTTAAGGTATTTATATTATAGATTTTCATTTTCTTTATTCCTATTTCTTAGCTTTTATAGGTTAACAGTTATGGTCACTAATTTGTTTATTAATAGACCATAAGTTCAGACGAATTTCTTTCATTTGATAAACACCTATTTTAATTTGGTGTTTTTGTTTTTCATTAAAATTATATTTGGATATAAGTTCATTATAAATTAATAATTGTTTTTTATCCATTACTTTCTTGTTTCAACCTGATTCTTTTCATTTCTTTCCATTCAATACCTGGATTTAAATAAAGAGTAACATCAAGGCCCTTTTCTAGACCTTTACGAATTTGTTCCATTTGAGACCATTTAAATTCAGGTTTAATATATAAAGAGACATCAATTTTCTTCGTTAATCCATAGCGTATTTCAGACATTTGAATTTCATCAAATTCAGGTTTTGCATAAATAGAAACATCAATATTATTTTCTAATCCTAACCTTATTTGAAACATCTGCCATTCATTAAATTCAGGTTTCGCATACCATGATACATCTAAACCTTTTTCTAAGCCCAAACGGATTTCATACATTTGATTTAAATTAAAATCTTGTAAATTATAGAATTTCACATTTAGATTCTTCTCTAAACCTAAAATTATTTCTTTCATTTTGTATTCATCAAATTCAGGTTTAGCGTATAATGAAACATCGAGATTATTTTCTAGACCATAACGAATATTAAACATTTGGTATTCATTAAATTCAGGTTTCGCATACAATGATACGTCCAAACTTTCTTCTAAACCTATTCTGATTTCTTCTTTTTGTTGTCTATTGAAATTATATTTATTAATTAATTCATTATATATTTTTTCTTGTTCTTGATTCATTATTTATTTCTTTCTAGTTCAAACCTTATTTTTTTCATTTCTTTCCATTCAATACCTGGATTTAAATAAGGTTCAACATTTAATCCAGCTTCTAAGCCATAACGAATTTCACGCATTTGTTCCCAACTAAATTCAGGTCTATTATATAAAGAAATATTCAAGTTATTCTGTAATCCTAGTCGAATTTGGCTCATTTGTTCCCATGTAAATTCTGTTTTTGCATAAATGGAAACATCAATCTCATTTTCTAAACCTAAACAAATTTCATACATTTGATTATGGTTAAATTCTCGTTTAGCATAAATAGAAACATCTACATTAGAGTTTAACCCATATCTAATTTGTAGCATTTGTTCATGAGAGTATTCAGATTTAGAATAAACAGTCACATCAAGATTCTTTTCTAGACCTTTGCGGATTTCATTCATTTGGTAAAAGTTAAATTCAGGTTTAGTATATAATGAGACATTTAGTTCTTTTTCTAAGCCTAAGCGGATTTGTTCCATTTGTTGCCAATCATATTTAGAATTTGCATAAATGAAAACATCTAATTTCTTTTCTAGACCTAAAAGAATTTGTTTCATTTGTTCATAAGTAAATTCAGGTTTCACATATATAGAAACATTAATTCCTTTTTCTAGGCCTTGACGAATTTGAGCCATTTGTTTATAATCAAATTCTAATTTAGCATAAATACTCACATCAAGATTTTTCTCTAAACCTTCACGAATTTGCTCCATTTGATAAGAATTAAATTCAGAGTTTGCATACCATGATACATCTAATCCTGATTCTAAACCATAAAGAAATTCAGTCATTTGTTTCCAATCATACTCAGGTTTAGCAAGACAAGTCACATCAAGATTTTGCATAAGACCTATTTCTATTACTGATTTTTGCCATTCATCAAAATTGTGCTTAGATATAAGTTCATTGTAGATTTTTTCTTCTTCTGGATTCATTATTTATTACTTTCTAATTCTAATCTCATTTTTAACATTTCTAACCAGTCAATACTTGGATTTAAATACACTTCAACATCTAATTCATTCTCTAACCCTAATCGTATTTGTTGCATTTGCTCATAAGTATATTCTAGATTTGCATAAATTAAAGTATTTAGATTCTTTTCTAATCCTGAACGTATCTCTTCCATTTAAGACCCATTAAATTCAGGTTTGGCATAAATTGTTACATCTAAATCATTTTCAAGGCCTAACCTAATTTGATTCATTTGATAATCGTTAAATTCAGGTTTATTATAAATACTTACATCCAGGCCACTTAATAATCCATAACGAATTTCGTGCATTTGTTGGTAATTAAATTCAGGTTTTGCATAAAGAGATACATTCAAATTATCCATCAGTCCAAATTTAATTTGTGCCATTTGCCATTCATTAAATTCAGGTTTTGCGTAAATACTTACATCAATACCTTCTTCTATACCAATTCGGATTTCTTCCATTTGGTCTGCATTAAATTCAGGGCTTGCATAAGATGAAACATCAAAACCATCTTCTAGACCAATTCGGATTTCTTCCATTTGAGAACTATCAAATTCTGGGTTAGTATAAATGGAAACATCTAACTTTTCTTCTAAACCTAACCAAATTTGCTCCATTTGCCATTCATTAAATTCAGGATTAGCATAAATTGAAACATCAACATTATTTTCTAGACCCAATCTAATTTGCTTTTTCTGTTCTTCATTAAAATTATATTTAGATATAATTTCATTATAGGTTAACTGTTGTTCTTTATTCATTACTTTCAAGTTCCAATCTTATTCTTTGCATTTCTTCCCATTTAATAGCAGGATTTAAATAAAGTGTAACATCAATATTATTTTCTATACCCTTACGAATTTCAGACATTTGAGCATTATCAAATTCAAATGTAGCATAAGATGAAACATCAATTTTCTTTCTTAACCCCCCACCTTATTTGTTGCATTTGTCCCTGATTAAGTTCAGGTTTAGCATACCATGATACATCCAAATTCCACATTAAGCCACTACGAATTTCATCCATTTGTTCCCATGTATATTCGGGTTTAGCATAAATAGAGATATTCAAATTTTCTGCAAGACCCCATTTAATTTGTGCCATTTGCCATTCATTAAATTCAGGTTTTGCGTAATAAGAAACATCAAGACCTTCTTCTATACCAATTCGGATTTCTTCCATTTGGTCTGCATTAAATTCGGGTTTAGCATACCATGATACATCTAAACCTTTTTCAATACCTAAGCCTATTTCTTTTTTTTGGCTTTCATCAAAATTATATTTAGACACTAGTTCATTATATAGAATTTCTTTTGTTTTATTCATTTTATTTCCCTTTTTATTTTTAACGGGTTACATCTAAATCATTTTCTAGACTTAATCTGATTTGTTCCATTTGTTTATAAGAAAATTCAGGTTTAGCGTAAATGGAAACATCTAATTCATTATCTAATCCGATACGAATTTCTGACATTTGGTAGTCATTAAATTCAGGTTTAGCATAGTAACTCACATCAAGGTCATTTTCTAAACCCCAACGAATTTCAAACATTTGTTTCCAGTTAAATTCGGGTTTTGCATAAACAGTTACATCAATTCCATGTTCTAAACCCAAACGAATTTGTTCCATTTGCTTCCAATCAAATTCGGTACTAACATAAATAGATACATTAAGATTACTTTCTAGACCTAATTTAATTTGTTTCATTTGATTAACATTAAATTCAGATTTAGCATAAATAGAAACATTTAGACCTTTTTGTAACCCAGATTTGATTTGTTCCATTTGATTTACTGTAAATTCAGGTTTAGCATAAATACTTACATCCAAACCATCTTCTAAACCTAAAACAATTTCAAGCATTTTCCATGAATCAAATTCAGGTTTTGCATACCATGAGACATCAATACCTTCTTCTAGTCCATCACGAATTTGCCTCATTTGGTTAGCATTAAATTTTGCATTAGCATAAATTGTGTAATCAATTTTATTTTCAAAACCTGAATATAATTCTTTTAATTGTTCATCAGAAAAAATATCTAAATAACGATTAAAATTTTCAGCATCTTTTAAATTGTCAAAATTAAAATTTCCTACCTCATAAATTGTTAATGTTTTAGTCGTAATCATTTTTATTTTACCTCTTTTGTTTTTCTTTATGTTTTAATTATATAACATTATTTTACTTTTGTCAATAATAAAACTAAAAAAAGAAATAGAATTTAAATCTATTTCTCTTTAATCATTTTATATTAATAACTAGTTCTTATTTTAATTAGATATATAATTTAATAATTTCGTTTTCAAAATGTCCTGGGTCTTTAACATTAATCCTTTTAACTTTTGATTTCAAAATATTATCATCAAAATCTCCATAAGCCATTCTACCTTCTGAAATTAACTTATTATCAGAGATAATTTCATAATAACGGTCTTCGTCTATTGAGTTAATAGTTTCACCTATTTCTTTACCATTAAATCTATTTAAATCATTATAGACATATTCCTTACGGCCTCCATAGGTATTTTCTTTTATTTCATTTTTCTTTTTGGCTAATTTATTTTTAATTTTTGTTTCATATTTTTTTAATGTTTCTTCTTCATCTTTACTTAGACTTCTTATATCGTGACCTAATGGTGTAACAACAGTATGTCTATACAAACCATGATTATTTTCATCAACATCAATTTTAATTTTATCAATATTATCTAAATCAAAATATAAATTAACATCAGTATCAGCGTAAACTGGGTAAGGGCTTGAAAAATTAGAAACTGCGACTCTTACAGGTAAAGTTACTCTTATTCCTTTATCAGTAATTGATACTTGTTCTTCATATTCACGATACTTAACAGACGGGGCACCTGAAGAGAGTTTAGGCATATCATCAAGAATAGAATAAACCATTACATCAGTTCCTTGACTACTATAAGCATTACGTATATAGTCCTTACCTAATTTATCTCTTTTAATTCTTTGTTCATTTAATTTATCAGCATACTCTTGAGCATCTTGTACATTAGAAAAATGTTCATTAGTGTCTCCTAAAGGACAATTGTCATCTTGTGCCCTGCATATTCCGGGTGTTCCATCCTTCTTTACATGATATTTTGCCATTTTATTCACCTCATGTTTTTAAAGAATATCAAATATTAATATGTTTTTTATTTAAATTGAAATAGCTGTAGATTCAACGTAGACGTAAAATTTCGTATTTATGATGAATTATACAGAAAATACAAAATCGGTATTTTTCATAGTCAATAGATAGTACGTATTATGGTTCAAAATTACGTCTACGAAAAATAAGATTAAATAATTTTTATTTTTCAAGCTCTAATCTAATTATTTGCATTTCTTCCCAAATTAGATTAGGATTTAAATAAGGAGTTACATCAAGATTATTTTCTAATCCAAAACGAATTTCTTTCATTTGTCTATAATTAAATTCAGTTTTAGCATATAAAGAAACATCAACATTATTTTGTAAACCCATCCGAATTTCGTACATTTGAGAATCGTTAAAATTTGGATTACTATATAAAGAAACATTTATATTATTTTCAATACCTTCACGAATTTCTCTCATTTGATGATGATGAAATTCAGGATTTGCATATATAGAGACATCAATATTTTTTTCTAAACCTTTACGAATTTGAGCCATTTGTCTCCAATGAAATTTAGGATTAGCATAAATTTTCACATTAAAATTTTCCTCTAAACCTAATCTTATTCCTTTCATTTGTCTCCAATTATATTCAGGGTTTGCATAAATAGAAACATCAACCTTATTTTCTAATCCATAACGTATTTCTTGCATTTGATTTTCATTAAATTTAGGATTTGCATATAAGGAAACATCAATATTTTTCTCTAAACCTAAAACAATTTGTGCCATTTGATGGATATTAAACTCAGGATTTGCATAACATGAAACATCTAATTCATTTTCTAATCCATCACGAATTTGCCACATTTGCCATTCATTAAACTCAGGTTTAGCATACCATGATACATCAATACCTTGTTCTAAACCTAAACGGATTTGAAACATCCTTCCCCAATGAAATTCTGGTTTTGCATAAATAGAGACATTTAACTCTTTTTCTATACCTAATTTTATTTGTAATTTTTGTTCTTTATTGAAATTATATTTAGAGACTAATTCATTATATAAATTTTCTTGTTTTTTATCCATTATTTATTACTTTCTAATTCCAATCGTATTCTTCTAGCTCTAACCGCATTCTTTCCATTTCTTTCCAGTCAATACTTGGATTACTATAAATAGAAACATCAATATCAGTTTCTAAACCTTCTCGTATTTGTTCCATTTGATAAGAATTAAATTCAGTTGTATTATATAATGAAACATCAATATTATTTTGTAATCCTAATCTAATTTGTTTCATTTGGTCAGAATTAAATTCAGTTGTAGCATAAATTGATACATCTAAACCATATTCTAACCCAAAACGAATTTCTGCCATTTGTTCAGAATTATATTCAGGTTTAGAATAAATAGAGACATCAAGATTCTGTTCTAAACCCTTCCTAATTTGAAGCATTTGCCATTCATTAAATTCGGATTTAATATATAATGAGACATTAATATTATTTTGTAGACCTAATCTAATTTCTTTCATTTTCCAATTATTAAATTCAGGCTTTGCATAGAATGAAACATCAAGTCTTTTTTCTAAACCCTCACGAATTTGCCACATTTGCATAAAATCAAATTCAGGTTTAGCGTAAAGACTTACATCTAAATCAGAAATTAAACCTTCTTTAATTTCAGACATTTGTTCCCAATTAAAGTTTGAATTTAAATAAGAACTAACATCTATTCCCTCTTCTAGACCTTGACGAATTTCCCTCATTTGATGATGATTAAATTCAGGTTTAGCATAAACAATTACATTTAACTTTTTATCTAACCCGAAAAGTATTTCTTCCATTTGTTTCCAACTAAATTCAGGTTTAGCGTAAATACTTACATCAAAACCTAGTTCTAAGCCTAAAATAATTTGTTCTTTTTGTAATTCATTAAAATTATATTTATATATAAGTTCATTGTAAATTAATTGTTGTTCCTTATTCATTATTTCTTACTTTCTAGTTTTAATCTTATTGTTTCCATTTCTTCACAATCAATATTTGGATTTGCATAAATGGAAACATCTATCCCTTTTTCTAAACCCATTCTGATTTGACCCATCTGCATAAAATTAAATTCAGGTGAAGCATATAATGAAACATCAAGATTATTTTCAAGACCAAAACGAATTTGTACCATTTGTGCAAAATCAAATTCAGGTCTTGCATACCATTTTACATCTAATCCTTCTTCTAAACCTGATTTTATATATTTTTTTTTATCTTCAGTAAAGTTATTATTGAAAATAATATTATCAAATTTTTCTTTTTGTTCTTTATTCATTATTTATTACTTTCTAATTTTAATCTCATTGACTGCATTTCTTCCCAATCAATACTTGGATTCAAATAAAATTCAACATTTATTTTTCGTTCTAAACCTAACCTTATTTCGTACATTTGTTTCCAATTAAATTCAGGTCTTGCATATAAAGAAGTATCAACACCGAGATCTATACCCCAACGTATTTGTTGCATTTGTTCATCATCAAATTCAGGAGAAGCATATAATGACACATCAAAACCTTCAGTTAATCTCCAACGAATTTGTTCCATTTGAGCAGTATTATATTCAGGTTTGGCATATAATGAGACATCAATACCTTTCTCTAAACCCAAAATAATTTGTTCCATTTGAAAATGCCCAAATTCAGGTTTAGCATACCAACTAACATTTAAACCTTGTTCAATGCCTAATTTTATAAATCTTTTTTGTCGCTCATTGAAATTATATTTAGATATAAGCTCATTATAAATTAGTTGTTCTTGTTCATTCATTATTTATTACTTTCTAATTTTAATCTCATTTTTTTCATTGTTATAAGGTCAATTTCAGGATTTGCATAAGTAGAAACATCAATTTTATTTTGTAACCCTAAATAAATTTCTTCCATTTGTTGATAATTAAATTCAATATTAGAATAATAATTAATATCTAAATTATTAATTAGACCCAATTTAATTAATTCCATTTGATTTTCGTTATATTCAATACTAGCATATAATGAAACATCAAGACCCTTTTCTAATCCATCCATTATTTGTTTCATTTGTTTAATATTAAATTTAGGGTTTGCATAATAAGAAACATTTAATTTTTTAGATAATCCTAAACGAATTTTTCTCATTTGTTCCCAACCGAATTTAGTATTAGAATAATTATTTACATCTAAACCATCTTCTAAACCTTTGCGAATTTCAAACATTTGCATCCAGTTGAAATCAGAATTTAAATAAACATTTACATCTATATTTGATTGGAGACCTAAACGAATTTCTCTCATTTGTCTATAATTGTATTTTGTGTTTAAATAAATTGTTATATTTAGGTTTTGTTCAATTCCTAATCTGATTTGTTCCATTTGGTATTCATCAAATTCAGGATTATTATATAAACTCACATCAATATTATTTTCTAAACCTAATCTTACTTGTTTCATTTGATTGTGATTACTATAATTAGAATATTTAGAAATATCCACATTAGAAATTAAACCTAATCTAATTTCTTTCATTTGAAACCAATTATATTCTGGATTACTATATAAACTAATATTTAATTTGTCTTTTAAACCCTTTCTTATTTCATCCATTTGTCCCCAATTATATTCAGGTTTAGAATAAACACTTACATCAATTCCATCTTCTAAACCTTTATAAATAATTCTTTTTTGATTTTCTTGAAAGCTATATTTAACTAAAAGATTATAATATAACATTTCTTGTTCTTTATTTAAACTCATATTTTTACCTTTTATTTTTATCTTTTTAATTATTAATTTAAGTTTAAACTATTTCGGATTCTTTTCATTTCTTTCCATTTAATACTAGGATTTAAATATGAATTAACATCAATATTATTTTGTAAACCTAGACGAATTTGCGCCATTTGTAAACTATTAAATTCAGTGTTAGCATAAACAGAAACATCTAATCCTTTTTCTAAACCAAACCTGATTTGTTGCATTTGTCCATAAGTAAATTCAAACTTTGCATAAACAGATATATCTAAATTTTTTCTTAAACCTTTACGAATTTCGTCCATTTTACCCCAGCTAAATTCAGGTTTGGAATACCATGAAATATCTAAATTATTTTTTAATCCTAAACGAATTTGTTCTTTTTGCCATGGGTTAAAATCATATTTAGCCACAAGTTCATTATAAATTAATTGTTGTTCTTTATTCATTCTTTATTTTTCCTTTTTATCTACCATTTAATTATACAATATTATTTCTCGTTCGTCAAAAAGTAAATAATGAGAAAATAGAGTTTTATTCAAGACCTCTTTTGTTTTCCTCAAAAATAAAAAATTTTCTTTTTTATTTTTCGTAGATGTAATTTTGAACCATAATACGTACTATCTATTAACCATGAAAAACATCATTTTTCTAATTTCCGTATAATTCATCATAAATACGAAATCTAACGTCTACGTGGAATCTACAGACAAAATAATAGGATATTATTAAGAAAGAAAAACAAACGAATCCAGGTCAATCTAGAAAGTCTGAGGTGTATATAAAATTTAAATTAAAATATTTTAAAAGTCTTAAATATATTTAATTAATTTCTTTATTTATATATTTCAAAACTGCTAAGATTCTTATTTATTAAATTTTAATTTTTAGGTTTATATAAATATTTTATTTTGTATAATTCAATTTTGCAAAATATAAATATATAAAGTTTTATTAAATAATAATTATTAAAAATAAGTTTTCTATTATTCTTTCTTTAATAGTTCAGAAAGAAAGCTATAAAAGAAAATCTTACAAACAGATATTCTTGCAAAATTTAATATAAATCTAAAGTAAAATTTTAAGAATTGATAGATATATATACACTACGGGCAAATTTTTCGAGGTAGAAGGTTAATCTATCAACGTTTTACCTCAGAAAACATGACAAAAAAATTTCATCATAAATTCAGATATACCTCAAAATTTAATATAAAATCTGAAGAAAAATAATTTTATTTTTTTATTTTAAGTGTTGACAAATAAAAAATAATGGTATATAATTAAAACATAAAGAAAAACAAATTAATTAAACAAAGAGGAAACAATCATGGAAACAATTGCATTACGAGTTATTCGCTATTCAGGTTCACGCCAAGTTTATGTGGGTACATTAGATGAATGGTCAGCCCTACGAGGAGACGAGGTTGCCTCAACTGAACAAGCAATTTCTGCTTTACGTTCTCATATTCGACTTGGATTTGGTGATGAAATCGTTGAAGCTCTTCGATTTAGAGCTGATTATGCAATTACAGTTGCTTCTATCTTAGAACAAATCGAAGCTGACCGTATTGCTGCAGAAGAACTTACTGCTCGTCAAGAACAAGAGCGTCAAGAAAGTCTTCATCGAGGTGAAATCATGTGTATGCTTGATGAAGCTTCTACACGAGTACAACTTGGACGTCGTTCATCAATCGCTGGAATCGAACTATTTGAGGTGTCTTTAGAATTAGACCAACAAGTAGACTATGAACAATTGGTTCAACTTCAATCAGAAACTGGTTTAGAAGTTCGATTGATTGCAGTAGCAATTGAACATTCAACAGATACTATTGCTACTAACTACTCACGAGACTGGGATGGTGGCGAATCTTACGAATATGCTATCTCAGATATTTCATCAGAAATTGTTTATCGTACAGTATATTTATAAAGCCAAATTACAATTGAAGAAATCAAAGATATAATCAGTTCCCTAATTGGAATTTAATTTGAAAGGATTTAAACCAATGAAAACTAAACAATATTTATTAATTCTCAGTCAAGGTAAAAATATTGACACATACCGCTCAGAAAACTTAAAACATCTAATCAAAGCAGTAATTGACGAAATTCTAAAATCTTATGACTTGCCAACGGATGGAATTACAAGTTCAGATTTTGATAATCCTTACATTCAAGACCTATTCAATACCATGTCCGAAACAAAAGCATTACAAGAATTAGTTAAATTTAAAGAATCAATTGAAAATTTAAATATTGAACTAAACAAAAAATCAAATTACAAATTTTCAGATCCAAATATTAGATGGGGGTTAAAATTTGAACAGATTCTTGATGGTCCCACAATTATCAATGGATATACTATTGTAAATAAGATGCAACCAATCACTTTCCATATTGAAAAAATTTAAAAGTAAGATTGATTATAAAGTTTATTTTAATCCAGAATTTAAACCATCTCAAATGAGACAAATTCGTTTAGTACAAGAAAAAGAATTGATGTTTCCATTTATGCGAAACTTGAATTTGATTATGAACAGATGAAACAAATTCGCCGGGGTCTACAAAATAAAATTAATGTCTCAAGTTATGCTAAACCTGAATTGTCCTGGGAACAAATGAATGAAATCCTTATTGACCTTAGAGGTTATTAAAAATTACAACAATAAAAAATAAAATGGAATGAGTTCAATTATTCATTTCATTTTTTATTAGATTTTAATTACTATCCACATATAAAAAACATTAAATAAAATTTACCTAGATGTAAATCTTAACCATAATACGTACTATCTATTAATAATGAAAAACACCATTTTTCTATTTTCTGTATAATTCATCATAAATACTGATTTTAACGTCTACGTTGAATCTACAGTCAAAAATTATTTTTTATTTTTTTGATTTTTCTATTGACAAACAAGAAATAATGTTATATAATTAAATCATAAAGAAAAACAACACAACAAGAGGTAAATAAACATGAAACTAACTACAATTGAAAAACAAGAAATCAAAAATGAAATTAAAAAAGAAAAAGCTCCACGAGTGCTAAATTTCGATAAAGAAATTACTCTAAAGAAAAATGAAAATCTTACAGTCATTCAAATTCAAGATAAAGTAAAAGCTAGCATTAAAGCAAACAAAGAATTTGTCTCTGATGAACATCTTCGTTTCCAAATTCGTCTTGATAATCTTAAAAAACAAAAACTTGCAGAAATTAAAAATAGCCTAAACAAAAAACATAACATTAACCTAACTGATAAATTTGTTGCTACTGTTTCTGCTCATACTAAAAATGAAAATGAACTAGTAAAAACTATTGAACAAATTATTAATCTTGTAGATCCTAAGAAAATTACAAAACTAAATGAGATTAAAAATATTACACCTTACAATATTTTTAGAACTCAAATGAAAATCCGTAAAGAAAATCGTGAAATTGAAAAAAGTATTGAATCTAAGAAAATTACATTTAAAGAATTTCTTATGGATAATCCTAACCTCACAATTAAAAATGCTAAAAAGCAATTTGAAGATCTAAATAATAATATTAATAATCAAACAAAACAAGATGACAATATTACTGTTATTAAAAATCTATTTGTTGATGTACTTAAAAATTTCTCTGATAATCCAGAAAAACTATTTAATGTTTTTGCTAGAAATGCTGAACTAGAAACTATTACAAATGGAACTCGAACTCATTACAATAAAACTATTGAAAAAATTACTACTCAATCAGTTTCTATTCTTAAAGCTTTTTCTAAAATTTAAGGTGGTTTAATTAAAAACCATCTTTTATTGCATTTGAATTTACATAATAAAGGATATAAAGAAATGAATAAAGAATATAAAATTGAAGATTTTAATCAAGAACAATTAAAAGAAATTTATATGGGCAAATTACAGTATTTAGACACAGATTGTTATTATAACCCAAACTTATCAGCAGAACAAATGAGGGAAATTCGTTTAGGTCTAGAAGAAGGTTTGGACGTATCATGGTACGCTAAACCTGAATTTAAAATTGAACAGATGGAACAAATTTTTATTGGACTGGCAACAGGTTTTGATGTAAGTATTTATGCTAAACCTGAATACGATAATAATCAGATGTTTGAAATTCGTTATGGATCTAAATTTGGATTAAATATTGGATATTATACTAACCCCGAATTTAATTGTTATCAAATGAATGAAATTAAAGAAGGTTTAATTTCTGATTTAGATGTAAGTATTTACGCTAAACCTGAATTTGATTACTTACAAATGCAAGAAATTAAGTTGGGTTTGAAAGATGGTTTAGATGTAAATATTTATTTAAATCCAAATATTGAATGGCAAGAAATGGAAAAAATCAGATTGAAACTTAAAGAAGAAGTTTCTTTAAATGAACAACAAAAAGAGATTTATAACTCTTTAATTAGTAAGTCTGATTTTGAAGAAGAACAAAAGAACCAAATTAAATTAGGTATTATTAATGGTATAAACCCAACTATTTATAGTAATCCCAATTTCCTTGATGATGAAATGGAACAAATTCGCATTGGACTAGAAGAAGGATTAAATGTTTCATTATATGCAAAAGAAGATTTTGATTCGAGGGATATGTTTCTTGTTCGTTCAGGTTTAAAATATGGTTTCGATTTTAGCAATTATAAAAATATAGGTTCAAATATAAATTCAAGTGATTTTAGATCTGAAGTAAAGAATTTTTTAAATGAAAAATATAAAGAAATTAATATTAAATAAAGTAGATTTTTTCTACTTTTTTGTTTTCTTATTGACAAATATAAATTAATGTTATATAATTTAAATATAAAGAAAAACATGGGGTAATAATTATGACTATAACAATGGACCAACAAATTATTTTTTCAAATATTGAACAATGGAAAGAATTTTGTAATTATGCAAATTCAAATTTAGAATGGTCTAATCCATTACGTAGAGATAGAGAATTTGAAACTTGGCATTTTAATGAATTTCGTAAAACTGATAATCCATTTGATAAAAATGGAATGGTTGATTATCTTTTTATTGGAATCAAAGGTAAAAAAGTTTATATTTTTGTTCATAGAACTCCAACTAATAAAGAATTAGATGAATTAATTTTTAAAAGCGAAATGTTAAAAGATCTTGAAACCTATTAAAAAATTATAGTTTTTTAAATAAAGGAACTGAAAATAATGAAAAAAATTCCAAAAGAAAATATTAAGGATGTACTAAGAAAAACTTATTCAGACGTTGAATATTTAAAAGTTAGTTATAATAACGATTATATTATTGTTAAATGGTTTCATAGTTATGGCACAACTTCAAAATTTAAAATTATTTCATACAGTGATAAACCTATTAATTATAATTGCAATTCCGTTTATTTTGAAGATGTTTTTGATTTTGAAGATGAAAAATTTGAAATCTTATTAATTGAGCCTGGATTTTATTGAAGAAAATATTTGAGGTAGGTAATAATGAATTTAAAAGGAATATTCAATATTTATTTTTTGAATTATAAATTTAACAATAAACAATTAACCGAGCTAAAACTTGGAAAATCTCATAAAGTAGATTATTTTATTTATGCTAAACCTGAGTTGCATTATTTACAAATGCAATTAGTACGTTTAGCTTTAGAAAAAGGATTAGATACCACTGTACTTATTAATTCAAAATTTAACCCTAGGCAAATTGCAGAAATTCATTTAGGTTTGGAAAACAACCTTGATTTTCTACTTTATTCAAATCAAGAGTTTACATGGGAACAAATGTACCAAATTCGTGAAGGACTAAAAAATGATGTAGATGTAAGTATTTATGCTAGACCTGAATTTAATTGGGAGCAAATGTTTCAAATTAGAGTTGGTTTACAAAAAGAATTAGATGTATCATGGTATGCGAAACCTGAATTTACTTATCAACAAATGATTGCAATTCGTTTCGGGTTGGAAAATGAGTTAGACGTGTCATGGTATGCAAGACCTGATTTTAATCCTAACCAAATGAGAGAAGTTTACTTAGGATTAGAAAAGAAACTTAATGTAAGTATTTATGCTAACCCTGAATTTGATTGGAAACAAATGTTCTGGATTCGTACTGGTTTAGAAGTTGGTGCAGATGTTAATGTTTATGCTAATTTAAAATTTAATAGTAAGCAAATGTTCCAAATTCTTGCAGGCTTAGAACAAAGTTTAGATGTAAATTATTATGTTAATTCTGAATTTCATGAATTTCAGATGAAAGAAATCAGATTAGGTTTAGAAAAGAAACTTGATGTAAGTATTTATGCTAAGCTTGAATATACTTGGAGACAAATGAGAGAAATTCGTTTAGGTTTAGAAGGGAATTTAGATGTAGATTATTACCTTAATCCTTCACTGAATTTTAAAGAAATGGAAGAACGCCGTACTAATTTATCGATGGATAAATTTTTTGCAAATAAATTATAAATTGAAATAAAGGTGAAAAAAGAGATAGATATTAATTCTATTTCTTTTTTATTTTCTTTTTAAGTTGAAAAATCTAAAATAATAATGTATAATAAAAATAAAAGGAGAAAAAATGAAATTAACAGATATAGATAATTTTTTCGATAAATCAGATAATAAAGATATTGTTGGGATTAAATTTGAAAAATCAATTCAACCTCTAGAAACTTTCAAATATAATGAAAATTTACCTAATAATGCAGAAGTTTGGTTAAATTTAAAAGCTATTAGTAGCTCTTACGATTATACAGACTTACAATTTTCAATGACCAAGATTGATGATAAATATTATCTTTTTGAAGATCACTATAAAAAATACTCAACAAATTATACTTGTTATAATACCTACAATAATAGTGAAGATGCTATTAATGTTATTCTTAGAGCTTTGAAGAATGAAGCTATGTACGGAGACCTTGATAAATGGTTAATTTATAAAGAATGTTAATTTATAAATTTTAAAATGCTATTTAATATTAGCATTTTTTATTTAATTATCGTTTGACAAGTAAGAAATAATATTGTATAATAAATATATAAAGAATAACAAGAGGAAAAAGAGATGAATTTATTGGAAGAGTATAAAAAATTACAAGAAAAAGAAAATTCTATATTAATTGCATATAAAAAAGAGACAGAATTATATACAATTAAATATTTGCATGCTGGTGTAGACTTTACAAATGAATTATACCGAAATGCAAGAGGTTTAACATTAGATGAAGATGGAAATGTTATTATTAGAGGATTTGAAAAATTCTTTAACTATAAACAATTTGATAATAAAGATTATTATAATTATCCAGAAGAATTTGTTAATCAATATACTAAGGTTAATGCTGATTTAACAGATGAATTAACATTTATTGAAAAACTAGATGGGTCTTTAATTTTGTTGTCTGTATATAAGGATGAATTTATTGCAGCAACAACATCATCAAGCTATAATGATTTTACTATTAGAGCATTAAAATGGTTTAACTCATTAGATACAAAAAATGAGATTAAACAATATATTAAAGATAACAAAGTAACATTAGCATTTGAATATGTATCTCCATTCAATCAAATTGTTGTTAGATATGAAAAAGAGGATTATAGATTAATTGGTGAGCATGAAAATGAAACTGGTGTTCGTTCATCACAAGAAAAATTAGATGAATTAGCAGAAAAATTCAAACTTAATAGACCTAAATATTATAAAATGACATTAGGTAAAGCAATTAAAGATTTGAATATTCTAAAAGGAATTGAAGGATTTGTTTTAGAAAATACTTACGGTAAATTAATTAAGTTCAAAGTAGAAGACTGGTTCAAATCAAAAGGCGAAACAGGTATTTTCTTCTCTGATAAAATTACAAAGAGAAAAATTATTATTGTTGTTAATGCTTTATTAAATGATGAATTAGATGATTTAATTGCATTAGAAAATCAAAACACTTTATATAAAAAAAGAGGTATTCTAAATCAAATTTTAAAAGCAATTGATAAGTTTTATTCTGAAATTGCTTATTATCAAGACAAAACTAAAGATTTACCACTTAAAGAAATTTACGCTTATTTGAAATCAGTTAATGCGCCTAAACAAATCTTTAACCCTGTATTATCAGAACGAAGAGGTGAAGTTTGGAAAGATAAAATTTTACAAGGTGATTATGAAGTTCCATATTATCAACTAGCAAAAATTATGTCTGATTATGCAGTTTATTATGGATTGAAAGTTAAAGATTAAAAATAAAAGGTACTAATTTACTTATTAATAAATTAGTGCTTTTAAACAATTTGAAAGAAAAAGGATTGATTAAAAATGAAGAATGAAGATATTAATTTAAGAGACAAATCGATCTTAAATCAATACAAAGATTATATTGCTAAATTTGAAGAATTGGGAGCAGAGCTTAATTATAAATACGATAATTGGATAATAAAGATAGAAGATATTGAATCATCAGATATTAAAATTTATAGAAATAAAAAAATAAAAAACGATTTCGATAGGATAATTAACTATTTAAAACTCGCAAGATTAATTCAATCTGAATTTATTGATTATGATTTTAATTTATATTCAGCGAATGAAAATTTAATTTTAAGCACTAATTTATTTCAAAATGGAGAAGAATACGAATTTACAATTCAAATCAAACAAAAAAACGATAAAATCTCAGGTTTTATTATTAAAGAAGCCCTTGATTCTATTGGGGAACACAGTGAAAAAATTAACAATAAAATTTATTTAAATATTGAATCAGCTGGTTTTGAAGGATTTAAAGTTTATTGGCAATACAAGTTTACTACTACAAATAAAAAATTATTAAATGAAATAAAAACAGCTTTAGAAGCATTAGATTTATATATTATTGAATAGAACAATTTAAAGGAAAAACTTTATGGATAAAACAATAAACGTAAATAAAAGATTTCTTTATTCTTTACTTAAAAAACCTTACGCTACCAATTTAACCGAACTTGATTATTTAATTAAAAATCTATCTAATTTAAATCAAAAAGAACTTACTTTTATTAAAGATTTTTATATTAGTTTTTATAAGGAATTAATTAACTCTGCAATAGAATATGGATTATTTAAAGTTTTTGAAATTGGATTTTCAATTTTCGATTTAAACCATGCTATTATTTATTTGTATGGACAAAGCGATTTTAAACTTACTAAAGAAGAACAAACTAAATTAATGGAAGGTTGCGATGAAGTTGCAAATTGGATAACTAACAATTATAAACCTGAATCTGTTCACGAATGTTTAGCACACGATAGTTATCACGATTTAAATGTTTTTTATTCAAGATTAAAAAGAATGGAAACAAAAGATTAATAAAAAGAAGTAAATTTAAAAATATATTTAAATAGAGAAACTTTTTATAAGTTTCTTTTTTATTTTTCGTAGATGCTTTTTTGAAACATAATACATACTATCTATTGACTATGAAAAACACCATTTTTCTACTTTCTGTATAATTCATCACAAATACAGATTTTTACGTCTACGTTGAATCTACAGACAAAAATTATTTTTTATTTTTTTTGGTTTTTATATTGACAAAATGAAAATAATGTTATACAATTAAATCATAAAGAAAAAGAATTGAGGAAAATAAAAATGAAACTAAGTACAATTGAAAAACAATTAATCAAAAAAGAAATTAAAAAACAAAAAGCACCACGAGTTCTAAATTTTGATAAAGAAATTTTGTTAAAGAAAAATGAAAATTTAACAGTTGCAGAACTTCAAGAAAAAGTAAATGCTAGTATTCAGGCAAATAAAGAATTTGTTATGGATGAAAATCTTAGATTCCAAATTTGTCTTGATAATATTAAAAAACAAAAACTAGTTGAAATTAAAAATCAACTAAATAAAAAACATAATATTAATCTTACTGATAAATTTATTGCAACTGTTTCTGCCCATACAAAGAATGAAAAAGAACTTGTAAAATTTATTGAAAATCTTATTGAACTAGTAAACCCAAATCAAATTCAAAACCTAAACCAAATTCAAAATCTTACAAATCATCAAATTTTTATGGGTACTGTTAAACTTCGCCAAGAAAATAAAGATAAGATTAAAAAAGAAAAAATTACTTTCAAACAATTTCTTATGAATAATCCAAATCTTACAATTAAAAATGCTAAAAAAGAATTTGAAAAAGCCACTGAAAATATTAATAATCTAGAAACAGTTAATGAATTTACTTTTTTGAAGATTTTCTTTACTGATATCTTCAAGAATTTCTCCAACAACCCAGAAAAACTTTTTGCTGTATTTGCAAAAAATGTAGATTCTAATCAGATTCATCCCATTAATCGTAAACAAATGAATAAAAAGAATAAAAATATTGAAAAATTGAAAGTACAAACTTTCTCTATTCTTAAAGCATTCTCTAAAATTTAAGGGAGTTTAATTAACTACCTTTTAAATTATAAAAATTATCATTGACAAATATAAAATAAGAATTTAAAGAAGGTTCTAATATGACAACATTTATTCCAAATAAAAAACAATACGATGAATTAACTAAACCTGAAAAAATACTTGTCGGTTATATTTACGATTTATATTTTCAGTGGATGAAAGACAGTCACCTTCCAGGTACTCCTGTTTATTTAAAAAATTCCCTATTCTCAGATTTCTTATATTCTATTAAAATTGAAGAAGATTTAAAATATTATGCAGATTACCTGTATCTTTGCGATTATAAAGATGAAAATCTAATTGTAAATGAAGAATATAGATCTATTGTACCAAAATCACCTATTACATTAGCTAAAGAAAAATTAGATGAAAAAATTGAGCAATTAAATAATAAAACAAAAGAAGAAAAGAAAGGATTATTTAAAAAACTATTTGGTTAAAAGAAATAATTTTTGGTTATTTCTTTTTTAATCTTTTATTATATAATTTAAATATAAAAAGAAAATAAAAATAGTTTTTCAAATTAGGATTGAAAGGTAATAAATAATGAATCCAGAACAAGAAAAAATTTACAATGAGATTATAGTTAAAAACAAATTTTATGAAAGTGAAAAAGAACAAATTAAATTAGGTCTAATTAATGGAGTAGATGTAACAATTTATGCAAAACCTGAATTTTTAGATTTTGAAATGGAGCAAATTCGGTTAGGGTTAGAAAAAGGACTGGATGTCTCTATTTATGCAAACCCTGAATTTAATAGAGTTCAAATGGATGAAATTCGTACAGGTTTAGAACAGGGTCTCGATGTAAGTATTTATGCTGACCCTGAATTTAATTGGTTTCAAATGAGAGAAATTAAATTCGGTTTAATTGATGGTATTGATGTTTCCATTTATGCTAAACCTGAATATACATGGCCACAAATGCACGAAATTAGATTTGGACTCCTAGAAAAAAATTTAGATGTCTCAATTTATTCTAGCCTTGAATTTGAAGCAGAACAAATGTGGCAAATTCGTGAAGGTCTAGAAAAAGGATTAGACGTAAGCGTTTATGCTAAACCTGAATTTGATTTCAGACAAATGGAACAAATCAAATTAGGATTAGAAAATGGAATTGATGTTAGTTCTTATTTAAATCCAGGTATTGAATGGAAAGAAATGGGAAAAATCAGATTAGAATTACAGGGTAATAAAGAAATAGGAAGAATCAAACTAGAATTACAAGGTAATAAATAATGAACCAAGAACAAGAAAAAATATATAATGAATTAGTGTCTAAATATAATTTTAATACTCTTCAAAGATTTCAAATAAGGTTAGGTTTTAAAAATAATATTGATGTAGATTGGTATGCTAAACCTGAATATAATGCTTACCAAATGAAAGAAATTCGTTTTGGGCTAGAAAATAATGTTGATGTTTCCATTTATACTAATCCAGAGTTTAGTTCATGGCAAATGAAACAAATTTGCGATGGGTTAATAAGGAAATTAGACGTAAGTATTTATGCAAAACTTGAATTTGATTATAACCAAATGGTTCAAATTTATATAGGATTAAAAAAGAATCTTGATGTAAGTATTTATGCTAGACCTGAATATGATTATATGCAAATGTTACAAATTCGAGTAGGGCTTGAAGAGAACTTAGATATTTCTTTATATAGTGGATCTGAATTTAATTGGGAACAAATGAATCAAATTATGAGAGGACTAAGAAATAATATTAATGCTAGTCTTTATTCAAATCCAGAATTTACATGGGAGCAAATGGAAGAAATAAGATTAGGATTAGAAAATGGAATTGATGTTACTTCTTATTTGAATCCATCTATTAATAAAAAAGAAATGAAACAAATTCGTAGAAGTTTAGAACAAGGTTTAAATGAGAAGAAAAATAAATAGGGTTTCAATTTAACCTTATTTTTTTTGTTTATTTATTGACAGATTAAAAATAATATTATATAATTAAAATATAAAGAAAAACAATAAAAGGTAAAACAAAATGAAAACAACAATAACAATAGAATCTTCAATTTATGGTAGTTACGAATATGAAGGTAATTATGAAATTTTAATTAAAGATGAAGAATTAACCTCAATTCAAATTTTAAATCTTATTCTTTCTAAAATTGTAATTTATAAATTATCAATTAATTCAAAAGAAATAAATAATAAGAAAGATTTAATTAATAAAACTTATAAATTATTAAAAAATAAAGAAGATATAACTATTCAATATTGGAATGTTATTAATTGGTCTGAAACAAGAATTAAAATTATTCAAAACAAGGAGGATTTGTAATGTCTGGCGCTGAATTAGTTATTTTGTCTCTTTTATTAATACCAATCATGATTGTTGTAGTAGCAATTTTAGATTTTATATTTCAAGATAGGAGAAACAAATGAACAATCTTAACCTTACAACAATGCCTCCAATAGTAATTGTAGTTATTATTTTATTTGTATCTGGAATTTTATTAATTTTTTTTACTTTATTCTTTATTTTAATTAAATATAAAGATGAAAAGAAAGCTAAAATTTCTTTGTATTTATTATATTCGTTTTTAATTTTATTATTGTTTTTTCATAATTTGCAGGTTCTCAGGATAATCATGAATATGAAATCATAAAAACTGATAAAGATATTAAATTTCAAAGTAAATCCGAATTTATTGAAAATAGAACCTACGAATTAATTACTCATAATAATAATTATTATTATTTGAAATATAATGGAAATTTTTACAAGATTTCAGATAAAGAATTGGAATCAAAAATAGAAGATATTAATAAAACAATAGCTTATAAATCTGTAAAATAAGGTTTTAATTTAACCTTATTTTTTTGTTTATTCATTGACAGTTTAAAAATAATATTATATAATAAATATATAAAGAAAATCGTAAATCGAGGTAATCAAAATGAAATTCAATGAGACAAAATTCTCACAAATGAAAGTTAATTCAGTACAATTAGTAAAATACGATTATTTAGATTATGGAATGAATATAGAAAAAAGCCAAAAAGTTATTATTTATTTGAATAAATCTTTAGATGAATTAATTATTAGTAGTTTCCTTGATAAATGTTTGAACATTCCAGTTATTGCTGAATGGGGCGGATATGCTAAAGGTACAGAACATAATTATTATCGTTTAAACCATGTTTTTGAAGATAAAATTAATTTCAATGAAGATTTATTAAAAAATTATTCACTCTTAAATAATTTATTCAGAACTTCACATTCATTTGTAGTTGTTAAATTTGATAAAAAATCTGGAATTATTTATTATGAAGAATTAGATAAAAACCAAGCAATTCTATTACTTGAAAATAAAGTAAAAGAAAAAAGAAATGAAATTAAAGAAGAACAAAAAACTCGAAATCTAAACAATGCAATCCATATCTTCTCTCAATTAACAGAAGAAGAACAAAAAGAATTATTAGTTAATCTACTTATTAATAAAAATGAAAGTTCAAAATAGGTAAAGTAATGGAAAAATCAGATTTTTTAAAATTAAAGATTGAGCAGAATATTGAAAAGTTCTTACGTCCAATTATTAGAGAACAAGCAAAATTAAAACTTGAATCTTGTCCACCTCAACATGGATTTACTAAACGAGGTAAATCAACAATTGGAGTAACAGTTAAATTATATTCAAATTATAGTAAACCAAATATCGACATTAATCTCCATGATTGGGGCTATGCAAAAAGGACTATTATTTATGAGCTAAGTGAAAAAGATTGGATTTCTTATTATAAATCTGAAAAAAGTTATAAAGAATTAATTGAGGAAACTTATTCAGATATTCAAGAAACAATTAGTAGAAAGAAGAACTTACCTCAAGTGTCTAAAAAGGAAATTGAAGAAAAAGTAAGACTATTTTATAATTTACCTTTAAATGAAAATTCAAATGAAGAAATTAAAACTAAATATTATGTTTTAGATTTTCAATTTGAAACAAAAGAAGATGCTGAAAAATTTATTAAATTTGCAAGTAAATTTAATGAAGACAGGAATTTCAAAGATTTACTTGGGGAAATTTATAAAGCATTTAAAAATGATTTAGATTTATCTTATATTAGACCTGAATTTGATTATTGGCAAATTAGAGAAATTGTTAAAGGTTTACTGTCTAAAGTTGATGTATCAATTTATGCAAGCACAAAATTTAAATCTGAACAAATGTGTCAAATTCGTCTAGGTCTTGAAGCAGGTGTTAATGTTAATGTTTATGCAAGGCCTGAATTTAGATATGATAAAATGAAAAAATTAAAAGAGATTCTTTTGGATGAAGATTCTAAAGCATTTTAATTATAGAAAGTTAAGAAAATGGAATTAAAAATTATTGAAAAATTCACAGTAAAAGATAAATACAGTTTTGAAAATAAAGAAATTGCTCAAAAATATTTAGATTTATTAGAGGAATTTGAGAAAGATTATTTACCTAAGAAAAATGACGATTTAAATAAGAATAGAAGAATTATTCAAGAAACATTATACAATTATTATTCATATTTAGATAAAGGAATTAAAATTGAAAATATTAATTTCTTTGATTTTGAACCTAAACAATTACTTTCAATTAATGAAGCATTAAAACATAATTTAGATATTAAATGGATTAATAATCCTAAATATGATAACCTTCAAATGCTTGAAATTATCAGAGGATTAAAAGATAATCTTGATGTATCATTTTATGCTAACCCTAAATTTAGTTACAGACAAATGGAACAAATTAGATTTGGATTAGAAGGTAAATTAGATGTTTCATGGTATGCTAAACCAGAATTTAGTTGGGAACAAATGCTTCAAATACTTTCTGGTTTAGAAGATAAATTAGATCCAACTTTATATGCTTATTCAGATATATCTGCAGATAAAATGAAGAAGATTATTAAAGTTTTACTAGAGGAGTAAAATGGAACAAGAAAAATATTATAAAGTAGATAATAAATATATATTAAGAGGCCTCAAAAGAGCAGAACAATTTAGGGCTTTAATTACAACTTATAATTTTGATAGATCTCAAAAAGAAGTTATTGTTTCCGGTTTAAATGAAAATTTGGACGTAAGTTATTATGCAAAGCCTGAATATAATTGGATGCAAATGGAAGAAATTCGGTCTGGATTACAAGAAAGTTTAGATGTTTCTGTTTATGCTAAACCCGAATTTGATTTTAGGCAAATGGTCGTAATTCTTGACGGTTTAAAAAGAAATCTTGATGTTTCTATTTATGCTAAACCTATTTTTAATGGGTCTCAAATGAATGAGATTTATAACGGACTCAAGAAGAATTTAGATGTTTCTATTTATAATAATCCTGATTTCACTTGGGAACAAATGGCACAAATTCGTTTAGGTTTAGAAGGTGGATTCAATGTTGAAATTTATGCTAAACCCGAGTTTAAGAATGAACAAATGAAACAATTAAGATATGGATTAATTGAAAATTTAGATATAACTATTTATGCAGTACCTGAATTTAACAATTATCAAATGTACCAAATTCGTTATGGCTTGAACAAAAAATTAAATGTTTCTTTATATGCAACAGTTGAATTTAATGAATTTCAAATGCAAGAAATCAGAAAAGGCCTAGAACATGGCATAGATGTCTCTATTTATGCTAATCCAAATATTAAAGATGAAGAAATGCAAAAAATAAGATTAGAAATAGAAAGTAAGAAATAACATGGTAGTTTTAGCAAAAACAATTTATATGGTTGAAGATGAAGAGTTTTATTTTTTAGAGCAAGCTGAAAAATATGATGAAATTCTATCTCAAAATAAATATAATAAAGAACAATTATCAGTAATTATTAAAGGGATTAAAGGTAACTATAATATTTCATTTTATTTGAATCCAGAATTTACAGAAGAACAAATGAATCAAATTTACCTCGGATTAAAAAATGATATTGATGTTTCCTTATATGCTAAAACTGAATATGATGATTTACAAATGGCACAAATTCGTTATGGCTTACAAAAGAGCCTTGATGTAAGTGTTTATTCTAAACCTGAATTTGATGATAGACAAATGAAAGAAATCCGATTTGGGTTAGAAGATAAGCTTGATGTTTCTATTTATGCTAAACCTGAATTTAGCTCTGAACAAATGTATGAAATTCGTGAGGGTTTAAAAGCAAGATTAAATGTAAGTATTTATGCTAAGCCTGAATTTAACTCTGACCAAATGTACGAAATTTGGAGAGGTCTCGAATCAGGATTAAATGTAGAAATTTATGCTCATTCTTATTACAACCATAAACAAATGGGTGCAATTCGTTATGGCTTAGAATTAGGACTTGAAAAATATGCAGATGGTTTTGCTGATCCAATGTTACCTGATAGAAGAATGTTCCAAATTATATGGGATTTGAAAGATAGAAATGAAAATAATTAATTACCTGAATTACTTTATTAAAAGGAATAAATTCCAACCTGCTCAAAGATTAATTATTGAATTAGGTTTAATAGATGCTATTGATGTAAGTATTTATGCAAGACCTGAATTTAATTGGGAACAGATGGAACAAATAAGACAAGGTTTAAAAAAGAGGCTTAATGTTTCTTTATATGCAAAACCAGAACTTACTTGGAAACAAATGGAAGAAATAAGATTTAAATTATTAAAATCTTAAATAATTCATATTTTATTAATCTTAAAAAATAGGCTTAAATAAAGCTTATTTTTTTATTTTTACTATTGACAAAGAGAAAAGAATAATATATAATTAAAATATAAAGAAAAACAAACAAAGAAAGTTGGTAAATTAAAATGAAAAAACTTATGGAACTAATTGAAATTAAAGAAACAGGTAGATTATTCCGAATAACAGAAAAAGAACAAATTTTCTTTATTCCACAAGAAGAAAAAGAAAAAACAACTTTAGAATATGCTCTACCTAAATATACAAGTTTTGAATTATACTCTGAATATGGAAGTAGACCTGTTCAATTTGTAAGTAAAACTGGTAAAGTTCGTACTTTGAAATCTGAAGCAACTATTCAAAAGAAATTCCTTTCTTCTATTGAAGCAATTCTACATTTTGAAGAGGAAGAAGTTTTCCTTTTTGAAACCGAAGAACAACTATGTAAATTTATTGAAGCACATCCTTATTCAAAATTTGCAGGTTATATGCCTTTTGCACCAGAAACAATTCAAAAAGAAAAAGAAGAAAAAATTCATGAAACAGAAGAAGAGATTGAAAGATTAGAGTACCTTCTTAAATATAAAAAAGAAAAGTTACAAGAGCTCAAAGGAGAATAAAAGAAAGTTAGGACAGGTAAAAATGGAAAATAAAAAAATAATCACTTTTAAGGAATCTTATCATGGTGAAGCTTATGTTGCTTTCACTGAAAATAAAACAGAAACTTACATTTTTGAGAAGTTTTTGAGTTGGTTATCAAAATATGCTCATTCTTCTTTTTCTGAATTTTTCTTTTTGAATAAAGATAACCAAGATAAGATTTTGCAAGATTTTGAAAATAGTCTTTCTGAAACCTATTCTTCTAAATTTTTTGAATACGGTTCAAATAAGGATAACCTTAAAGTTGAAATTTGTTTTTATAGAGAAAATAAAAAATTTTTACCTTCTAATTTACATAGAGGTAGAAAAAGTAATTCAATTACTGTAGAACTAGTAGTGGATATTCCATCTTTACATGATGGCAATATTTTGCACGAAGATCGAGCTAATTTGCATTATTCTATGGTTATTACAAACCTAGAAGATGTAAGGTACCTAGAGGATTATTAATAGAAAAATGGAAATAAAAGAAAAAATAAAAGAAGTTATATACTATGAAGTGGATGGTTTAACTTTTAAAGATTTAAATAAAGCTAAAAAATATAATGAATTAATTAGTAAGTATAATTTTGATGAAAAACAAAAAAGAAAAATTGAATTAGGCCTCAATATAAATTTGGATATTAATTTATATGCTAAACCTGAATTTACACATTGGCAAATGGATGAAATTATAAAAGGTTTAAGGAAAAGGCTAAATGTTGAATTTTATAATAATCCTGAATTAAATACTCATAAAATGGAATTAATTCGTTATGGGTTAAGTGCAGGTTTAGATGTAACTTTTTATAATAAACCTGATTTCAATATAAAACAAATTGAAATAATTATTTATGGATTAAGAAATTATATTAATGTAGGTCTTTATGCTAAACCTGAATTTACACATTGGCAAATGCAAGAAATTGCTAAAGGTCTAGAACAAAAAGTAAAAGCTGAAATTTATGCTAAACCTGAATACACATGGCAACAAATGAGAGAAATAAGGGTTGGATTAAAAAAGAATTTAGATATTAATCTTTATGCTAACCCTAAATTTCCACCTGCCAAAATGCAAGAAATAAGATTAAAACTAGAAAAATAAAATAGTTTTAATCTATTTTTTATTTACTATTGACAAAAATTAAATTATAATGTATAATAAAAATATAGAAAATAGATAAGAAGGTAATAAATATGGAAATTAAAAATTTATATGAGGTTTCAGGATTTACATTTGAAAATAAAAAACAAGCTGAATATTTTATTAGTTTAGTAGAAGGTAAAGATTTTGATGAAGAACAATTAAAAGAAATTCATTCTGGGGTAAAGAATAATTTAGTTGTAGATTATGCAGACCCATCTTACGATTCATACAAAATGGAAGTTATCAAAAATGCTTTGATTTATAATGTGAAAATTGATTATGGTTTTGAAGTTCCATCTTTTACTTTTAGAAATAAAGCTATTAATGGTTTTGAGCAAAAAGTTAATATTATTCCTTTCCTTTTAAAATATCCAAATTTCAGTGAAAATAAAATTGATGTTATTATTTATGGTTTAACATTAAATATTTCTAATTCTAAGATTAATTATTATATTAATCAAAATTTTAATATAGAGGAGATTTTTGAAATTTTTAAAGGTTTAGAATCAGGTGTGGATGTTTCTTTATATTCTAAATCAGAATATGATGAACACCAAATGCAAGAGATTCGTAAGGGTCTCGAACAAAAACTCAATGTGGAAATTTATGCTACTCCAAAATTCACTGGAAATCAAATGTACGAAATAAGGGTTGGTTTAGAAAATAATATTAATGTTTCAATTTATACTAAGCTAGAATTTACTGCTGCCAAAATGAGGCAAATTCGTTGGGGTTTAGAAAACAATGTTGATGTTTCCATTTACGCAAATCCAAAATTTGAGTCTTGGCAAATGGAAGAGATTCGTTATGGCTTAGAAAACAATGTTGATGTTAGTGTTTATGCTAAACCTGAATTTACTGCTCTACAAATGGCTCAAATTCGTACTGGTCTTGAAGAAGGATTAAATGTAACGATTTACGCTAAATCTGAATTTAAATTTCCTCAAATGGCTCAAATTCGTTATGGATTAGAAGATAAAGTTGATGTTTCTATTTATGCAAAACCCGAATTTTTACCTACACAAATGGAAGAAATACGTAAGGGTTTAGAACAGGGTTTGGATGTCTCATGGTATGCAAAACCTGAATTTATTTATCAACAAATGGCTCAAATCAGATTAGGATTGTCTCATAACTTAGATGTTTCTATTTATGCTAATCAAAAATACAGTGAAAAAGAAATGAATAAAATTTATTTATCTCTATTAACAGGTACATTTAAACCTAGTTTATCTACTAGAATTAAAAATTTATTTAAAAAATAAAGGATTTAAAGGTAATTAAAAATGCAAGATCTAATTAAAAATTCTATTACTTTACCTCTACCATTTAAATTATTTATCTTCTTTTCTTTACTATTATTAATTATTTCTTTAATCGTTATTTATAAAAACCCAACTAATTCAAAACAATCTTTTATTTCATTTTTTGTTTTATTAGTTTCTTCAGTTCTTTTAATTGGTTCTTATGGATTTTATAAATTTGAAGAAAACAAATTACTTAATAATAAGGATTTATACGATTTAACTAGATATGGTTCAAATATATTTTTAAATAGTAATAGTTTATTATTAAAGAAAGATAAATATCCTATTGAATCTGAAGATAATAATTTTATTTATATCCGAAGATATGGTAAGAAATATGGAATTGAAAAAGAATTATTTATTTACTATTCAAGATAAAAATAAGGTTTTCATTAGACCTTATTTTTTTATTATTTTCAGATTAAAAAATTTTCTTTTTTGCTTTTCGTAGATGTGATTTTAAACCATAATACGTACTATCTATCAAGTATGAAAAACACCAATTTTATAATTTATGTATAATTCATCATAAATAGAGATTTTTTCGCCTACGTTAAATCTACAGTCAAAAATTATTTTTTATTTTTTTTGATTTTTCTATTGACAATAATAAAACAATGGTATATAATAAATACATAAAGAAAAACAACACAACAAGAGGTAAACTAAAATGAAAAAAATGAAATTTGAATTTAAACTTGAATATCTCTTATTATTAGCCCTATTTAGCTATCCATTTTTTTAATTCTTCCAGTTGTAAATAATAAAATAGAAAATCAGGCCCGTAATGAACAAATTTCTCACGTTGCTGATGTTACTGAAGAAACAACATTCACAACAACCAATCAAGAAGAACTTAATCAACTTATTCAAGAGATTCAAAAAAATGGCAAACAAATTATAAAAATAGATATTGAGGATGGCGCAATATCTAAGATGCCTACAACAATTAAAATTACATATAAATAAAAAATAAAATAAGGTTAAATTAAAACCTTATTTTTTTATTTTATTGTTGACAAATAGAAAATAATAGTATATAATTAAAATATAAAGAAAAACAAAAGAATAAGAGGTAAGAAATAATGAAAAATATTAAAGTTGGTTTAGTTGCAGGTCGTCATTCAATGACAGTTGATGGATATATCTTTGATGAAATTAAAGATGTTCTAGATTTTGATTTTCTAGATAATGGAGTTAAAAAATTTATTAGCTCTTTACCTGTAGTGTCTGGAGAACTTAATTGTAATCTAGATATCTATGTTACAGGTCTAACATCAGTTACAATTTCTCTACTATCAAATTTGAAAGACCTTAAATTTGATAAAGGTCAAGTTAAATTCTTCCATTTTGACCGCGACACCAATACTTATAAAGCTCAAATCATTTAATAAAAAAGGTAATGGATAATGAAATATATTAAATAAATAATTATATTACATGAGTACGAAGAAAAGAGCAATGAAGAAGAATTAGTAGAAGATATGATGTCATTGTTAGCTTCGTTCAGTGGTAAATGGTATGGCATGAGAAATCATAACAACAAGAAGCTAGTAGAGGAATTATTAAACAAGGTATTAACAGATGGAGAGGATAATATTATCACAGAAGATTGAAATATACCCTAATAAAGAACAAATAGAGGAATTGAGAAAATATTTTGGTTCCTCAAAATTCAGTAGCAAGATTAACAAAAGAAAAATCTAATGAAATTGTTGATTTAAATAATATTTTAAATAAAGATATTTTTAAAAATGAAAAAGGGGAAATTTTATCTTCAGTTTCAAGCCAAACATTTGAATTATCAATTATTAAAAATGAAGATGGAATTATTGAAGATATTAAATTAAATATTTATTAAGGAAAAATTAAAATGGCAAAAGAAATATCCGCAGGTTTAATTGCTTATTACTTTGATAACGAAACAAAACAATTTAAATTTTTACTAGCACACCCTGGTGGACCTTATTTTAAAAATGTAAAAAAATTTGGTTTTCCTAAAGGTAGAGCTGAAGAAGGTGAAGATTTAAAAGAAACTGCTATTCGTGAATTTAAAGAAGAAACTGGAATTAAACATATTGATTATAGAAAACTAAAAATCAAACTAGAAAGAATTGGAAGTAAAAAGAATGTCTATTATTACTTATATCCAATGGAAGAAATTTGGGACTTAAAGGATTTATATTCAAATACGTTTTATAGTGATAAATTTCAGATGGAAATACCTGAGAATGATTACTATTTATATATTCCATTAGAAGAATTAAAAGATTACTTATTTAAACAAGATTTAGTTCTTATTAAGGATATTGAATATAATTTTGAAAAACATTTTTAATTTTATTAGGTTAAATTATGAGAGTAATAAAAAAAGCAGGTAAAACTGTAATAAAAACAAGAAAAATAGAAACAAGAATTAGGACCTCTGAAAAAGATGGTACAAAAACAAAATATAGAGTTTTAACTACTAAAGTTAAAATAAAAAAATAAAATCAAAGGTGAAGAATGGAAAATAAAAAACAATCAATTAAAATTTATAATAGTATGGCTCGGAATTTACAAGAATTTACACCTATTGAAGAAGGTAAAGTAAAAATGTATGTTTGCGGTCCAACTGTTTATAATTATATTCATCTTGGTAATGCTCGTTCTGCTATTGCTTTTGATACTATTAGACGTTATTTGGAATATATTGGATATGAAGTTACTTACATTTCCAATTTTACTGATGTAGATGATAAAATCATTAATAGAGCAAAAGAAGAAAATCTTACACCTCAAGAAATTGCAAACAAATATATAAAAGCTTTTAATGAAGATACAAGAAAATTAAATATTAAACCTGCGACTCAGAATCCTAGAGTTGTAGAGTTTATGGAAAATATTATTGTTTTTATTGAAGAGTTAATTGAAAAAGGATTTGCTTATGAAAGTCAAGGTGATGTTTATTTCAGAGTAGAAAAATCTCAAAATTATACAAAATTAGCAAACAAAACTTTGAGAGATCTGGAATTGGGAGCTTCCGGACGTATTAATGAAGAAGTAGAACGTAAGGAAAATCCTGTAGACTTTGCATTATGGAAATCAGCAAAACCTGAAGAAATTTCTTGGAATAGTCCTTGGGGTTATGGACGTCCAGGTTGGCATATTGAATGTTCAGTAATGGCAACTGAACTTTTAGGAGATACTATCGACATTCATGGTGGTGGAGCTGATTTAGAATTTCCTCACCACACCAATGAAATTGCTCAATCAGAAGCTAAAACAGGTAAAACTTTTGCTAATTATTGGTTACACAATGGATTTGTAAATATTAACAATGAAAAAATGTCTAAAACATTAGGTAATTTTATTACTGTCCACGATGCACTTAAAACTTTAGATGCACAAGTTCTTAGATTTTTCTTTGCAACTCAACATTATCGAAAACCTATCAATTTTTCTGAGGATTCAATTAAAGATGCTGAAACTAACCTTAAATATTTGAAGAATACTTACGAACAATTATTTACAGAAAATGTAGATAATCAAGAATTACAAAAATTTAAAGATAAGTTTGTAAATTCCATGAATGAAGATTTTAATTCAGCAAATGGAATTACAGTAATTTTTGAAATGGCAAAATGGATTAACTCTGGTAATTATAATGAAGTTGTAAAGAAAGAATTTACTTCCATGCTAGAAGTTTTTGGAATTGTCTTTAAAGACGAAATTTTAGATAAAGAAATTGAAAACCTTATTCAAAAAAGGCAAGAAGCTCGCAATAAACGTGATTTTGTAACTGCTGATAAAATTCGTAATCAATTAGCAGATAAAGGAATTAAATTACTTGATACAAAAGAAGGCGTAAGATGGATTCGTAATTAATTTAAAACAACAAGAAAATAATAAATATAAATTCAAAAGGAGAAAAAGAAATGAAATTAACATGGAACGAAGTCTCTAATGAAATGAAGAGAATGGAAAAAGCAGAATCAACTAAACTAGACTCAAATAAAACAATTGTAATTCGTTTGGATATGCGTTCAGGAGGATCTTTTGTAAGAGGTCTAAATAAACCATTTGACGATTCTTTCTCTGAAGCAATGGAAAAAACTGCTAAAGAATTAGCTAAACAAGTACAAGGAGCTCAACTCGTTTATTTCGGGTCTGATGAAATTACTATCCTTCTATTTAAAAATAAAGTTAAAAAAGAATTTACCCCATTCTTTGAAGGTAAATTACAAAAAACTGTTTCCCTAACTGCTGCTATTGCAACTGCTGAATTTAATAAAGCATGGCTAGAAATTATTAATAGAACTGAAGATTCTGAATATAAAGAAGTTCTTAAAAGTAAATTGTTTTATGCTCGTTTTGATTCCAGAGCATTTAATATTGAAGGTGGAATTAATGAAGCATTAGCATCTCTTTGGTGGAGAATGAAAGATGTCTCAAGAAATTCAGTACAAATGTTGGGTCGTAAATATTTCTCTCAAAAACAAGTACAAAACCTCAAGACTTATGAAGTTGCAAATAAACTTGATGAAATTGGACACAAATGGGATGATGAAGTACGTACTGTAAATAAATATGGAAATCTTTTTATTCGTGAAGCTTATTTAGGAGAAGGTTACAATCCTAAAACTAAAGAAACTGTTGAAGTTACTCGTCATGATTGGTTTGGAACATCTGAAGAACAAATGAAAGAATTTTTATCTGTTCGTGAATTGGAAGACCTACAAAAAACTAAAATCTTTGGTCGTCTTGATTTTAAAGAATAAAAATAAAGGTACAAAAAAAATGATGAGAGCTGAAACATTATTAAAATTTGAATTAATCCAAATTGATAAAAACAATAAAGATTTTTCTGAACTAGAAAAATTATTTAAAAACTACAACAAATCAGGCTTAGCTAAACCTAAAACAGTTTTTATTGCATACAAACAAGATATTGAAAACAATTTAGAAAAATGTGAAAACATTAGACTTGATTTAGATGAAACCCACCCTCACGTACATAATTACTATGTGCTGATTTGCACCAAAAAAGAAGTCTTAAACAGGAAATTCAATTATCCTTCATTTGCAATCGACTTTATTGAAAAACATTTTTAAAAATATAAATAATTAAAATAAGGTTTTTGCCTTATTTTTTTATTTCTCTATTGACAAAGAGAAAATAATGGCATATAATTAATACATAAAGAAAAACAACACGAGGTATTAAAAAATGAAATACGTAGTAGAAAATGGAAATATCCACGAATATCAAGCAGGTAAATATGAAAATGGAGTAATTTTTCCAAATGTAGAGCTAGCACAAGAATATGTAAATTTTAAACAAAACAATCAAAAAAATATTATTGAAAAATTTGTTAGTTTGTTTAAATTCCAAAAAGTTGAAAATATCAATAAAGAAATTAAACCTTTTAATATTTCAAATAAAAAAATCAAGAAAATTAATGAAGGTCTAAAAAATCTTAACCCAGTATTTAAAGAAAATTTACTAGTATCTGTAAAATAGCTTACATTATAAAAGGAAGTAAAAATGAAATATAAAGTAACATCTATAAATTCAAATAATGAAACTAAAATAATTAAATCTTTTGAAAATTATAAAGTCGCGCTATTTTTCTTGCAAGAACTCATCAAAGCTCTCCATTCAAATGCTAAAGTTGAATTAACTGAAAATCAAGCTAAAGTTGTAACTGAAACTGGAATTAAAATTACTTATAAAATTATAGAAGAAAGAATTTAGGTGAATTATTATGATGGCTCCAGCAAGCAAATATTTTAAACCTGAAAAAACAGGACGTAAATCAACAAGAGTCCGCAAAGGAGACACTTTCAACTATAGAGGTAATATTTATTTTATTACATCTGAACCTAAAGAATATATTGATTCAGATGGCTATTTAGTTGTTTATTGCAAAATTAAATATTACGATTACCGTCAAGGAAAAGACAAAACGGGATATGGAGTTGAAACCTTAATTAGAACAAGACGTTGGTAAGAATAGATTTTCTATTCTTTTTTTCTTATTTAAGACCTCAATTAAACAGAGGTTGTTTCATATTGAAGAACCATAAATTCTTTTTATTTATAGATTTAAGACCTTATTTAAAATTGATTTAGTTTTTAAACAAAATCCCATTTTTCTATTTCATAAAATTTTATAAATTCAGACCTCTATAAAGAAAGATTTAATCTGATTAATAAAATCTTATTTTTTTAATTTAAAATCTTTAATTATAAAATTAATTTTTTATATAAACAAGTAATTAAAACATTTCAAATGAAACAATTCAAAGGTTAGTTGAATTAGGTTGTTAGGTTAGGTTGTTGCTTTGAATTATTTTATGGATTTATTTTTAATTCCTGTTATTTTAAAATCTTAATAATAAATTAAAAATTTTATAAATTCGGAGTTAACAAAATAATTATAAACTGGCTATCTTTAATATTATTTTGTTAATTTCAATTAATAAAATGTTAATGTAAAAAATAAAATGATTGCTTGAATTTGGGATGTGAATCAATTTATTTTTTGTTATTTATATTTTACCTTATTTTTTTTGATTTTTTTATTTTTTTTGAAATTTTTATTATTTATTTT